TATTCTAAATATATAAAAATTATTCTAAATATATAAAAATTATTCTAAATATATAAAAATTATTCTAAATATATAAAAATTATTCTAAATATATAAAAAACTCGTAAAAACTAATTAACTTCTATAATAAAACATAATTTTATAGCCTTTTGTAAAGTTATACAACTCAGGTTCATATTTAGGGTCTTCTTCAAACTCCCAATCCTTATCAACATTTATCATTTTTTTCCACTTAAAAGGCGATAGCTTTGATAAGCTACTGCCATCAAATTTATATTCTACTCCATTAACAGTTAATACGCTAACAAAATGACTATTTGCGTTAGGATCAAAGTGGTCTTTATTAGTTAAAATTATAGAGTCCAATACATATTTGTAACTATTAGAATTAGCCTGTTGGCTTGTTAAAGTAATAGTATTATTAAATTTACTACCACTTTGAAAATCTTCTAATATAATAATATCTGGTATAACACCAGAAGAGCTCATTAAAAATTTACTTTGAATTACTTCATCAATAGCAACAGATTTGGTTATGGTATGCTTTAATAACTTTAACGAATTATATTTCAAATACTTTAAGATAGTTTCATAATACGTAAGAGGATTACCTGGGTCCTCTATATCTGGAATATTATATATTTTTTTACTATTACTTACTAATAATTCAGGATTTATGGATTTAGAAGGATTATTTATAATTTTATAAATGTGATATACAAAATAATTTGTATTCAAGTTATTGGTAAGGGAATTTATTTTATCAAATAAAATATTCGATTTTGAAGTCTGATTATATGAGGCCTCAATAAATAAATTTAATATAAAAAATATTTTAGCAAATTGTTGAGGAATTAAACTTGAATCGACTTTTTTCCCTGTTATCATTAATTCTCTGAAAAAACGGAAAAATTTTCTACCTTTATCACTGAAGAAAAATGTTACAAACATTGTATTGAACCAACAATTAGATAAGAATTGTACTGGCGGTATAAATCTTGAAACATCTAAATGTTTTGATGCTCTTAAATTATGTAATAATAGTGATTGTACTTTTTTATCATTATAAGGAAGACATAATTCCTTTCCATTGCTATTCATATTTATTTGCAATAAATCGTCACATAATTTTATAGACATTTGTGGCTGTGTTTTCAACGAATGAATTATTAATTTATTATTTATTGATGGATTATAAGAACGTTTATGACTTATTAATTTAGGTGATGCTGAGCTATATAATTTAATAATTTCTTTCTTATCTTTAATACTATAATTTCGCAATGTTTTTGCTATATTTTTGCTTAGCTTAGTGCTTGTTTCTAATTTTATACTCGCTAATTTAATGCTTTTTAATGGTGATAATTTAATGCTTTTTAATGGTGATAATTTAATGCTTTTTAATGGTGATATTTTTGTAATTTTTTTTTTAGTTTTGTTTTTAACTACTTTGGCTTTGCTCTTAACTACTTTGGCTTTGCTCTTAACTACTTTGGTTTTGTTCTTAACTACTTTGGTTTTGTTCTTAACTACTTTGGTTTTGTTCTTAACTACTTTGGTTTTGTTCTTAGCTACTTTGGTTTTGTTCTTAGCTACTTTGGTTTTGTTCTTAGCTACTTTGGTTTTGTTCTTAGCTACTTTGGTTTTGTTCTTAACTACTTTGGCTTTGCTCTTAACTACTTTGGCTTTGCTCTTATTTGTGGTTTTTTTGTATACTATTGTTTTAAATCTGTTTAGTATATTTTTAATATTGTTTGTTATATATTTTTTTTTTTTTCTTGTATTCATATTTTATTTAGTTATTATTATTATAATAAATAAATAAAATAATAATATATAAAACAATATATAATGGAAAGATTAAAGGGTAATTTTTCGCGAAATGTACAAAATTTTTCACGTACTCCATTAAAAAATATGGTATTTAATAAACCATCATATTCACAAAAGCCATTATTTTCGCAAAATCCATTTGTATCGCAACAAGATTTAACTGCTTCGAGAATACGATTATTTAAACGGTTTATGATTTGGTTTTTACTTATTATTATATTATCATTATATGGATTAAATATTTTTAAATATTTAGCAGAGGGTACTGATATTATAACGGCATTATTAGCTCCCTTTACTTATACATTGACACTGATATCAGGAACAACTCTTAATACAACTATACAAAATATTTCACAAGGAGGACAGGTGGTAATAACGCAAATTTCTGAATTTTTGAGTGCAATAATAACATTTGTTACTAATATATTAACCGGCTCATTAAAAGCAGCAGAAAATACATCATCTTCAGCTATTAGCCAATTACAATCAAATATTACAAAAGATAAAATAAATTCAGGAGACATAAATAGAACAAATCAAGGCTCTAAAGATGAAACTGAAGAAGCTGAAGGAACTGAAACCACTATATTACAAAATGAACGCAAAGTAAATGAACGCACACGTGATGTACCTAAAGAAGTAAAAAATACAATAAAAGAAAAAGAAAATACAGAACCTGCACCATTACAATCAAATTCAAATGAATATGGCTATTGCTATATTGGAAAAACTAACAATGCGAGAAATTGCGCTAAAGTTTCTTCAAGAAATAAATGTATGTCGGGAGATATATTTCCCACAATGGAAATATGCATTAATCCAAATTTAAGAAGTTAAGAAGTTAATACATTTTACGATATTTTTTTGTTAAACTACCCCTATGTTTGCCTCTTTTTAGTGTACTTTTTTTTGACATCTTCGAATTATACTTATTCAAGAATTTTAAAAAATTAGACGCAGTCCGCTCATTAGCATACGAAGCAACGAATTTATTATTTTTAATAATAAATAGACTTGGAAACCCCTGAATATTGTTATTAATCAATGGGTTTTTTATTGATGATAAAATATTAGCATCGATTTCTAATATATTAGCCCTAATTTTCTGTTTTTTGACACTATGAACAAATTTTTTCCACTCAGGCTGCATATTTATACAATGATGACACGATTTACTAAACGCACCTACAAATGTTGTTCCATAGCTTAATAATTTATTAAGTTTCTCATTATTTATATTATTTTCCAATTTAATATACGGCATTATTAATATAATAATATATTTAAATAATTTTATTAAATATATTATTAAATATATTATAAAATATTATAAAATATTATAAAATATATTATAAAATATTATAAAATATTATAAAATATTATAAAATATTTTATTAATTATATTATTAATATATTATTATATTAATAATAGTAATAGTAATAATATGTCAACATTAGATATTCCAATAAACTTTCTTAAAGAATATTTGAGAATTATTAGAGTAAATAGAGTGATTATACTAACTTTTGCTTTTTTTATATTAGGATTACATTATTATACAAATTCATATAAATATTACGAACAAATGGAAAATAAGACGCAAACATCTACTAATACCAGATGTCCAAATATGTTGATTGAAAAAGATGGTAATTATTATTTGTATAATTCTAAATTAGCAATTGTTCCAGGAGTAAACCCCATTAGATTTAATAGTTTAGAAGATTATTCTGACTTTATAGAATGGCAAAATAGTCAAAAAATAAGCTGTCCTGTATTATACTTGCAATATTCAACTGATGCACAAAATAACGAATTAATACAAGTTAAACCATCTATCTTTGAAAATCAAGGAGGATTGCCATCTATACAACGAGATCCACTTGATAAGGATAGTAAAGAATTCATTGAAAGCAATAAAATTTTAGACGCTACACGGGATAATAATAAAAAATTTAACACAAATATGTTGGCGGGTATTGATACGCAAAACCAAGATATTGGTTTAGAAACACCCTTAGATAAAATGTTTTACCAAGGCGGAGAGGTGAGCGTAAATCCTATGGATCCAAAATGGGGAGGAAAAAAATATACACAAACAGCAGTTGATAATGGGGAATTTGAAGAACGCTATGTTGTTAAAAACCCTCTACCAAAGTAAATATTTAGTAAATATTTAGTATTTATTTAGTATTTATTTATTTATACATTATTATAATATATTTTTATAATATATTTTTATAATATATTTTTATAATATATTTTTATAATATATTTTTATATATTATAACAACAATGAGAACAAAAAACGGAGGGGATTTTAGTAAAACGGTTAGAGCTATGGCTTCACGAATGCGACAAATGCCAATATTTTCAAGAATGTATACACGTAGTAGGAGAGTAATGCCAATTATACCAGAATCAGCAAGTAACCAAGCAACAAGTAACCGAGCAACAAATGACACAGCTAAAAGTATAGCGGCACTTAATAGTACTATCGAATTAATAGAAGACAAAATTATAGAATACGAAAAAAAGAAGGAAGTGGCGATAAATGCACAAGATACAAGACGTGTTAGATTGTACGAATATTACGTGCAGTTATTTAACAATCATATATCAAATCTCAAAGTGCAACGCGACGCTCTCAATGCTCTCGTGTCATTAACAGCTAGAGATGCGTCAACATCAAGAAACGGTGGCAAAATAATGAGGAAATCTAAAAGAAGAATAAGAAGAATAAGAAAAACAAGAAGACACAAAAATTAATTCATCCATTTTTGAAAATCAGAACAGAATACCATCTATAAATCGAGACCTTTTAAATAATGAGAGGAGATAATTAATTGAAAGCAACAAAATTTTAGATGCTACACGGAATAATAATAAAAAATATAACACATATATATTAGTAAGTGAAGAACGCTATATTGTTAAAACCCCTCCACCAAAGTAAATATTTAGTATGTTATTATATTATATATTATATTATATTATATTATATATTATATTATTATAATATATAATAATGTATTTGCGTAATAAAGGAAACATAAGTTTAAATAAAACAAGAAAATTAAAAAGAAGAAGACAAAATGGAGGTGCTAGAGGTGCTAGAGGTGCTAGACGTGTTACAATTGGATCCATAATGAACCGTATAGCTACTAGTATATCACCTCAAAGCCTAAACATGTTTAGTCGTAAGAGAAGCAAGGCATCAAGCAAGGCATCAAGAAAGGTATCTCCAGAGGATTTTATAGATCCAAAACAACAGCGAAATAGTGTGAGTGGGCAAGCTAATTCAGCTGAACTAACAACTGTAGAGGAACTTATTAGAAAAGCAGCTGCTCTATCTGCTGAAACAAAACGACTAATACAACAGAATGAAACAATAGCAGCTGAGACTGAACAAATAGTCAGTGATGCTATGGATGACGCTAATACTATTAGTAGAATTATGAGTGGTACACAATCAGAAGTAGATAAATCGGATGATGAGGATGAGGATGATGATGATGCCTTGATGGCCAAACTTGAAGAAGAATTAGCAGAAGAAGAATTAACAGGAAAAAAATTATCAAAGCTGTCCAGAAAAGAGGAAAAAGAATTGGCGAAGCTAATTAGTGGTTTATCACCGCAAGACCAGAGAGCATTAGGTATACCTATACCTACCTCTAATGGAGGTAGAATAACTAGAAAACAAAAAAAATCTAGAACACGTAGAAGACATAAAAAATCCAGAAAATATTAAAAATATTATAATATTTATATAGTTATAAAATATGCCTAATCGTTATTCATATAGACGAAAGAAAGCTAAAGCTAAAGCTAAAGCAAAAATAAAAGCTAAAACTAGAAAAGCAGGGTTTTTTCGTTATTTGTTTCGCTCATGTTATGACAGCAATAGAGTAGCACCTTGCGATGCGTTAGCGACTGAAGGTGTACACGTTTCACAAGAAGAAGAAAGATGGCGAAAAATGTACACTCAAAATTTAACTGCACAACAACAATATACAAGTAATATAAAAAGAAATAGACAAGAAATACAAAAAATAATAAAACGCAACGGAAAACAATTTGCAAGGATGTTAACGGATGAGAATATTAACTATGGAATATATATGGGTTCGAGTGAACCAAATGCTACTTTGTTAGATGACTTATTTGAAGAACATAAGGCAACAAGTCAAGCTCTTGAAATTATAAAAGATTATAGTGACTTGTATGACACTATACAAGAGTCAAAGTTAATTTATGGAGGGTCACTAGCATAATACCACCAGCTCACTAACATTACAAATTATCTATAATACTTGTAATAGAGGTTGACAGTGCGGTATATTTTTTACATTTTATACAATTCTCATTTGTTTCATCGTCTAATATGCCTTCAATATCAATAGTATTAATAGATTTCTTATCATTTATCATCATCATCATACATTTTGCACATTCTAAGTCACAAATTTTCTTAGTATTTACAAGAATTTTTTTTGTTTCAGTTTTTCCTTCAGGGCCGCCTAATTCATGTATTAATCCTTTAAGTTTGTTATCTATCATTTTAAAAATGTTATCAGATTCTTTCTTGCTATAGTTACTTTCATTTAACCCTTCTCTAAATCCCTCTTTTAAATTAGTATAATTTTCTTTCACAGGGGCGTTAGAATTTTTATTTGTTAAAGACCTAAAAGACAATCTTTGTGCTCGTTTAAATTTATATTTAAAGCTTAGAGAGAATATAATAACAATTAATATAAATAGCAATACGTATGTTATAAAAGAGTAAAAATTATTATTATCACTCATAATTAATATATTATAATATTTTATAATATATAATATAATATTTCATAATATATAATATAATATTTTATAATATATAATATAATATTTCATAATATATTATATAATATTTCATAATATATTATACTATTTAAAAACATGCTAAAGTTATAAAATATTAAAATATAATTATTAAAATATTAAAATATAATTATTAAAATATAATTATTAAAATAAAATTGAAAACATAACATTAACAATTATAGTAAATAATATGTCTCATACAAGTGAAGACACGAGAATTATTGAAACTGCTCCTGACTATACATTGAAATATGACGAAAAAACAGAAGGATTTAGGGACAAAACATATTCGGAATTGATGAAAGAATATAGTCAAGGTGTTATCAAGTGTCCGTGTAGTAATAGAGCTTATACTATTTCTTCACAATTTGCAAAAAATCATTTTGCTACGCAAAAACATAGAAATTGGGTTATTAAAAATCAAAACGATTATATTAAGAATTATGGTCATTGCTGTTCTTCCGAAGATATTGTTAATTTACAAAATAAAGAATTACGAGGACTTAAATGCAATATTAGCCATTTAACAAATAAAAATAAGGCATTGATGCTTGAATTCATCGAATTAAAGCACGCACATTTATGCTTAGAAAAAGAGTTTAAATTATTACAAACAAGAATTTCAAGTATTGAAGATGAAAATGAAACATTTTTGGAGTGTGATTAAAAGGGACGCGTTTTTACTTTTTGGGTTTTTGTTTTTTTGGTTATTATTTATTTTATTATTTATTTGTTCAATAGCTTAAAATCTCTATAACTTATTTTTTTTTCAACATCAGTAATAGGTTTTTTACTGGTTGCTTTGGCGTCTAAAATTTTCTGTGTTTTTAAAGCACTATCAATATACAGTTCTTTCAAATGTTTGCCTACTAAATAAGAGCCTTCGTGCTGATCTATTTCACCATCTTCTATTTTTTTTAATATTACTAAAAATCTCTCTAAAATTGATAAATCAATCTTGTCATTTTTAATTTTATTATATAAATCTGTATAATTATTAAATAAAAAACTACATTGTTTAACACATATAGCATCAAACTCGTGTGGATTAGATTTCCTCAATCTCTCATATTTTTGTTTTATAAAGACCAAATGTTTAACATCATTACTAATAAGAAGACTTTGCTTCTTATTGCGAATTTCTTGAGTACAGTCATCGCTATTATTTGCTTTAATTAAATTATCCAAATCTATACGTTGCTGTTGATTTAAAATAGAATTATCATTATCATTTTTATCATTAATTACAACCATTAAAATTTATATTATATTATATAATATAATTTTTATAATTTAATTTATATAATATAATTTATATTATATAATTTATATAATGTATTTTACATTTAGAAAGAATATTTATAAAATAATTATAATTTTTTTAATATGTTTATTGTTGGCATTTCTATATTTAGGAAACTACAATTTAATAGAAACTTTTAAGAAAAATCTTGATACTAATAATACTACCAATGATGAAAGATTACAAGCAAATGTTACAGGAAATGGCGGAGCCGGAGCGCTTGGCTCTAGCACTATGATAGGTTCAGCTGACCTAAATCAAAAATTAGCAAATCAAAATAAAGGACTAATAAAGCAATAAGGATACGTTAATAGATAAATAGATAATAAATAGATAAATAATAAATAATTATAATATTTTTACAATTATTACATTTATATATTATTATAATTATAATATAATTATAATAAGTATGGCTTCTAGCGATATAGGTAACGCTTTTTTAATAATTACAATATTTGGTCTAATTCAGTTAGCAATTACCTTAAGTATAGGTTTATCACAATTAAAAAACAATTGGACTAAATACAGATGCAATCCGCTTGTAATACCTTTAGCTGGAATGGTTGACGAAGACCCAATAGAAACATTCAATGAATGTACTAAGGAAATTCAATCGGCTTCTATGGAAGGCTTTTTACAACCTATATATGTGGCATTGGATCAGTTTTTAGAAAGCGGGAACTTATTTGTTGGAATATTAGAGTCTTTAAAGACAGGATTAGTTGTTCAACATGGATCTACATTAAATATTATGGAAGATTTAGGAGTGCGATTTAATATGTTGCTAATGGAATTAAGCAACGCCTTTATTGTTGTAACAGATATGTTTGGCAAAGTATCTTCTATGATTACAGTAATTTTTTATTTAGTAAAAACAAGTGTTAAGCTTGGTCACGCTTTAGATGGAGATTTACCAGGAACAATATTCAATGCAATTGCTGGCGATGAGGAATAAAAAGTTTAACATACTATTTCGTATTATTCAATAAAATAAAATGAGATATTATTTTTAGTATGCTATATTAATATGGAACTTCCTCCTAAACCAGATGAAGCAAAAAATTCTCTACCAAAAAAAATAAGTGGCTATTATGAAAAAGCAAGCTATAGTGATATATATAGCAATGATATATGGTTCACTATTATAACTTTTACAATAGTTATAGTAATTGCTTTATATTTTTATATAAAGTCCTCTTTACAATCCTATAAAAATTCGTGGGAAAAACACAAATGTAATCCCTTATTTATGCCTTTTGCTTCAATAATAAATAGCGATAAGGTGGATAATAATGACTTAGAATATATTACTAATAATTTTAATGAATGCTTAAATATATTAAACGATGAAGTAGCACAAGACAACACAAAACCAATCGATTCTATATTCTCTTATGTTGAAAATTTCTTTGCGGCATTGTATGTAGCATTTATGGGTGTGCAAAGTTTTATTGTATATTTATTCAGATTAATAATGAGATTTGTCCTTTTAATCGGCAATAGCGTACAAGTATTGTTATTAGAAATCAAGATTTTTTTTATGAATACCAATGATTTTTTAAGAAAAATCATTTCTTCAATTACTGTAATATACTATACTATAATATTAGTAATTAGATCTTGGAAACTAACGTTTTATGTATTTATAGCGGGTTTTCTTATATCGGTTGTTATGCCTACATCAATAGGACTGATATCATCATTAATAGGGCAGCTTATAGCTTGTTTATTATTTTATATGTTTGCAAACATTCCAATAGTTGGATGGATACTTATGTGGTCATGTATTCCGTTAATTATTATTTTTGGAACAAGTTACTACATATTTTTAATATTATTAGTACTTGTTATATTTATTCATGTACAATTGGGTGAATTTATAAACAGAATTTTATAAACAGAATTTTATAAACAGAATTTTATAAACAGAATTTTATAAAGTATAATAATAATAATAATAATATATGTAATATGTAAATATTACATATAATGGTTGTTAAAAATAAGTATAACTTTGTCTCATATAAAAACTTACATAATAAGTATTTAATGTTGTTTGATAAAAATGTTTCTTTTAAAAGCAAAATACCAGTAATTTTAACAGGAATTATTATATTTGTTTTAATATTTGATAAAGCAACTATGTTATTAATTTTATATATATATAAAAAATATTGGAGTAAGAAAGAAAATTATATTAATAATAATAATAACGATAATTATAATAATATTTTTGTAACCAATTATTTTGAGCCTTCTAATAATACAATAGGATTATTATCAAAAGTATTTAAACATCCCGAATTAAATTTACAATCGTATACAAATGTTAAGATTGATCCTGAAAAAGTGCTATTTGAAGATAATAAATTTTTACCTGAATGTTGTTTCTATAATAGCGATTACAGTTCATCTAAAGGATGTCCTTGTATAACAGGTGACCAACAAAAATATTTAAACACACGAGGAACAAATAAGTCATATATATCATTTATACAGGATAATACTTCTTATAAGAATGTATATTTCTCTCCGACGTTAGCTTTTCAAGGACATGACTCCCCCTTTAAGGCAAACGATGAAAAGATTATTACAGGTTATGAACCTTTAACAAGTGAAAAAAAGAATGAATTTAATAAATTGATAAATATGTATTGATAAATATGTATTGATTAACATATAAAAGTTATTTTATATATATACTATGCTCAAGTCAAATATAATACTGTTTTTTTATATAGTTTGTAACAATGCATTCTTATTAACACAAGTAACGCAAGTTAACAAAATATATTTTACTAAAAGGAAACATATTAATAGAAAATTAAATATATTAATGAATAATAAAGTTAATAACACTGCTAATTATACAATAAATAATAATATGGATGATTTTCCATCATTTTATGAGTTTTTGAGAACAAATTCAATTAGCAATACAGAAAAGATAGAAAAAATAGAAAATGTTGAAAATGTTGAAGATGTTGAAGATGTTGAAGATATTGAAGATCTAGAAGATCTTGAAGATGTAGAAACTATTAAAGCAGATTTTTTAAATTTCAAAGAAAACATTAATGAGGACATTAAAACAAATAGTCCAGGTAAAGATTTTGTAAATAATTTAAATTCTAAACACTTAAAATTATTAAGAGCTTTTTCGGCAATACAGTGGGCACGAACTTGGATATATGAAATGGTTCATATAAGTGAATTTTTTCCGACATTTATGTATCAAGATATGTATAAAATGTGTGATTTCGGGAGCGTAAATGTTTCAAAGCGTTATTTTTATATTGGTTATTATCCACCAACAATAGATCAAAAAAAAGGTCCGTATTATATTGGGGCTTTTGAAATTAATCCACCAGAACGAGAGTTTATAACACGCATTATTATACAAAATCCGTATCATTGTGTGAAAAATAACTATAATAAAGAACATATTATTAATTTTAAAAAGGAATTACAAATATTATGCAACGAAGCTACTGTTTTTTTAAAATATTCTAATCTTAAAAATACCTCTCTTGAGAGATATTATTATTCATGGAATTATGAGGAATAAAGCAAATATATTTTATTATAGTATATATAATAAAATATGCGAAAACATCTAAAAATAAAAAATATAATCGCGCATTAACAAGAAGAACACTAAGCTTTTAATATAAAAAATTAGATTGTTATTTATTGTTTGTTTCTATGTTTTCTGCTATAGTTTCTTCTATAGTTTCTTCTATAGTTTCTTCTATAGTTTATTCTATGTTTTCTACTATGTTTTCTACTATAGTTGTTTCCTTGTTTTCGTTTTCTTCTACCTTCAGCTTCATCTAATTGCGCATAACCAGACCTCCTCCGTAGTCTTGATATTATTCTAGATGATAACTCACTTGCTTGATCTCTCATATATATTATATTTCTTACTAATATATTTCTAAGTGCAGGTAATTTATAACGGTATATATCTTTTGCTATTTTTTTAAATGGGCGGTTATCTGGAACAAATGAAGTATACTTATAAATAGGTATGTTAAATCTTATAGGTAAATTTGGAATTGGCGCATTTAACGGGTCCAATCTGGCTATTTCATGTAATTGTGCTCTTGTAATACTTGTATAGTCATATGTTTCCCGAGTAAGTTCTAAAGTTCCACCAGGTGGAAGGATATATTCAAATTCAGAATATATAGTTGTAAGTTGTTCATAAAGAATTCCTGCATAATTAATTATAGAAATTCCATGCGTACCTATAGGTATTTCTATACAAATTATAGTATTATCTCCATTAGCTGGATCAAAGGGATTTGTTGGATTTGCAGTATTTATAGGAGGGGGCGTGCACCAAAAATCACATACTCGTAATAATATAGAAGTTGATGTACATTGATTTAAATAAATAATAGGTTTCATAGCACCATCAGCATCAAATAACGGTAGGCCACCCGGTAATTGTTGAAAACATCTAAAAACATAGAATTTATCTTGAGAAGGGGTGGTTTTCGTAAAAGCACTTAACATATTATAAATATAACTGTCAGTAACATCAATGTTTCTCTGCATTTCAGTTTCATAATGTGCTATAATAGCCGTAAAATCAAGTTCACTATTACCTAACATATTCCGTAGTCCCTGATTTATAGCAGCATAACCATCGCCAACAAATTTTTGTATTCCATTTATTATTTCAGCATCTTCATCAAAATTTTGCAATATTTGAGTCAATTCACCTACTCCTTTTGATGCAAAAAAACGAACAGCATCTTTCATTCGCTCTTCAATAGCAATATCAGCAATTTCCGTTATTTGAGGATTAACTAATCCAGCATAAAAGCGAGGATGCTGCGCTTTTAAATAATCATCATATTTATCATAGTTTTTATATTTATTTAATTGTTTTAATTTTATGATTTCAAACTGCGGCAAAGCCATTATATTATATATATTTATTTAAAGATTCCCCCCTCAAATAATAAATATATATAAAAACGATTTAAACAAAAAACAAAAAATTAATAACTAAACTGTTTTTAAACCAACTTAATAACTTAAGTATACATTCCATATGGAATGTCTTTTGTTGATGCTTTATTAATTAAATCATCAATGAGCTGTCTTGTTAAAATACAAGGAAAGGTGATCTTACTCTTAAACTTAAATCCCTCACTATTTTCAAATAAATTTACATTAGGCTTCATTAATCTATATAAATTTAACTTTTTATAAATAATTTCTAAGCAACGCTTTAAATTGCGCACTCCATCTTCCTTTTCTGTAAAATCATTAATAATATATTCTAATAATTCATCATTAAATACAATAGCATCGCTTGTAAATTTGATTTCCTCTCTAATTTTTGGCAATAAATAATCTTTTGCAATAACCAATTTATCTTTAGTTTTATAACCCTTTGTTTCTATTTTATACATCCTATCTTTTAAAATAGGATTAACAGCGCTCTCATCATTATAGCTAAAAATAAATAATGCTTTCGACATATCAATACTAATTTCCGAAAAATATTTGTCACTAAATTTGGTATTTTGTGTGCTGTCTGTCAAATGCGTTAATACACCTGTAATTTCCTGCCCTTTAAATGAATCGCTCAATTTATCTAATTCATCAAATAAAATAATTGGGTTCATACAACCACATTGAATTAGTATATCAATAATTTTTCCATGCTTACTCCCTTCGTATGTATAGTCAAATCCATCTATAAAACCCGAGTCACCACATCCACCCAGCGCAATAAGCGCAAAAGGCCTGTTTAAAATTCTGCTAATACCCTCTTTAATAAGCGTTGTTTTGCCGGTTCCAGGAGGCCCTTTAATAGCAATAGCACAACCAATCGCATTTGGATTTACTAACCACAATCCAATCATTTGCATAATTTGTATTTTAGCATCTTCCAACCCATAAGTAACGCTGTCTAATATTTTTTTAGCATTTTCCATAAATTCGTGACATTGCTCAATACCATCAGCAAAACTGATAGGCAAATTATTATATTTATTAAACGGAATTTTCAAGAACGAGTCTACCCACGACTTAATTTTATAATATTCACTATTTCCACTTCCAGACATTAGCCGCATAATATTAATTTTTCTTAAAGCACACGCTTTATATTGGTCAGGAATATCGAGATCAACCAAATGAAGTAAATAAGGCTTGCTGATTTTAGTTAAGTCTTTAAGTTTTTCTAATTTAGCAATTGCTTCTAACTGCAAATTTTTAGATAAGCAATTTTTAAAATAGTCTGACTCTGCTTCCTCATTATTTAAAATTTTATCAAATGTTCGGTAATTCCTATTTGATACTTTTGGCGGAGCCGGAACTACATCATCTTTTTGAATAGTTTTATATGTGCTTTTATTAGTTTCCTCCTTTTTCTCGTTTTCCTCCTTTTCTTCATCTTCATCTTCGTCTTCGTCTTCGTCTTCATCGACCTCTTGATAATAAAGATGTTCGCCAGTTTCGCCATTTTCATTATTATAAATATTATTTTTACCTTTTTTCAAATTTACAATAATATTAATATTTTTATTTCTATCAGATTTACTAAGGTTTTGAAAAAGCGTTTTGAAACCTTCTGATAACAATGTTTTTTCATATTTTGTACTCTTAATATTTGTATCATTGTCTCTTTCTTCTTCATCCGCGCTGCTACTAATACTACATTCATCTTCTGAATTATTCATAACATTTTTCTTATAAACTTTTTTATGCTTTTTTTTAATAATTTTACTATTAAATAAACTATGATTGCTCATAGGACTATTTAAAGTACTATTGTCAAAATGTTGATAATGTGTTTTTTTTGCTCGCTTGTGCGCATTTGCTTCATTAATATATTTATTTTTACTATAACGTGAAGGATATAATTGGTGCAAAAATTTATAATAATCGCGCTTATTAAACACTTTTACTGAGCCATTTTCAGAGCCATTTTCAGAACCATTTTCAGAACCATTTTCAGATTCATTTTCAGAACCATTTTCAGAACTATTATCAAAATACTCACAATCTGAACCACTGCTACTTGAACTTATATCCGAATTACTGTTATCATACACATAATTCCTTTTTGGAATAGTAGCAGTCTTAGTTCTTGTACAATATTTATGAGGCATAATAGTTCTATTATTAAATTATATTATTTTATATAACAAAAACTTCAATTTTTAATTTAATAGTTTACTAATATTTAAATAATTTTTAAATAATTTTAAAATAATTTTTAAATAATTTTTAAATAATTTTAAAATAATATTTATAAAAAATTAAAAATTGAATTAATATTATTTAAATATTATTTAACTATTATAAAAGAATGACCGATTTTGAAAATAAGAAACCATCTAAAATCATCGGTATTCAATTTAGTATTTTAAGCCCATATGAAATTCAAAAAGGGTCGGTTGTTGAAATAACAAACAGAGATACTCATATAAATAATAAACCGGTATTAGGGGGACTTTTTGACCCTCGTATGGGTGTTTTAGATGCCGGTATGATATGTCCAACTGATGGTCTTGATTATGTTCAGTCACCTGGTTATTTTGGACATATTAACTTAGCAAGACCTGTATATTACATTCAATATTTATCAACTATTATGAAAATATCTAGATGTATTTGTATTAAGTGCTCTAAGCTATTAATTGACAAAGAAAAATATAATTATTTATTAGAATTAAATGCTGATGTCAGATGGACAAAAGTATTCGCATTAGCAAGTAAGAGGCACAGGTGTGGTGAAGATTCACATAATGGATGCGGATGCTTACAACCAAAACTTAGAAAAGAGGGTTTAGCAACAATTATTGCGGAATGGAATGATAAAGAAGAGGAATTTAATAATTATGAGTTTAAGAAAGAAGACTCTAAAATGGCGATGAAAATTATTCCAGAAATTATGCTCAAAATTTTTAAGAAAATATCGGATGAAGACGTTCATTTTATGGGGTTTAGTCCAATATGGTCGCGACCAGAATGGATGATTTGTCAAGTGCTTGCTGTCCCACCTCCACAAGTGCGACCATCAATTAAACACGATGCGCAACAGCGGAGTGAAGACGATTTAACACATATTATTATTAATATTGTTAAAGCAAATAAAATGTTACAGGAAAAAATCGAGCAAAAATCGGGATCTAATGTTATCGATGATTGGACAACAGTATTACAATATTATATTGCTACTCTTGTTGATAATAAGATTCCAGGTGTAGCAGCAGTTGCTCAGCGGTCTGGTCGCCCACTAAAAGCGATTAAAGAGCGTTTAAATGGTAAGAGCGGCAGAGTGCGAGGTAATTTAATGGGAAAGCGCGTAGATTATAGTGCTCGTTCTGTTATTACTCCTGACCCAAATCTATCGATCAATCAATTAGGAGTTCCATTAAAGATTGCAAAAAATTTAACAAAACCTATTGTTGTTAATGCAAAAAATAAAAATTATTTGCAAAAGCTCATTTTAAATGGTCCTGATGTACATCCGGGAGCAAAAATTTATGAGCGAAAAAACGGTGATTGCATTAGTTTGCGCTATGTTGACCGTGAATCGATCAATCTTGAAATTGGTGATATTGTACATCGTCATATGTTAGATGGCGATCCTATATTATTTAATCGTCAACCCACTCTTCATAGGATGTCGATGATGTGTCATATTACAAAAGTAATGATGCGTGGGGATACATTTAGAATGAATGTTGCTGACACTAAACCATATAATGCAGATTTTGATGGCGATGAAATGAATTTACATATGCCACAAGATGATGAGTCAGAAATTGAACTCAAAACATTAGCGGCAGTAAAATATCAGATCATTAGCCCGGCAAATAACAAATCAATTGTCGGCATTTTTCAAGACTCGCTATTAAGCAGTTATTTATTTACGCGAGAATCTATTAATTTCAACTCGAGAACAGCAATGAATATAATGGCGCATCTTAAAACTATTGATTTAACAAAAATCAACTTTGATATTCCATCGCAAAGTAGTTTCTCACTATTAAGCCAAATTATTCCAAATATTACATTAAAATATAAAACAAAGCAATTTAATGAAACAACGGAGGATTATAAAAATTCAAATAATGTATTAGAAATTAATAAAGGAACTATCAAGCGCGGACACGTTGAAAAGGGTATTCTTGGAGATACAACGCGCGGATTAATTCATAGAATTAATAATGACTATGGAGTTGATAGTGCGTGTGATTTTATTAATAATTTACAAGACATTGTAACCGAATATATGAAAATTCACGGATACAGTGTAGGAATCAGCGATCTTATTGCTGATAGAGAAACAAATGAGAAAATCAATGAAACAATTAATAAGAAGAAAATAGAGGTTAAGTCTTTAATTGACGAAACTCATTTAGGTATTTTTGAGAATAAAACAGGACGCTCAAACGTCCAAGAATTTGAAACACGCATTAATAATATATTAAATAAGGCGTCTTTTGAAGCAGGTAAATTAGGTCGCCAAAATCTCAATACTAATAATCGTTTTGTAACGATGGTAAATGCCGGTTCAAAAGGCAGTGATTTAAATATTTCGCAAATGATTTCGTGCTTAGGACAGCAAAACGTAGATGGAAAACGCATTCCTTATGGATTTGAGGATAGAACATTACCACATTATACAAAATACGATGATTCACCAAATGCTCGTGGATTTGTAGAAAATTCATTTATTAGTGGATTAAATCCCGATGAGTTATTCTTTCACGCTATGGGTGGTCGTGTTGGTTTAATTGATACGGCTTGTAAAACAAGTCAAACCGGCTATATTCAGCGCCGCCTAATTAAAGGATTAGAAGACTTAATGGTACATTATGATATGACTGTACGTAACAATAAAAACAAAATTATACAATTTAAATACGGAGACGACAGCTTCGACCCAGTTAGGGTCGAGTCGCAACAAGTTCCATTTGTTAATATGTCTATTGAAGAAATTTATGGACATTATCAAATGCCCAATGATTATTCTAAAGACTCCATTTATGGAACATTATATACCAAACAAGCTTATAGCAAATTTAAAAAGCAAAAGCCTGAATTGGATAAAAAATGTAAATATTACATTGATTATATCTTAAAATCGAGAGAAGAGGTGATCGCAAAGATTTTCAATGCTATTTATAAACCTTCAGTAAATGTTGCTGTATCGTTTACACATATTATTAATAATATAGCAGGAAATCAAGAGGAAAATGTAATTATTGATATTACTCCATTAGAAGTATTCGAAATTATAGAGGCAAATTATGAAAAATTAAATAAGCTCAATTATTGTAAGCCAAACAAGCTATTTAAAGTCTTATACTTTTACTATTTAAGCCCAAAAGATTTATTATTATACAAACGCCTTACTCGCAAATCTATTGAAATTTTAATGACAGTTATTAATAACGCATATAAAAAATCATTAATAGCACCCGGTGAAATGGTTGGTATGATTGCAGCACAGAGCATCGGTGAACCTACAACACAATTAACACTCAACACCTTTCATTTTGCTGGTGTAAGTTCAAAATCGAATGTAACTCGTGGAGTTCCTCGTATTGAGGAAATCTTGTCTTTAAGTGATAATCCTAAAAGCTTATCGTGCTCTATTTATTTGAATAAGCCTGAAAGTTATGATCAAAATAAAGTTAAAGAATATATTACAAAGATTGAAAATACAAAACTGCGGTCGCTTGTGGAGTCTATTGAGATTTGCTTTGACCCCGATGATATGAATTCGTTAATAGAAGAGGATGTTGAAATGATGAAAGAATATAATGAATTTGAAAAATTATTAGATGAGTGCAATAGTAGTTATGATGCAAATAAAGATAAAGAAAAATCGAAGTGGATTATTAGAATGGCTATGAATAGAACAGAAATGTTAGATAAAAATATCTCAATGGATGATATTCATTTTGGTTTAATGAATAGTTATAATAATTTGACGTGTATGTATACTGATTATAATTCTGATAAATTGATTTTTAGAATTAGGATTAATAGAAATCTTCAGCTTTTAAAGAAAAAGAAGAACAAGAATGTTTTGGAATCACTTGATCAAAGTGATGAGATTTATTTATTGAGAAATTTACAAGATGAATTGCTCGACAACCTGATTTTACGCGGTATTAAAAATATTAGTAAGGTATCATTGCGAAAAATTTCGGACAATTTTGAAGAAATTGATACAAAATATATTAAGAAAGATTTATGGGTTCTTGATACCGATGGGACAAATTTATTAGAAATCTTAGCCCTTGATTTTGTTGATAAAACGCGAACGGTTTCAAACCATATTATTGAAATTTATAATGTATTAGGTATTGAGGCAGCTCGTCAAAGTATATTTGATGAGTTTTCAGAGGTGATTGAGTTTGATAGCACATATATTAATTATCGCCATTTAACAATTTTAGCAGATAGGATGACTTGTAATGATAAGATGGTTTCTATTTTTAGGCACGGCATTAATAATGATGATATTGGAGCAATTGCAAAGGCGTCGTTTGAGGAAACACCCGAAATGTTTTTAAAAGCGGCAAAACACGGAGAAATTGATAATATGAAAGGTGTTTCGGCAAATGTTATGTGCGGACAAGAGGGTTATTATGGAACAAGTAGTTTTAAAGTATTAATTGACAATGACTTTATTATGACAATTAAACCCGATAAGGAAGTTCTGCCTGTTGATGAGAAAAATAATGAGAAAGTTTTAATGGAGCAGCTAAATGCAATTTCAAGCAATGAGTGCAGCACAAATAATTTAGTAATCGAATCGACAGTAACTTCTATACAAAATATTAATAACGGAAAGAGCGATGATTACGAATTAGATTTTTAAATTTTAGATTTTAGATTTTTAGAATAAGCAAGAATACAAATTTTTTTTTATATTTTATTAAAAATATAAAAAAATATAAAATATAAAATATAAAAATTACTTTTTCTTAATTTCAATCTTTTTGACCTGCCTTAATTTATATTTGCTATTTGTTATTTTTGTCAAATCATAATTTGTTATATAATTTTCTAACGGATTAATAAATAGTTTGAGCTCTCTCTTAAGGTCGCTAAATAATTTATGATTAGTAGTGTCTAATAAATCAGTTTCTATATTAATTTGTATTGAATGTTTAGTAAAAAGCAGCTTATAATTGTGTTCTTTTTTACGTGAATATTTACTCGGCACTTTAATAAAATAATAATCTTGGTTTAATTTATTTATATTACATATAATATAATTATTGTCCGTAATGCTTAAATCAATAGAGCTGTTACATAAGAATATTATCGGTAAATCGTACTCTTTTGCTAACATATAAATATCAATGTATGTTATATAATAAGCATCACTATAAATTAGATTTTCCAAACTGATCTCTTTTCTAATAACTTTATCAATTATAGCTTTTTTATTATTCTTTAATAAAATATAGTATAATATCTCATTATTAACGTCATTATTATAAAGACTGACCAGTTTTTTCTTTATATCAATAATTGTTAAAGTATTATTTCGCTGGCTATGCTTAATGATTATTAAAATTAATTCGAAAGAACATATTTTATTATCCATAGTAAAAAACAATTCATATAGTGGTTCTTTAAAATTTAATCGAATACCCTCTCTAACTATGTTTTTGTAAAATTCACATTTGTATTTGGTATCAATATTTTTTTCAATAAAATTAATGTTTTGAGCTATTTCTATACTATCAATACTACTATATTCTTGTGATTCTTGTGATTCTTGCGATTCTTGCGCTTTTTGCACTTCTTGTGATTCTTGCGCTTCTTGCACTTTTTGCACTTCGGTATTAATTTTGCTCAAATTTGGGTCTTTGATTTTTGCCTTACTTTTTTCATAATATTCTTGAATATTATGTAACTTATCTTTTGTGGCAGCAATAACGATTTTCTCCTTTTTAATATTTTTAAAGTCCAAAATATCTTTAGACTCTATAATTCCCAATGTATCAAATGTATTTTTAAACATATTTTGCTTAGTGCCTGTTATTAAATCTTTAAAGTATTCCTGTGTCAATGTAGAATGAAATAGCAAAAGCTCATTATGTAAAATATTATATTCAACAGAGCCATAGTTGTATGAAATATTATTCTCAAAAATGAAATTTTTGAACTTATTATATCTTACAAATTCATCCGCTAAGCGACTGTAGTATATTTCTTCATTAAGTTCCTGAGTTATTAAATTTTTCTTAGGTATAATCAAAGAACATATATCATTTGACTTCATACAAAACGAGGTCGGGCATTCGTCTTCATCATAACAAGACGAAACTTGTTTAATATTATTCAATATTTTTTTGTCATACTTAGCAAATATTATATAATTCTCTCCAATTGTCTTTAATAAACTGTAAATATTAGATATTTTGTCTAAGTAAAGCATTGAATTATTGTTAATGATTTTTAGTAAACCTGTTTTGTAAATGGTGTTCTTATGTATTCCTAATATTTTTTTGAAGGTATTCTTGAAGCTGTTATAAAATTGTGTTTCTAATTTTATATTATTAACCATTGTAACGCGCTCATTGTCAACTCTAAGGTCCGTTTGTATGCTTTTATCAATATAAACATAATTCTTAGCACTGATTTCCTTTAGCTCGTCGCTCTTGTTAATTTCTGGTTTAGTCAATTGAATAAACTGATTACCATTAGTAAGAATACCTATAAGTAAACTATCCTCTATAATTTTGTATAACGGCTTAACTATGATTTTATAGTTACTTAGAGAATAAATCTTTTCTAAAATGCTCTTTGTATTATAGTAATCATTGAACTCTTGTTCTGTTATTTCATCTATCATTTTATAGGGAATATTATCATAAGTGGATGACAAGGCAGATGGATAGCAAGGTATAAATCCGTGCTCTATAGTATTATTAATTAATAATCCTATAACTTTGTTATTATAGTCTAAAATTTGATAGTTTATGTCATATTTCAAATTTATTATAATACTAATTACATTATCCAGATAAATATTTGGCTTAAAATCATAAAATGATTCGTCATTTTTTTGCGCAGTTATAGAACCTACGCATTTTAAATTTATTGAATTTCTTATTGAATTTAAAATTTGTTTAAAGTTAGCTAATTGCTTATCTTCAGTGCTCTTTGCAAAACTAAACGTTTTCACAATATGATAGTCAATGGTATTATTTATTAAATAAATCGGCTCAAAATACTCATTTTTTTGTATTAGCAATAAACTTTTCTTTTTCATATCTATAAATTCATTGCTATAGCTTTGTTTAGGACATACAATTTTAACATTATCAGTAGTATCTTCGGTTGTAATATCTAATATAATCAGATTTAATCCATTAGGAAAAAGTAAACTGTTACTTTTACATATTATATCCCATAAATAAGTATAATCAATATAAGTGTCGCTCTCTAAATAATTTTGAAAATTTTCAAAGCTATTTATAATTTTTTTAAGAAAAATTATATGTGTTTCGTCATCTGGTTTATTTGTAATTTTAGATGCTAATTGCTTATATAAAATACTTGAAATATATTTATCAAATGTTATTGAAGCAACCAATTCATTAAAGTTTTTAGAAATAAAAATATGTGGTAAGTTTCCATTATTATATTTTATAAAATTATCAATAGTTACACTGTTTCTTAGTATTTTTTTCATAGCATTAATAGAAATAGATTTGGAATTATTCAAAACAATAGTTTCATATAAATCTGCTATACAAGCTATGAATGATTGCTTATTACTATTTTCAACGCCATAACGTAATAAACATTGTCTGTTTGTTCTTAATAAATTGGGTGCTTGTTTAGTAACACAATCTAAGTTATCAAAATGTAAGAATTTTTGAATACTTAATGGTAAGAACCCTATTTTATTTTTTTCTAATGGCATTTTTTCGGGCCCTTTAATATAGTTATAATAATCTTTTTTGTTATCATTGGTACTATAATCTAAATTTAGGCATTTATTGCGTCGTTGTTTTTGCTGTGATTTATTCCATAACTTATTATTAAAACAGCAAGGTAAGCAAAATTCGTCTCTATTGTGTTTTTCATCTAAAAATCCAGGAACATGATCTATATAATTCCCTTTTTCATCAATATGGTATTTACTATCTGTAAATTCCATAATATTACCATCATAAGCACCGTTCTTATTCTTTTTTGTAATGACCTTTCCATAGCGCTCACTTTTTACTTCTTCGTGTGTTAAACTGATGTTTTTTTCAAGGTCCCAATATCTTGGGCATATATAATAATACTTGTTTCCTTCTTTTGTGCCGTATTCATAACTTTCTGTATATGAGTCTCTATGATTCGCGTCTATATATGCTTTTTCTTCTTTTGTTAAAATGACAGGTTGTTTTTTTACATTTGCTGGACATAATCTTGAATATTCGGTATAAAATTTATTCTTGTCTGTGGTAAATAATTTAGGTTCTTTATTTATTAATCGTTTCAATATAGGGTTGCTTTTTTCTGATATTTCTTTAAATGTATCAGTTTCGTCCTTAGGTTTAGTTTCGTCTTTAGGTTTTGTTTCGTCCTTAGGTTTAGTTTCGTCCTTAGGTTTAGTTTCGTCCTCATCTTGAAATCCCACTTTTCCTTTGTCTCTAATTGGTTTCTCTATGGGTTTATATTCATCTTTCAATTCATCTTTCAATTCATCATCTTTCAATTCATCATCTTTCGATTCGTCTATATCTTCATTCATATACTCATTAATTATAGATTTACTATCTTCATCATCAGTTTCATCTTCATCTTCATTTTCATCTTCATTAGCATTATCTAATTTTGTATCAAAAATATCTTGATTAGTTTGTTCATTAATGTCAACTTCGTCTTTATTAGTAGAATCCTCATCTTCATTATTATCTTCATCCTCGTCCTCATCATCGTCATCAAGAAGTATATCCATTAAATCGTTATTAGTGCTAAAAAAATCCTCAGAACTTTCTTCTAATAAATGTAAGTTTTGCTTATTAGTTGTAACCTCTATATTTATAAATGCTTTTTCTTTGGGCTCATCTAAAGGTTGTGCTTTTTTACATATATTATTTATTTCTAATTTTATACTGGAATCTTCAACAATAGCGAACATTATTTTAATTAATGAATCAATATAAATAGGAATACAGTCTAAATAGTTAATATTATCAATATTTTCTATAATAATTGAGAGATTGTTTGAGTTAGTTTTTTTAAAAATGGTTGAAAATCCCGGATTATTTTTGATAGTTATTTTTTTGTGATTAAATGTATCTTGTAATAACTTGAGCGAATTAATTACATCTATTAGTCTTAATCTGGCATCTTCGAGAGATAAATTGAAGCTTTCTTTTAATTTATGCAGTATATCTGTTTCGCTGGATTTTTGCTTTATAAGTTCTATTATATATGATTCTTCTGAATTCATAGTACTAAAGTTTGATACATTTTTATAACGCATTACTATTTCCTCGGAGTTAGAGCTAATAACATTGAAAAAATAACTAATACAATTAGATATGTTATTTAATTTAAGAGATCCTTTGATTTTAACATTTGTCATATAATTAATTGAATTAATTTCAATATTTTTGTCAAGTAAATTATCGAATAATTCAATACTATTATTAACAACAAATTTCCTAATGAATTTTATAATAGTGTTAACATTTGTAGCAATTAAAGTATTAATTTTGTTTAAATCTATAATATTCTTAAAATCGATTTTAAGATTGATAATTCCGCTATCCTCTAATTCAATAAGAAATTCATTAACATTATTAGTGAATAATTCTTCCTTGGAATTAACATAAAAAGAAATGGTGTGCGATTTGCCTAAAAATTTTGCATATTTTAGTATTAGCGTTTTACTTAGCAGCGGTATTTTTTTACTATTACCTTCATTAGTGCAGAAAAGTCGATATAAATTCTCCATCTTTTTCCCTGGGTTGTATTTAATGAATGGATATAGTTCGCTACTTGTAAATAACTTAAATAGGGTTTCTAATGATATATTATAGTTAATGGCACTATTAATATTGATATTAATACTTTGAATTCCGCTTGTTTCATATTTTAAACCGTTCGAATTATTATAAATGTTATACAGCAAATATTTGAACTGATTTTTGCTCTTATAATAGGGGTCGTCAATTAATTCAGAAGTTTTTTTCACTAACTCGGTTTTTTGCATAATAAAATCTCTCGCGTTAATAATATTTTTAGCATATAAAAATTGATAATATAATTTAATAACAGATTCATCGTCTATATCTTGTGCTTCTCCTTGCCTTTCTATTACTGAGGCAGCCAAACAAACATATATAGCATTATTGTATACATTGTATTCAAATAACATATTGGAATTATTTGTAGTAATGATTGATGCTAACGCTTTTGTAGATTGGTTCGCATAATCATAAGGATTAACAATAAAATTGTTAACATTTTTTATTAGACTCTGCCCTAGAGTTATGAATTCTTTAATATTAATAATTTTAATATTATCAATATCTTCAAAACTGTATACTTCTTTCTTTTCTAAACTTTCAAGAATTTCTTTTTTTTCATTAATATTTATTAAGTAATTGATTAAACTTTCTTCTGTTAGATCGTTCTTATTATTATTTGTGAGCTGATTAAATAATTCCATTTTATTTAATTTTGATTGTGTTAGACAATAAAAATAGAGCTCTTCGAAGCATAGTTTCTTGTCTTCATTGGCAATAGTGTTGTAGTGTTTAATAAATTTTAATTTAATAGTTTCGATTGAATCGTCTATATATATGTTGTCATCAATAAATATAAGTTTGGTGTTATAAGTTTTTAAATATGTTAAATCATAGTGGTTAAAATCAGTAGCAAAATGTTTTTCATATATTTCGCTATGTATAAAACTATTGTAATTATTATAGTTTGTATTTAGTTCAGTTATGCTTGGAATACTTGAAGTTATAATAGTACTACTTGGAATAGTAGTGCTTGATGTATGCGAGTTAGTATTTATATATTTATTCTTAATAAACAAATAAACTTCATTAAAAGTGTTATTGTTATTTATATAAAATTTAAATATATTTGACATTTATATAAATATAAGAGTTTAATTTTATATAAATATGATTGTAAATATAATTGTTGCTTATTGTAAAAATAGAGGATTAGGTAAAAATAATACGTTAGTATGGAATATTAAAAGTGATATGTCTAAATTTAAAAAATTAACAACTGGTAATGCTAATAATGCTATTGTTATGGGAAGAAAAACATTTGAAAGTTTTAATAATGTTAAAGGATTAGTCAATAGAGACAATCTAATTTTGTCTAAATCATTAAAAATAGATGAATTGAATGGTAAAAATTGCATTAAAAGTTTTGCAACATTAGAACATTTGGAAGATTTTGTTAAAACAAAAAACTATTCACAATTATGGATTATTGGTGGTGCTGAAATATACGAACTCTTTTTGAATAATTATAAAAAGCAAGAAAATAGTATTTTTAATATTAATGAAATAATCATTACATATATTGATACCGATTTTGAGTGTGATTGTTTTTTTCCTGACCTGAATACATATATTGATAAACATAATTTATATTTTTATAGCAAAAATATAATCAATAACAGCAATAGCAGCAATAGCAGCAATAACAGCAATAGCAGCAATAGCAGCAATAGCAGCAATAACAGCAATAACGAGTTATGTAAGCAAAATTATAACATTTATGAAATTATATATAAATATATATAAAAATATATAATTCTAAAGAATTATTTTACATCGTAATATGGATTATCAGTAATGTTCATACCACAATAGCGAGCTGGTTGTTTTTTATAATCAATAGGATTGTATATATTTATAGCTTTTGCTTCTGTTATTATAAATTTAAAATTGTCCCAAAATTCATCGGTATGACCGACAGATTTTGTAGCAATATGACTTACTTCATGAAGTGCAACATACATTAAAGTATTCATATCTATTAAACGTCCTTTACTGTTTTTTTCAGTATCTAAGCAAAAAGCGATTTTTTCACCTTTATTTTCGCTATAAGCTGTGAATTCACTTGTGGGAAGTGTTTCATAAATTTTTTTAGGATTGTAACCGTTAATAAGACGTTGCACATTATCCTTATTAGGATATTTTTTTGATAAGTGATTTACAAGTTTATTTAAATTATTATTAACGTGTGCTAATCTATCCGCAGCTAATTTTAGCTTGCTTCTATCTCTAACGCAATATGTATTACCATTTACCTCTGAAATAATACATCTTAAATTAAAAGTATCACTGTTTAAATATAATCTAACAGCTACAATAATAATAAATATTAATAAAATTATATTAAACAAAGTATTAGTTACTAATGCTTTCATTTATATATACATTTATATAAAATGTATTAAAATGTAAAATGTATTAAAATGTAAAATGTAAAATGTATTAAAATGTAAAATGTATTAAAATGTAAAATGTATTAAAATGTAAAATGTATAATATAATTTTTACTTCATTATATTATATATATTAAGCTTATATATTTATTTATGAGCCTATTTCTAAAGGTTTTCTAAACTGGTCTGTTTCAATAGTTGAAATGTTCCACGGGCAATTTGTATTCATTCTTGGGTTCGCAGGTTCAGATCGTAATTGTAAATTCGAGTTTCTTAAACTCGAGCCTTGTGTATTAATTCCAACTAGCTGTGATGGGTTTAATAGATTAATATTTTTTAAATCGGCATCAGCTTGTGGTATAGAGTTTGCCCAAAGATTATTATTATTTAGCGGTAAGAGATCCGATGGATTTGGTATTGCTTTATTATTTGCTAAAGTGTTCATTGCTGTTGGGCTATCAGCCGAGGTTGCTACTGTGGTATTTGAAACTCCATTATATGGCGCATATGTTGGTGAAACAGTTGTAGGTGGTGGTTCACTCGGTTGATTATTTAATTCTGAATAGCTAAGTCTATTTGTCATTGGTAAACTTAATAAATCCTTACCTTTTGAATAATTCAATAAAACTATTGCTATAAAAATAAATGCTATTATTCCTAAAATATGTTCCACATTAATTCCTTTTAAAAACTGTCCTTTGAGAAACTTTTTTGCAACAGTCATTTTATATAAAATAAACAATAAAAAATTTTTTATAATATTTAAATAATGATTATTTATCAATTAATTAAAAATTAATTAGGCTGCTATAAAAATTAAATAGGCTGCTATAAATATTAATTGGGCTACTATAAATATTAATTAATTATCTTCATCGCTTGAACTATCACTAACTATATTAGTTAAATTATATTTAACTTTTATATTTTTTGCTTCTAAAAATGCTTCTAGAGCATTTTTTCTTATTTCTTTTGCTTTTTGCTTAGCTTTTCTATAAATTTCTAAATATATAGTTTCGTGTGACTTCAATTCTATTGAATCACTATTTTCTGTAGTAACATCTAAATCTGTTACTTCAAGCGCATAATCATCGCTATCATCTATAGTGTGTTTTGTTTCTAAATCATTTATTAAATAATTGAATGTGTTTGATTTGTTATCTTGAACTTCATTGGTAGAACTAATATTAGAGTTATTACTAATATTAGAGTTATTACTATTAGTTAATTCATCATTTTCAATCAATTTATGAGGTTTGATGTTTATATTAATATTTTCATTAATATTTTCATTAGTTTTTTCATTAGTTTTTTCATTAATATTTTCATTAGTTTTTTCATTAGTTTTTTCAATGTTATTATTAGACTTTGATTCTGTAGTAAAATTCTCTAAAGCATCTTCCTTTTTTTTATTAAATTTAATCAATATTTGATTTTCTAAACTATCGCAAGGATATAAAACCATAAATTGAACAAGCACAATATCAATAACAAATGAGGATTTTGAAAATCGTATTCCGTTTATATTTAATAGTGGAATTATTTCATTAACACAATCATAGTCTGCTAAAGCAAGTTTCTTTTCATTTTCATCATATAAATTTATTTTATCTTGCTTTATGTTTGCTTTAATTAAAAATTTCTTACCACCTTTATATGATCTCATAATAGGGTTAATAAAATCGTTTATGTCATCATTTGAAATATTATCCGAATCGTAAAACCATAATGATTTATTATTACAAATTTCTTTTATAAAATAATTTTCAAGATTTTCAAAGAATTCAACAATTAACTTGTCGCTGCTGTTAAATTCTAAATCGCAGAAACATTTAGAGGTAGCATTAACAATACCTTGTTTTGTTTTGCATTTAGGAAGTTGAATATAGAAATTTTTATTAAGATTACAATTTAATTTACTGAAATATATGTTAGCATTTAGAAGTGTTGGATTTTCTAACTTTAAACAACCAAAATCAAAATGTTCACATATTTCATAAATATGATTATTCATAATTGATTATATAATTCTTTAGAAAAATGAATTTATATTTTCACGCATAAATGTTATAAATAATATGCTCATTATTTATAAAATTTTTATTATTATTATTATAATAATAAAAATAATTTTATAAAATGACTACAAAAGAAAATGTATCGAAAGATTCAATTGCATATCATTGTATTAATTTCTTAAAATCGGAGGAAATCAAGAAAGAAATGAGTGCTATAATTAATCCTATTATGGATTATTTCTTAAAGCAAATACATATATATTTATTGTTTTTTCTATTTTTTATATTTATTAGTTTTATTTTACATTTAGGAGTTTTATTTCTATTAATAAAATATAATATAAGACTTAAAAAATATAATTATAAATTGGATAAATTGGAAAAAAGTGGATAATTTTAAATATTTCTATATTTAAAATATTTCTATAATTTATAAACAAGTAATGGGACAATACGCTCAAGCATCAGCAATGGATGATCCTCCAACGGCGGCGCCTAATGTATCAGGTAATGCACCACCTGCCGGTCAACCCGCACCGCTTGTTGTATCAGATCAAGCATCATCTACAGGTCAAGGCGGTGGAAGAAGAAGAAGAAGAAGAAGAAGAAGCGCCAAAAAAGGTAGATCAAGAAATGGTGGAACATTTGTAACTGAAATAGCTACACCATTAGCGCTCTTAGGAGCCACTCAATATATGAAATATAGAAATGCACGTAAAAGCTTAAAGAGACGCAGATCGAGAAAAAGTTACAAAAATAGATCACAAAAAAGAAGAAGGTATTAAATCTCTCAGCATTAAAATTCTAAAACACTAATATATTATAATTTTAATATAAAACTAAACTAATAAATTATGATAATAGTTAATTATATTATTCATATTTATAAGTGATAAATATGAGTAATATAAGTATAGGTCCTTCTACATTTGATGTTCAAAATAATATACGAAGATGGGTTTCTATAGACAATGAATATAAAAAATTATACTCTCAAATCTCTCTTTTGAGAGAAGAAAAAAATACTATTGAAGAAAATATCTTTCACTATTACGATTCGAACAATGCAAAATATCCATTAATAAATATAAGTGATGGCAAATTAAGTTTAATACAATTAAGACAATACAATGTACTAAGTTATAAATTTTTAGAGGATTGTTTTAAAGAGTTTTTTAAAGATTATGAAAATGGCAAGTCTATTGAAAACGAGCTCATTGAGTTTATAAAATCACAGCGAACATTCAAAACAAATAAATTAATAAAACGAAGCGCTAAAACAAAACAATAAAGTTTGTATATTTATATTTATATAATTATATTTGTATATTTATATTTATTTAAATATATACATATACATATACGTATAAAATATGTTAAAATATCTTGATGTTCACGACAAAAACAGACCAAAATTTAATAAATTATGTATGTTGCCTGGTTTTAATATATTAGATTTTACAAAAGAGCCTACTTCTTGTAATAATGAAGCAGGTAATAAAAATTCAGTTATAATAGATAAGGATACTATAAATGAAAAAACTTTTTTCAAATTATTTAGCTTAATTGATTCAGTAAAAAAACAACGTACCAAAAAATCTCATAAAAAAGCGCAACGAAAATTAACACGAAAACATTAAGGTACTTTGAACCAGTTAGAATGATTAAATGGGCTTATTAATACATTACTAATTCTGTCTTTCCAAAATTGGACTCGTTGTTCGAATAATAATTCTTTTGTCGTTTTAGGATATAAATCCTTAGAAATGTAGTCTTTTTCAAGTTGACTTTGTTTAGGCTTTACACCATAACAATTTGAACCTAATTTAGTATGAGGATTTGGAACATAATTACCATTTATACCAGGCAGTCCGCAATCATATTCATGACCCTCTTTATCTTGTAATTTTGTCCAATCACTTTGACTTGTAGGATATAGTCCGAGCTGGTCCTTAGTCCATCCATAGCTGCACCAACTTGCTCCGTTTTTATGTGCTTCAGTTAATTGATTATAACTAGCTAATTCACCGTCAAATGCTTTACATACAGCTTTAGCATCGTGATATGTAAATCTATTACCGGGAACATGATATACTTCCTTAAAATTCATAGATATATCAGGCTGATCTACAACCGACTTTATATTTATTTCGGGTTTTTGAGAAAATAAATTTTTAAATTCAGTTACAACATTAATATTAAAAAAATAAGCTAATCCATTAACAAATATTAAAAGAATAAAAATACCCCACAACAAAGCCTCTATAATATAATGCCCTCCGGATGAACTTGAACTACCTTCACTATATCCATAGTTGTATGATTTGCCTAAAAATGAAAATATTATGTAATAAATCAGAATAATTACAATTAGCACTATTAATACAAAAGGATTGGAGCCTAAATTGTTTAAATTATTGTAAAAATCTTGCGTTATATTATTAACTAATGCCATATTATATTATATTATTATTATAATAATATAATAATAATTTAAATAATAGTATTGAGAATTGCTAACTTTAAACATTACATAAAAATCTATAATAATTTTATAATAATTTTATAATAATTTTCTATAAAAATAACAGTATCCATTTGCTGTGATTAGTTGCGATTCATCAATTTCATTAATATTGGTATCATTAAAGTTATACCATTTTTGATTAGCGTTTTTTATATATGCAGTATAATGCCCTCCTTGACTTTCACCATTATGATTACAAATCCCAAATAACTCATAAATATAAGTCTCTCTATTATAACCCACAACATATTTACTAAGATCTAACCCAATTAAAGGAGTATGTATTATAATATTTAATTTTCTATTAAAATTATTAAATTTCTTAAAATCAACAATTAATATATTTGGCAAACTCCAAAACTTTATAGTTTTTACTACATCCTGCTTTAAGTTCGTTTTTTCGTTGAACCAAGCATTTGAACCTTCTAAAAATTCATAATTAGTATATAAATCAAAACAATCATATATAGAACATTTATTAGCGGTTTTATCAGTATTATTATTATTATTATTATTATCTGATGATAATGGTAACGGTAATGGTAAATTAATTATACTAAACGGTTCGGGCTTAATGCTCAAAATTTTATTTGAATTAGTATTTGAATCAGTTTTTGATATTATTAATGAAACATGTATTCCAAAAAATAAATCAATGATTTCTGAATAACTGTTAGTATATGTATTTTTTATCATTTCATAACAAGTTTTTGCTAACTCATCAAGATCATTTTGTGTCTTTCCGTTCACAGTTATATCAACCTTTCGCTCTAATGCTTCGTGAAAACAATCAAAAATGAAAATTAAAAACTCTGGCAAATCGTTTTGCGCATAACCTGTAAACAAATCACACTTTTTTAATGAAGCTACCTGTTGAATAGCATTTACAAACCTATTTGGACTAATTATACAGTTCTTACTCCATATTAAATCTTTTAAGCTTTTCCATTCTCTCAAAACAACTCCGTTAGTAATTGAAATATTTTGTTCAAGCAAATCAATAACTTCATTTAACTCATAACAATGTGATAAAATCTGCATACACGAGTTTATATAGCATGTATTTCCTAAATTACATAATCCTGTCAATCCCTTATCATTATATTTGCTTATTAGATTATTAGATGCTAAATATTTATAATTTATTTCACTATTCATATGCTTTGGCTACCAATATATTTATAGACAATATATTTATAATATATATTTAAATATATATTATTTATATTATTTATATTATTTATATTATACTATGAATAGTAATAGTAATAGTAATAGTAATACTATGAATATGGATAATTTACTAATATTCTCAAACAATTATATACATTATTTAAACAATAGTGTTAATTATTTAAACAATAGCATAACGTATTTAAATAATCTTATGTATATGAATAATAGCTATGCTAATTATGCTAATGCTAATTATGCTAATGCTAATTATGCTAATGCTAATTATGCTAATGCTAATTATGCTAATGCTAATGCTAATTATGCTAATGCTAATTATGCTAATGCTAATGCCGATGCGTATTTATTAAATTATGATTTGGATGATTTCAAAAAGCTATCCAATATTAATATGCAAGCACTAATTAGATCGAACACAATAGATTTGTATTACGGAAATATTGAAAATCCTACAAATGATACTTGTGCTATAACGCACGAAAAGTTCTCAAATTGCGATGAAGTAACAATGATTAAAGAATGTGGACATATATTCAGTAGTAGCGCAATTAAGAAATGGCTAATAGAACATCAAACATGCCCAAATTGTAGACATAATATACTAACTAATTCAAATATTATTAGTTATTTAAATCCTGAAAATGATAAAACATATTTTTTATATAGCTCTGAATTCAAATTTTTTTTAGCTTTACATATTGAAACTTTATTAACAAACAGAGAATCAAATAATGAAAATGATAATACAGATGAAAATGAAGACATTGAAAATATGAATAATGCTTCGAGCTATAATATTGGATTATTTTTACGTTAATGTTTTGCTAATGTTTTGTTATCTTATATTGTAACACTTAATGGAATTATTAAAGGAATAATATAACTTGTATTAATAATTTTCATATGCTCTATTCTGATTTGTCTACTTATTTTCCATTTTTTACTTCTATAACACAAAATATTTTTTTTAGCCTCACTATAAATTGCTGGCGTTTCTTTGAGAGATTGTTGTAATTCTCTCAACTTGTTAGCTTCATTCTTATAATTTTCTTCCATTGCTTTAATTTTTTCAAATTGCTTACGTGTTTCAAGGCACCTCTTATTATTATCGTTTTTTTTCAAATAAACATATTTTTTTATATCTGCTAACATTTGTCTTTCATATATTGTAGTAAAATATTTGCCTCTTACATTGCGTAAAGTTTCATTGTTTTTATTATTAACGCCTTTATTTCCACAATAAGGACAACGCGAATCACCATTTCTAAACCAAGTAATTAAACAATTAGTATGATAAGTATGATTACATTCAGGCAAAGTATAACATTGACTACATTGTAATTCATCTTTACATATCATACATTCTTCATTAGCATTACTAACATTAAGAATATTAATGGCATTAGTTAATGTATCCATAATAACCTAATATATTATTAGCTTATTAATCAAATAAGTTTTATATAAGTTTTATATAAGTTTTATTTATTATAAAATAATAAATAAAACTTATATAAGTTTTATATAAGTTTTATTTATTATTTTATAATAAATAAAAAATAAATTATATAAAAAATAAATTATAAAAATTAGCCCTCACCTTTTAATAAAGCACCAAACGCACTCCAATAAGGTAATAGCGTCGGTTTCTGTTTTAATACACTTAAAATTTTATGGTCTACGCATTTTTTATCTACGACAACTTGATAAGTATAGTCTTCAAACCAGCTCTTTGACATATAATAATTTCCTTTAAACCCCTTTTCGTCTCCCCAAGAATTTTCAACTAAAAATCCATTTGTTTTTGAATTATCAAAATTATAGCCTTTTATGATTACAGCATGATTTGGTCCAGATTGCCTATAATTTAGTGCATCACATTTTTCCATATAATTATTAAATCCAAAAACATCTTCATAATCAAACCCCTCTTTATCTAAAAACCCGTGATCGTTCGAGATATATTTTCTAAAATCAACCCCTACCCATACTGCTTCTTGATTAGCAATTGATTTTTTAACGGCATCAATCATTATAGTGCTTGGAACATTAATGAAATTTTGCTCGCTAGCACCCAATATATTGAATGTCATTTCAACATTATATAATTTATAAAATGGGGCATTTTTACAAGGATAGTTTATTAAACAAACTTTATCACGTGCTTTATAGGGAACGTGCTTCTTATAAAAATCAAGCGGAGTTATATTTGCGATTTTTTTTGCTGTTAATGATTTATCACTACTAGAAGTTTCATAATATTCCCAAGTTATTTTACTTGGTGGTTCTCCTAAAAATAAAACCAAAATTTTATAACAATCAAATAGCATTTCTTGTAATATTTGTTCTTTTTTTTTCAATAAATCGCCTTTTGTCATAGTTCTAATTCTATACGCACATTTTCGTAAATAATCGTCATAAAAGTGTTCTAATTCTTTAGAATTAGCGCTATGATAATGGTCGCTCATATTTGATTTAGGTATTATACCATATTTTTCAATCAAATTTACAAACATATTCCACTGACCACCATCGTCTGTTACTTTATCTAACATATGTATTAATTTTCCTAATTCCGCTTCAGATTTAAATGTTTCTAAATTAGTTCTATAAGTTTCTAAAATATAGTTTAAATAATAGTTTGCTTTTTCCAATTTATCGTAGAAAAATAAGAAATTTTGCGAAAGCTCAAAACTCGGCTGCAATTTATACTCTTTAATCATCTTAAAACGAATAATATTTAAAAACGCAAACAACCAACATCTACCACTGTTTCTTTGATTTGTTATATCAGCATTTATATCAATAACTTTATTGAACACTTGCTTTTTATTTTGTATATAATCACTTTTCAATATTAATTTCTTAAAATCAGACTTGGTGTTTACATTTCTAAGCACCTTATTTGTTTTTTTAATATTAAATTTATGTGAATAACTTGTTAAATTTTTATGTGTTATATTATTAACCATAGTTATATAAAAAAATATATATTAATATATCACTATATTAATATATTAAATAAAAACAAAACAATAAAACAATAAAACAATGAAAAAATAAAACAAATAAAACAATAAAACAAATAAAACAATAAAACAATAAAACAAAACAATAAAACAAAACAATATAACAAAACAATATAACAAAACAATATAAAGACCTATTTACAATCTTTTAAATATTTATCAAATAGCAAGCTTTTAATTTCTTTACATTTTAATTCTTCAAGTTTTTTCTCATATTTTTCCGGATCAGTCCATTTTTCGCGCAATTTTGCTAATTCATTATGCCACGATTGTAATGTTAGTCCTCGCTTTTTCTTAAATTCACTCATATTTTCTAAATCTAAAGAATATAACTGCAATAACGGTTTCATTATTTGATTACTAATATAATGGCTATAGTCCAGTTGTAATCCATTAAGCTTAATGAAATCAGGTGTCTCTATTTTTTCACCTTGCAAAGCCTTTTTATTGCTGTTCACTATATACGCATAATACATTCTATCCCCACTACAAGGTTTATTCCCACTGTCACGCAATCCAATACGCTCTGCTAATACTTTGTGAGCAATTTGTTTAGGATTTTTATAATAACCTCGCAACGATTTAGTTACTAATAATTTTTCAATAGAATATTCGCAACCTATTAATTTCTCAAGACATTCATTTAAAAATTTGACCGATTTTGTAATACTCTTTTCACTCATAATAATATTTACAATACCCCCATAAATATCCTTAACAATGGGCGCATTGTCTCGCCGTTTTAATACAATACCCATATATTTCATTTTACCTTTATCTGGATTGTCCTCATATAAAATACCAACATAACGCTTTTTAGATAACAAAATCCACGGATAAAAGGTTTTCTCATATTCTAAGTCGTGAGGCGCTTTTAGAAATTTACTCGCTAATTCGCCCGCCTGCTTTGCAAGCTCAATAGTATAAACAAGCGCTTCTTTATTTATAATCTTTTCATTTGTTTCAGAATTGCGCAAATTAAATTTAAAGAATACGGAATCAGTGTCACCATAAACGCACTCAGCTTTAACTTTTACGGTTGTTCCATCCTTAACCTTCACATTAATATTGTCATAACATTCTTCAATAATTGAACGACCATAAAATAATAATTTGCGTCCTACTGCTGTTGTAGATGCGGCAACATCTGGCTCATAAAAAGCGCTCGTAATAGCGCCCATTTGTCCATATAATGAATTAGCAGTCACTTTAATACTTAACTGGCGCTTATCCAAAATATTTTTCATAAACTCATCATTTTCTAATGTTATGAGTTTACGTGTTGCTTTTCGTGCATAAAGCAAATCTTCCAAGATTGCCGGCATAATTGCTTTTCCTTCGCTAAATTGCGCAAATCTGCAAACCTTGTAACCGATTACAACTTTTTTAGCTGCTGCTTTAGCTGTTAATCTTACATATTTATACGTATCATATTTTACATCAACATAAGTATATCCCGACTCATATAAATTGTCGTAAATAAAATTTCCGGCTTCATCTTTTTCACCAAGCTCACCAATCAAATTATGCTCTAAGTCATATTCTTTTGTCCATACTTTGCTATCGTGCGATAAATTTTCGGAAATAATAGATGAAGGATATAGCGAACTATAATCAACACACGCTACAGGCTCATCTAAGTAAATACCTGTTTTAGGCTTGAAAACATACGCCCCTTCATACCCTCCACTGTTATTATGTTTTTTGACAACAGGCATAAGAGTATTTTTTTCACCACATTTTTTAGAAACATAACTTTGCAATTTAATACCTTGTCCGCGCAATAATAGGAAGCTTAGCGGAACATTACACAAATTAGACATCTCCACTTTATCTGTAATCACGTCAACCTTCAACAATAACCATATAACATTGTCACAATCTGCTAAACAATATTTTCCAACAGTCCACCTATCATAGTCGGAACCATCAGCAAGAGCAAATATTTCGTGAGGTGTTACATCGTCCTTCGCTAAACCCCATTTATATTTATAATTTGCTAAATCTAATTCTTCAGCACTATTGATCACAAACCATTGCTCTGTTTTATTTAGCTCAATAATCTCAAATTTTTTGCCTTTTTTGTATAAATTAGTACTAAATCCTTGCTCGTCAAACTTAATATAACTACCTACTGAAATACCTGTCAAATTTTTCGTCATAATTTTAGTAGTGTTAGCTTCGTTATTTACATACGTTTTTATTACATTATCACTTATAAAATAGCTCGATGTGAAATCTAATTTATTAGAACTTAATGTAAATTCTTTTCTAAAAATGACATACATATCAATAATAATGCGACCAGGCATTTTTATAAATTTGAGATTATATTCACCGCTTGCTAAGACGATTTTATTGGTCTCAATGTCTTGTAATCCAGTGCGCCAATCTTTTGAAACACAAATCTCATCCTTGTTACGTGATAACTTGAGGAACTCTTTTGCGCAATTCAATTCAAGGGAACGCTTATACATAAATTCAAAATCAAATCCGGTAATGTTATAACCCGTAATAATATGAGGATTATATTTTATTAATATTTTTGTAAATGTTAATAATACCTCTTGCTCTGTTTGTCGCTCTAAAACAATAACATTATTATCTTTAACCCAAGATAAATATTTTTCAGGAATTTTACAACCTCCTTTTACAATTAGCACACGTTCATAAGGCTGTTTCTCAGTATAGTTAATAAAACTCAACCCAATAAATGTAACGCAATCACCTTCAAGTTCTGGGAAGCCGGTGTTTTTGAATGCTTCTGTTAACTCGTATAATTTTGTGTTATATTCACACGAACTATCTTTTATTAATTCAATCAATGTTACGTTTTTTTTATTATAAACTTTTACTCTCTTTTTGCGCTTATAATTAGTTGTAGTTTCAATATCTGTGGGATCGTTATTTTTATCATCATCATCAAGAGAAGCGTCGTCGTCATTGTCTTCGTCATCTTCTGACTCGCTTGTTTCTATAATAATTTCTTCTCCGTTTTTTTTCTTAAAGTTTGCGGGAATATAATTTGCTAAATTTTCAATTAAATTTTCGAAATTTATTGCTTCTAAATTCTTTTCCTTTGAAAAGACCTTAGCAATATAGCCCAGCTTATCTTTAGTCAATTCAAACGCACATAATATTTCTTGTTTTAACATACTAATATCATAATTAGCTCTAAAATCATCACTACAAGAATAATAATTCTCAAGTATGTTTGTAGCCAATTTTTTATAGTTTTTTATTGGAAGAGGAAAATCACCATGACTACTGCTCGCTTCAATATCAAAACTGCAAATATTGTACTTTACTGGTGTCTCTTTTTCTTTATACGAAACAATGTCTTCGTGATTTACGCAATATTCATAAGCACAATGTGTCGTTTTATTTGCTATTTTTTTAACTTTATTTGATGGCATCTTAATCCATCCACTTGGAACAATTTCTTTAGTATGGAAGAATTTTAATAATGGAGGAATATCTGCTTCATATAAATAGCAATTTGTTGTTCCATAGTCATCAGTATAAATATAACCATTGTCATTTAATGACCTTTCAAATCCACTATCTTTACTTGTTGTATCAGTATAGAATAATTTTTTCACTTTATTATATATAGCTGTATTCATAAATGATATTTTTATAAAAGTATGCAACTTTTTATTATCAAATCCGTATAGTTTTTGTCTTTTTACGAGCTTTAAGCTTACAATACTATCTTCATAATAATTACCTACTTTTTGCTTCTTCAAATGGGCTAAAAACAAATTTGCTCGCTGCTCGTTCCATTCTTCATTTACTAAAATGTAGAAAAATGGATAAAAGTTCTCAATAATAATTGAGGCTGTTTTATGGGTCTCATCAATACCAAACGCTTGAATAATAAACTTTTTATTATCTTTATAAGGATTAACATGAACATTCATTAATTTATTATTTTCAACTTCGTATTTATTATGCCCATCATAAACATTATAATCATATAATCTGAAAGATAGGTGCTTATTACTATTATGCTTATCCATAATAGTAAATATAATATAAATAGTATATTAATTCTATATTTTTTAACTATAGAATTAATTTCAATTTTTTTAATTAAGATATAAGATAGTTAATCTATCTTCTAAAATGCATTTTGAATGGTGTAACAATTGGAGTATTAATATTAGCTCTTGGTATTGTTGCTGTGCCGTCGCGTAAATTATCGATACATTGTTGCGATATTCTATTTAGAGCGCTACTTCTTACAATATTAGCAAAATTGGTATTTATAGATGTATTTGCTGTATTTGCTGAATTTGCTGAATTTGCTCGAGTATCTTTAGCAGTATAATACTTAATAGCATTTTTTTTAATATTTACTTGTGCTTCATAATTGTTACAAGTGTCTTGGTCAATCTGATATTGATTAATAAATCCTCGCCCAATAATACTATTTGTATTGTATGGAACGATTGATAATAGTTTTGGAACATTATTCAAACCAATTAAACCTTGTATCATTTTTCTTGATAAATTACTGCCATTTCGCGAAGGAATAAATGTATTATTTACTCTTGAATTATTCAATCCGGGTAATAATATTATTGCTTTTTCTAAAGTATCAATAGCATTATTTCTTACAATTTCAATATTATTATTAGGATATAAAAAACGTGGATCAGTCTCGGTTGCTGGATCATGATATATAAAAATACAATCTACATTTTCAAAATCACTCCCAGTTGTGGTTGTTATTAGATTTATAACTTCTAAGCTATAAAAATTTAATTTACTATAATACAATACATTGTCTGAATAGCTGAATGGATATGAATTACTACATAAATCAAGCGAATTATTATCTAATAATATGTCCAAATTTAAACTTAAATAAAATGTTGTTCCATAGTTATACCGCATATCATATCGAATAATATTTGTGAGTAAATTAGTATTTATTTCATTGTAATTCTCAAAGTTATAAAGATCCTCTTGATAGTTTATATTTTTTGATTTAAACCGTATAGCACTATTAAGAAGTTCATAACTTATAGTTGTAGGAATGACTTTATTATTAATTCTTAATAAATTATTCAAATTGTTAATATAATTGTTGTTACTATAATAATTAACAGAATCAGTACTAGTAATATATGAAAAATCTATAAGTTTTGATGAATTAAATTCGAATACTTTGCTATTTCTATATTCAAAATTATTGAATAAAATATTATTGTAGTTTATTGCGTTATTATAATTTATAGGATTATAAATTACATTATTTGCATTTTTATAAAAAAATGCAAAATCTAATAAATATAAATTAGAAAGTGATGGAATTAATGTATTATATGTTGTATTAGCAGATGTTATTATTGAAGAATTAATATCTTTCTTAAAAACTATTTTTGAAATGTCAAAATAAGTATAGCTTTTAGAAAAAATATGTGTATGACGGTACAAATCTCTTTGCGTAATTCCTGTAATTTGCTTTCCTAATGATAAGAATATTGTATTAATACTGGGACCAATTAATTTACTATAATTTGGATTTTTTTGATAAAAATTGGAATATACATCTATAGCTTTAACATTATTAAGAAAAATGTTATTTTTTTGAAAAATAATAGTACTGTTTGCCCTGCTCCTATTCAACATTTTAAAATTATTAGTTTTTATCATAAATGTATTTAAAACATACACTTCGCTATTATTATTGATATATATTGGAAAAATACCTGTACTATCATAGAAACTGAATCTATAAGTATTTATATTCTTGAAATCAAATGTTAGTTTATTATATGAATATATATTATTATATATATCATATGCTGTATTAAGATATAATTTGCTAATACTTATATCTGTAGTATTTGTAGTATTTATTGTGTCGTTACTAATACCGGTAAAGAGAGTTCCAAAATCATAAGCATTATAATTTATTAGCGATCTATTATTAGTTGTATTTGAGTATATAGGAGTGCTTGAAAAATCTATAATCTTAAACTTATTTGTAGAAACTAATATATTAGTATTATTATTATTTCCATATACGAAATCCGTTAGTTTTATATTAAAATAGTCATGATTACTTGTTAAATTAAAGTAATAATTCAAATGAAAAATATTATCAATTCCATTACTATTAATATTATCAAGTAAATAGTTCTTTGTATTATCAGAAATATCCTGATTTGCTATAAATAAAATTTTACGATGTTTGCTTGTACTTGTGCTTGTACTTATATCATCGTGAATAAACTTAATATTATTTTTAATATTATTCTGCGTGATTAAACACGTATTAAAAACATTCTTATTTTCACCATAGAGCCCTAATCTCTGACTTAATATTATTCTATTTTTATGTTTATTGGAATAGTTAGTTGTAAAAAAAGTAGCAAGCTCAGTGTCATTATTGTTACCGGTATTACCGGCAGGTAATATATTAACTATAGGCACTACATTCATATAAATTGTTAATCCATTATTTGAACCTGCTAAAATAATATAATCAGCTTTAGTATTAGGTATTATAGTCATACTTATAATATATATAATATAAATTTTATAAGTATTGATTTCATATATAATATGGCTATTAAGTTAATATATCTGTATCATTAAAATACCATTCAGGTGACAAATATTGATTCTTGGATTTACTAACATTACTATCTTTTTTGCTTATAAGAGTTGGTCCATTTGCAGTAATTGAAGTAATTTCATAAGTTCCAATAGCATAATTATAATATTTTAAGTCAGATATGTTACCTGAAAATCCACCATTATAGTTAACATATAAATTATCATAATTTTGCTTAATAATATTTGATAATTTATGCCGTTTTGTCAAATTACCATTTATATATATATCAACAATATTTTGAGACGTTGTTCTTATGACAATACCAACCCACTTTTTAATAGGTATAGCATCTACATATATATCATCGTAATATGCTTTCGAAACACTATTGTTATTATGATATACATTCATTCTTACAAGCATACCCAATATTGGATATTTATCCAATAAATTATCAGAATAATTTCGTTTTCCTTTATATAAGTATACTCCTGGGCAATTATTAGGTCCAAACAAACCTGAGCCACCCTCCCCTGTGGAATTAGGAGGAGACCCTTTATTGAATACATGCATAAAGTCTAAATCGTCTTTATATTCTAAATTATTAACATAAATCCAAAATGAATATGTAAATTCAATTCCATCATATTGATCAATACTTCTTAATAAAGGAATAGATGATTTTATGCCTAGAGCCTGTGTAACAGTTAAAGCTTCGGTTGCGTCTTTCATTCCGCTTATAATATATGGAGTAGGAGATGGAGATAATAAAGTGTATAATATTTTGCTTCCAATGTAAAATAAAGACGAAAAGATTATTATAACTGCTAATAAAAAAGTTAATCTTGATATCATTGTGTTAGATGATAAGAACTCGCTTAACATGCTTTTTTTCTCGCTTTGATATGGAATTAATGAACCTATATTTTTTTTAATATTGTCCAAAACTCCTTCCGGTGGATTCATATTATTACTATTATATAATAATAATAATAATTTTATTAATAATATTAATAATAACAATAATAATATTAATAATATTAATAATAACAATAATAATAATAATTTTATTAATTACAATATTAAATTGTAATTGTTCCTTTTTCTTTGTTATACTCAAGAAAGCTAACTTTTAATCTATATTTATTAAACATACTTGAGGCAACACTTGCATTAATACCTGCTTTATAAATATTATAAGCCTCTTGTGGATTGATTGAATTTCCTTCATAACGTATACGTGTTATAAAACCTTCAAAACTACTGTTTACACCATTATTACTTGCAGGAGTTCCTATTGTTTGCATATTTCCTATATATATATTTTTTTTCAATTGATTAGTATCGTAATTTTTATATAATCCATGTAATATAAATGAATTACGTAATTTACCGTCTAAATATACATCTAATGTGCGAGTATCTACACTAAGTGTAAGATTATTCCATTTTTGAACAGCAATATTAGGTATTTTGTATCTTGTATAATTAGCCTTATTTCCCGAGCTTGGTTTGTCTAAATAAGTTTCAATATCAATAAATAAATTATTTTCATATTTATCTAATGCTATATTTATATTTTTATAAAAATTTCCAGATGATTCTAATGTTACTTTACTACTAATACCAGATATAGCAGATGTTAATTGAGATACTGTAATAGCTGTTTCACGGCCTGCCATAAATAGAATATTTTTCTCATTAGAAATATTATCACCCCAATTATCAATAAAAAACCATACACTTAACATAAAATTTGATGAGTTCGTTTCAGGAATATCTTTAGAAAAAATAACATTTTTATTACTTGAGAAATAAGACGACGAAGCATTAGCACTATCATATCTCTCTGCTGGTAGTTTTGCATCGCACATTATATCAAATATAATATTTGTTTTAAAGAACAAGTTATTTAGTCCCCATATAAGAACAATCAAAAGTATTATTATTATTATTATACTTTTTATATTCATTATAATTATATATATAAAAATATAATAATGTTTTTATAATAATATTTAAGTCTTAAATATATTATTCTTTATTATATTTTTATTAAATTTTTATTAAATTTTGTAATATTTTGTTATATTTTTATTAATCTCTCAAATTTTTACTATACTTTATTATTTTTTGATAAATTATATAATAGTTCGATTGTTGATGGTGTCTTAATTTTATCATAATAATATATTTCTTTTATACTTCCATGAATGCCGTCTCTTTCACCAATAGTTATCTTATCACCCTTAAAATATGGTGATACATTTTCTTTAGAACCTACTAATTTACCATCAATAAATACATCTATTATATTGTTATCGTAATTTATTACAAAGAATAACCATTTTTGTAATTTGGGCTTATCCATCTCATAAATTGTATCTAACTGATCGCCTCTATTACTAATAGTTCTTGATTTTACTATTATTTTTTGCGAATTACCATTATAATATATGACAGGTTTATAAGCATAATTGAATAATACAGTATCTTTTGTATATGCTATTGATGTATTTGCTGGTTGTGAATTTATATAAATATAAAAACTTAGACTATAAGTATAACTATATGGAAATCTTTCTTTACTTATTACAGAATCATGGTATTCACCTTTAATATTATAGACACTGTTTACATCATTAAATAAAGCAAACGTGTAAGCTTTAGTATCATTAAGACTTGTATCAGTATTAATGTTATAGCTGCTATCTTTCATAAACCCACTATTCTCAGTAAGTGTATTCAATTGTTCTTTATTGAAATTAAAAGCAGCTATCATTTTATCATATTTATTATTTGATGGAGTTGTAGTGGTTTGTTCTTGTACTATATTCGGTAATTCGGTTGTTTTACTTAAATTTGTGTTTAAGTTTTGATATTTTCCTAAAGTTCGCTCTTCATTCAAATAAAAAGGTCCCGTGCCTTGTAAAATATCACTCTTATTAAATGTTCGTATGTATTTGAATATAATAGGCAATACAAATATTAATAATACCAATAATAGTAAAATGAAAAATAATAAATATACGGAGGATGGTGTTAGTTTTATATCTTTATTAATTTCATCGACAAGAATAACCAACAAGCAAGGAATAAAAAAAATCAAATTTTTGAAAATACATAAGAAAAACATAGCATAATTTTTTAATAAAGTTGTAAAAGAAGTTTCTTCTTTACTATCTTTACTATCAGATTGTTTTGTTAATTCGCAATATATTGACCCAGGTGAAGTGGGAGCAGCTTTTATAGAAAATAGCTTTGCTATTATTGCTAATACTATAAGAGCTATTAATATACCTACAATATTTTTTGAAATATCAAAAACATCATCACTATTTTTATGTAAATATAAAGTATAGTTTATTGTAAACAATGGTACTAAAAATATTAACAATAAATAAAACAAATATTTCAATATGTTAAATAGTGGTTTTGTTAATGTATTTTTTAAATTATCGAAATTAATAGAATCTTTAGACTCTTTAGAATCTTGAGTGGGAGAGATTGTAGTGCCTTTATTAATTAGTTTTCTATTTGTTGCATTATAACTATTTTTATAACGTGTAATAGTGGCATCAGTGTCTGATATATTATCCCAATTAGTATTATTCCTGTAAGCAAAAAAAAGGAAACAATATACACTAAATACTACCAAAAACAATGCCAATAAAATTTCATATTTTGTATTTTTTATAGCAAATAGATTTTGTTTCTCATTTAAATAATAAAACAAGGATAATATTAATATGATTAATATGCTAATAAACCATCTATAATATTTATGCTCTGATTGTCTCGTATCTTCGGGTTTTGTAATAAAACCATTAACTATTTTATCTAATATTTTTGCTAAAAATGTGCTAATGTTTTTAATAAAAAATTCTATTTTTCGCGCACTGTTATTTACAAAATCTTTAAATTTTTTAGTATTATCATCTGCCATAGTTACTAATATTAATATAGAATAATATATTATTATTAATAATATATTTGTTTTGTTTTTGTTTTGTTTTTGTTTTGTTTTGTATAATAATAATATTATAATAATAATATTATAATAATATTAATAATATTATAAATTTTCGCAAGCTGTTTTTCTTCCATGACAATCTCTACATAATGCTTCCAAATTATCTATATTATTCGAACCTCCGTATTCCAGTTTTATAACGTGATCTACCTCAAACCAAGCAGGTAATTGTTTTCTGCACTGTTTACAATGCCAGTTTTGAGATGCTGCAACAAATTTCTTTTTTGTTTCACTTACGCTACGTTTTGTTGAAGTATTTCCAGAATATAAAATCTTTTGTTGCTGCTTTGATAAATTATGATTGTTACTTGAAAAGGTTACTGATTTTTGAATATTGGGACTATTATATATATTATAGTTATTGTTCAATTCTTTCGATATGGAGTTTGATGTAAAATCAATAATTGGGCTAATAATACTTGCTGTATTTCTATCAATTGGTAAATACTTTATATATCCATTTGAGTTTGTTACAAGATCTCTGTAATTATTCGGATCTTTTTTTATATATAAATACACACAAAGTCCAATAAAAGCAAAAAAAGCCATCTTATAATATTTTTCATATTGTTTTAGTTTATTTATTAACTTACCTTCAAAATATGTATTAAGTAATACCAGTGCCGTTATAAATAATATAAGCAGTTCAAGTTTCATATTACTATTTTATTTATAATTATATAATAAATATAAAATTAATATTAGTATGATTAATAATAAACTTCCAAAAACATATTTATGCTTAGTTTTTCGTTCCTCGTTCTTTTTAAGTTCTTTTAATTTATAATGCTCATAATATTTATTTAAAGCATCATAATATGATACTTCTGGATTACCTAAATAAATATTTATCTTGTTATGTATAAAATGTGTCCATTTTATAAATGATTCCCTTGAATCTAAATAAGGTGTTACAGGATATGCGTCTAAAAATTTACTAAATACATTTCCTATATCGGGAACAGGTATAAATAAGGGAATATTTGTTATTAGGTCATAATATTTTTTCTTTGTGCTTTCATTCACGTTCAATGGGTATGATAATGCTATTGTGTATAATACAAACCAATAATGAGGACCCCATATATCAGGATTAAATACATTTGCATTATTCATTATATTTTTAATATATAATAGATTTTATTATAGCATATTATACATATTATACATATATATGTGTTAGTAAAAGTTAAAAATAATATATAAAAACATAGTTACTATATAATTAACAATATATAATCTATAATGAATACAAAAAAATTTATCTTTTGTAATAATTGCGGTAAGCTCGGTCATTTATTTCATCAATGCAAAGTTCCTATTACAAGCATTGGTATTATTCCTATAAGGATTACAAAAAAATTAAATACTATTACAAATAAATTAGAAAATAATATTGAGATTTTCATAATCAAACGCAAAGACACGTTATCATTTGTGGATTTTATGCGTGGAAAATATTCCATAGAAGATAAAAATTATATCACAAATTTATTAAATAATATGACAATAAATGAGCGACAATTTATATTAAATAATGAATTTGATAGTATATGGCAATATTTATGGAATTATAACACGAATAATTCTTATAAAAACGAAGAGAAAACATCTAGAGCAAAATTTATGATTCTAAAAAATGGATATTCAAATATTTTAGAAAGTTATGATTTAGAAAGTTTGATAAATTTATGCGATAAAAAATATACTGAACCTGAATGGGGATTTCCAAAAGGACGCCGTAATTATCAAGAAAAAGACATAATTTGTGCTCTTAGAGAATTTGAAGAAGAAACAGGATATGAGAAAAAAGATATTGCTATTATTAACAACATTGTTCCATATGAAGAAATATTTAGCGGTTCTAATTATAAATCATATAAACATAAATACTTTATTGGTATAATTAACAATAATTATATTCCTAAAAATAATTATCAAATTTATGAAATTACCGAAATTAAATGGGTATCTATCGATAATGTATATAACTATCTTAGAGAATATAATTATGAAAAAATTAATATTATAAATTATTTAAATAATTTATTAAAAACTTATAAACTATATATTTAATATATAGCAATGGATTTTTTATTTAATTTATTAGATCCAAAAGAAGAAAAGGTAAGCAAAGATAAATCAAACATACAACAAGAAGAACAAGAAGGACAAGAAGGACAAGGCGAAGAAGAAGGCGAAGAACAAGGCGAAGAACAAGGCGAAGAAGAAGGCGAAGAACAAGGCGAAGAAGAAGAACAAGAAGAGGAAGAAGAACAAGAAGAGGAGGAAGAAGAACAAGAAGAGGAGGAAGAAGAAGAACAAGAGGAAGATGAAGATGAAGATGAAGAAGAAGAGGAACCAGAAGAGGAACCAGAAGAACCAGAAGAAGACGAGGAAGACATTGAAAATATGGAAGAAGATATTTCTAATGAAGAAGAAGAAGAAAAAATAGAAGAAAAAGAAATAGAAGATAAAAAAGAAGAAATAGAAGAACCCGGTGCTGATGCCGGCGATGATGAAAACATTGAAGAGGCAGAAGAAGGAGATGATCCAGTAGAAGAGGTTCAACAAATTAATGAACTTGGACAAGGAAAAATAGCTGAAAAACAAACGGCACTTCCAATAGAGAAAGCCGCACCTATAGCACCGGTTTCGCAAGTTTCTTCTCCAGATTCGCAAGTAGTGTCTCCAGATTCGCAAGTTTCTTCTCCAGATTCACAAGTATCTTCAGAAACACAAGATACAAGCGTTATTCAAAATGAAAAACAATATGTGTCAAAAGAAAAGAATAATTTATATTTAGCATCGCTATTTAGAGAGAATATAAATAAAATAAGCATAGATAAGTCGGAGTTGGCAGGATTAGAAAGTCAGGTTAATACAAAAACAGATTTAAAATACTATTTAAATGCTATAGAATTATTAAATGCAAAGGAACTGAAAAATCCTTTAAATACGCATTATAAATATTTGTATCCGCACCACGATGACGAATTTTTTAATATTAAAATAGCAAATAAGAAAGAGTTTATGGAAAATAAACTAAAAATAAGTATTGACGCAGATTTTGAGAAACAAGCTAATGAAATATGTAATAAAGATTTTGAATTGGCACCATATCAAAAATTCATTAAAAACTTTTTATCAATACATACACCTTATAACGGACTGCTATTATTTCACGGTTTAGGAACAGGCAAAACGTGCTCAGCAATAGGTGTAGCAGAAGAAACACGCAAATATTTACAATATATGGGTTATAATGATAGAATTATTATTGTAGCCTCTCCAAACGTACAAGAAAATTTTTATTTACAATTATTCGACGAAACAAAATTAGAATTCAATAACGGATATTGGACAATTAATAACTGCGCAGGTCAAAATATATTAAACGAGATTAATGTGATGCAAAAAGATTTATCACGCGAAAAAGTGATAAAAATAGTAAAGAACATTATATCAAATTATTATTTATTTATGGGTTACACTCAATTCGGTAATCTAATAATGAAAAAATCTAATATATCGAATCAATTATTTGAAAATGATCCAAATAATAGTAAGAAAAAAATGATGATTAAAAAGAAGCTGCAAAAATATTTCAATAATAGATTAATTATTATTGATGAAATACATAATATTCGGCAGTCTAAAGATAATAGCAATAAATTGGTGTCTAATGAGTTAATGAATTTAGTTAAAAATGTTAGCAATTTGAAGCTAATATTTATGTCAGCAACACCTATGTTTAACGACTTTAAAGAAATCATTTTTTTAGTAAATATATTAAATATGAATGATAATAGGTCAAAAATAGAGCTTAAAGACGTGTTTAATAATGATGGAAGTTTTGTTGTAAATAGTAAAGGCGAAGAAGTAGGTCTTGAATTATTTAAGAGAAAGATAAATGGTTATGTTAGCTATGTTAAAGGCGATAATCCATTAAGTTTTCCATTTAGAATTTTGCCGATGAATTTTTCAGAAGCAAGAAGTATACTTAATGTTAAATATCCCGAATTAAAAATTAACGGCGTTAGCTTAAGTGAAAAAATAGAATTATTTGATATATACGTAAATAAAGTATCACCGTTTCAAGAGTTTGTATATAATATTGTCCTTAAAAATAATATCTCAAAGTTTGACGAAGAGAAAATTAATGCAATGGAAACATTTGGATACACATTATTACAAAAACCATTAGAAGCTCTAAATATGGTATTTCCTAATAGTAAATTAGAGAATTATTTTAAAGAAAAAATGGAGCTCTATAAAAGTATTCAGGATGTTATTGCTAATATTGATATTGAAGAAATAAACGGACTTATTAATATTAGAGATTGTGTAGGAAAACAAGGCATAAATAATATAATGAGTTATCAAGAATCACAGGCACCAAAATCAAGATATGGATATAAATTTAAAGGTGAATTTGATAAAACCAATATATTTGATTATGATGTTATAGAGAAATATAGTACTAAGATTAAATCCATATTAGATGCGCTATTTAATTCACAAGGTCCTATTATTATATATTCTCAGTTTATTGACTCGGGTCTAATACCTGTTGCTCTTGCGTTAGAATCGGCAGGTTTTACTCGTTATGGAAGCAATAAATCTTTATTTGCTACTCCACCAAGTGAAGAGTTAGACGTAAATACTTATAAGAAAAAGTCCGAATTTGGCAAAGAGGGGCGCTTCAAAAGTGCAAAATATGTTATTATTAGTGGAAACAGCAATATTTCTCCTGACATAGTAAGCGATCTAAAGGCTTGTACTGATACAAATAATATTAACGGCGAAATTGTGAAAGTTATTCTCTTATCAGCAGCAGGAAGTGAAGGATTAGATTTTAAATATATTAGACAAATACATATTTTAGAGCCTTGGTATAATATAAACAGAATTGAGCAAATTATTGGTAGAGCAATAAGAACGTGCAGCCATAAAGATCTTCTTCTTGCTGAGCGAAATGTTCAAATATATATGCATTCTACAATATTATCTAATAATAATGAGTCAGTAGATTTATTTATTTATAGAAAAGCAGAGGAAAAAGCCAAAGTAATTGGAACGGTTACGCGTGTACTCAAAGAGCATAGCATAGATTGTTTACTTAATTATGAGCAGCAAAAATTCGATGAGAAATTTTTGAATAAAGAATTAACTATTACTCTTTCTGACAATTCATCAATTAAATATTCAATAGGCACTAAAGCATATAGCGCTTTATGTGATTATATGGCCGATTGTAGATATTCGTGTAAACCTTCCAACGAAGACTATAACAAAATATATGGGACAAACGCAAAATTAAACAGTTCTTCGTATAACGAAACATTTTTAAAAACAAATAACGAAGTTCTTATAAAAGCATTGAGAGATTTGTATAAGGAAAAATTCTTTTATACCAAGAATGATATTATAAAGCACATTTTAACATTTAAAGAATACCCTTTAGAGCATATAAATAATGCTCTTAATGAGTTGGTTAATAATGAAAATATACTTATATCAGATAAATATGATAATTTGGGTAAACTAATAAATGTCGGCTCCTTGTATATTTTTCAACCTCAAAATTTGAATAATGATGCCACAATATTTGAGCGCACTAATGCGTTAATAACAAAGCCCAATGACTTAAAATTCAATATTTCAGAAACGGTCGAATTAGACGAAACTATTAAAGCAAATGTTTCAATGAAAGAAAAAAAGCCATCACTAATTAAAATGTATTCAAATAATGATCTTACTAATTTGTCAGAGTCTAACAAAGAAGTCGTAAGATCCAGTATAACCGAATTAGAAAATAATTATAAATATATAATTACTCATTTTCAACCCGCTAAAGGTGTTAAGACTATTAAAGACAATAAATATATTTTTTATGGTAAAATAATGGATATTTTGAAGGAGAAAAAGATAATATCAAGCGCAGAGATTCATAATATAGCAGTTAATATATTACTTGATGATTTAGATTTTAATAATTGTGTGTTGCTTGTTATTTACTTATTAAATAACAGCTATAATAAAGAGAGCGAATTCAATAAAAAATTATTGAGTTATTTTAATTCAAAAATTGTAACATCCAACGATGGAAAAACCAAAGCATTAATAATAGCTAACAAAAGCGAATTTAGAGATTATACGTTATATATAATTAAAAATATAAGTGATAAATTACAACCTCCTAATATTATTTTAATAATTGGTGAATTTGAGGACTATAATGATTTTGATAAAGTTATTGCTACTAATAAAATTACGCCACAGGAAGTAGCGCACGTTATTGGAATTTTATCAGTTAATAAAAAAATAACAAAAGAATTAGTTACTGAATTTAAAATAAAAACTGCAACAAATAAAGGTGCAAGATGCGACCAAGCTGGAAAAGCAAACACAGAAAAAATCTTTACTTCTTTAGATGTTCAAGAAGACGTGATTGATACATTAAAATCTTTAAATCAAAGTTATTTTTGTGCTGCTCAAGAGATATTCTTTAGGTTATATGATATGCGGAAAAAGGATGGCAAACGTTGGTTTTTTAATCTCTCTGACGCAATTGTTAATAACTTATAAATTTTTTCTTTTTCAAATATAAAGTTCAATTTATTTATTTATTTGTTTATTTATTTGTTTATTTATTTATTTATTTTTTATTTATTTGTTTATTTATTTATTTATTTGTTTATTTGTTTATATAATTGAAATAATTTTAAAGATTAAATTGATTATATATATTAATACATAATGTCTAAAATACAAACTCGGAAATCTCTTCCTAATAAAACAATTTTAGATAATTCGCATATATTTATGCGTTCTTTATTAACACAGAAAATTGTGTTAAGTTATAATGAAGTAAATAATAATATTTATAATATTTTAGAAGCTAAAATCAAAAATTTTAATGAAAATAAATGTATAAAGGAGGGGTTTATTAAAAATAATACCGTAAAGTTGCTCACATATTCGAGTGGCGAATTATTTGGAAATAAAGTTTTATTTGAGTGTGTTTTTGAATGTTTAATTACAAATCCTGTAGAATCAACCATCATCAATTGTATTGCCAAATCGTTAACAAAAGTAGGTGTTCGTGCTGAATTAGTCCTTGATGATGGCTCGTGTCCGTATGTAATTTTTATAGCACGCGATCATCATTATAATAATGAAATGTTTTCGCATATAAAAGAAAACGATATTTTACAAGTTAGAATTTTGGGTCAGCGCTATGAATTAAATGATAAATTTATTAGTGTAATTGCTGAACTAATAAGTATTAATAATTATGAAACATTAAAAAAGGATTTAAAGAAAATGGACAAGGAATCATATATGTTATCTGAAACGTTTCCTGTTCAAGATACATTACCAGTACAAGATACATTACCAGTACAAGATACATTAGTACTTAAGCAATCAGATAGCAAATTAAAAATTAAAGTACCTAAAACTCTTGCTGAAAATATTAAAAAATATAATGTATAAAGTTGATATAATATTAAAAAGTATTTAATAATATTAATTAAATACTTTTCAATAATATGAATAACGATGCAGACAATGCGGATATTACAGACAATGCGGATAATATAAAAAATATAACCTTAAAAACGAATATAATAGATTCTGTAAATAACGAGAATAATATACAATCGAGTGACTTAAGCAAGTTATGTAAATCGATTGAAATGCTTGAATTTTTTCATCACATTGAAATAGGTAAAATATTAAAATTAAACAATGTTTATTTAAATGAAAATAGTAATGGTATTTTTGTGAATTTAAATAAAATTTCACCTAAAACATATAAGGAAATTTGTAATTATATTGATTTTGTTAAAAAACAAGAAAGTGAAATTAATAAAGATGAAAAATTGAAAAGAAATTTGCAAACAACTTATTTTAAAGATAATAAAGACAAATAATACTATTTATTAAATGTTATGTTTAAATAAAGAAGAATTATTACAAAATATTAATTTAGATGAATTAAAACAATATATGTTATATGATTTAAAGAGCAACGAAACTACAAATACAAATACAACTACAAATACAAATACAACTACAAATATTATTGAAAAGATGGCTGTTCCAAGAAGTCAAATACAAATAAAATATACCAAAAAATTTAGTAAATATTATGAACCAATTAAGATTAATAATTCTAAAAATTTTGCTGACAAATTATTTTGGGTATTTTATAAACTATTGAATAATTTTACTAATAGCGATTTAGAAAACATAAATTCATTCAAAACTATGAAAGATTTTAAAATCAATTGTGTAGAGAAGATTAGGCTTCAGAAAAATATTTTGAAAGAATTTAAAATACAAAGAATGTGTGTCGAAGATGATTTAACAAATAATGAGAAAATTAGTTTTAAAACATTTCATGCCTTATGTATATTATATTTAATAAATGTAATTGTAATAAGAGATAATAACACTTATTGCGTATTATGTAGTAATAATGATGAAAAAGTTATCAATATTAAAAATTATAAACTAATAGAAATTTCAAATGTTAAAATTAGCGAAGCATTTAACAATTTTGATGTTGAATTAGTCTCATATACTGAAGAAGAACTGCAAACTATTTTAAAAAGTTATTATAATATTGAAAGTATTGAAAAACCAATTAAAGCGTTTAGTAGTTATAATTTAAGCGATTTAACAAATATAGCTATTAAATTAAGCATAACAATTTTTGATGAGCATGGTAAGAAAAAGAAAAAGCAAGATTTATACGAGAATATAATTAAGAAACTGACTTAAAGACAAGACAAGAAACTAATATGAGGGTTCCATTTTTTCTCTGTTACATTAGTTCGCTGAGTTATTATTTTTTCATATTTTTTTCATATTTTTTCCATATTTTTTCCATATTTTTTTCATATTTTTAACAAAATTGATATTATTTATTATTAATAAATAATAAATAATATCATTTTTAACAAAATTGATATTATTTATTATTAATAAATAATAAATAATAAATACTATTATATATTAATTATGAGTAAAAGCAGAGTAACTAATAACACACTAACTAATAACACACAAGAAACTAAGCCTAATGAAACTCTTAATGGCGAACTTAGTGAGAAATTTGTAAAATATATTGATATATATTTATCCAGTTATGCGCGATTTCCTGAAAATATGCACCCTGAATTTGAGGTTCGCTTTGGAACAAAAAAAATTAAAAATATAAATAAGGTCGAATTTTATAATATTATAAAAAGCCTTCTTAACTATGATTTTAAATTAAATAATGAAAATTATCAGTTAAAAATTATGAATGCAAGCAATTTGTCTAATATTAGAACACAAATAACAGGACTACCAAACATACAAAGCTATTGCAAATTAAACAATTTTTCTGGAATTTTAGACGAGCAAAATCTCTCTTTTGTTCAAAAAGACTATTTCAAAAATGACAAAGTTATGCTATATCCTTTAGATTTTGACGATTATAATTTCCGCGTTTGTTATCAAGTAGAGCAACACTTTGCACTAACGCACAGTTCTATAGAGGAACTAAAAGATAAATGGAATTCGATTAAAAAAGTATTTAGATACATTAAGCGTTATGAATACAAACATCCACAATTACCATTCTTAGTTCATTGCAGTATTGTGAAAACATCTAAAACACACGAAGGTAAATTTATTGAACAATTTAACATTAAAGATTCAGAGGTCTTTAATTCATTGGAGAACTATGAAATAGAGATTGAATTAAATAATGAATTTATTAGCTTAAATAAATTAGCCGCAAGCAAAGAATTTTTATATACTAATTTACGAAAAGTTATTAAATATATTTTAATTGGATTACAAGATACCAATTACCCTGTTACTATTAGCGAGATCAATAATATGAGTCAAGAATATTTGAAATTAATAAAAGGCTCCGACTATAAACAACATATGACTATTAATGTTAAAGATCATATTGGTCCTTCCTCATCCACTTTACAAATGATCAATCTTTTACCTGAGTCAGAAATAAACGATACTAATAGTTCTATTCCCAATATTAGAAACAATTATACAGTAACAGATAAGGCAGACGGAACAAGAAAATTATTATATATTTCACCTGACGGGCGACTGTATTTTATTCCTAATACAGTAAATTTTCAATTTACAGGATGCTATACTGAGAAAAAAGAACTTTTCAATAGCATTATAGACGGGGAACACATATTACATAATAAAAAAGGCGAATTTATAAATATGTATGCTTGTTTTGATATATATTATTTAGGCGGAAAAAATGTTACAGGACTGCCATTTATTAAAGTACATAAGCCGGCAGTTATTGAAGATGCTAATAGAGAAGATAAAAGCATAAAAGAAAATCCCGTTGCTTATCGTCTTAATATATTAAATAGTGCTATTAAAATAATAGAACTAAAATCAATTACAAACAATCCAAATATACATCTTAGAATAGTTGTCAAGAAATTTTACGGCACTGAAATATTTGATGGATGTAGTGCAATTTTAAATAATATTAAAGAAGGATTATATGAATATAATACCGATGGATTAATTTTTACACCAGCAAATACAGGCGTTTCAAGCACCCAAACCGGTATAGTCGCTCCAAATTATAAAAATACGTGGGTACAATCATTTAAATGGAAACCACCTGAATACAATACTATTGATTTCTTGGTAAAATTTAAAAAAAATGAATTAGGAGCAAATTTTGTAGGCACATTAAATAATGAAGGGCAAGATCTAACTTCATATAACCAAATACAGAGCTATTATACATTAATATTAAATGTCGGATTTGATGAGAGAAAACACGGCTATATTAATCCTTACAATGATATTATTAACAATAGCATTAAGCGTTATAATAAAGATAGCTATGCAAATAATTATAAACCAGCGCGCTTTTATCCAACTAATCCCAATGATATAAACGCAGGACTATGTAATATAATGGGTAAATTAGACGAGTCTAATAATCTCAAAATTTATACAACTGAAGGCGAGGAAATAGAAGACAATATTATTGTTGAGTTTGCTTATAATGTTAATAAACCCGATTTCTGGAAATGGGAACCTCTTCGCATTCGTTATGATAAAACAAGCGAATTGCGCTCTGGAGGTAAAAATTTCGGCAATGCTTATCACGTAGCTAATGCAAATTGGCAATCAATACATAATCCAATAAGCGAATCAATCTTAACATCAGGTAATGGAGTAACAATCAATGTTGATGAAGATGTTTATTATAATAAATTTTCTAAAACATCTGAAACAAAGTCGCTGCGCGATTTCCACAATTTATATGTTAAAAATATGTTGATTAATAAAGTATCAAAGTCAGGACATTCACTAATAGACTATGCAGTCGGTAAAGGCGGTGATTTACCTAAATGGGTAGCTGCTAATCTAAATTTTGTATTAGGTATAGATGTTAGCAAAGATAACATTGAAAATAGATTAGACGGCGTATGTGCTCGTTATTTAAATTATGCGCAACAACTAAATATTATACCGAAAGCATTGTTTTTACACGGAAATAGTATTTTTAATATTAAAGATGGCTCCGCATTCTATGATGATAAAACAAAGCAAATTAGTAAGGCTCTTTTTGGGGAGGGAACAAAGAATGAAGTCATGTTAGGAAAAGGAGTATATGCTAATTATGGTATTGCTAAAAACGGATTTAACGTTAGCTCTATTCAGTTTGCTATTCATTATATGTTCGAAAGTGAAGTTAAATTGAATGGATTTATTAAGAATGTAAAAGAATGCACAGCATTAGAAGGCTATTTTATTGGAACTTGTTATGATGGACACAAAATATTTAATATGTTAAATTCTGTAAAAATTAACGAATCTATTAGTATATTTAAAAATAATAACAAAATATGGGAACTCACTAAAAAATATGAAGCCGCTGATTTTATTGATGATGAAACCTCATTAGGTTACGGAATTGATATTTATCAGGAAACAATTAACAAAACTTTCAGAGAATATTTAGTAAATTATAAATATTTGTTGCGAATTATGGAGAATAATGGCTTTGTATTATTAAGCGAAACTGAATATAAGCAATTAAATCTACCCAATTCAATGGGTAATTTTGAGCAATTATATAATTTTATGAAGATGGAAGTTGAGAAAACTCCATATTTGGAGAAAAAATTTGGTAGTGCTTTGAATTTAAGCGCAGAAGAAAAGCAAATTTCATTTTTAAACAATTATTTTATATTCAAAAAAATAAGGAATGTTGAATATGAATCAGATGAACTAATTAGTAAAAAACAGGAGGCGCAAGAGAAGGATGTAATAGACGCGTCTATTAAAGAATTTGATATAATTGACGCTAATTTAGAGACTAATATCAAGGAGACTATTGATCTAAAATCTAAAAAATTAGCTGAAAAATATTTACAGGAAAACCAGATTTTAGATGAGCAAATACAACAATCAGAAGTTAAGAAACCCTCTGCTAAAATCAAATTATCACAAGACGAAAAAAAGAACTTAACAGAGCAAACCAAAAAACTTAAGCTTGAAGAAAAATTGAAAAGCCAACAAGAAAAGCAAGCACTAAAAGAACTTGAAAAATCTAAAAAAGCAGAAGAAAAGAAATTACAAAAAACACAAACCAAGAAAGCTTAGACCTAAAAAGAATAAATATAAAATATAAAATATAAAACTGATTCTCTTCTATTTCTCTCTATTTCTCTATTTTTTATTCCATTTTTATAAAACATTTATATAATTTTATAATTATATAAACATTTAAAACTATATTATGTTAGTAGCAAAACCATTTTATGACATATATCAACTTACCTAACTTAAACAATCTAAATTTAGATTTTAATATAATATATAAAAACGACTTAAAAAGCTGCATACTAAAAAAAGAGCTTTTATTGTGTAATTCATTGCATAATTATTTACTTATTTTAAAACAATCAATAGACGAATATAGTGAATATTGGGATATTATGAAAAAAATTACTAATCCATATGAATATATACATACTATAGTTCCTAATCATAAAGTATCTTTATGCAAATATAAACCATTATCAAGATCCTTTTTCAAAATGATAGAAATGATAAATACATTTGATTTTTTAAATGATAGAACTCCAATACAATCATTTCATTTGGCAGAAGGTCCTGGGGGATTTATTGAGGCTTTTAATTATAAAAGAAAAAATACAAATGACGTTTATTATGGTATGACTTTAATAAATGATAATATTAATATTCCATCGTGGAAAAAAGCCTCACATATATTAAATTCTAATAAAAATATTAAGTTAGAATATGGTGCCTCTAAAAACGGCGACCTATTTTTAAAAGAGAATTTAATTTATTGTAATAAGAAATATGCTAAGTCTATGGATTATATTACAGGCGATGGTGGATTTGATTTCTCGTCTGATTTTAATAATCAAGAAGACGTATCTTTTAAATTAATATTATCGCAAATTTTTTATGCATTAATTATGCAGAAAAAAGGTGGTCATTTTGTCCTTAAAATATTTGACATATTTAAAATAAAAACTATAGAAGTTATATATTTATTGTGTAACTTATATGAAAATGTATTTATATTTAAACCCAATACAAGTAGAAGTGCAAATTCTGAGAAATATATCATTTGTAGAAATTATAAAAATAATAATAAGAGAATAATTTCTAATATAATAGAGAACTTTGACATCTTGATTAATCAAGTAGAAAATATTTATAGCTTATTTAATATTGAATTTAATCAATTATTTATTACGAAATTACAAGAAATTAATGCTATATATGGCCAACAACAATTAGAAAATATTAAAAATACGCTTGGTTTAATACGCGAATTAAAAATGTTAAATATTGAATATAATTTACTTAATTATAATAATTATAATGGAATCCTAAAATATTTAAATATATCAAATAAGATTTATTCACATACTATAGATAATAATGATATAGAAAAGAATGATACAGAAAAGAATATTATAGATAATAATGATGTAGAAAAGAATACTATAGAAAAGAATATTACAGAAAAGAATGATGTAGAAAAGAATGATGTAGAAAAGAATGATGTAGAAAAGAATGATGCGATTGATAGACATATTGTAAAAAATAATAGTTATGATATAATTATTCCAGAAAGTCTGGATTTTGATTTAGTAGATTTTGAAAATTCTATAGATAATATTAGTATTATTAAAAGTACTAAAGATCATACTATAAGCACTATAAGCACAAAAGAAATATTTATAAATAAATATTTTAATAAATTGAATATGTTAATAAATATTAATATGCAAAAATCAATAAATTGGTGTAGAAAGCACAATTTTACTGTAAATAAGGAATTTTTAAATGAATGAATTTTTAAATGAATGAATTTTTAAATGAATGAATTTTTAAATGAATGAATTTTTATCTTAATATATTAATTCGTTTACGACGAATTTTTGTTGGTTCATTAATACATCCATAACACGCAGGAGATTGTAACACTTTAGTTAATTTTTCACATTCAGCCAATGACATATTAGGAGGACAATTGTTAATATTCGATTTTTTAGGACAATCTATACAATCATATTTTAAACTTGTTATTCTTGCACTCGAGGTGATTGGTCCTTGTGTTTGATACTTTGCATTAGATGGATTATATACAACACAATTTGAAGTACAATCAAAGTGTGAAAGTCCTCGCGATGGTAGATTTTGTATAAATGTCTTATTATTTTTATATAACAGTTCTCTATGCGACGAAGAATACTCTGTAGAAAGTTTTGTAGTTCCTGGTTTAATTACTAATGCTGATGGATTTAATGAGGTACATATTACTTTATTTAAATTCTCATCATAAAATTTATCACTATTTAGTATTTTACAATCACTGTTATTTTGTATATATGTTATAGTGCTTGAGTTAATATTATTATTAGGATCATCACAATAACTATTGTTATTTGAGTTATTTTGCGTCAAATTCTGTGTCACTATGTTATTTCCTGGTTTATCCATGCTTCCTATTAAAGATAGATTGCTAAATGTATTTTTTTTAGAGTCTAAATTTACATATTGCTTCCTATAGTGTTTAATAGGGTTAGCATTAAATCTATATTTTTTAACAGGACAATCTTCGCTCCAAGGGGCAGTTATATTTGTATTGTCTGGTATTTCATTTTTAATATTTTTAGGAATAATTGTTACATTGTTATTAGAAGAGGCTTTCCACGATATATTTGGTTGTATTTGATTAAAATATAGTTTCATTTATACTATATATAAAATTATATAATATAAAATTATATAATATAAAATATAAATTTATATAATATAAAATATAAATTTATATAATATAAAATATATATGAAAACAAAAATACAACTACCATTTAAGATATATGAAAAATCATTTGCTCTTATACTAATATTATTATTAGCATTACTAATAGTTTATTTTATTAATACGTATTCAAATATTATTGAAGGTATAACTGTTAATGCTGACCAAGAAAAAAATAATGAAAACACAAAAAATAGAGTAGAATCTGATAATAAACAAAAAGAAGCCGAACATAAGTCATCAAATCAAGATGAAAAAAATAAAAAAATGATAAATAATATAAAATAATATAATTAGCTAATTATATAATATTATAACTAATATTGTTGTTTTTAGTAAATATTAATATATTAATATATTCATTTAATTATATATATACTTAAATGCCAAGTAGTGATCCTAATAAGTGTGTTTCGCGAGGGTTCGGTTTTCAACATCCATATTCTTATTGTGTAAAACCATCGGAAGAAATGGTGCCTGGGGAAGTTACAACTGGTGGCCTAAGTATGAGAAATACAGAAAAAGTATTAAAAGGATTACTAAATTATGTTGATTATTTAACATTAGAAGCTACACCCGGGACAGCTGAGATATGCTTAGACACTAAAAAGGGTGGAGTTATAGGTAATAAGTATGTATTAAAAACAGATATAAAATGTAGAGTTGTAAATCCAGTTACAGGAACAATTTCAGGAGAAGCATATTTACATAAATATATGAATAATGCCGAAACAATAGGTGGCTTGCTAACGGGAGGAAGACCCCAAAATGATGTAAATGGACTAATACCATCAACCTTCGCAAGTGCCGGAAAAGTAGCCGGTAGCGTGGGAAATATTATGACATCATTTACAGGAAGCACTAACCCTCTTTGTATGGCTGTTCAATTAGATTGTCACGTGATTGATTCTAAAAATGACGCAAATAGTTATAAAGGAACAAGTCCTTTTGTACATTTATCTTTAGATGATATTGAAGATATAGATGTAGCTCATTATACTGGACTATTAGGCAAACCACAAATACCAGCCACCATTTGCTATGAATCTTTTACTAATTTAAATATTTTCAATAACAATAGTATAAATGAAAATATAATATATCAAAATATGGATAAAATACAGGGAGCATCAGATTTTGAAAGCGCACTGAATGTAGTAAATTTCCAAGATGAATTTTTAGTAAAATCGTATTATATAGGGTTCTCTATTTTTATAATAATTATAATATTCAAATTATTAAATAAGAAATAACAGCTAATTTTTATTAATTTTTATTAATTTTTATTAATTCATAAAATTGTATACTAAATTGCTTGCGTTGTTATTTGTTACTTCGCCTGCTAATATACTATCTTCATATAATTTTCGCAATACATCATTAGGGGCTTGAGAACCAAGTTTTATAAGATTCTTAGTGCGTAAATAATTTTTAACTTCTTGAATTGGTTGCTGCTTTAGTTGAACAACCTCTTGTTTAATTCTTTTTTGTGTTTCTCTATTTTTTACCAATAAACCTATATGTTTGCTCCCGTTTTTTTTCCCTAAAGTATATTTATATGTTCTTGTTATTCTATTTATTTTTGGAATATGCAAATCAATAGTATTCTCACTTGAAGAAACTATTGTATTAGATGGCGTTGTATCCACGCTAATATCTGAGAGAGTTGTTTCTTTAGCTTCATTAGCTTCTTTAGGTTCATATGAATATATTATAGGTTTTACTTGAGGCTCTATATATGTTGTTTGTATTTCTTGAGGTTCTTCTTTAATTTTTAGTTGAATTGGTTGAATTGGTTGAATTGGTTGAATTGGTTGAATTGGTTGAATTGGTTGAATTGGTTGAATTGGTTGAATTGGTTGAATTGGTTGAATTGGTTGATTTTCTATATTAATGTTATTATCTAATATAGGATCTTTACATTCAAAATATTTATTATTACCCAAATCAATGATTAATCTTTTTCCGGGATTAGTTGTATTGTTTTTTTGTGTTCTATTCGCTTCTCTAAAAGTTGGTAATGTTCCATTTTTTAAGCAACCGTGTGTGGGTGTTTTTACTTTTACATTATTATACATAAGACTGTCTTTAGGTAATTCTATATTTACATCTATATGTGGGACTGCCTTCATTGATTTATTACGAATTGCCTTCTTTTTTTTCGATAATTCGTGTAAAAATGTGAGAGATTTGTTAAATTCTCTTTCAAAATCGGTATTGTTAGTTTCATCAGCACTAAATAAATTTGTGTCTTGCTTTGCTAAATTGGTTTCTTTATTTTTCTCTTCATTATACGTTGCTGTTTCTTTAGTTTTTTGATAATCTTTCACTCTTTTCAATAATTCCTTTTTTAATTTATTAGTTTTCATTGAACTATTTTTATCATCAACCGGTTTTATTTTCTTCTCTTTTTTTGAACTTTTTTTATCACGGCCAAATTTGAATAATGCAGGATTTATTTTTAATATTTTTGGTGATGACATATTAATTTTATTTTATTATTTAAAATAGTAATAATATTTAAAATAATAATAATTAACCAAATTTTATTTAAAAATTGATTTTGATTTATTAATTAGCAGTTAGTAAGTATAATTATAATACTATGGATTTTAATGCTCCTAAATCGGATGTGGATGTTCCTAAATCGGATGTGGATGTTCCTAAATCGGATGTGGATGTTCCTAAATCGGAAATTCCTTGGGTCCTAATCGAATCGTATTTTAAGCATAAGCATTTAAAACAGTTAGTTAAGCATCAATTGGAGTCATATAATTATTTCGTAAATAATCAAATTCAACAAACGATTGAAATGTTTAATCCCTTAAATATTTGTTCTGATCATGATTATATCAAAGAACATAATTTGCACAGATTAGAAATCGAAATTACATTTGAAAACTTTTCGATATATCGCCCTCAGATTTATGAAAACAACGGATCAACAAAGATTATGTTTCCACAAGAAGCGCGATTACGTAATATTTCGTATTCATCGGCTATGACAATTGATTTAAATATTAAATATACTGTTCGCAATGGTGAAAATTATAATAATGTATTAAATTATCAAAAGAAAATTAAAAATGTGCATATTGGAAAGCTTCCAATTATGTTAAAGTCTGATTTATGTGTATTAAATCAATACAAACATTTAGATCACAATGAAACAGGTGAATGCTATATGGATCCAGGAGGATATTTTATTATTAACGGTTCAGAGAAAACTTGCATTAGTCAAGAACGTGCAGCCGAAAATCAAATTTATTGTTATAATATTGAGAAAAATAACAATAAATGGTCGTGGAAGGCAGAAATGAAGTGTATACCTGACTGGAAATGTATTTCTCCTAAACAAATCACTCTTTACATTGCTTCCAGAAATAATGGATATGGAACTGCGATTTATCTACAAATTCCACGTGTTAAAATTCCTATTCCATTATTTATAGTTTTTAGAGCATTAGATATTATTAGCGATAAAGAAATTTGTGAGCTAATTATGTTAAATATTGACAATGAAAATATGAAAAAGATGCTGCTTTCACTTAAAGCATCTATTATTGATGCGAATAAGTATATAACAAAAGAGTCGGCTATTAAATTTATTGTAAATAACGTAATTTATACACCAATGAATATGGATAAAGAAACCGGTTCAAAGAAGAAATATGATTTTGCTATGGAAGTATTAAGCAATGATATATTTCCTCACTGTAAAACAGAAAAGCAAAAAATATATATGTTAGGTTATATGACAAATATGTTACTACAAACCTCATTCGGTTGGTTACAAGAAAGCGATCGCGACTCATATATGAATAAACGAGTTGATTTAACAGGACCTCTATTAAATAATTTACTACGTAATTATTTCAATAAGCTTGTCAAAGATATGAAAAAGCAAATTATTCGTGAAATAAATAATGGATCTTGGAAATCGAATGATGACTACGAAAATATTATTACAAAAACAAATATTTATAAGATTATCAAATCTACAACTATTGAGCAAGGCATTAAACGTGCCTTAGCAACAGGCGATTTTGGTATTAAGCAAATTAATAGCAATAAAGTCGGTGTTGCTCAAGTATTAAACAGGCTTACATATTTATCAAGTCTGAGTCATCTTAGGCGGGTCAATACACCAATTGACAAAAGCGGTAAATTAGTCCCTCCTCGGCGACTGCACAATTCGACCTGGGGATTTTTATGCCCAGCAGAAACACCAGAGGGGCAATCTGTTGGTGTTGTTAAAAATCTGGCTTACTTATCACATATTACCATTAATTCTAATAGCTCAGGACTTTATGATTATATATTACCTATTATTCAATCGCTCGACACATATAATGGTTCATATAAAGATTTAGATGACTTTGCTAAAGTATTTATTAATGGTTCTTGGGTTGGATTTACAAGCGAACCAGAGAAAGTTTATAATATTTTAAAGGATAAAAAATATAAAGGTATTATCAATATTTACACCTCAATTATATTTAATAGCAAACTTAAAGAAATCAGAGTTTGTAATGATGCGGGACGTATTACGCGTCCATTATTAAAAGTGAAACATAATAAGATTTTATATACTAATTCAATTATTCAAAGAATTAAAGATGATGAACTAAATTGGGATGATTTGGTTGTAGGAATTAAATTGGAAGACTCGATTATTGAATATGTTGACTCATATGAACAAAATAATGCAATGATTGCTATGAAACCTGTTGATTTATTAAACAATAACAACAGCTCTGGCGCTAATCATAACAATATTTATCATTATAGTCACTGTGAAATTCATCCAAGCACTATTTTTGGAATTTTAGCATCGTGTATTCCTTTTCCTGACTCTAATCAATCTCCTCGTAATACATACCAATCTGCTATGGGTAAACAAGCTATTGGAATGTATGTAACTAATTATGATAATCGTATGGACAAGACTGCCTATGTATTAACATATCCTATGCGTCCTCTTGTAGAAACGCGTATAATGAATATTATCAAATTAAATAATATTCCATCTGGTCAGCAAGTAATAGTTGCTATTGCTAGTCATACTGGATATAATCAAGAAGACTCCTTATTATTCAATAAAGGCGCTATTGATCGAGGACTATTTTTAGCAACAATATATCATACAGAGAAAGACGAAGATAAAAAATTATTTGGAACGGAAGAAATCAGATGTAAACCCGATAAAACTAAAACCAAGAATATTAAATTTGGTAACTATGATAAATTAACTTCGCAAGGAATTATGAAAGAAAATACTCTAATTGAGGACCGCGACATTATTATTGGTAAAGTAATTCCGATTAAAGAAAATAAAAATGATTTTACAAAAAGCGTTAAATTTAGTGATGGTTCTGTTTCACATAGAACACACGAAGAAAGTTATGTAGACAAGAATTATATTGAAACAAACGGAGATGGGTATAACTTTTGCAAAGTTCGTATTCGTAATTTTAGAAAACCGGTGATTGGAGATAAATTTTCAAGCCGTCACGGACAAAAAGGAACAATTGGCAATATTATTCCTGAAGAAGATATGCCTTTTACAGCAAATGGTTTAAAGCCTGATATTATTATTAATCCACACGCTATTCCAAGCCGTATGACGATTGCTCAGTTAAAAGAAACATTGCTTGGTAAGGTATTACTTGAATTGGGCTTATTTGGTGATGGAACCAGTTTTGGAGAATTTGACATTTCTAATATTATTGGTAAGCTCAATGATTTAGGATATGAATCAAAAGGAAATGAGCTAATGTATAATGCGCTCACTGGTGAGCAATTAACAATGAATATATTTATTGGTCCTGCTTTTTATCAAAGACTTAAGCATATGGTAAATGATAAGCAACATAGCAGATCTATCGGTCCTATGGTTAATTTAACTCGACAACCTGCTGAAGGTCGTTCGCGTGATGGTGGTCTTAGGTTTGGAGAAATGGAACGTGATTGTATGATTTCACATGGTGCCTCTCGATTTACAAAAGGGCGAATTTATGACGCCTCTGACGCATTTAGCGTATTTGTATGTAATAAATGCGGATTGATTGCTTCATTTAATAATAAAGAGCATATTCATTATTGTAATACGTGTGGAAATAGAAATGATTTTAAATATGTGGAAATACCATATGCTTGCAAACTTATGTTTCAAGAATTAATTACAATGAACATTGCTCCGCGAATTATGTGTGAGTAAATTTGTTTAAATAGAAAAAACTATTTATAAAAATAATTATTTAGTAATATTTTTTTTCTTTATTTTCTATTTTTCTATTTTTCATTTCTATTTTTCTATTTTTCTATTTTTCTATTTTTCTTTATTCTTCTAAAAATAAAATATAATATATATAGTAATAATATATTATGATATTTGATAAAAACTCACTTGGCGGAAAATCAAATATTGGGCAGCCTATGTTACATGGATCAATGGACGGAGGTAACGACAGGTCATTAAGTCGCAAATATTTATCACGTGCTTTTGGTAATATGTATAACAGTGGTCTTTCCTCGTCTCCATTAACTTACAGTAAAAATGTATTAGGTCCTTTTAGAACCGCTTATAATGCCGGAGATGTTATAACTAATAATAACGTTCCAACAAATATTAAGTATGGTCAAGAGTCTAATCAAGTAGGTGGAAATAATTTGTCAAGACTACAAGTTAGAGGTGATGGAACAAGTGGTCAAAATGGAAAAGCAATGTATTCCGGTAATCCTAAATTTGTTCATGCTGGGTCAGATTATATAAGATTTAAGAAGTTACAAGCATTAAATAAAAATTTTAACGACTGGAGTTATGGAGGTGCTAATAACTCTCAAGCACAACATGCTATAAATAGAGTTAGAAAGTAATGCATCTATTACTAATATATTTAGTATATTAAACTAAATTTATAATATTTTTTATATTTATAAATATTATAAATGGAAGGCGTTTCTAATGATGAAGTTGTTATAGAAGTGGTTGCTCCTGTTACAGAAGTTGTAGAAGAAGTTGCTCATGCTCCAGTTCAGGAAGAAGTTGCTCAGGAAGTAACTCATGTTGAAGAAGTAACTCCAGTTCAGGAAGAAGTTGCTCAGGAAGTTGCTCCAGTTCAGGAAGTTGCTCCTGCTGAAGAACTAACTCCAGTTCAGGAAGCAACTCATGTTGAAGAAGTAACTCCAGTTCAGGAAGTTGCTCATGTTGAAGAAGTAACTCCAGTTCAGGAAGTTGCTCCTGTTCAGGAAGAAGTTGCTCATGTTGAAGAAGTTGCTCCAGTTCAGGAACTTGCTCCAGTTCAGGAAGAAGTTGCTCAGGAAGTAACTCCTGTTGAAGAAGTTGCTCATGTTGAAGAAGTTGCTCATGTTGAAGAAGTTGCTCATGTTGAAGAAGTTGCTCATGTTGAAGAAGTTGCTCATGTTGAAGAAGTTGCTCATGTTGAAGAAGTAACTCCAGTTCAGGAAGAAGTTGCTCATGTTGAAGAAGTAACTCCTGTTCAGGAAGTAACTCCTGTTCAGGAAGCAACTCCTGTTGAAGAAGTTGCTCCAGTTGAAGAAGTAACTCCTGTTGAAGAAGTAACTCCTGTTGAAGAAGTTGCTCAGGAAGTAACTCATGTTGAAGAAGTTGCTCATGTTGAAGAAGTTGTTCATGTTGAAGAAGTTGCTCATGTTGAAGAAGTTGCTCCAGTTCAGGAAGAAGTTGTTCAGGAAGTAACTCATGTTGAAGAAGTTTCTCCAGTTCAGGAAGAAGTTGTTCCTGTTGAAGAAGTTGCTCCAGTTCAGGAAGAAGTTGTTCAGGAAGTTGCTCTTGTTGAAGAAGTAACTCCAGTTCAGGAAGTTGCTCCTCTTGAAGAAGTAACTCCTGTTCAGGAAGAAGTTGCTCCAGTTCAGGAAGAAGTTGTTCAGGAAGCAACTCCTGTTGAAGAAGTTGTTCCTGCTGAAGAAGTTGCTCCAGTTCAGGAAGAAGTAACTCCAGTTCAAGAAGAAGTTGCTCCAGTTCAGGAAGTTGCTCCTGTTGAAGAAGTTGCTCCTGTTGAAGAAGTAACTCCTGTTCAGGAAGTTGCTCCTGTTGAAGAAGTAACTCCAGTTCAGGAAGAAGTTGCTCCAGTTCAGGAAGTTGCTCCTGTTGAAGAAGTTGTTCCTGCTGAAGAAGTTGCTCCAGTTCAGGAAGAAGTAACTCCAGTTCAAGAAGAAGTTGTTCCTGCTGAAGAAGTAACTCCTGTTGAAGAAGTTGTTCAGGAAGTAACTCCAGTTCAGGAAGAAGTAACTCCAGTTCAGGAAGTAACTCCTGTTGAAGAAGTTGTTCCTGCTGAAGAAGTTGCTCCAGTTCAGGAAGAAGTAACTCCAGTTCAGGAAGAAGTTGCTCCTGTTGAAGAAGTAACTCCTGTTCAGGAAGTAACTCCAGTTCAGGAAGAAGTTGCTCCTGTTCTTAACGTTGTAGAGGAAGTTGCTCCAGTTCTTAACGTTGTAGAAGAAGTTGGTTTAGGGACAAATACTATTATTGATACTGAAGTTGATTCAAACAATTCATGCTTAACAGGTTGTTCCATAAGTTGCCAAGTAGTTACAAAATCTGAAACTGTACCAATTAGTAAAAAACCAACTCTTGTACAACCAAAACCACTTAGTAAGAATAAATCTAAATTTTCAATGAGATTGTTTTAATGTTTTAGAGAGATTATAAATAATAAATAAATAATAATAAATAATAATAAATAATAATAACTTTTTATTATATAATAATTATGTCAAAACACATTTCAAAGAATATGCCTTCAAATGGTAGTAATGTTACAGATAGAACGAGCACATTTATTTTAGGAAGACGCGCATTCAATTTTTCTTCTCATAAGTCTGAAAATTTAAAAAAAAATGCTGACTATAGCTTAGTAACAAATAAAGTAACGTCAAATGTGTGCGCAAAGCCATTAGAAAATATGAGCAGTGATTTAAGATTACAACGTTTAAGATTAGCAACAATAGGAAATTCATCAATGAGTTTAAAAAATGACAAAGATTTTATACAATTAAATGGTAAAAATCAAGATGTCAATTATGTTAATAATGTATTAAGCCGGGTGCGAGGAGGTGGATATATTGTCCCCAAAAAGGGTAAATAAACAATAAACAGCAAAGGCGAAAAGTTAATATATTAAAACTATTTAGAGCTAAAATTGTATTTATAATGAGTATACTTTATTAATACAATAATATGACACTTGTAGAAGAGTATTTAGAACATACTAAAAACTACAAGGAAATTTATGGAAGTAAAACATTGGTGTTAATGCAGGTTGGCAGTTTTTACGAATGTTATGCTATTAAAAAAGGCGAAGGAATTTATGAAGGAAGTAATATTGTGGATTTTGCTCAAATTAATGATATGGTTATAGCTAACAAGAATACGACAGTTAATGACGAGAATGTTGTTATGGCTGGGTTCGGACTACCTCAACTTGATAAATATGTGAAGCGTATGTTAAATAATGGTTATACTGTTATTATTTTTGCTCAGGACTTACAAATGAAAAATACCAGTCGAAGCTTGGTTGGTATATACTCTCCGGGGACATATTTTGATACTAATGACAACACTAACTCTGACAGCGAAAACTCGAGTAGCAACACCAATTTAAGCAATAATACACTATGCTTATGGATACATTATAGCAAACCAAATAAAGTTGTTAAAAACGAAACTCTTAGTATTGGACTAAATATTATTGATATTTTAACAGGTAAACTAATAAATTATGAATATTCACAGCCTTATGAGAATAGTCCAACAACTTACGATCAATTAGAAAAATATATTTCTATTTATAATCCGAGCGAAGTAATTATTATTAGCAATAAAATGAATAGCAATGAATTAAATGCTAATATTACAGAACTTAAAAAAAACACATATATTGATGATGTTATTAATTATGCAAATATTAATGCGCAAAAAATACATAAAATATATTTAGATGAAAAACAGGTTGGCATTAATAGCAAAGCAGTTGATATTAATAGCAAAGCGGTTGATAGCTTTGAGAAAATAGCTATCAATTGTGAAAAACAAGTATATCAAGAAACTCTCATTGATAAAATATTTGGAGCAGGAGCATACAGAAGCAATTTTGAATTTCAAAATTATAGTATTGCTAATCAGAGCTTATGTTTTTTGATTGATTTTATCGACAAACATAATCCTTCACTAATTAAACATATTGATTTTCCGTGCTTTGAAAACATTAACGCCAAATTAATATTGGCTAATCATTCTCTCAAACAATTAAATATGATTAGTGATCAGCGTCATAATGGTAAGTTAGGTTGTGTAGCAAACTTTTTAAATAATTGTATTACAAATGCGGGTAAACGCAAATTCAATTATGATTTATTACATCCAATTTGTGATGGTGTTATTTTAAACGCCAGTTATGATGTTACAGACCATTTAATTAAAACAGAATTTTACAAAACAATTAGGGAATATTTATTAAATGTGAGAGATATTGAAAAAATAGATAGAAAGCTTGTGTTAGGTAAAATTGAACCGCGTGATTTTGCGAGCCTCTATAATAATCTCTCAAATGTTTCAAAATTATTTGAGAAAATTACTTGTATTCAGGAAAATAAGGAGTTAGCACTTTACATTTCAAACATTATTAATTATGACATAAGCGCCGCTTGTAATAAAATTAATAATTATATTAGTAATGTATTTGACCTTTCAAAGCTTAATGTTGTGATCGATAAGTTAAATAACAATGATTTAGAATCTATGTTTTTTATTAATCAAAACTATAATGCAAATTTAAGTAAACTATATAAGAATTCACTTGACTCGCGACAGCAATTAGAGGCAATTGCGTCTTTTTTCTCTAATTTATTAATGGAATATGAAAAATCGAAAACAACTAATTCGAACAAAGCCAAGACAAAAGCAAAAACATCCAAAAAAGAGACTAATGAAGATAAAAACAGTGATTATATATCAAATCCGTCGTTAATAAATGATGATTTTGTTGGTGGCAGCTATATTAAGTTTCACGAAACTTCTAAAAATGAGGTTATGCTAATTACTACAAAACGGCGAGGAGCAATTTTAAAGGAAATTATACAAAAGATTATTGAAAAGTCAGGAACAAAATATGAATATATTAATTATACTTCAAAGTATAGTAAATTTGGCGAAATTATTGAAATCGATCTCTCGAGCATTTTATTTAAAAATCACGGATCTGCTAATTCAAATATTATTGTTTATTCACAGCAAATCGATAGCATATGTTATGACATTCAAAATTCACGAGAACAGTTAATTGAGGAAATTAATAGCAATTATAAAGCCATTTTGTGCGAATTCAAAAACATTATATATAATGTTGTAACAAATACAAATACAAATATTAAAAACGAGAGATTTTCACTACTTGGCAAAATCTCTCAATTTATTGCACTAAGTGATGTATGTTATGTTAAAGCTTATAACGCGTTAAAATATAACTATTGCCGCCCGGTTATTGCTAATGGTAATAGTGAGGGCTCTAACAAATCATATGTTAACTTTAAAAAAATTAGACATTGCTTAATAGAGCAATTAAATACTAATGAATTATATGTGACTAATGATTTAGAAATTGGGACGTCTAATAATGGACTATTATTATATGGAACAAATGCTGTGGGTAAAACCAGCTTTATAAAATCTATTGGAATTGCTATTATTATGGCGCAAGCAGGTATGTTTGTGCCGTGTGAAGAATTTACATATTATCCATATGAATATTTATTTACTCGACTATTAGGTAATGATAATATTTTCAAAGGTCTCTCTACGTTTGCTGTAGAAATGTGCGAATTGCGAACAATATTGAAAAATGCTAATAGTAAAAGCATTATTTTAGGCGACGAATTATGTAGCGGAACCGAATCGACGTCTGCACTAAGCATTTTTGTTTCGAGCTTAGAGAGATTGCACTCTTTAGAGAGCACCTTTTTATTTGCAACTCACTTTCACGAAATTTTAGAATATGAAGAGGTGAAAAATCTGGATTCTATGAAAATATATCATATGAGTGTATTTTTTGATCGTGAGCAAAAGACGTTAATTTATAATAGAAAATTACGCACAGGACCAGGAGAGTCTATGTATGGGCTTGAAGTTTGTAAATCACTGGACTTACCTGAGGATTTTATTGAGCGGGCATATGCTATTAGAAATAAATATAATAAATCTAATGTTAGTGTGTTAGAAGCAAAAAAGAGCCGCTATAATGCAAATAAATTGCGTGGAATGTGTGAGTTGTGTAATAACAACGAAGGGACAGAGGTCCATCATTTACAATACCAGAAAAATGCAAAAGATGGAATTATTAATGGCGAGTTTAATAAAAATCATAAGGCGAATTTAATAAATATATGCGAAGCTTGCCATAATAAAATTCATAGTTCAAGCCAAGAATTTAGAATAACTAAAACCACTAATGGCTATAAATTGCTCGAATTGTAAATAAAATATTTTATTATTATAACATAATAATATAATATGGAAAAATCTCCAAAAAAACAAGTAGCAACATACATTATTTCAGCACATGGAACTATGCTCACATCTATATTAGGCAGTCCACAAACAAAAAAATATTTTGCTATTACTATACCAGAAAATGTTGAACTATATACACATGATACTTTAGGAAAGTGTATTCCGATGTATAAAACAGAGTCGGATTTTATATGTAAAAATTATAAAGATGAACTACAACAGTCTCTCAGTCCTGCTTTTAAGTTTAGTCATGAAGATGGAGAAATTAATAAATTTCCTGAACTATTTTTTACACCCGATAGTAATACTCCAGCACATTTTTACACAGGTATAACACATTGTATTCCAGAAGCACTTAGAACTACCGGTTCACGAAAAAAAGAAATAATTTATAATATTGATGCTAAAAATACAAAAAATTGTGCATGTAGTTCAATTGTTTCTAATAGTATTAATTTACCCTATGATTGTGAGAAAAAATATAGCCAGTATTACAAGGATCAATTAAGAGATTATAACTATGATCCTAATAGTAATACTAGTAAATGTGGTCCAATTTTAATGAGTGAAGCTGTAAAAGTTATTAAAGCACACTGTAAAACATATTATGAACCCAATTGTGTAATAAAAATTTATATATTTTCATGTTTGGTTGAAAGGGATTTAAAAACATTAATATATGATTATAAGAGGTCATATAACCACGCAAAACAACTAGCGAATCCTGACAATCCAGAACCAACTAGCATAAGACTTGTAACACCAATCACTACTCTTCCATCAACTAGTGTAAGACTTGTAACATCAGACACAATTCTTCCACAAAATGTTAAGCAAATTAACCCAGAAGTAGTAAGTACTAATACGAACATAAGCACCGAACAAATTATGGCAAGGCTTAATGACTTAACTTCACAGCCCCGAATCCGCAAGACACTAAGAGAATTACTAACAGAAACACCAACATTTGAACCACCAAGAGAAACACTAAGATTTGAACCACCAACAACATATTTGCAAAGTAAAGCTAACTTAAGGGACTTTTATTATGAAGTTAGTGAACCAAAAAATAATGCACTTTCAAAAGTTGTTCTTACAAATTATGTAGAAAATCTATCAGACTTTAAAGCACTACCATTAATACAATCGCATCTTTCTAAACATAGATTTAGTATAGGATTTAAAGTATTTGAATTTATAACTTATAAAGACGCATATACGGAATTTACAAAAGAACAAGATGCCAAGTTTGATGCCCCACGACATAAAAGACTTGAACAATTACAAAAAAAACATAGAGCATTAAGTAGACAGTACCTTGTTTTCTATTTAATTAATGCGTTAAATAAAATTAGAGCGGAGCACAGTGATGACATTACTATTTTGCCTGAATTCAATACAATTAGCTTCGTTCGTCCATTTACTAAAAGCGTTACAGATAGTGAGTTAGTTGATAGCGACTTAATTATTAGAGTCTATGATGAATTAAAAAAATTAATAGCACTTGAAAAGGCAAAAAAATTAGGAGAGGGTCGGCGTGTTAAAAAAACATTACGCAAAAAATACAAAAAACCAAAAAAAACTAAACACATAAGAAGAAGATTTACACATAATCTTAAGAGCAAAAAACACACAAAAAAGTAGTATAATAATAATAATAAAATATTTTATTATTATAACATAATAATAATATAATATGGAAAAAAGTCCAAAATCTCCAAAATCTCCAAAATCTCCGAAAAAACAAGTAGCAACATACATTATTAATGCGCACGGAACTATACTTTCAAGTCAGTTCGGAGATAGTGATAGTGCAATAATAACAAGAAAGTATCATGCTATTAATATACCAAAGAATGTGGAACTATATACATTTGCTAATTTAGGTAATTGTATATCCTCTTATGACGAAGAGGCAGAATTTTTATGTGATATATATCCAGATAAATATAAAACAAGACTAAGAAAATCTATTAATCCTGCTTTTAAGTTTAGTCATCAACCTGGAAAAACAAACAAATTTCCTGAACTATTTTTTACACCCGAACAAGAATCTCCTGTGGAATTTTATTCGGGTATAATACATTGTATTCCACAAGCACTTAGAACGACTGGTTCTCCTGGAAAAGAAATTATATATAATATTGATGCTAAAAATACAAAGAACTGTGAATGTAGTTCAATACTATTAAAGGAGGATGCACACGCCTATGATTGTGATGCAAAATACAGCAACTATTATAAACAACAATTAAGAGGTTACAAATATAATCCAGCTACTAATACTAATACTAATATTAATAGTTGCGGTCCAATTTTGATGAGCGAAGCTTTAGAAGTTATTCAAACGCATTGTAATACACATTATAATTCCAATTGTCTAATACAAATTTATGTAATAGCTTGTTTGGCAGAACAAAATTTACACACATTAGTTAGAGGTATTAGAGATGCCTATAGAAATGCTGAGCAAAGAATTAAGCATGGCGAAACAAAATTAATTAGCACAATAGAAACTAGTCCTCAATTTTGTTTAGCGAAAAATAGTCCGCAGTTTTGTGTCGCCGAAAAACCTCCAACACAAGTTTCTAGTGACGCAACAGCTTTATACAGTCTATTAGGAACTACTATTAAACCGAGACCAAATAGTATTGAACCAATTAGTGTTGAGTTGATTAAAGATGATTTGCTAAAATCATTATTAGGAATTCTTAACAAAACAGATCCTAAAGAAAAACAGAAAGACATTAATACAAAGGAAGCTTATTATGAAGCTATGATCCATAATACATTTGCTAAAGTTGACAAACAAAATGTTGTAGAAAGTTTAAATGACTTTAAACCTACCCCATTAACAAACCCTCTATATGATACTCACATATTTATGTATAATGGTAAAGTATTTAAGATTAAAACGTTTAAAGGTGCGTACATGGAATTTAGTCAAAACGATCATGATAAAGTTAGCGGAACATTTGAAGAAAAATCTAAAAAATTAGAAGAAAAATATAGAACACTCACCAAAAATAAACTGCATAATCACGTACAACAAGCATTTGACAGATTTAGGGTTAAATATGATTACACGGATGATGAATTATATGGAGACAATGCTGTTTTTACTCCTACTCCCAACGAACTTGATATTTTGCCTAAGATTAATGAAATCAACTTAGCACTGCCATTTAATATTACAACAACAAGTAAGTATCTTCCAACTAATATAGCCGAAATAATATATACACAATTATTAAAATTAATAGCACTTGAAAAAGCAAAAAAATTAGGACAGGGTCGTCGTGGTAATAAAACATTACGCAAAAGAAGAAAAACCCCTTATGCAAATAAAAAATCCAAAAGAAGATAAAAAACTATTCGGATAATTTATAAAAAATTTATATAATAAAAATATATTAATGTCTTATATATTTTTATTATATTTTTTAATTTTATTACACGTTGTAATATGTATGATTCTTAAATCGTTATGTGTATTAACAAATATAAACACATTAATTACGTTGAATATATGGTTACTGTTTATTTATTTAGCATATTATTTTGATAATGTGCTATTTTTAGCTGGTCCAATAGTTCTTCTAATATTAAATGAAATATTATATGTAAAATTCAATATAGACGTTTTTGACGGGGAATCTAGAACAAAACTTTTTTATGACATGACAACAACATATTATATTAATTACCTTAAAAACAACACTAATTTAACAGAAGGTATGTATTTAAATGACTTATCGGACAATAATTCTCTAATGAATGAAACCCAAGCAAAAGAACTTGGTCCAGAACTTGCGAGTGTTAAAAAATATGAAAAGTTTTTCCATTATTTAAATATTAATCCAAGCGAATATAAAAATTTAACTATTTTAGACATTGGCTGTGGAAATGGTGACTTTATTAAATATTGCAAAACTGTAGGTATTAAAACCACAGCAATGTCAATATCGCGTGAACAAGTTATAAGCTTAAAAGAAGAAAATCATGATGTGTATCTAGGAAGCTATCGGGATTTTCAGGAGCAATTTGTTGGAAAGTATGATATTGTGACTTTTTGGGGGTCACTAGAACATCTTACTCAAAGTTATCCTTGCTCTAAAAGCGGAGAAGAAAAAGCAGAAAAAGAATTAAGAAAAGTAATGAATTATGTAAAACGTTATTATAAAGATGACTCGCCTTATAAACTATTATTTACTTCAACTTTACATATGAATAAGAAAGTATGTAAAGACACATTAAATGCGTATCTTGTTGAGCGCGCTTATGGAGGTTGGTATTTTTACGATGAATTAGGCGAAACACTCTCTGATAAAATTAGTAGCATAGGATTTAGCAAAATAAAGCAAGCTGACTTTAATTATCATTATTATATGGCTAGTAAAATAGACGAAACACATTTTGGCAGGCCTATGAGCCCTAATATATATAATATGTGTGGACTATTGTTTGGTATTTTCATAAATCCAAATATAATAGCAATGGTATTGTATACTTTACGCGGTGAATGGATGTGGCAATTTGATAATAAATATCATTTGTTTGATGATAAATGTCAATCATGTACATTTGCAGAAAGATCTATAAGACCTACATCACTACTATGGAGTGTTAATAAATTAATAGATATTGAAAAATAAAGAAGAGTAAAAAAAAATAGAGCGATTTTTATATAAATTTTTTTAATATTTATTCATCGCTTACAACCATCTTTTTACATCGAGGCAGTTTAACTTTAGTAATTTTCTCAATTAGAGCAATTTGCGCGTTATTAGGTAGCTCTTTATTGCTCTCCCACCTAGAGAGCATTTGTTGTGAAACACCTAATAATGCCGCAAATTGTTTCTGGTCCTTATTTAATGTTAATCGCGATTGAGCAATTAGCTTACCAATAGGCTCGACGCTAACTAATTGCTTAGCTACAATTGGCTTTGGTTTAGGCTGAATAGAGCTTTCAAGTTTGACACTCTTTTTAGCATTTAAAGTAACAGCACTCCAATCTTGATGTTCCATTAGTTACTTTATGTAATAATAATAGTAATAATATTAATAATATTAATAAACAAGTATTCAATTTTATTAATATATTATACAATATATTATACAATATATTATACAATATATTATACAATATATTATACAATATATATTATACAACATATATTATGTATTTTAACTTTGGAAAATCCCTATACACAATTATATATATATTGTTAGCAACTATAGCTATAATGATGCTTTTAAGTTATTTTAATATAGATTTAAAAGAGAATACTAATGATAAGCTAACATTAAGCAGAGCAGCTGTTTTTGAAGGTTATAACAAAGTGGACCTTGAAGACGACACTGCTATTTTAAGTACATTAATGTAAAATTAATTATTAAAATTGAATTTTATATAAATATAATATCTTTATATAAAACATATAATATAGGCATATGATTATTCCAGTAAAATGTTTTACGTGTGGAAAAGTATTAGCAAATAAGTATCGCTATTATCAACGAGAAGTTCAAAAACGAAAAATTGATAAATCTATGGAAGTTAATAAAGTATTATATTTAACAAAGGATTTTATGGATAAAACACCTGAAGGCGAAGTTCTTGATCTTTTACAATTAAAGAAAAGCTGTTGTAGGAGACATATGATTACACACGTTGATATTGAATAAAAAAATTTATTTAACTATTTTACTATTTTACTATTTTACTATTTTACTATTTTACTATTTTTTATATTTTTATATTATATATTATATAATAATATATGAATAAACATACAAAAAAATTACGTAAAAAAAATTACAGTAATAAAAAAACAAAACATACACATACACATACAAATCGCAAACACAAGCGCAAGACTAAATCGCTAACAAATAAAAATTATAAAATAGAACAAAGGTTTAAGAATTTAAATCCAAATATTATAAAAGAATTACAAAGCAAATTTAAAAAAGAGAGGTTATTACTTAGCAATAAACGTATAGTAAACAGAGAACAAATAGGATGTGCTAATACTAATAGCACGATGTTGGGTGGTTCAAATATGGTTTCTGATGTTTTTCAGCAAATTGAAGATTATGCTACTGGATCATATAATAATTTTTATGGGTATACAGACCAACCAAGCCAATCACCATTAGATCAACCTGATTTAGCAACAAGTACATATATGTAATTATATTTGAAAAGTTTAAAATATTACGTTTATTTTAGAGGTTTATAGTTTATTTTAGAGGTTTATACTTTATTTTAGAGGTTTATAGTTTATTTTAGAAGTTTATAGTTTATAGTTTATTTAAAATTATATTTTTTATTGCTATAAATTATAGTATGGCGTACTTAAATAAATTTGCAAAGGATTTTAAAACTTTATGCACTCCGGCTTTTATTTATTTATTCATATCCGTATTAATTTTTATTGTAATAGCAATTCAAAATTTTGGAAATACAACAAAGTATTGTTTGGGGCACTTTGAATGCGAATTACCAAATACATTTATGATATTTGTTTTTAAAGCTATTTATATATTATTTTGGACTTTTATATTAAATTCGCTATGTAAAGCGGGTTATAGAGAAATTTCTTGGTTCTTAGTATTGTTACCATTAATACTCTTATTTGTAATATTAGGTTTAATAATTATAACATACTCGACTATGCCTCTGGTTTAGTAACATTATTTATATATATTTATTTAACTTATTAGTAATATAAGTTAAATAAATAAATGATTATTGATTATTGATTAGCTATAACAATAGTTTTCATATTTTCGCTCTTTTCAGTATTTATTTTTTCAACCTCTGCAGGTGTTTCGCTTGTAATATTTTCTAATAATATTGGTTTGATTTCTGACTGAAGAATACTTACGTTTTTATCACTTACGTTTTTATCACTCACGTTTTTATCACTTACGTTTTTATCTTCGATTGGCATAAATGAAACTGATTTACTTTCTTGACTCGACTCACTATTTTTTCCATCATTCAAATCTTCTATTCCTAACTCATCCTCATTTACAACATCTCCTATTTTAATAGGTTCATTTTCATCATCTAAATCTTGATATCTGCTAAATTCATCTTCGGCTCGCTTTATAGAATCAATAGTTACTTGACTTAGTCCATCATTATTGTCTTCATCTTCTGTATCGTCGCCTTCACTTATTAATTTATCTGGCATAATAGCTCCTTTTTCAGCTAAATCTATCATCTCTTTTTTATTATCTTCCTCTATAACTTCTTGCGTTGTTTTAGGTTTTTCTCTTGATCTCACACCATCATAACTTTTCCCATCATATTTTTTATTATACTCTTCTTCTTCTTTTCGAGATAATTTTGTTAGTTTTAAATTTTGAATTGTTTTAGCATAGTTCATCGATGTCAACTGATCTATATTGTCTTCTGTTATTATACGCATTTGAATATTCATTACTTGTAATTCTTGTATTAATAATTTAAAACTATAAGGAACACGAACAATACTGAAGGACTTACCATATTTGGAAATAACTTCTAAATTCATAGTATTTTCAAAATTCTCTGCAAATTTTAAAGGTCCGTCTGAAAATGGGCTAATAAATATATTCTTAGATTCGTTATATATAGCAATAGTACCGCTTGTATTACAAATTGCTACATAATAATCATCGCCTCTGTCTAACATAGACTCTTTCAAAAACGCGGTTGCCCCGTGTGCTATAATGCCATCACGCTCCATTTCACCAATTCGCAATCCACCATCATTCGCGCGTCCTTGAACCGTTTGCCGAGTTATCATTGTTCTTGGTCCTTGAGCGCGATAATTAATTTTATCTTTTACCATATGCTTAAGACGCATATAATAGCATGGTCCCATAAAAAATTCCATTGTTAATTGTTCGCCTGTTTCTCCGCTATACATTAATTCATTACCAGTCGAACTATAACCTATATTTCGCAACAATGATCCAAATAATTCGTGTTTTGATCCTTTATTAACAAATGCTGTACAATCACCAAAGCCACCATAATAGACGCACGCTTTTCCCATTAATGTTTCTACAAGTTGCCCTATTGTCATACGACTTGGAAGAGCGTGCGGATTAATTATTAAATCGGGTCTTATTCCGTCAGCATTAAAAGGCATATTTTCCTCAGGAATAATTAATCCCACAGTGCCTTTTTGACCACAACGACTACAAAATTTGTCTCCTTGTGCTGGTTGTCGTTCTTCTCTAATCCTAACTTTAGCTATTCTAAATCCTTCTTCGCCTTCCGTAATAAATGCTTTGTCCACATATCCCAATTGACCTTTTTTAGGACTTATGGACGCATCGCTAAAAGTATCCGGATTACTTATATTTGTTGTAACTTTTCCTATAACTATTTTTCTATCATCCAATGGACTATTTTCTCGTATTAATCCGTTGGCATCTAATAAAGAATAATCGTATCCGGGCTTTTTACCAACAACATTTTTAGATTCAATATTAATAAATCGAGTGTCTATATTTGAACCGGCAACTTTTGTGCTTTCTTCGCGTGACTCATACATATTAAAATAAGTGGTGTTAAACATACCGCGATTAATTGACCCTTCATTAAATAATATGGAATCTTCAACATTATAACCCCCATAGCTTCCAATAGCTACAATAGCATTTACTCCGCAAGTATGTTCTTCGTTGTACATATATTTTAAATAGCGACTTTTAACAAGTGGTATTTGACCATTGTTTAATATTACTCCCATTTTATCAATCCTATTTTGATAATTTGAATTATATAAACTTACTGCTTGTTTACTTTGTCCACACGCAAACAGGTCGCGCGGTAGCTGATTATTTTCAGGAAACACGATTTGATTTCCCATAACTCCCAATGTTAGCGACGCGTGAATTTCGCAATGGCTTGTAAATTTCGTAATTTGCTCACTATAATTTGCTATTAAGGCGGTTTCACTTTCAGCGGTGTCCAAATAATCAATAATACCTGCCTTAACCATTAACTCGTCCAAAGCATGTTCTGTGCTTGTAGTATTTGGTTTATCATATAGCTCATTATAATTAAAAAAAACATTATTCGAATTAATAACGTCGCTTGATGTTAAGTTATTCTCTCTTTTTTCTGAATTATAGAGTTTAAATTTATTAAATCCAATTAATAACTCATTATAAGTAAAGTCATTAGACTGCATTTTATTATATATTATTTCGCTTTCATAGCATGGTTTATTATTATTCAAATATAATACTGGTCTTGTCAATCTACCAGAATCACTATAAATATAGATAATATCGTCCTTAATGGACCAACTTATGCTTGTATATATTGGTATTAAGCCAATGCGCCTATATTTTTTTAGCATATCTATAACTTCAACAGGTTTTGTAACAATACCGCTCCAAGCACCATTTACAAATACCTTCGTAGCATGAGCTATATATTCTATTACACATTCATTCAATAATTCCATAAAAAACACTGTTCTCAATAACTCAATAATTGTTTTACCTGAATAGCCGCTTGTTATTAAACAGCCGAGCGACATATGTTTGTGCAGTCCAACATTTCCTCCGTCAGGAGTATCAACAGGATCTATTATTCCCCATTGAGATGAATGTAATAGACGCGGTCCAATTACTTTTGCACTGGAATCAAGTGGTAAATTCATTTTTCGTAAATGAGATAAAAAAGAATTATATGATAGTCGATTTAAATCTTGGACAACTTCGGGGCGCTTTGTATGTTCTTCTGCTCCCCAATTTCCTTTAAATGCTTTTCTAAATCCATTTTCCAAAACGCGCTCTTTGAAGTATTCTAAATAATTATTTTCGATTAAACTAATAAAATCTTTTTGATATATGCCTTGCTTATAATAATATTCTTTGTCTATTTTCTGAAATATGTGTTTTTGTTGTAATGAATAGTATTCCTTAAATAAATCATAAATTAGTGTTCCTGCTAATTCGACTCTTTTAAATCTAAAAGAGTCTCGATCAGTGGGCTTCTTATCGTTTTTATAAACTTGTAATAACTCTTTTACCATATGCCCTATAAAAAACGCCTTATCAATAAAATTATTCTCTCCAATATGTGGGAGTAAATAGTCCATTAATATTTCCAAAATATGTGGTAGCGTTTTTCCTTTTGTTAGTGTTGCTAAATATTTAAGCGCTACTTCCTGATTAAATATATTTCCGGCATCATATATAGATGGAGTAAATAGAGTAATATAATTTTCATATTTTTTCAAATCAAGAAGGCACATTTTAATGATTTCTTTATCGCTTGTTATACCTAATGCTCTCATTAAAATAAATAAAGGTACTGGCTTACGTACATTTGGAATATTGACCAATATTTGATTATTGCTGTGTTTAGTGTCTGGTCGCAATATTCTTATACTGAATGTTCTAATAGGTTTTGATGCATCTTCTGAGACTGATCGAATTTCTGCCGAGTGACTATATAACTCATTAAAATCAGATTTAATATATAACATATTATCGGCAAATTTTTCTTGACTTATGAGGACTTTCTCTTTACCGTCAATAATGAAATATCCACCTCGGTCATTTCTGCATTCACCCATATTAAATCTTGTAATTTTATCTAAACCGTTTAAAATACATAAATCTGAATTTAACATAATTGGAAATTTTCCTAAATACATTTTTTCTAATAATGATCTTGTTTCTACGTATACACCGTCTTCATTCATAATATAATAAATCACCTCAACATCAACGTGTAATGTTAGTGCATATGTCATATTTCTTAATCGTGCTTCATTTGGAAACATATAATGCTCTCTGTGTTCGTCATATATTATAGGTTTACCGAAGTAGATTAATTTTCCACTGCTGCCGCCTATGTATAATTCTGCTTTATAGTTATATTCTTTTGTTTCTTCATCTTGCTCTTTCATTATTAATATTGGATTTTTTTCTTTGAAAATATTATGTATCTTATTATTAAAAAAATCATTATATGATTCTAAATGATGCTTGACTAAGATATTTGGATCATGAGCAAAATATTTATCAATAATTTTCCACGCTAGTTCTTCGTGGTTAATAGGTTCATTTAGTTGTGATTCATTCTTAGGTAATGGATCGTTATTAGGTAATGGATCGTTTATTTCTGGTTCATTCTTAGGTAACGGTTCATTTATTTCTGGTTCATTCTTAGGTAATGGTTCATTTATTTGAACGGATTTTCTTTTAGTTTTTGTTTTAGTTTTAGTTTTATCATTGAGTTCCATAGTTATATACTATATTTATAGTATTAAATATTATTAATATTTTATATGTTAATATTTAATATGTTAATATTTAATAGTTTTATAGTTTTATAAGACATTTATATTCATTGTCGTTATTGTCATTATTGTCGTTATTGTCATTATTGTCGTTATTGTCGTTAATATTAATATTATTTTTGCTCTTATTTTTATTTTGCTTAATTAGTAAATAATTCCATAATTTTTGAATGCTTGTCGGTTGTTTTAAGTGTTCATCTTTATTCACGCTAAATACTTCATTTTCTAATATTAATTTATCATTAGTTGTGCTATTAGTTGTGTTAATATTTAGCGAACGCATATATTTAACATATTGCACATAATTTTCATTTGATGTGCGAAATATTCTATAGTTTTTTTGATTGTAAAATGCCCTGCGCTTCTTAAATTGATTTTGAAATACTTCGTGTCCATCTATAATATCTATTACTAACGGATTGCTATGCTTTTCTCTCAAAATTCGCCCCACTGCTTGAACAATATCCGATTTTGGACTTGCTAAAAGAAGGCTTGTCAGAGATTTAATATCTAATGCTTCAGCAGCCATACTAAAAGTTGCTAAAATAATATTTTTACTCTCTGATTTTTTTAATTCGCTTTCTTTCATACCACCAATATAATACCCAACAGAAGCTATATTTTTGTGAATAAGCGCTTTATATAAATAATTTAATAAACTCTTTGTTTGTGCTAATACAATAAATTGCTGGTTTGGATTAATAAACAATTCGCTTTCCAACACATATACAATAAAATCACTGCGCAAGTTCAAAGTTGAAACCTTATTAACCATTGTGCTATATTTAACTTGTCCTCTAAAATCACGCTCCACTTCATTATATTCATCATCATCAATAGTAAAATCAATTGCTTTTACTAATACTTCGTCTTGTGAGCCTTTTTTAGAATGTTTATAACATATATCACCCAAATACATTTTAAAAACGTTTGTTAGCCCGTCTTTCCTATTCATTGTTGCGCTTAATCCGAGTCCATATAATGTATTACATTTTTTTAGGCAATTACAAAATACCTCACTTGACATATGATGACATTCGTCATAAATACTTAATCCAAAACTGTCAAATAAAGTATCATTATAAGTCTTCATACTTACGCTTTGTATCATAGCTAAAACAATGTCTTTATTTTCAATATCAATGTTTTGACCTTGAATAGAACCTATGCGTGCATTTGGTAAATATTGTTGTATCCGCTCTATCCATTGATTTTTTAGAAATGTTTTATGGACAAAAATGATGGTCTTTTTTTTCAGTACTTCAATAATTTTAAGCCCTAAAACAGTCTTTCCTGCTCCTGTCCATAGTTCAATTAATGCTGATCCATTACCTTTATTTTTATCATCACTAACCCCAAAATCTATAGCTTTTAAATATTCATTTAGAACATTTGTTTGATAATCTCTCAATGATCCTTCAAATTTTAGATTTATATTTTCTCCAAATGGAATTTTTAATGTTTTAGGATAACCAAACATATTAATCCCCCAATAACGAGGCACATAAATTTTCTTTTCCGACTCTTGATAAATTGGAAATGATTTTGCCTCAACATACGAATTTTGCAGTGAGGGTTTTACTGTTAATTCGTTTTTTATGAAATCTATTATTTTAGGAGTTAAACATAACTTATATATAGTATATCCTTTAGCGCCTAAATAACTGTTTATTCCGTTTTTTTTTAAATTAGCAATAACCGGCATTAAGTCAGTATAATTCTCTCGATTTTTAGGACTAATCTTTTTAATTAACATATTAATTTAATAAATTAATATTTATTAATAATTTGTTAGTTAAATTTTAAGCGCTTTAAATAAATAATTAAAAACAATTTTCATTTTTAATAAAATATTATATTATACTATAATGAATTCTATTAATAACGTCACCAACAATTTAAAGAGTAGTGCTTTGAATTTGGCTAATATTAAATCACACGAAATGATATTTGTTATATTATTATTGTTATATTTAATAAGTAATGTATCAACGCCGTATAATTTAGCTCCGCATATAAATAATGTTTATATGTATTTCTCTATTATTGTTATTTTCATTATATTATTAGTTAACGCTAATCCTCTTATTGCACTATTATTTGCAATAGTTGCTTATGTCTTCTTGGAACGCTCAAAAAAAGTGAGTCATAGAGCTATGGCTCAAACAGAATCTAATAAATCTTCAAAAATGAAAACTTTGAATAATCATTTAAATACAAGAACTTTAGAAGAAGAAATGGTTACTTTAATAGATAGGAGACCGGAAAATATTACCAGCATAGATAATTTTAATCCTATTGAGTGCGATACACATAGCGCATCTAATATTTAATTATTTTTATTTTTTTATGTTATTTTATTTTATGTTTTAATGTTATTTTATTATGTTATTTTATGTTATTAAATATTTTTTGCAATAACGCTTCTAGGATATGATATGAACATATAGTTACCTATAAAATAAATTAAAATAAAAAAAAGAATACTTATAGATGTTTGTAAACCAACACTACTATATAAAAACGCAGGATTAAAGCTATTTCCTAATTCTTCAAACATAGCATTTAAACTTGATGTATTAGTTCCAAATGAGTTAGTTGTTTCATCTATTACATTTCCATTAGTATCAACTGGATTACATTGTATATACATATTATCCCCCGCAGTACCTAATGATTTCATTAAAATATCAGTTTCATTATAAATATCGGTATATTCCGATATGTTTTCTTGTGTTGAGGCTAAAACATTAGTTAAAAATTCCGGGTTCTGTAATAATTGAGGTAGTTTTAAATCTTGTGTACCTATAGTTGGATATAAATCTCTATAATATTGAGAAACACTTTTAGTGCCTCTATTTAAATAATCATTTGCTTGAATAAGTTGTGCTTTATCTTCACCGTATTTACGCCTGATAAATTCTATTAATAGTAACCACTCTTTTCTTTTTTCCTCAATGCTTGTTGAAGTAGCAGTCATAATAATATATTTACTATATATTATTTTATTAGTTTATTATTTTATTATTTTATCTAATTATTACAATATTATTACAATATTATTATATAGTAAATATAATAATATTTATATAATGGCAACAACAACAACACCAACAACAACAACAATTATACCAATTAAACCAACAATACCACCAAGTAAGTTATTAACATTGAAATATGCTTTAAAAATAGAAATAAGAGTTATATTATACATACATAAAAAATTATTGGCTAAAAGTAGAGTCTTAACAGCTTCAGATGAGCAACAAAAGAAAGATGCGTTAGATGAAAACATACGTCATAGAATAGCATCACACGAACGCTTGTCAGTCTCATTTTCACAGTTTATGTTGCGAGCTCTTTTTAACGAATTATGTTTAAAGTCGCATTCTGATGAGTGCCAAGAATATGAAAAATTTGTTGATTTTTTTAAAAAAACAAGATTAGATAGGGAAGATACTAATAATTTTAAAATAAGATTATTACAAATTCTTGATGCATTAAATGCTAAAATTAAACGCTCAAAAAAAGTTAGAGCAATAGAAGCAAAAATTAGACAATTAATACGTGATTCAGATAGTGATCCTGAAGTTGCAATTTCAAAAATTTTTCCTGAGCTTAAAAAGTTAATAGATGAATATAAAGGGCAAAATCTTGATCCAGGAGAGATAAAAGCTATTAAAGACTTACTTGATGATTTATTTAGTAGAGAAGGAGCAGATACAGATAGTGAAATCAAAAATAGACTGGCAGGATCTCTTAGAGAAGTAGTAACAATAACTGGACCACGAGGAGAAAAAGGAGAAAAAGGAGATAAAGGAGCAGACGGAGCAGGAAAATCAATTGACACACAACAAAATAAAGCAAATATTGTTTCACAAGCCGATGAAATAGCCACAGCTCTTGCTGTAATATCACTTGTAGCCGCAGCATCAGGTACAGAAGGAGCAGCACCACCACCAGCGGCAGAAGCACCAGCAGCGGAGGAAGCAGCAGCGGCGGCGCAAGCACCAGCGGCGGCGCAAGCACCAGCAGCGGCGCAAGCACCAGCAAAAAAGTCTGAAAAAATTATGAATAGTATACCTTATAAAGGTAAATTTACGAAACTTACTGAAACATCACTTTTTAGTCGTATAGGAATTGAATCGAAAAAGCCAGCCCCATTTATGAAAGGAGGAGTTTTACGTGTTGGAAATTTTACAAATGTAGAACCTAGTAAAATAATAGAATTATTAGAAAATGAGAAAGAAGCGGAAGAGAATGCCTTACCCGCGGATAGAAAAATATTTCAAGCAATAAATACTAATAACAAAGAGATCCTAACTGATAGCAAAATCAAAAATACAATAAATAAAATAAAAATAGCGCTAAAATATATATTGCTTTATAGGGTAATAGAAAATGTAATATATTTTTATAGAGATGATAAACAAAACAATGCTATTAGTGAAGAACAATCAGAACGAGAAGCACGTGCCGAAGGAGATGATTTACATAATATTTTAAAAAAATTACATTATAGCCAATCAGGTTTATTTAAATATGAAAGGGCATCACCAGTTATAGAAAAAATTGCTGACCAATTAACTGAAGCTATTGATGCTATTAATAATATTGCCCCTCCTCCAAGATTTAATTTTGCCAATAAAGCTATGAGTAGTTATGCTAAAGTAAAGCTACTAGAAGAAATCAGAACAATAATAACGGATCAATTACCACCTAAAGCTAGAAATAATCAAGATCATCAAGTTGCTGGGAATAAAACAAAATCAAAAAAAAGCGCAAGAAAATCTAATGGTACGCGAAAAATACATTAAAAAAATTGAATTCAGTTAAAATTGATTAATATTAATATTAAACTGTCAAATTATTTATTAAGTAATAAGCTAATAAATAATGCCACCTCTTATTGTATCAATTGATGGAAATATTGGTTGTGGAAAATCAAGCATTATGCGCTATTTAGAAAAAAACTTCGCTAATTATTGCGGCTCAAAAGGCAATAATTGCAAAGTATGCTTTTTACAAGAGCCGGTTTCAAGTTGGGAATCAATTGGAGATGCTAATGGAAAAAGTATTATTACGCACTTTTATGAAAACAATGAGCGCTATAGTTTTGCGTTTCAAGTAATGGCATATACTAGCCGACTATCTTTATTGAAGGAAGCACTAAAAGAAAATTATGATGTTATTATTAGTGAGCGCTCCGTTTATACAGACAAATTTGTATTCGCAAAAAGTCTATATGAGGCTAAAAAAATGACCCTTATTGAATATTTAATTTATTTGAACATGTTTAAAGAGTTTCAAACTATTTTTCAAGATTTAAAAATAGTTTATATTAGAACGTGTCCAGAGATTTGTGATTTACGTGTGCAACAGCGGGGTCGTCTGGGAGAAACTATTCCTATTGAATATTTAAAAGATTGTCATCATTATCATGATGTGTGGTTAAACAATCCTACAGCTATTGAAGAAGGGTTAGTATTAGTCATTAACGGAAACGAAGAAACAAATACAAGTCAATTTATTGAAAATAGTTATTATGATGAAGTAACAAGAAAACTGTATGATTTTATATTTACGTTATAAACGAAGTAACTATATAAAAAAAGTAAATATAAAGTGTTTTTGTTTAATTATTTTTTTATGATTATTCTTATATATAAGAATATATAAGAATGGCAAGACAAGGACCATCTGAGAGCGCGACTACATTTCCTGTTGGAACGAAAAAGCGCGGTAATGATGGCAATAATTGGGTAGTAATACAAACAAAAAATAGTAAGCGGTGGTCTAAACTTAATAATAATACATTACAGAAAACAAAGAAAACAAGCAATAAAACAACTAAAAAATATACAATAAAAAAGAGCAAAAAAAACGACATTTCAGTAGATAAATTAAAACAACTACTTAAAAAATATAATGTAACAACAAGTGGTTCAAAAGAAAAGATGGCTCAAGGGTTAGTTAGAGTAAGCAATTTTTTAATCGAAAGTAATGATTTAGAATTAATTTATAATTTATTAGATAAAGACCAACAAAAAAAAGCAACACAACTCATACAAGATAGAATTAATAAACCAATTACTAATTATCGAGGAATGTATGAACCACTGACTAAACCAATAAGTTCTATGACACGAGATGAGTTAATAAAGAATTTACAGAAATTTAGAGACAGTTGGGAAAAAATTACCACACGAGATACAGACTTATCAGATGAACGTTTAAATGATGAACCAACCGAACAATTACGAAACTTAATTAAATTTTATTATAGCAACAACGCAAAACTATCAGCCGAAGATTGGTTGCGTAAATATGTATAATAATTAGCAAATTAGCAAATTAGAAAATTAAGCATTCATATTATTTTATAACAAAAATAATATGTTTTTATAGTATGTATGAAAATTGTAAAATAATTAGTCATAAAGGAGCGCATAAATATAGTCTATTAATGTTACATCCTATGTATTCGGACGTGTGTTATTTTAATGATTATATAGACTATTGTACTACTAATTATAATAATATAATTGAGCATTGTAACATTATAATACCACAATCGCCATTAATGACGATTGACTATCCACATAATAAGCAATATAACGTTAGGTCATGGTATAATTATTATACTTGTTATGACAATTTAAATAAGATCGACAAAATAAGTCGTTCCGACTTTGATGAGCAAACGCGTAGAATGGTTGCTATTATCAATAATGAAGCCGCAATTTTAAAGACTTATAAAAGCATATTTATAATAGGCGTCTCTCAAGGTGGAACATTATTATTCAATATATTAAATAGCCTACCCAATCCATTAGGAGGGTTATTTTGCATTAAATCGCTATATATGTATAAATATATTAAATTAAAAAAAAATAGAGCCACACCGCTATTTTTTTATAGCGGCACTAAAGATGAAATCTATAATTTAGCATATCAAAAAAAGTGTGCGCAATTATTGGAACGAAAATATAAACTAATTTGGAAAATAGTTACTAATTTGGACCATTATACAAAGATTAAAGAAGAATATAAATTTGTATTTGATGCTATTGCCGAATTAATTTAACGTATATTAATGTTGATTTTATGTTTTTAAATCGTTTTTTATATATATATTATGGATTTTTACACGCGCCTATTTTGGATGTTTTTCTTTGCTTTTATTATTTTATCTGGCTATTTAGTTTGCTGTACTAAAAAAACAAATATATTTTATCTACAAATAGGATCAGGATGTGGAATGTTTGCTACGAGCAAAATAGGGCGAACATTTTTGGGATTATAATAAATAATAAATAATAAATAATAAATAATAAATAATATAAAGCTTTTTTAGCAATCTTATTTTTATATTATTTTATAATATTTGTATAATATAATAAAATAATATTATGTCATGTGAAAAAATTATGTGTAAATATAAGTTACACGATAAATCATTAATAAGAGATTGGTTAAAAAAAAACCATCCTGATAAGGGTGGTTCAATTGATCGCGATGAATTCATTAAAGTTTTGGAATGTTATAAAAATAATGTTACTTGTACCGCAAAAAAGGCCACTAATGAGAAAAAGGCCACCAATGAGAAAACAAGTAATACAAAGAATACAAGGAAAAAACGTGCAAAAATCTTTACATGTATGCGTAAAACGGCTAATTTTAGCAAAATCTCAAATTATCACAAGTTTGACAAGGCGGCTTATGACCCTAAAAAATTAAACGAAGAATTACTTGAAGCCTCTCCAAAAATGGTTCAATTATTAAATAATATTAGAGAGCTAGACGCCCAAGATGTAAAATATCACGGTAAAAAATTCAAACATTTTATATTTTCAGATGTTAAGGAAGGCGGTTACGGAGCAAAAATAATCGCATCAGCGTTTCAGGCAAACGGTTATAATAATATACTTAAATCAAAAAAGGTGTCTAATCAAATAAACGCAAAGCTATATTTAGACCTTGAAACGTCTAATTATCAAAATTTTGCTTTATTAAGCTCTAATAGTGTTTACGGAACAACATTTAATGAAAAAATCAAAAAAGAAGTATTAAAAATGTATAATGAGCGCCCGGCAAATATACAGGGAAAGAATGTTCGCTTAATTATTCTTGACAGCGGATTTAAAGAAGGCATCGATTTATTTGATGTAAAATATGTCCACATTTTTGAACCATCTATAACAATAGCCGATCTTAAGCAAACAATAGGGCGCGCAACGCGAACATGTGGGCAAAAAGGATTAGAATTTCAGAAAAATATAGGTTGGCCTTTATATGTTTATAATTATTATTTAACTATTCCCGAAATAACAAGCGATTCAATGTATGTTAATAGGTCCTTAATGGAAAATAACTTTCAAAGTTACAATAAAGACGCAGACATCTTATTATTCAAAAATGTAGAAAAATACAATGACTCTACTATGAATTATAGCGAGTTTGACAGTGCAATGATACAATTATCAAAACAATTATACGAATTAGCTCCATTATTGGCTGTTGACTATTATTTAACCAAAAATATACATAAGGCAATTGACTTAAATAGAGAGTTTATGGAAAAAGACTTTTATTTGATGGGAGGAGCGAATGCAGGAGCAGCTGATGCTAATTTTAAGCGCCAAAGTGATAATTCAAAATTTTTCAAAATAGATAATATAAAATGTATGGGTAAATGCGGTAAAAAAAGCACAAACGATATTCCCGTTAGTATCGATTTTATGAAATATGTGTATAAGAAGCACAATCACCCTAAGCAATTATTAATAAACGCAAAAGCAAATGTGCGCCAATTTTTATGTAATTATATGAAAGATTTGGATAATAAATTTTGTAAGCATGTCAATTTAGAATGGTCTCAGCGTTATATTAGAATACCTCATATTATTGAAAAGCATAACAATTTAGAAGATATTAAAAAGGATTTGCTCGCTTTAGAATTAGTAATTAATAATGAAGATAATGTTACAAATACCAAGTATCCAATGATTCTATATAAAACAAGCTCACATAGGCATACGTCAAAATCTAAATCGAGCTCTGTAAGAAGTTCAAAAACTACTTCTAAAAAGAGTTATAAAAATAAATTTACCAAAATGAGTTTTATTAAAATGAGAGATTATATTATAGCTAATTATAATTCTAAAGAATTTGTTTGGGACCCTATTGATGTTGTAAATAAATGCGTTGATGCACCTAAAGCAAATGCAACAACTGCCAACTCTATTACATTAAATCCTACTCAAACATTTATAGCGGATTATTTTACTCCTGCCTCACCGTATAAAGGTATTCTTCTTTGGCATTCTGTTGGAACAGGTAAAACTTGTACAGGTGTTGCTACGGCTTCGTCCAGTTTTGAGAAAGAAGGTTACTCAATATTATGGGTTACACGGACAACATTAAAAGGAGACGTATGGAAAAACATATTTGACCAAATATGTCACGTAATATTAGTAGACGAAATAAATAAAGGTTTAATACTTCCCGAAAACTTGAGCGACCGAAAAAGACATTTGTCTAAGAGTTGGCTCGATCCTATGTCGTACAAGCAATTTAGTAATTTATTAGCCGGAAAAAATGCTATTTACGACATATTGCTTGAACGAAACGGGTCACGTGATATATTACATAAAACGCTCATTATTATTGATGAAGCACATAAATTATATGGCGGTGATCTAAAGGCAAGTGAACGACCTAATATGGAAATTATGGAAAATTTAATAAGTAATAGTTATAAAGTTTCAGGGGCTGAATCCTGTAAGCTAATGATTATGACAGCAACCCCTTTTACAAATAGCCCACTCGAATTGTTTGCTTTAACAAACTTATTTATGACTAACGAAAGTGAAAAGATTACCACAAATAAAGAAGAGTTTAAGAAGCAATATATGACGTCGCAAAATATACTTAGTGAAACCGGGCTGAAAGTTTTAGCAAATAAACTTTCTGGCTATATTAGTTATTTAAATAGAGAGAAAGACCCCACTCAATTTGCGCAACCTATTATGATAAATGTTCCAATATTAATGAGTCATATTGAAAATGAAGAATTGAGAGATGCGGTCTATTTAAATGCTAATGTAAATTCAATTGAAAAAGACATAGAAGAGCTAATAATCTCTCTAAAAGCAAAAGTAAAAGAAGAAAAATCTGAATATAAATCCAAAAAACTTCCATACAAGAATAAAGAGCCGCCTGAAGATATAGCTAACGAATTAGATGCTATTTTGAAAAATATAAAAGCATTAGAAGATAAAATAAATGGTCACAAACAAACTAAAGCTGACGCAAAAGATAAAATGAAAGAGCTTAAAGATAAGATAAAAAATATAAAGAACTCGTTGTTACAAGAGTATATATTATACACTAAATGTATGCATATCAAATATAAAAATAATAAAGCACAATAATAATCACTAAATATTATACAAAATATTATACTAAATATTATACAAAATATTATACTAAATATTATACAAAATAATAATAATTATTTATTTATTATTATTTATTTAAATTAAAACACACTATTTACTTCTTATTAGATTTATAGGTAGAACGGCATCTTTTATCCTTTAATGCTTGAAAATATTTCATTTTATTGTCCTTGGCAAAACGCATTACATGCTTAATCCATGAACTTGTTTTGCCGCGTGTTTTTTTTCCACGACGTCTTCTTCTGCCACCATCTTGAGTTTCTGATTCTGATCCCTCTTCTTCTTCTTCCTCTTCCTCTTCTTCTTCTTCTTCTTTAGAACCACCAAATAAATTCTCTTTTCTTGACTTATGTCTTCTTACGCGCGACCCTCTTCTCGCACGTCTTAAAGTTCTGCGACGTCTTCTGCCTCCTCTAAGTGGAAAAGGAGACATCGATCCTGTTTGATCGTGAGCAGTGACACCTCCTTGTCCTTCTTCAAGTCCAGAACCTCCACTAATTCTTCTTCTGCTTCTTTTTCCTCTTCCTCTTCTTCCTCTTCCGCCGCTTTTCGCAGCACCAGATATAACATTTTGAAGACCCGCAAGCGCATCTGCTGTACCTTCACCACCTATTTGAAATCCAAGTTGTGAAAACATTATATTATATATATTAAATATATTTTATTTTAAAAATATTAAAAATAAATTATATAATATAAAATTAAATAAAAACAAAAACAAAACAAAATAAAATGAATATTATTGCTAAATAATTGCTAAATAATTACTAAATAATTGCTAAATAATTACTAAATAATTGCTAAATAATTACTAAATAATTGCTAAATACTTACTTTATTTTGTCCGCTATATTTTAAAAGATCTATTATTTTAGATGTTGTTGGAAATTCTTCATCCCCATAAATATCTTGTAAAAGCAACCATTCAAAAATTCCTCCTAAATAAACGTATATATTTAAAAACCCCAATTTGTATAATTGATTATACTTATCTATTACTTTATTATCAATACAATTCTCTCCATATATTAAAATCTTAATTGATTTATTACTTTTTAAATATTTATTGATAACTTCTTCTTCGTTAGAAGCCTGAACAGTATTTTTAACTAAACATTCTTGTTTATCATAAGGCAGCGTATTAATTAATAAAATAGTTTCACTTGTATTATTAATACATTTTTGTACATATACATAGTTTACTTTATTAATACTGCTAATATTACCCATATTAATATATTAGTCTGTTATTTACTTGTTAAATAATTTACTTATTAAATTATTTACTTATTAAATTATTTACTTAATTAAACTCTACTGTTGTAACTATAAATTCTTTGTTTATAGACCTTGACGCATTAGCGGATAATTCTTCGCGTTTTTTACGTGTCTTATTATTTGATGATGCGGTTGACGAATGCGAATCGCTGCTTTCACAAGACGATGTGGATGTTGTAGAATTAATAGAAGAATTTTTAACTTTGGAGCAACAATTTCTTAAATTCATGTCCGCTTCAATAATTTTATAATTTGTTTCAATATATTCGAGTATTTGATTTTCTATTGTCCATTTGAAAAAATTTAGTTGTCCTAATGTTGTTTGTATAAACTTATCCTCTTTATATGGAACATTTATTCTATCCCATCTACAAAATGGATCAAATTTCTTTTTGCTATATGCTTTTAATTTTAACTTATAATCATTATATACATTTACCTTTTCCATTTTATTGTCTTTGCTTATCATATATACAATATAATTCTTCTTTGAATAATTTGTAACAAACCAGTCAACTATTCTTAAAGATATTGGAGATGTTCCATTTATAATTGTTATCATTTTATCAAAGTTTGAATCTTTACTGTAAAAATTTAATAATTTATTTAATAAAACGTCACTTTGCGTATCTATATATAGTGACATTTCTATATTTTAATGTAAAGTGCAGTCTAATATTTATATTAAAATATTCATTATATTTAAATATTCATTATATTTAAATTAAATATAATAAATATTTAGGAATAAGAAATATGTCAAAGACCGATTATTTTGTAGAATAAATATATAATTAGTATTCATTTTAATAACTAATTTGCTTTGGTTGCTACACGGGTATTTTATAATGGATATTTCGCTAATTGTAGCAGGCATGGTTAGTATGATAATAAATATTGCACTGCTAATATTATATTTTCTTTACAGAAAAAATGGGCGTTTTAAATGAGATATATTTAGCAAATATATATTTGTATTTTTATTTTTATATTGTATTTTTATATTTGTATTTTATTTTTTCTAATGTTAGTATATATAGCAATGAACACTAAATGCAAAAATACAAGACATCGTTGTTATGCAAATAGAAAATGTTACAAAAAATCATCATGGACAAGAAAAAATTTAATAAAAAGATGCAAAGTAGGAACCAGAAAATGTAGAGACAATAAATGCCATAAAAAAAAAACTTACTCGGTAAAAAGTAGAGCATCAAAAAGCAGGTCTAGGTCATTAAAAAGCAGATCACCAAGAATGAAGTTATTAAAATATCAAGAACCACTTAGAGCAATTACAAATAATATGGTACAAAAAATTGCGTCAAATATATCAAGAGCAGTGACTTCGAAAAAAACCACCATGAAAAAGCGTCCAGCATGGCGCTAAGCTTATTATTTAAGTATTTATATAATTTTTTAACATCATATAAATACTTATTACTTAATTAGTCTAATATGGATAATGTATTATATTATGAAAATTATATAAAGGGCTTAATTGTTAAAGTAGTTAAACCATATGCGTCGAAACTAATATATGATGTTAATAGAGAGAAATATGTAGTTTGCTTTAAATTTAATGAGAACTATTATGATTTAACTGATGACGATAAATATAATGTGAAATGCTATTTAGAGAAGAATTATAACGACTATTGCAAATTTTAAAAAAAGATTACATAATATATATATGTCTAATAAAACTAAAAAAAGTAAACACAGCTATAATTTAGAAATTCTATTTGCTAATGTATTAGAAAAATCTCATAAATTAAGGAAAAAAAATCCACACAATTTTGACGGACAAGGGTTTTGGCAACCAATAAAAAAATTATTAGAACCACTCGATAATTATAATGCAAAAAAATGGAGAAAAATATCAAAAACAAAAACAAGAAAAATAATGCTTTTACCAGAATATAACATAAATGGTTATGAAACTAAATTAATAGATGAAAAAAATCATTTTATTATACAACAAGTAAGAATACCATTAAATGAAAAACCAACAATAAAAAAAATAGTTCAAATTGCGCTAAATATTGGTCAATATAAAGGAATAAACAATAATAATTACATATATAACATTAAATTTAATGACCTAACACAATTTATTTATAAAAAAGATATTATAGAATTGTCAAAGCATATATCTGATGCTCTATTAAAAAAAGTGAATGACTATTTAAATTCATTATAATATTTAGCTCTTTATTTATTTATTTATTTATTTAGCTTAGCTCGAGCTTTGTCTAGCCATACTTGATCTTTCTCTTTCCTAATTAACCAATAAAAATTATCTTCAAGCATAATGTCAATACTTTCTTTATCAGTATTACGTGCCATTTGAATTAAATCTGCCTTTGCTTGTGCTTTCATTGCTGAACTCTTTTTATATAGCTCCAGTGCTAACTTTTCAATTTTTGCAACATCTTCTGCTGTCTCTAATTTAGGTTGAGCTTTTTGTGCTTTTTTTGTCTTTTTTAAAGCCTTAAGGCGTGCTTTTTCTTCCTTAATTCTGGCTTTTTCTTCTTTTTTTTGTGCCTTTACATCTTTTAGAATTTGAGCTTCTTCCTTTTTTTGTGCTACTTTTAGTGCCTTTATTTCTTTTAGAATTTGAGCTTCTTCTTTCTTTTGTGCTTTTAATGTAGTGTTTTTTATTCCACCGCGTCTTCTACGAGTATACCTCATTAATATAATATTACTAAATATTATATTAATTCCTAATAATGCTTTTTTTTTAGTTTTATTTTTTTTTAGTTTCAGTTTTAGCTTTAGTTCTAGCTTTAGCTATCCATACTTCAAGCTGTTTATCAGTTAACCCGTAAAAATTATTTTCAAGCATTATGTCAATTCTTTCTTTATCTACATCACGTCCCATTTCAATTATATCTTCCTTTGCTCGTGCTTTCATTGCTGAACTTTTTTTATACAGCTCCAGTGCTAATTTTTTTAGTTTTACAGGATCTTCTGTTAGTTCTACTTCAGTCTTAGCTTGAGCTTCAGCTTTTTCTTTAGCTTGAGCTTCAGCTTTTTCTTTAGCTTTTTCTTTAGCTTTAGCTTCAGCATCAGCTTCGGCTTTAGCTTTAGCTTCAGCTTGAGCTTTTTCTTCAGCTTTAGCTTTAGCATCAGCTTCGGCTTTAGCTTTAGCTTCAGCTTGAGCTTTTTCTTCAGCTTTAAGTTTATCATAATTTTCGTAACCAGGTGGTCTCTGCCTTTTTACATATGCCATTCGCTCCATATCCCATCCAGGGCTGCCTTTAAGAAATTCAGCATAATCTTTATAGTAGCTAGGCACACTAGTTTTGCCTTCTCTAATTTTTTGTGCTAAATATTGTAGTTGCATAATCACCATCCTACTATGATATGCTTCTAATCTTAATTCTTCTAATACAGGATTTGTAGCAGGTTTTGCTTTACTACGCGTTCGTTGAGCAGGTCCATCAAGACCTGACATTTCTAAACGTTTTATTTCTGCTTCTTGCGTTTTTAATATTTTTTCATTTAAAGGAATAGCAGCAAGTATACGGCGCTCATATTCGGCTTTATCTGCATTCACTTTATCTGCTAGTGCTTTATCTGCTTTGGCTTTATCAGCAAGTGCTTTAGTTGCCATTGCCTTAACAACATCCCTTTTAGGAACCATTGTCATTATTTTTTCTACAATACCCTTTTCATAAAACTCGGCATTATTAGCTTTTACATTTACGTTATTCAACATAGTTTTAACTAAGAAAGGTAATTCGTGTACCTTACCACGACCTCGTCTTTTTGGATTCAATTTTTTTCTTGAAACTCTTCTTGATCTTTTCACTCTTCGAGTTTTAACCATTTATATAGTATAGCTAAATATTATATAAATAACGTATTTAAAAACAAAATAATATATTCTATTTAGGCTTTAGCTTTGGACTTCTCCTTTTCCCTTTGTTTTATCATAATTTCGTAACCAGGTGGTCTAAATCGTGTTACATATCCCATTCGCTCCATATCCCACGCGGGGTTTCCTCTAAGAAATTCACCATAGTCCCTGTAACCATCAGGAACAGTATTTCTGCCTTCTCTAATTCGTTGCGCTATACGTTGTAACTGCATAAGCACCCATCCAGTATGATACGCTTCTAATCTTAATTCTTCTAGCACAGGATTTGTAGCAGGTTTTGCTTTACTACGTGTTCGTTGTGCAGGGCCATCTATACCCGACATTTCTAAACGCTTTATTTCTGCTTCTTGCTCTTTTAATATTTTTTCATTTAAAGGAATAGCAGCAAGTATACGGCGCTCATATTCGGCTTTATCTGCTCTATGTATTGCTCCTTTTACATCTCTTTTGGGCAAATGTGCAGCTATTTTTTCTACAATACCTTTTTCATAAAATTGTGTGCCATTATTTCTTAAACTAACATTATTCAACATAGTTTTAATTAAAAAAGGTAATTCGTCTGCTTTACCGCGACCCCTCTTTTTTGAAGTCATTTTTTTCCTTGAAACTATTCTAGATTTTTTCACTCTTCGAGTTTTTTTCACTCTTCGAGTTTTAACCATTTATATAGTATAGCTAAATATTATATATAATATTATTTAGTATATTATTTAGTAAATTATTTAGTATATTATAATATATATATATATATATTTGAATAATGATTAAGGATAGTGATAGTGATAGTGATAGTGATAGTGAGAGAGAGAGTAAAAGTAAAATAAGCAGACGATTAAAATATGATATAAACTCATATGAAGATCGATCAAATGACATAGAGCTCATAGCATTGCGGGAAAACAGACAATCACAACAATCACAATCACAATCACAACAATCACAATCACAACAATCACAATCACAACAATCACAATCACAATCATCATCGGGTAGCTCGCCGTATGGCTTGCCTCCACCATCGGGTAGCTCGCCGTCTGGCTTGCCTCCAGCGCCTCCACCACAACCACCACAACCACCATCATCTAGTGACTCACCATCTGGTAGCTCACCATCTGGTAGCTCACAATCTAGTAGCTCGTCGTATAGTAACCCTATATATTCTACAACATCAGATCATAAACTTGTTTACCTTGAGTTTTTTCTAGGAAGAATAGACACTGCTTCGTTTATAGGAAAGTCTTACAATATGAGTTTTCTCAGTGATTTAGGTCCTAAAACTCCAAGAGGAAGTGAAGAAGTGTTCTTGTCTACAATTAGAGGACAAGATAGAAGAGTATACTGGAAGAACGCAGTCAAACTTGTACAATGCTTTATTAAGCAGCATGACCCAGATATAATGTTCTTTCAAGAAATGAATGATAGAGATTCCATAACTACCAAAAATCCAAACTTTGTATCTTTAGAGGATGGAACGTTCAAAGGAGGATATCAAGCTTTATTGGATGCTATCGCAGATACAGGCACTGTTGTGTATACTACTTCTACAAATCAACCTACATTACCTACTAATTCATATTATAAACATGGTTCATTCACGATAAATGGTGAAACATATGATTTTCTTGCTTACTCAGTAGCCAAAGGCGATCCTGCTTCTTATGTTTATCCAACAGTGCTTACTATATGGAAGACAGCGAGATTAGGAGAATTTCGGCAATTTTATGGGAATGACCTTGGACAACACACTGGTTATGCTCCATCTTACATGGATATCCTATACAATGGTCCTTATTTTCATCATGGAAGAAATTTTTCTTGTGTTAGAACAACTAAAGGAGCAAACTTAGTAAACATACATGGCCCTAATGATCCTGCTAAAGCAGATACAAAACTTAAACCAGCTATTGAAGCATACTTACTAGAATCAGCTACAACTTTTGGAGAGCCTTGGAATATTGATGCAACTGTTATAGGAGGTGATACGAATGACGCATTTAATAAAGTAACGCGCATAGAATTTAATGGTGAATATTATGATCATTTACTACCTGCTCCTATAACTTGTTGTTTTGAAAATCCGCAAAATTCATTAACTAACTACCCATATTATGGTGATAAAATTTATGTTACCAATCCACCCTATCTAATTCAATTATATGAAGAATATAATTGTCCTTCACTAATACTTAGTGGAGGTGAAAAGAATAAATATTATCGTAGTCTAAAGAAAGCAAGAAAAGCAACTAAAGCAAGGAAAGCAAGAAAAGTAAGGAAAGCAAGGAAAGCAAGGAAAACAAGAAAAGCAACTAAAGCAAGGAAAACAAAGCAATCGCGCTATAATAAAAAAAAACTCTTAAGAAACCACGTTTTCGACCACATAAAAATATAAGAAGCACACGTAAACGGTAACAATAACCCATACCATAGTTAAACATTATAAAACCAAGTACTAAAATAAAATTTGTCATAAGGGCGCGACCCTTCGTTAATTAGTTGGTTTAAATTATATAATCTATCATAATCATTAGACCCGCCGTCAACTCTATAAAACAGCAAATGGCTTGTCAAATCACAACTTAACACATCAATATATCCCATACCTCCGTATTTATACCCAATATCAAACACATTGGTTTGCCCTTGGTTTACTAATTCTTTATAACGTTGTAATGCTTCGTCAAGACTCATAATGGTCCATTGACCGTAATAAATTTCCTTTTTTTGATGTCCTAACAATTGATATATAACTTTAATATTTCTATTTAAACCTTCAGGTATTTGCGCGTTAATAAATAACATATTAAATTGCTGAAATGGTTGTCCAGTGCTATCATTCTTGAAAAATGCTTCATTTGAAGAAACATAATCATTGCTTGAAATAGCGCAAGTCTTTAATACTTCAAAAATCTTATTAACTTCTGATTGTTTTTTAATCATTGATCTTGTAGTCATGCTAATCTTTAAAGTGCTAATGCTATTATTTTGATTTATAAGTCAATTTTATTTGTTTTCAAAATTAGTTAGTCCACAAAATTTTGCTTACTCTAATTTTTTTAATACTATTAAATTATGTTCTAATTGCTTCGAAAATTTAAACTTTGCGCTATTTTTTCGACGTCTTTGTAGATTGCATTTTAAACAGCATATGATTGTGTTGCTATTGCTATGCTCGTCATAATTATTTATTCTATCTAATGTCCATTGACATTGTTCTCTCGAATTTTTATATAATATTAGTGTTTTTACGTTACAATAAAAGCATAACATCTCGCTTGTCGCTAATTTTTCTATAATATTTTCAAGTGTTATAAAATTATTATAGTCATCATATTTTTTTTTTATATCTTGCTGTTTATAACAATCTAATTTATTTTTTAATGCTTGACTAAAGTATTTTTGCTCATAAAATGCGACCCCTTTATATAGTTTTTGTATTAATATTAATTGACTATCATAATTATCATAAATAGTAATAATAGCATTACTTATGTCTTTTGAAACTTCTTTAGTACTGACCTTGTCTAATAAATCTATATATGATTTTTTCTCATTTTTTATTTTTTCATTATTTATTTTTTTTATAGCGTCCTCAATGTCAATAGTGGATTCATTTATAGTATTAACTGTTTTTTTATGTGAGCTAATTGAGCTAATTTGAATTACTTTATTCATTAGTTATTTAGTATTTAGTATACTAAACTTATATTATATTAATATTGTTTTATATTATATTATTATATGATTAATATATAAAATTAAAATTATATATATTAATAAGACTAAGTAGTGATATGCCTGTGCGTAAAAAAAATGTTATTGAAATTACTAATATTAATACTAATTCTGATACTAATACTAATACTAATACTAATTCTGATTCCGATACCTTAGCTACAAATGATTTAAATGATGTAACTATTTCTAATATAATGCAAACAAAAGCAAATAAAAATAGCACAATTAATAACACCAAAGAAACCAAAAATAAAGATGACTATTGTAAAGAATTAAAAAATATTGCATATAAAACTATGCTTCTCAATGGTCAAGAAATAGTTCCCGAAATAAATAATACAAGTAATAATATATTATCAAATTATTTAGAAAACGAATCATGCGCAAATAAAAAAGAAAATTGGAGCAAATTAGATAAAACGCAAAAAATCAAAAAATTAATCACACATATAGATACTTTGCAGAACAAGTTTAAATTAAGCGACGACGAAACAAGCAAATGCCAAAAATATTTATTAAAATGCTTAGAAAGAAAAGCCTTAAGTAAAGTTAAAGATGTAATTTATGATAAAGAAACCGGACTCATTAGTAATATACCAAATTTACATTTCGATAACATTGAAAGAGTTTTTATTCTCAAAAAAGATGATAAGCATGTTTCCACTGTAAAATGCTTACCTTCGGAAACCAAATCAAAAGCAAAAACCATCAAAATTTATGACTAAACTTATATTTTAAAATTGACAATCTATATTGTTTATTATAAACAATATATAAACTATACTATATTATAGTATATTATAGTATACTATAATATACATTAATTATGAATATGCATTATAACAATTATATATGCTACTTGCTTACTAAATACAAAATCCCCGATGTATTATGTTTAACTAATAGGGACGTAATGGAATATTACCAAGAACTATTATTAAATATTATAGAATTTATGTTGGAATATATTAACTCAAATTTATTACAAACTATGTATTATGATTTATATGATGAAATATACGAGGAAACAAATGAAGTATTTTATCCCCACCTTATAGAAACCGACTTATTGGATTCTTTATTTAATATAAACAAACCACGTTCAAGGATTTTATTACATTTAACTATTGAATTATGTCAGAATATAGTTTTCAAATTTTATATTCCTAAGAGATCCTATAAAAAATCATATATTAGAAATATAACTATTAATCATAATAAAATTAAGGCTACACTTTTCAAGTTACAAAATGTTCCCCAACCTGTGCAAAGAAGTCCTGAATGGTATGTTTTCAGAAATTCAACATTAACAGCGTCTAATATATATAAGATATTTACCAGTGAGTCTGCTCAATCTCAATTAATAATTGAAAAGTGTCAACCAAGTGATGCCAGTAAGTATAAAAATAATAATCTTAATTCGCCTATGCATTGGGGGCAAAAATATGAGCCTGTTTCAGTATTATATTACGAATACTTAAACAATACAAAAGTGTCAGAATTTGGATGTATTCCGCATTCCGAATATAGTTATATTGCTGCCTCTCCTGATGGAATTATTTGTGATGAAAACAGTGCTATTTACGGTCGAATGTTGGAAATTAAAAATGTTGTGTCGCGAGTTATTGATGGTATTCCTAAAATGGAGTATTGGATACAAATGCAAATACAAATGGAGGTTTGTAATTTAAATGAATGCGACTTTTTGGAAACAAAATTTATTGAATATAGTGACCTTGAAGAATATAAGGAAGATTACTTCGCTAATATTTCTAATAATAAACATTGCGGGTTTATTATGCAGTTTTCAATAAATAATGAGGACGTGCATTATGAATATCCTCCGTTTAATTTACATAATATAGAAAGTGAGGAATATATTATATGGACAAATCAAATGCTTGAAAAAAATATGAACTATACTTATGTTAGAAATATATATTGGAAATTAGAAACAATTAGTTGCGTATTAGTATTAAGAAATAAATTATGGTTTACAAATATTCAGCCTTATATTGAAACTTTTTGGAATGCTCTATTAAGCGAGAAAAATGATGGATCATATGTAAATAGAATAAGTAATAAGCGAAAAGCAAGAAATGACGAATATAAAGAAAAAGGCGATTTTTATAAATCTGTTTGCCTTATTAAATGCTAGTTAGTTAGTTAATTTTGTTAGTTAATTACTAATAAAATCCTAATTATTTTTTATTTTATTTTATTTTATTTTATTACATCGTAAAATATTTATTATTAGCATTTAAAATTAAATTAATAATAAATATATAACTTAATCTAATATTATTAGAAATATGAGAAATACTAAGTCAAATGATTTAGAAATGCACGTTATCAAGCGTAATGGAAAAAAAGAAGTGATTTCATTTGATAAAATTTTGAAACGCATCAAATCATTAGGTAAGCATTTTAATTTACAGCATATTATTTTTGCTCAATTAGCTATGAAAGTAATTGACCAGTTATATGATAACATTCAAACCACTAAAATCGACGAATTAACCGCCGAACAATGTGCCTCTATGTCTTCAGTGCATCCAGACTATACTAAATTAGCAAGTGCTATTGTTGTTTCAAATTTACATAAAAATACGAGTTCTTGCTATTATGAAACTATTAAAAAGCTGTATGATTACAGAGATAGTAATAATAATAGCTTTAGATTAATTCACACTGACATTATGAATATTGTAGAAGCCAATAAAGCAATTATTAATTCGTTCATAGATTATGAGCGTGACTATGCTTTTGACTTTTTTGGTTTTAAAACATTAGAACGCGCATATTTAATGCGTTGTAATAAAGTTATTGTTGAACGCCCTCAACATATGCTTATGCGTGTTGCTCTTACTATTCACGGTTCAAATATGGATAAAGTGAAAGAAACATATGACTATATGTCGCAAAAATATTTTATTCATGCCACTCCTACTTTATTTAATGCCGGAACACCGCGACCACAATTAAGCTCATGTTATTTGTTATCAATGGAAGACGACTCTATTGAGGGCATTTTTAACACTCTTAAAGAATGCGCGCAAATCTCTAAATGGTCGGGAGGTATTGGACTACACGTTCACAATATTAGGTCGTCTGGTGCCTATATTAGAGGAACAAATGGAACATCAAATGGCCTAATACCTATGTTAGGTGTATTTAATAAAACAGCGCGCTATGTTGACCAGGGCGGAAAAAGAAACGGAAGTTTTGCTATTTACATTGAGCCACATCATCCGGATATTGAGGATTTCTTAGACTTGAAGAAAAATCACGGAGACGAAGAAAGCAAATGCCGAGACCTATTTTATGCGCTATGGATTAGTGACCTCTTTATGGAGCGAGTTATGGGCAATAAAGTATGGAGTTTATTTTGTCCCGATAAATGCCCTGGATTAAGTGACTGCCATAGCGAAGCCTATAGAGAATTATATTCAAAATATGAAAATGAAGGCAAATTTAACAAGCAAATTAATGCGCGCGATTTATGGATTAAAATTTTAGATTCGCAAATGGAAACAGGAACTCCCTATATATTATACAAAGACGCAGCAAACGCTAAATCTAATCAGAAAAATTTAGGCACAATTAAGAGTTCGAATTTATGTACCGAAATTATTGAATATAGCGACTCAAAAGAAACTGCGGTATGCAATTTAGCTTCTTTAGGGTTACCTATGTATATTAGCGAAACCAAGACTTTTGATTATGAAAAGTTGTATAATGTTGTGCAAGTTGTAGTCGCCAATTTAAACAATGTTATTGATATTAATTATTATCCTACGCCAAAAACAAAGAGATCGAATTTTAAACATCGACCAATTGGAATCGGTGTTCAAGGATTAGCAGACGTTTTCTTTAAAATGGACTTGGCTTTTATTTCAGACCAAGCAAAAGAAATTAATATTAAAATCTTTGAAACAATCTATTATGCTGCACTCGAAAAGAGTATGTTATTATCTAAGCAACGACTTGGATATATGAGATTTTTAAAAGAGCAATATTATTTAAATAATTGGACTTTTATTTCAGATGATGACGAATGCCGTGAATACAATATTTATAATGTTAGTGACGCCTCAATTCATATTGCTATAGAAAATGACAAATTAATTGAAGAAGCACTTGCTTGCGTTAAACCTGTTAAAGCAGAAATTGACAACCTCGATAGCGAGTTTCTTGGTGCCTATAGCTCTTTCAAGGGATCACCGGCAAGTTATGGAGAACTACAATTTGATTTATGGAATGTTACTCCTAGTTCTGGTCGCTATGATTGGGCTGCTTTAAAAGAAAAGATTATGACTTATGGAATTCGTAATAGCTTGCTTGTTGCTCCTATGCCTACTGCTAGCACAAGCCAAATTTTAGGTAATAATGAGTGCTTTGAACCTATTACAAGTAATATTTATAGCAGGAAAACTTTGGCGGGTGATTTTGTGCTTGTAAATAAATATTTAGTGGAAGATTTGCTGAAATTAGGACTATGGAATGAAGAGCTCAAAAATAGTATTATTGCTAATAAAGGCAGTGTTAGTCATATTCAAAATTTGGTTCCCCATTTAAAGGAAAAATATAAAACAGTATGGGAATTACCTATGAAAGAAATTATTAATATGTCTCGTGATAGAGGTGCTTATATTTGCCAATCGCAAAGCTTGAATTTATGGATTGAAGACCCCGACTCCAAAATTCTTACAAGTATGCATTTTTATTCTTGGAAGGCTGGACTTAAAACTGGAATATATTATTTGCGCAGAAAAGCAAAGCATCAAGCGCAACAATTTACTATTGAGCCTAAGAATAAGGGCGATAAAGAAGAAGACGAAGATGATAAAAAAGAATGTTTAATGTGTAGCGGTTAGTTGGTTTAAGTTTTTTATATTTTATATTTTATTTTATTGTAATTGTATTTATTTCAATAAAATAAAATATTATAAAATATTATAAAAATACTAAAAAATTATATTGATTTTGCACGTCGTCGAGTAGAATTAGGTCTTATACTATTACTTGCTAATCTTGCCGATTGATGACTTGTTAAAGGTGGAATTTCAATTTTAAAGCGTGGTCTGTGTACATCGTCAGCAGTATATTGTAATTGCATACCTGGTTCATATAATTCATATAATTCTATCATTTTATGTTCTATTAATGATAAATCTTTATTAATAGCATCTAATAATGCTCTGTTAATACTTATTCTATATATAGACAAAAATTCAAGCTGTTTATTTAACTCTAAAATATAATAAAGAAGAACGTCAAAAGGACCTATATTTGTTCTAAGTGGTGATAGCGTCTCCCAAGGCAACTTTTTTTCAGTTAAGTCTTGGTCATATAATATATTTTGATATTTTGCGTATCCTAATATTGTGTTATGCCATACTTCACGAAACGGAAGTTCGCGTCTGTCTATATCAATAGCATTAGCAGGAATATTAATATCAGTATAATATTGAGGTTGAAGTTGAACAGAACCTCGAAATCTTTGACGACCACGAAGACTTCGCAAATAATTAATTATTATTCTTATCATCTCTGTTATTACTAAATATGAATCATAACTGGGCAAAAGATGGTCACCAATAATATCTGTGAATTTATTAGAAATATATGCGTTATACGATTTATATGATTTTCTTTTGCTACTTGAATCAGCTAATCGCGATCTATCTTTATTTCTATAAGTTCCACTATGTTTTGTTTTACTTGTTAATTTGTCTCCTGTTAATTTAAATCTCTTAATTAAGTGGTCATAATCAATTATGAAAAATGTGTCTGTTGTAAATATTTTCTGTAATTCAGCATCATCCATATTTAATAAAATAGGACTGCTTTGATCAGTGTCACTTCCTCTTTTTTTTTTGCTATTAGCCAAAAAATTGGCTAATGCTGTTTTTAAAAATTTATATGGGTATTCTTTAAGTTCGGCCTCATTTTTGATACTATAAATAGTATCAACAAGGGCGGTTTCTCTGACACCAAGTAGTTTTACTAATGGATAATGATATTGATAACCTCTTGGTATTGACTTTTGAAATGGATAACTATAACTAGCTACTGGTGTAAATGGAACCTGTATTAGCTTGTTAGACATATTAATTTATTTTATATTATATATATTATATAAAATAAATAGTTGCGTTATATAATATAAAAATAAGACTTAAATATAAGACTTAAAAATAATGTTATAATGATTTTGCGCGTTTACGTGTTAAATTCTTAGGCATTAACTGTGATGCGCGTAACATAGCACTATATTTTTGACTTTTTTTTAACTCTTGTATATTAATTTTTTGTAGTTTATGTCTTAATTTCTTAGTATTATTAACCTTAATCTTATTCTTGGTTAGTGATTGCGACTTGTTTCCACTATAATACCGCGATTTAACAGCAAACTTTGGACCATTATCTAAAACTCTAATGCTAAATTTTGCATTTGCTTGGCCTATTATGCTAGGATCAGGTTCGACTAAATAGTCATTTAAAGTGTCTAAGCTCTTATTTAACTCTTTAATTATGCTGGGATTTAATAATATTTTGTAGTCGCGTAATTTTAACAGCATTTTGTTTAAATCTTTAATGTAAAATTTTAATACATTTAACGGAGTATTTGGAGGCCATAAATAACGTTCATAACTTGCTTCTAATAATCTGCTTGCTACTTCTTGTGGATACTTAAGCACGCTGTGACTATTTCTATAAGCCTCTATTTTTTTTAGTATATTGTTAATAACAATTAGCCTTGAATAAGTCGGAATTACATTTACACTAAAAAAATTGGCTAATATTCTTTGTCTACCTTCAGTATACCGCACACCTTCTGTTCTCATTTTTTTAGCATTTACTTCTAATCTTGACACCAAAAATTTATAATCTTTAATAAAATAAGTTGGACTATATAAATTAGCAACATGCATTTGAAAATTTGGATCAGTCATTGACAAATTCACTATTGAACCATTTAACATAAAATCAAAAAAATTGTATTTGTTAGCAGGTAATGTTTTCGGTTGAAACACTGCTTTCACGAATTCAATTTCATATTCGCGGTCCTCAATTTGTTCTTTCATAGTATATATTTTTTTGACAATATCAGGAGGTAAATAATTACCTGAGGGCATTGTCTTTGCTAACGGGTGCTCAAATTCATATTTTGCATAAGAGCTCAGTTTTGACTTATATTTACTTTTTTCTACTCCTTCCTTCAATAATCTTTTAACTATTGCGTCTTTTGTTACTCTTGTGCTTTTAGTTTTCTTACTTGTCTTAAATGAATATATATTATCCATTTTAACCAACTCTTTATAATCAAATTTCTCTAATTCTTCTTTTGTTAAAAATTCATCTTTTGTTAAAAATTCATCTTTTGAACTAGAAGCCATTATTATATTATATATATGCGTTATATAATATAACAATAAGACTTAAAGAAATCCTGTAAAGCTATTAAAACGATTTTAGCCTACGTGTTGTTCGGGTAGATTTTCTGCGCGGAGTAAATGACCGTTGCTTTTTAGGAAGGTTGGGGCCATTATCTAAAATTCTAATGCTAAATTTGGCGTTTGCTTGGCCTATTATACTAGCATCGGGCTCAACTAAATACTCATTTAAAGTGTCCAATCTATTATTTAAGTCACTTATTATGCTGGGATTTAATAATATTTTATAACCGCGCAATTTTAACAATAGCTTATTTAATTCTTTAATATAAACTTTTAATACATTGACTGGTTTATTATGAGCATGAGGCAAATAACGTGTTTCTAATGCTGTGTTTGCACTAGCTTGCGGATACTTAGGAACATAATGACTATTTTGATAATTAAATATAGTTGTTATTACATCACCAATAACAATAATCATTGAATATGCAGCCAATACATTTTCATAAAAAAATTTATCAATATGTAAGCGTTTAAAGTTGGCATAGCTATCAAAAATTGCCCTATTAGGAATTGTAGTTGTAAACGGTGGTTGCGGTCCGTATAATCCCGACCTATGACCGATTGTGTCTCTATATGCTCCCTTTTCTTGTAATCGTTTGGCATTTAGTCCGAAACGCTGCACTAAATATTTATAATCTTTAATGAAAAAGTTTGGACTATATAAATTTTCGATGTGTCCGTTAAATCGCGCATTGTCGCCTTCCATATATAGTCGAACAATTTGACCATTAATAGTAAAATTAAAAAACGCGCCAAAATTTTGCGGTCTTGCCGTCGGCTCAAATATAGCTTTAATAAAGGCCATTTCATAATCTCTGTCTTCAAGTTCTTCTTTCATAGAATATATTTCTCCTACTAAATAAGGCGGTAAAAAAGTCCCTGAAGGTAATGCCTTTGCTATTGGATGCTCTAATTCATAACGCAAATAAGAAGCCAATTCTGGGCCATATTTGCTTCTTTTAACTCCATGCTTTAATAATCTTCTAATTATTGAGTCTGTGTCCTTCTTTGTGCTTTTAGTTTTTTTACTTATCTTAAATGAATAAATCTTGTCCATTACAAGTAAATGACGATAATCAATTGCTTCCAATTCTTCTTTTGTTAATAAATCTGAATCTGACGACGAAGAAGACGCTGCCGCCATTTATAATATACTAATATTATAAAATATTATAAAATATTAGAATATTATAAAATATTTGAAAATTAGTAATGTATTCTAAAATAATAGTCTATTTATAATTTTATATCCTTTTTTTATATTTAACTTCTTATTCTTCTTCTATTGCGGCGTGACCTTTTAATTCTTCGCCCTTGACCAAGATTTGATGGGCCTCCTAACACTCTTTCTTGGCGCTGTATTATTAATGGGACTTCTATACGTCCTTGTAATGGATCTCTTATTAATCTAATTATATCATCAATAAGTTCTTTTAATTCGAAATAGGCTTGTGTGTTGCGCTCTGGAAAGCTAAAATCTGGGTCACTTAATGTTTCGCGCAATCTTGTTATACTTGGAACAACATTGCGCACTTCTAAAAATGCTTCAAGAGTTCGTCCTACTGGAATGCTGTTTAATAACCTGCTTTTTGCTAACGCCTTTGAATTGTCATTAGCATTAAATGCTGTTAATACATTTTTAAATAATACTAAATTAGTATAAAATCTTACTGTTTCGCGTGTATAAGCCTTTTTATTCATATGTTTTTTAATAGACCGCTTTATTACTGTTGATGCTTCTGGTTCTAAAACAAAAGAATCTAAATCAAAATTAGGGTTTACACGTAGTGACATAGACTCTGATAGTCTACGAACAGTTGCTATTCTACTTCCTGCTTTTCTTCTATGTTTCTTATATGTTTGACGCATTATTATTATATATTATAATATAATAATATTATTTTTATAGCATTATAATTATTTATGAAAAATATTATATGGATTTATAGGTAATGCATTCTGAACTGCTGAGTTATAGTGATTAATTGGCTTAATACAACCAGATAGTGCTCCTCTTTTTTTCAACATATCAACTTCTTTAGCTGAATAAGTATCCACAAATCCATTGTATAATTTTTTGCTAAAATCTTTCTGAAACTTTTCTTGTTGTTGTGTAATACCAAAAAAATCAAACCCTTCCTTACAACCTTCATTACAAAAGTTTTTTCTACAAAGGCCGGTGTCAATAGCGTGAAATTTTTCTTTAGTTTTATGACTAATACTATTACTAGCTTTGCTTGGTGGCTTGTTGTTTTTACGCATTTCAAATAAATAATCTTTTTCACAAAAGTTATGGCACTTTTTCATTGTGCTATCTTTTCTTGCATTATATTTAAATTTGCTTTGTTTTTTTTTGACTTGTTTCAACATTTTTAATATTTTTTTAAAAGCAATTGGGGGGCTTTTTGCTTTTTTTGTTGTGTTCATATAATTTTTTGAAGCTAACTTTCTTGATTTGTTCATTTATATATAAAAATATTATAAAAATAATATAAAATTATAATAATATTATTATATTTAGTATTATTATATATGGCTTATATATTGTCAACAGAGCAAGCTTATAATAGTGCTCATTCTAATTATTTAACTTTATTACATAAATTGAGTGCTAAATGGAAAAGCAAGGCGTTAATTGATGAACGCGAATTTAACGCAGTAACAAACGCGCTAACAGCCACCCTAACGAGCGCACAATTAATGATGAATGAAGCTAAAGAAATTATGGATACTGATATTATGCTATTAGCAGAGTCAAAAGCTGATTTTGATAGAGATGCCGATAATAGTATAATTGAACATAATAGCGTAATTGAAGCTACTGGTCGCGCATTTGACATATTTGCTAGTAGACAATCTATGCTTAGTCATTATACTCGCACAGAAGCAGAGGCACGCGCTACATATAATTATGCTTTACAAGCTTATAATACTGCATTAGCTAACGAAATATGGTGGAACGATTTAGTGCCGACTTTGAAAGAAGAAAATAAAAAATACGGGTCATTAATGCGAACCTGGATATATGATTTTAATGAAAAAATACCCCCTGGAGCAAGTTTTGACGCAATTAGTGAATTAGGTCGCGCACGAGGTCGCACTAACAATAAAAAATATAGCTTACACAAAAGAAAACATAGAAGACGCAAAAATAGAACATATAAAAGTTGGTAAATTTATTGTTTTATGTTTTTTCTTGAAAAAAATTGATATAGTTAATTTTATTTTATAATTTAAAATATAATTAGCAGAGCTATTTATGGCAAAAGTGGGCTATATTTATGTTAGAACGCACGAAGCATATGAATTATATGATTATAATGCTTGTAAATTGGGCAAAACGCAAAATATTACAAATAGAGAGCCTAATTATATAACAGGTGAAATAAAGCGCGGTGAGTTTTCATATGTCTTTGAAGTTCCGCTTGATCAAATGTCACGTGCTGAATTATGGTTACGCTATGATTTTAAGAGTTTCAATGTATATATTGATGGTGGAACAGAATTTTATAAAAAATCAATTATTCCACTAATTATAACACAATTAAAAAAACGTAATATTGAAGCTAGACAGTTGTCACGTGAAGAAATTGAGAACATTAAACGCAAAGAATACATTAGTCAACGCAAAAAACATTTGGTTAATTTAATAGCAAAACAATTAAAAGAAACTGTTCCTAAGCCTTATACTAGAAGAAGTGACCAAACTGATATTATTAATCTCTCGGTTACACATTTTCAAGAACATAATAAGGGTCTTCTTGTGTTAATATGTGGAATTGGAAAAACACTTATTTCACTATGGATAACACAAGACCTAGCCGCGCATACTATTCTTATTGGTGTTCCTAATATATTATTATTGGTTCAATGGGAAAAGGTTATTAAACAACTATTTCCTGCTAGTCCGTGTTTAATTGTTAAGAGCAGTGTTAATATTGATGATATTAGTCTCTTCTTAAATAAAAATAAGGGTAAGTGTATTGTAATTACTACTTACGCAAGCTCTCATAAAGTTTGCAGTGCTAGCCTATCGGCAAACTTCACATTTGATATGAAAATTTTGGATGAAGTTCATCATTTAACAAGTCATCATATTATTGAAGAAAAACATAAGACATATGTGAAAATCTTAGAAATTGATTGTGTTAAACAATTATCATTAACTGCTACGCTAAAAATTTTAGAAAATAAAGACAGCTCTTGTGATGATGATTTATTAATTTCAAATACTAATGAAGCTTATTTTGGAACAATCATTTGCAAGCGGCCATTATTGTGGGCAATTGAAAATAACATTGTTTGTGATTACATAATCCAAACCCTTTATACTGATGAAGCTCAATTAGATGAATTAGCTTTATTAATTACTAATCAGGGTAGCAATAGTAGTAATGATGACGAAAATGACAAACGTCTTCTTTTAAGTGCTTATGCTGGCTTAAAAAGTATTGCTGACGGGCATTCGCACCATTTATTGATTTATGTTAATAATAAAGAACACGCGCTAAAAGTAAATAGCTATATAGAAAAGCTGTTAAGTGAGAGTTATTTTACTCTAGATGATTTATATTGTTCTAATTATGATAGCTCTATGAATAAGGATACACAAAAAAATATACTTGCTGCGTTTGAAAAGGCGCACTATGGCATTATTACTTGCGTATATTGTTTAGGCGAAGGCTGGGATTTTCCTTTATTGGATGGTGTAGTTTTTGCAGAAAATATGACCTCTAATATTCGCATAGTACAATCAGCGCTAAGAGCTTGTCGAAAGAATGCGAAACAACCTGACAAGTTAACTAAAATCATTTTGCCTATTATAAATAATAACAATTGGCTGGATAATAGCAATAACTCAGATTGGAAAAAGGTGAGAGAAGTAATTTATCAAATGGGTCTTGAAGACGAAACTATTAGTTATAAGATTAAGGTGGTTAGGGTTGATATTCCACCTAAATCAGGTCCTTATAAGCCTAGACCTAAGCCAAATCCTAAGCCAGATGTCGGCGGTGATTTAGAGAAACAATTAGAGCATGAATTAAGACTTAAAACAGTAAAACGTTGTGCTTTAGGAACAAGTTACGAAAAAGCAAAGAAAATTATTGCTGAGCATAATGTTAAGACCAAGGAAGACTATTATGCTTTAACATTGAGACTGAATAAGTTACCAGATGACCCTGAAACAGCTTATAAAGGAGTATTTACAAATTGGATTGATTATTTAAGCATACAACGAGTTTATTATGACTTGAAAACTTGTAAAAGTAAGGTAGATGAATATTTGGATTTATATCCAGAAATTAGGTTCACTTATTTTAAGAATTTTGATTTAGCAATTGTTTGTAGTGAATTATGTGCAAAAGATTCATTATTTCCACCGTATGGATTTTGGGTTGACTATTATAATTTGAGAGATTTACGAGAGTTAATTATTATTAATTATAAGAAAAAGAAATCACCTAGTATTATTTTGTAAGTTGGGCGAAAGTAAAAAATGCTTTTTTTTCAAAAATTATAATAATATTAAAAAAATTGATTTAAAGTTAAAATTACTTTTTTAATATATAATATATATAAATGGCAAATCCTAAAAGTTATAGTTGCGAATTATGCAAAAAGGTGTTTGCTCAAAAGTGCGATTATACAAGACATAAAATCAAAAAGGCTCCATGTATCAGTTTAGAAGAAATGGAGCAAATTGCTAAGGCTAAAGAAACTAGTAATGATATTAAGTCTCAAATTATCAATGTGTTTCAATCTTGTTTAGATATAATGAGGGTTGAGGGTTTAACAAATGAAAAAGCTTTAAGAAATTTGTCATACTTTATAGTATTAATATTGATTGAACCTCACTTTGGTAAAGAAATTAATATTGATGACTATGAATATGATTTTAGTGAAGTTCAAGATGATTTAATTGAAGATTTTAAAAACAAATTATTAACAATTGTTCGTTTTAGTAATTTATCAAATATAAAAGAAGAAAATATTCCTGAAAATATAAAAAACTTATGGGATTATGTTTTATCAGTTCATCCAAGTACAAAAAATATATTCTTGAAAGGTAAAGGCTTTGATATTACTAAACAATCGACTTACAAAAACTTAATTGCTAAATTAAGTTCGCTAAATTTATATGACACACAACAAGATGTTTTAGGTGACGCTTATGAAGAAATTATTCATAAAATGGGTGAAACTGGAAGAGGTTTTGGACAATTCTTTACACCATTATTAGTCAAGAAAATGATGATAAAGTTAATTAATCCACAAATTAAAATAGATGGCACAATAGAGTCATGTTGTGATCCTACAATGGGAACAGGTGGATTCTTAATTACTTATTTACGAGATATTTTAAAACAAGCAAAAATTAAAGGTATAGAACCAAATTGGGATTTTATTAAAACACAAGGACTATATGGTAAAGAATTAGAACTTGATACATATCAATTTGCTGTTTCAAATATGTTAATTTCTTCTGGGTATATGTTTGAACATTTAGGATTAGGTGATAGTATTAGAGAACCTATTACTCGTAAGTTTGATAATGTATTAGCAAATCCGCCATTTGGTATTAAAGGATTAAAATATGATGATTTTGAAAGTTCGCTTAAAAATGAATATATTCCTATTAAATCGGATAATGCGGTTAGTTTGTTTATTCAAGCAATTATTTATATGTTAAAAATCAATGGAAAGGCTGCAGTTGTGTTACCTGACGGGCAAGATTTATTTTCAAATAACAAAACATTAATATCTGTTCGAGAATATTTGATGAAAACATGCGATTTAAAAGAAATTATTTATTTGCCATCTGGAATTTTTACTTATACAGACACTAAAACATGTGTGTTTTATTTTGTGAAAAAGAGAGAAGGAACTGATGTTTTAGAAACACTAATCAAAACATCTCCTAAAACACAAAAAGAAAATGGAAGAACTTATAAGTTCTCAAAAACACATCAAACTAGCAAAATTGCATTTTATGAGTTTAATCCGTATAAAGATGTTAAAAATCTATTAGTTGAAGTTCCTGTTGAGAAAATTGTGAATAATTCTTATTCACTTAATTATGCGGAATATATGAAAGATGAAGGTGAAGAAGACAAATATGAAGAAGGTGTATTAGTAAAAACAATTGGAGAAGTTTGTGCTATAATTAAAGGTGAAAAGAAAAGAAGTAAAGATGGAAAGGAACTTGGATTATATCCGTTATATTACTGCTCTATTTTAGGACATTTATATTTAGATACATTTGATTATAGCGGTGAAGGTATTATTATTAATAAAACAAATGGATCTGGAAAAGCAATGGTTTATTATGGTAATAATAAGTATAATGTAGGAGAATCAACGCTCCATTTTAAATCAAATAATGATGAAATCAAAACAAAATATGTATATTACTATTTATTTCATAATATTGCATTAATTCAAAAATATTTTAAAGGTGCTAACCAAAAATCAATAGTTGAAGATGACTTATTCAAAATCAAAATCCCAATCCCTTCTCTCGAAAAACAGCAAGAAATTGTTCACTTTTTAGATGCTAATAATAACTGTATTAAGCAATTAGAAAACGAAATTAAACATAATAAAAAAATAGCTGAGCAATTTATTAAGGGAATTGTTAAAAATGTAGGCGTTGACACTGATGTTGATGTCGATGAATTAGAAGTAGAAGAAGAAAAGGAAGAATAATTAGAAAATTTGTTATAGGAATTAGTTGTTAATTTGTTATTTTTCTCTTTATTATAAAAATTGATTGTATTTTAATTATATTTTACTTAAAATATAATTAAAATATGGCTATGCTAATGCTAATCAATGTAGCAATTGCTAATGCTAATATTAATGCTAATATGACATGCTGTTTTTACAATTCTATTAATAATACTACAAGTTCTACTATTAATAGTTGGACTAATAGTGTTCGCATTTATGAGTATGTGTCAAACGCAAATCCTATAATGTCAGAAGTTCCTAACAGGCTATTTACATCTGACTTACATGAGCAAGGGCCGTCTGCCATCATTCAATTTGACCTTTCACAAGAATTACAAACTCACTATCCCGCCACCTCTCCTAATCTTCTTGCTAATTTTATTCGTATTCTTGAAAATGAAACATTAGAGTCTAGCGTTATTTTTGCCGCTACTTCGCAAACATTTTATGTTATTCGCGGTAATGGTAGTTCGCTTACGCGAAATGGCTCTGTTAGCTGGAGTGAAGGTGATATGTTTGTAATTCCTTACTTTGGTAATGATGTTGAATCTGTTTGCACTATGTCTAATTCAAATAAGCAATGTGTTAAGCATACTTGTAATAATGAACCGCTTTTTGGCGGTTGTGCCTTATATTGGGTTCACGATGAACCATTACTCCAATATTTGGGAGTTGAACCAAGTTCTCAGCGTCGCTTTGAACCAGCATTTTATAGCTCTAATGCTATGAAAGAAACAGTATATTCTCTCAGTAATACAGATAATAATGGCAATATTAAAAATAGACGCGGTATTTTATTAGGTAATGAGGCAACAATGCAAACACGAACACTTACACCAACACTATGGTCTCTCTTAAATAATATTGGTCCTGCTATAAATCAAAAACCCCATAAACATAATTCAGTTGCTCTCGATTTAGCAGTCTATGCTAGGTATGGAACTAATGTATATACGAAAATGTCTCAAGAGCTTAATGAAAACGGAGAACTATTAAATCCAATTAGTACACAATGGAAAACAGGAAGCGTATTTATTACACCACCTGGTTGGTGGCATTCTCATCATAATGAAGGTAATGAAGATGCTTGGGTATTACCTATTCAAGATGCCGGACTATATACACATCAGCGAACATTAGATTTTCGTATTGCCGATGATGAAACAGAGCGGCTTAAAACACATCGGTCACGAGGAGCCACATTAGATACTTCAACAACAAAGACCTCTAATAATTTATATAAACCTTGTAGTTAGTTAAATGATTTTATAATTTATAAAAACCTTGTGAACCATTTTTTTCTCTTTAATATACAACTATATTATGTTAATAAGATTTAGAAATTTAACAAGAAGAAAACTATCTAAGTCGTCACATATGAGAAAAACGCAAGACACTAAAAAAATAATACATAAGACAAAGAGGCATAGAGCAAAAAAGGGCTATGGTTCTTCATTAATTGATAAACATTTATATCCATTTTGGTATAAAAAGTTGAAGTTTCCAAAAGTTTCTAATGTTAAATATTTAACTAAAGAAGAAACATGGACTGCCCATTTAAAATTAGCGCGCGAATTATATGAAAATAAATCGTTATTACCAAAAGGTAGCATATTATTTCATGGTTCAAGTTTTATAGATCCAGTTAAAAACATTAACCCCATAAATAAACCATTTTTCTTTGGACTAGACGCCTTTATTTCAATATGGTATTTATCAGAATTGGCATGGCGAGATAGAAGCGCTCTTCAAAATGCATTACAAAAGTTAAAAAATATGGAAAACTATGTAGAGCATGATAAAAGTATGATAAAATATGCTAAATTAAATAGAAAAGAAGCAATTGAAAAACAAAAATTATTTATTAAATCATTAGAAGTACTTAATAATGATTATTTTAATATAGCGAATTATGATGAATTTGCTGATTATGATAAATTGTTGGCCGATCTAAAATCGCATACTAGAAGTCATTATTATTTAAATATATATCAAACTCTGCAATCTATTCCATATAAATATTTATCAAAATCTATAGAAACAGATAATCCTAAAGATGATAAAGATTGTGAAACCAAAGCGTGTATGCATCCTCAATTTGGATACCATATTGATGTTAATGAACTACCTGTTGAATTAGGTATTGAATTTTCTATACCAGCAAATCAAATAAATAGCAAAGGTAACAAATTAAAATTAATAGGAGTATATGTAATTGATGTTTCAATATTAAATGAAAATATAAATAAAAATTTTGATGAATTCAAAGCGCTTGAGGCAATAATATTAAAAGCAGATTTTACAAAATGATTTAAATGCTATTTATACTATTATTATAACAGCATTTAAATAATGGCGTCCCCATATTATGATTTAATAGACGAGCTAAAAGTTAAACTAAAGAGTAAGCATATTCCGTTCAACGCTATTATGAATTTAATAAATAGTCAAGAATATGAAGACATTCACGTTTTAATTGCAAAGATAGTTGAAGAGCGAGACCGTATTGGTGAAGCTATGGAAAATAAATTAAATGATTTGTTATGGTTAAACGAGAGATTAGTTCAATTTGGCGAACAACCACAGCCATCTAAAAAACGAGCCTTAAAAATGTTGAAAGCAAAAGTGTTTATAAATATTTACGACTTAGTTGCTGAAAAATATGAAATGCGCACAACTCGTAGTAAATTAACAGAACAATTAAGAGATTATCCTGAAAGAAGGTTTCCATTAGAAATTGCTAAAAAATATAAAGCCTTAAAATGTTTTCTTACTTCTTATAGGAGTAAAGCTTAGATTAGAGTTTTTATTCTTTATTTATTTATTTATTATAAAATTTTAATAAATAAAAAATATGAAAGTTATTAAAAAATCTGCAAGATAAGTTTTAATCGTAATCTCGGTCATCTGGGCCGTTTGCATAATCTCCATCTTGATCATTGTCATAATTAAAATCGTCATCATCTGGAACATCCTCCAAGCTATATTCTTCTTCATCTATAGCATTGTATCGTGCCTCATCTTCATCGTTATCAAGATTATACAATTCTCTATTCATTGCCGTTACATTATTGTTTTGCTGTAATTTGCGTTCTTTTAGCGCTTGTTTATCTAATGCCTCGCGCTCTTCGTCATAATTTTCTTTTACATATTGGGTTAGACCCTTTTGCATACCTTTATTCCACTTTTCAAGCCTATTATTTTTCAAAACGTTTTCAATTTCGCGTTCTTCGTCAGAGAGATTTTTAAGGAAGTCGGTAATAATAGTCTTTTCTTTTTCTTTTGCCATATTAATTTTTTCTTTTATTTTTTTGTAGCCATTATTAATTAAATTATGATGATTAGACATTATGTTTATATATTCTAAAACATATGCAATACTATTTTTCAAAAATTGGTCTTTTGCATAGTCATTTATTTCTGACCCTTGAATTTCAAGCAAAAATTCTTCGTCTTCGCTAATATTTACTAATTCATTAATCAATTTATAAAATATAAAATTGTAAAACATTGTTATTACTTGTTCGTCAAATATGCTGTTGATTTTAACTGCTGACTTAGTGCTATTGCTATTAGTGCTATTGCTATTAGTGCTTTTAATGAGATTTTTATCATATAAAAATAGTCGCATAAGCTCCACCAATATTTTGCAGCGTTTAGCAATTATTTTGAATGCGATTAACAGCTCTGGTCGCGCTTCAAAGTTATTTAAGTTATTATAGTATTTTTGCACTATGTTAAAAAGGTCCTTTACGTGAATATCGGATAGCTTCCAATGTTTCGGTATTGCTCCATAATTAATATTTTTATTGCTAATGATCGACGGAAACACATATAAAAAGTTTATAATATAGTTTTGGTGAAATTTAATATTTTCAACATCTATTTGAATATTTAGATTTTGAGAGAATTTTGCGACATCTGATTTACTAATTGAACTCTGTTTGCTGATTATTTGTAATATATTTTGCTTTAATAACATATTTGACTTTCCTATAAAATTCTTAAAATTGCGAAGTTCGCTATTTTCGGCCGCCATTATAGAAAAATTGTCAAGCAAAATTTCTAAATTTGCTATTAAGTCGTCGTCCAAATTATAGTAGCTGTTTTGTCTATATGCCTCGATTAATATACGCATTGTTTCTATATTATTTAAAATAGGATATTGTTGTGATATATTTATTATGTTTCGTTTACTTATTATATGTATTAGTTCAACAAAGGATGCAAAATTGTAAACTTTGCCTTCTTCTTTGAGGGTAGCTATTATTTCATTTATTGATTTGCTATTATCGAATTGAGCCGGTTTATCTAAGCATAGTCCTCGTAATTCGTCGTCAAGTGGAACCTGATTATTAAAGTTACAAAAGTGTATAAATGCTTTATATACTAATTCTTCGCTAAACGCCACTTTGTTTGAAGCGCGTTTTTGCTTAGTGTTTTTGGGGTCATATAATTGCGGAGCATATGTTAATAGGTCTATGCTATTTAGTATATTACTATATATTGCCACGTAATTATTATAAGTTTCTATAGAATTGTCTTCGCTCATAAAATATTTGATGGTATTTTTGCCAGAGTTACAGCACGCGTTTTCTAAAAATGGGTTGTCATTGGAATTTTTCAACAATGGGCTATTTTTTTTAACAATGTTTTGTATTTTTTCAATAATATAATAACTTGTGTGTATTGCTTTAGACTCGAGTGTTTCTTTAATATTATTTGCGGTTCCTCTTGAAAATGTGTCATATAAAATGGTTTTAAATGTGTCGTCTGGTGGTTGTACGTTTTCTAACATTATTTTAATGTCGCTTAATGGCGGATTAAATGTGTGCCAGTTATTAATTGACAAATATTCTGGTATTTTGTCTTTTATTGCGCCTTCTGATAATAAGTAGGCACGTTTTTTATTTAAATGCGCCATTAATTCTTTATTTGGTATTATATATTTTTCAATTAGTGCCTCTAACTTTTTCATAATTGTGCTTTCCGACATTTTTAATATACTGCTCCACGGGTCAATAGAGCTTTTCAATTTATTAGCCACACAAGAAATATATGCTATTGAGGTTTTGTCTTCTTCGCCGTCTAATGGAAATCCTTTAAATGACTTAATACAGCCTGGGAAAGTCTTTTTTGCTTGTAAAGAGGGAATGTTTATTTGAACGCAATATACGAGAAATGCTAATGTTAATAATAGCAGCGACGAATTGTACGCTTCTTTATAAGTGGGCATTGCCTTTACTTTGCCTTCTTTTTGTGTCGCTTTTAAGATAAATTGTTCGTATTGTTGTTGCGATGGAATATTTGAATTTTGTATTGTTAAAACATTATTGATAAGCAGTTCGTGATTATGCGAAATGTTTATTCCTATCATATTACTCATTGCTTTTACTATATTTGTTATTATGCCTATGTTTGGATTTAATGATTTGTTATTTGCTTTTTCCTTCATTTGCATTTGTTCTTGTATTTGACTTTCCAATGCCTCATCAACATTAAGATTGGCGTTAGTGTTAGCGTTAGTGTTAACATTGGTGTTAATATTGATATTATAATCTTCTTGGACAGTTGCGCGAGTGTATAGTTTAAAGCCTTTTTCGTCATAACCTTCTTCGGTGTCAAATGCGATTGTTTTAATAATGTATCCACTATATTTGTCCACCCAAAAATTATTATCATCGCTAATAGTTCCTTGCTCCGCGCATATAGTATCTAATTCGCGTGCATAGTCCATTTTATTAATAAAAACATTTGCTAATCTGAAGAAAAATGACGGTAACAAGCGAACACCTGACTGATTACAATAGAGCCAATGAGGCGATTCGTCTTTTATGGCGTTTCTTGTAAAATTAATGCATAATTTATTAATACAACTATATTTATAGGTTAAATCTTTCATTTTTAATATGTGATCTCTCAAACTTTCGTATGGTGAGACTTGGACTTTATGTTCTTGAACTTCCTCGAGGCTTATTAAATATTTGCTCACCACTTCGCTGTTTGCATTATTTATTAATACTATTTTTGCTATTCTCTTTTTAGCGTTTTCGTAATTTACATTTATTTTACCTTTAATATCTTCAATGCTTAAGTTGTATTTATTTTCAAAATTTTTCAATATTTCGTCTACATCTTTGTTTAGGTTTGCCTTTTTTAGTTGTTCGTGTGTCATACATTTTTCGTCAACAGATACACATTCCTTATTTGTATTGCACAATATTTGGTTGGTGTCAATAATAAAATTCTCCTCAAATTTTGGTTCTAATGTCCATAAATTATTATTTCTTACATATATGTAATTTTTACTGCTGCGTTTATCGGTTAATAGCGCATAATCACCGTCAATTATTTCGCGCTTTTCCTCTACAATGGCCTTTGCCTCTCTATATGCTTTTTCCTTTGTTAAACTCATTTGTCCGATTAATTGATTTGCTATAAAGTCAATAAATTGTTTATTGTCCATGTTTTCGCGTTCGTTTTTATAATCATTTATAATGCTGTAAAAAGTATTATCATAAATTGCGTCGAAGTATATTAGTTTATTATTATCGTTTTCCAGTCCTTGTAATGATGTATATTTCTTCGATAATACGTATTTTTCGCAAGTTGTTTGTAATGCGTCTAAATCCCCTTTTAATATATCTTTTGACGATAACGGTTCTTGTGTGTTTGGGTCCATTGTTGTAGCTGTTTGTTTCAGTTTTCTCTCTTTTTCTTCTTGTTCTCGTGAATGAGCTTTTATAAAGTTCTCGAGCAAGTTTCCCACTACTAAATCCATTATATTTTTATTTATGCACTGCATAAAGTAATCCGCATTATCGATTTTCACAATAGTGCTGTATAATTCTTCAGTATTATTAAATAGTTCTTCGCTTATTTTATAAAAATTAAACAGTTCCGCCTTTAAGTCCTTTGACAATATATTAAAAGAATAAGTTAAATTATTGTATTTGCCATTGGTTGCATATTGGTACTGGTACTGGTCACTGTTAGCTCCGTTAATGCTGGCTTCGCTATTAGCTATGTATTTCAAGAATTGAGCAAAGTTTGTTTCCGTAGATTTGTAGTTTTTCTTATATACATCTATATTTGTATCTATTAGTTTACCTATTTTTTTGCAATCATTAACGTGTAGATTATATATATCTATATTTAGTGGTTGTAGGTCATATACAAAATTACTTAAATTATAGCGCCGATGTTCGAGAGATTTGTTATCATAAAGCTTAGTATATTCATCAATAAATGCGCTATTTGTGGGAATAAAGGATTCCATTAAATAATTCAGGCTTTCCAAATAAGGAAGGTCGTTGGATTCAATAGCGAAATTATTTATAGCGGATAAGAGGCTATTATTGTGAATATTTGTGTTGGCGTTAATGAATTCATCTTTGGATGCGTTTTCCAAAACATATTTATTGTATAGGGTTGCATTATTTAATAATGAGTGATTAGAAATAAAGTGGTAGTTTAAATTGGCTCTGTCGCATATATTTGTGTATGGAGTATGTATTTTGGATAAATTAAAGAATGGTAGCGGTAATGTCATAAATCCTATAATATTAACAAAGTCGTTAGGTATTATTTTAATTGGTTTGGTGTATTTTTTATTATTTGCGTAAAACGTTTCGAGCATATTGAAACCGTCATTGTATACGTCTATTATAAACCGGCTCTTACTGAGTGATCCTTTATGTATACTATAATTATAAAAATCGTCGACAATAGAGTTCAACATTTCTATTTGTCCGTTTACATTTATGTTTTCTTCGCTATAATTTATAGTGTTGTCTAATAGCTCATTGAGAGATTTTATATGTTCTTTATAGTTATTTATTTTCTCTTTTGAGCTATTGTTCATCCATTTTAGAGATACTGCATTTAAGGTTTCGATGAATTCTCCTATGTGTTGAAAATTATACGAACTTTCATCTTTCATTTCATCCATTTCGCCAACATCGCTTATTAGCAAATTGCGAACATTTGATACAACAGGCAGTATATAATAGAGCTTTTTATTCAAATTAAATAGTTGCTCTTTTAAATATTTATAGTGCTCGCCACGCTCTTCAATGATTGACGGATTATTATTTGCATCAAAATTAGAATAAATTGTGCGCAATTGTAAGTAATAGTTTATTTCATTGTGTATTTTATTTATTACTTCTGTGGTGCGTTGTTCCGGTAAATATGCGTTTATTAATTTATCTAAATAGTCATTTGTTTGTTTATCTATACTATAGCGTTGTTCGTCTTCTGATACATTTACCTCGTGTTCTATACTGTCGAGTTCAACTCCTAATTCTAATGTGTCTATTATAATACTTTCATAATCTTTAGCTGTTTCATAAACTTTTAGTTCATAGTCTAATTCGTGTGGATCGCCTTGATATTGATATAATAAGCTTGTGCTTAATGTGTCGTTAGACTTTAATGCCTCTAAACCTTCGTTTTCTGATGCTACTAATTTGGTTTCATCCACTTTTTCGCGTATTACAATTTTTTCAATATTCAAATGCTCGGGAATACCAGAATATGCGAAATCGATATATAATACTTCTTTTTCCGGTAACGTTGTTACTTCTATCATATCATTTTCAATATTGGTGATTAAACCATTTAATACTTTTGGAAGGGGTTCTCCAAAATATATGGAAATGTATTTTTTTACTTCTAAATTGTTTTGAACAATAAAGCTTGGGCTTTTATGTCTGCTCAATAGTATTATATTGCTTATTGACTCTTCTTCTAATTTTCCATTTTGTGTTAAGCTTAAGGTAATTGTTTTAGCAGCATCTATTAAAACTAATTTTTCCTTATTAATGAATTTTATGAAATAGATTTTATCGTGCAAAGAACTATTTGTTGGAGAGTCAAGTTGTATAATATCACCTAACTGAAGGCTAATATTATGTAATAGCGGTTTAGGAGTTTCTTCAGGTAGTTCTCTAACTTGTTCTAGTGTTTCTATTATTTTACTCATATAATCTTATATTTATAATAGAAATTAATATAATTCTAATATTATTTCTTGTTAATAACTTTATTAAAAGCAAAATTTCTTTTAGCAAAGTTTCTTTTTGAGAGATTTAATAATTTTAAAACGGTTTAAAGATAATAATATAATTATTATTATTATCATATAACCGTTATATGGTAACTATTACCAATTCAATTAATCTTAATGTTACAAATGCTCTAAAGAATGAACACAATTATTTTACTATTAAAAAATATACATTTAACAATAATGAATACAAAATCATCAAATACTCTAAAGAGGTTATTAGTTCTCTTATGAAGACCGATTTTGCCGAATATTTAGCTATTTCCAAGTTTCGTTCTGTTATTGTTAGAAATAACAAGGTTGTATGTTTTGCGCCTGAAAAATCGCTTGATTATTCGTTTTTTGTAAATGCATATTCGACGGAAAACAGTTGGGTTGAGGATTATATTGACGGAACTATGATTAATGTTTTTTATGATAATATTAAGCAAACTTGGGAGATTGCTACGCGTTCGACTGTTGGAGGAAACATTGTTTTTTTCAATGATGTTAAAAATTATAAATATTTTGACAATAACAATTATTTTAAAGATTATTATAATCTTACATTTCGCTCTATGTTTTTTGAAGCTTGTAATACTTGTAATTTGGATCTAAATTGTTTAGATGAAAAATATGTGTATAGTTTTGTATTGCAGCATCCTTTTAATAGGATTGTCACGCCTATTAGTAGTCCTGTTATATATTTAGTGAAAGTTTATGAAATTACTCATCCTATTAATAATGTTTTAAGTGTTGATAATTTAGATCAAGTCATTATTAATGAAGTTAATATTCAGTCTCTGCTAAATTGTCCTCCGTATATTTTTCTTAATAGCAATATTAAATTTGCGAATAAATATCCTGTAACTAATTTCACGGAAATAAGTGATTATTATGCCTCTGGAAATGCGGGGTATAATTGTGTTGGTTGCTTTTTATATAGCAAAGATGGGACGCGTAGTAAAATTAGAAATGCTAGTTATGAAGAAGTCCGAAAACTGCGAGGAAATCAGCCGAAACTGCAGTTTAATTATTTATCACTAAAGCAGCAAAATAAGGTTGGAGAATTTTTACAATATTATCCGGAGCATACTGTAATTTTTAATAAATTTAAGTTGGCTCTTTATTATTATACGAGTAACTTATTTATGAATTACATTAGTTGTTTTATTCGCAAAGAAAAGCCATTAAAAGAATATGAATTTGAGTATAAATCGCATATGTATAAGTTGCACGAAAAATACAAGACAGAGCTTAAGCCGCAGAGTAAAATTATCGATAAAAAATTTGTGATTGATTATGTAAATGGGTTACATCCTGCGCAACAAATGTTTATTATTAATTATAAACATATTCCTTCTACTCCTGTTCCTGCTCCTGCTCTTAATGAAGGCGCTCAAACAATGAACTTTGATTCGTCTGTTACAAGTGTTAATGTTTGTCCTAATAGCGTTATTAGTGAAGAAGGTTGTAATATGGAAATTTGAATTAGCTAATTTATTAAAATATAAAAAATACTTATTATTTTTCATAATAAATATTTAAAAATAATAAATATTTATTATATAAATATAAAAAATATTTAATATATAAATATATAATAAATATGGGAAATATATGTGATCTATTTTCTTTTAATAAAGAATGTAATACTACAAATAATGAAATTAAAAAAAAAAATAATAATACAAATCATGTTCCATTTTTAGATATATCTAATATTTATTATGATGAATATGCTGAACCTCCGTCTTATAGTCAGTTACGTGATACAAAAAAAGGTGAATATGTTGGATATAGTGAATAATAATTGTTGTTTTTATGGTGTATAAACAAAAACAACAATTAGATGCAATACCACGTGGTTGGGTCGTTAGCTGCTTTCCAAGTCTGTTTCGTCTTCTTTGCTATATGTCTTCTTTCTGCTCTTTCTGTCGCAACTTTATCAAATGCGGCATAGCAAGCAGTGAGGCGCACCACTCTCCCCCTCTCAGCTGCCTGTATGAGTGTTGCCGCTCGCTTCTCAACATTCCATAATGTAGTCATTGCTAGTGTTGCCCGTGTTAGTGTGTATGTCGTCACCCACCAAAGCTCTCGATTCCATGGCTCATTATAGGCGTAATGTGTCGCGATGAAGAATTTATACGCACCTGAACGCACCAGTCGCCCCCTTACAACCGCCTGTATGGTTGATGCTGCGTACCATTTCTTTGATGTTATTACCCATTGTGCTATAATAGACTTGACTTGTTGTTTCACTGTGTCTTCATTGTCTGAACCAGCAAAGAGAGCTGACTTTTTCACTGGATGTGTGGGAACACCAAATTCAGAGTCGTCTGAATCGTAAGATTCGTTGGTGTCGGTCTTGGATTCTTCCTTTGTTTCTCGTTCCTTTGCTTTTGCTTCAGCCCACGCCACAGTGACTGCCCAAGCCTCTTCATCTGAAATAGGTTTGGGTTTAAAAGAGACGTTCATGTGCGCCTCATATACCTCCTTCCAACGTTCGCACGGGTATTTAGTCGCCTCTTCACAAGCCACTTGATATGAACGATGTTTAATAATATTTTTAGCATCAAGTGGTTCAAGTTGTGGAACAGGAATAATTCTTGGAAAGCAAGACTTAATAAGGCGCTTTGCTAATCCAGCATAGCAATTCATATTTTTTATTTGCTCTTATTATTAGATTTGCTTACATAAAAAAATATCAATTTTTTTTGGCTATAAAATACAATATAGGTCTACTTAGGTTACTTAGAGCTAAAATATTCTTTGATTGAATTAATAACTAATATTGCGCTATTAATGCACTCTTCATAATTGGTCATAATGTCATCTTTTGTAATAGAATTTTTATAAGATAATTTGATAATGCTAAAACTATCGTGTGGATGTTTCTTTAAAAAGCTTACATAGTTAAGGTCTTTTGATTGAATGAAATATTTGTCATAAAAATTGAACTCAATAATTTTTCCAATAGTGTAGTCTTCGTTTTCTAATGTAATAATATAACAATTTTCCATTGTATCTTCAACTTCTTCAATAAAATCGATATTTCCTTTTATTAAATTTAAAGAGCTATATAATTTCTTAATTAAAAGGTTTCCTGCTATTTCAAGTAATTTAAAATTATCATAAATACCAAGTGTTTCCACTATGAAGTCGAAGCTGTTTTCTTCATAATTTCGTTTTGCGTCCGTAAACATCCAATCTTTTTTATGATTAACAATTTCTTCTTTGCTATATTTTAGCTTTAGTTCTTCTTCTTTTAAAGTCCACGCATCTTTAATCTTTACTTGATCGAGTGAATTTCCATAGCTACAAGTGCTTACAACATTATACATTCCGCTATTCTTTGCATTGCTAATTGTAAATTTAGCTTCCAAATGTAATTGCTCTTTATCATTATTTGAAGAGAGCTTTGGTCTTAGGCGCAATAAATCAATATAATCTCCACTAATTGGATCAGGAGGAAATATTTTTTGAACCTCTGCTCGTGTTAAATATTTACCTGTTTTAATATTCTTTATTTGAAAGTCTTCGCTTGTAATAAAAATAATAACATTTGTATCATTACTCTTATTTATTTCAAGCACGTACTCTGTATATGGAAAATCTTCTAAAGCATCAATATGAATAGGCACACAGCTCAAACGTTGTTTAATTAATTCATTGTTTAATCGTGATTTATTTGTAAAAATTGTTACGTTATTTTTATCGTGAGGATAGCTTTCAATTGCTATAACTGGGATTTCGGATAAAATAATTCTTCGTAGTCCATTAGCATAACTAACATTTACATTGCTTAAAGTAAAAGTCAAAGTTCCATTTTGTTCATCAATATTTGATACTTTTGCTTTGTATGCCATTTATTTATACTATATATTAATTATAAATAAACCTTATATTTTTTCAATTTTTATTTTATTGTTTTATTGTTTTTTTGTTTTATTTTGTAGAAAAAAACTTTTATAAATTTGATCTATTAACTATTAACTAACTATTAACCATTAATGACAAATTTCTCATTTATTAGTGTTAATAAATCATTAACAAGTTTGTCCTCATCAATATCAAAGAAGCATTGAATATTATTAAGGATTAGCGTTGCGTCGTCATCAGGTGTTAGCTCCTTATCGCCTGGTTCACGTAACAGTGTATTATATACATAAGTGATTACAGGAATATTTTCACAAGTTACAATACGAGCAGTCTTTATATATTCAATATAATCAAGAACGAGTGGAAAACCTTGAATAAATGCTTCGCAATCTGTGTTCAGTCTATAGATCAAATAGTCTTGAATTTCATTTTCGTTAAAATATGCTTGATAAACAGCTTGCGCACAAATCTTTTTGAATTTACTTTCTACAAATGAACCTGTTAATAGTTCAATGTTAAGATGGGGCTCATAATTAGTCTTTTCAATTAGCATTTGATGTTTCAACATTGATTAGCGATTAATGAATATAATCTAATATAATATATTAGAAATCAATTTTATTTATAGGAAAACATTTTTATTTATAGGAAAACATTTTTATTTATAGGAAAACATTTTTATTTATAGGAAAACATTTTTAATATATGAAAATATATATTATAAATAAAAATTATATTAAAAATTAATGATAAAAATATTAATATAAACTTTATAATATGAGTTGTATATTATATTATAGTAATTATTGTGAAAATTGTAAAAAATTATTAGTAATATTAGCTAAATCCAGTAGCAAAAATAGTATTCATTATATTTGTATTGACAAGCGAATTGTAAGAAATAATACTACTTATGTTGTATTAGAAAGCAATCAAGAAATTTTACTTCCAAATACTATTAATGCGGTTCCTGCGTTAATGATAATGAATGATAATTATAAGGTTTTATATGGAGACGCTATAATTACTTATTTGAAACCAGTTGAGCAAATAGCTGCTCAAAAAGCTACTAACTATAACGGTGAGCCTTCTGCCTTTAAATTTGATTTATTATCAAGCGGAGTTGTGTCTGATAATTTTAGTTATTTAGACCAAAATAGCGATGAGCTATCAGCAAAAGGAAGTGGAGGATTAAGGCAACTATATAGTTATGCTACAATAGATTATACAGACAAAATAGAAACCCCACCTGACGACTATATTCCTGATAAAATAGGAGAAATGAATGTTAAAAAATTAGAACAAGAGAGAAATGGAGTTTAGTTTCGAGTTTATCTTAATAAATTTATTAATTAATTAATTAATAGTTTTATTATTTAAAGTTATAATATTAATTCTACTATTAATGACAAGTAATATTGATAATATTAATAAATGTTCAATAGAAGATTTAAAAAAAGAGCTTAAAGACAAGCCGCAACCTTTTAAATTGAATTATGAGAATGCTGTTACGCTAATTAATTTTTATAAAATTTTTAAGGATTTAATTATTGATTTAAAGACCAGCTTTAATGATAAAGTGGGTAGTGTTATTGATAATAATAAAGATTATCAAAAAATTATCTGTTATAACCTGCCTAATTATAAGGAAAAAATGAATGCGGATGAATATATTAATTCGATTGAATTAAGCAATATTGATATTAGTTTTATGATTTCTCTCAACAACGTTTATGAATATTGCAAACATACTTTTGCTGTTAGAAGCATTGATATTTTATATCAAAATGAAGATATTTTCTTAAATAAGAAAAATGTAAAATCTGCTAATAGTGCTACTATATCTACTATGTTTTTACCCGATATTGAATTTTCTGAGTTATATTATGATGATACGAGTGAGCAAACAAAACAAACATTATGGAAATATTTACAGCTTATATTATTTAATATAATAACTTCTATTGATGATCCATCATTTTTTGGAGATTCATTAGAGTTACTTAAAATTATTGATAGCGAAAATTTTTCAGCTAAAATTCAAAGCACAGTTGAAGAATTATCCAATATTTTTTCATTTAAGAAAAATAAGCAAGAAGAACGAGGCAAAAAAAGAGGCAACACTAAAGAAGGAGAAGGAGAAGGAGAGGCTGTAGAAGACGATGAGGAAGAAGATGAAGAAGAAGGAGAACAATGCGCGGTTCCAAATATGTCGGGCTTTTTTGACATTTCACAAAATCCCTTTAATATGTTTCAAGATATGTTTAATGATTTATCGGGTAATTTTAGAGAGGCTAACAATGCTTCACAAAACGATTATAATATTCCAGATAAGGAAGAGCTCTTTGCTCATATGAATAATTTAATAAATGGAAAAATTGGTTCATTAGCAAAAGAAATTGCTGAAGAAACTGCTAAAGACTTCGATTTAGAAACCGAAAACATTAGTGATGTAAATGATATGTTAAAAGGTTTTATGAAGAATCCCACAAAGATGTTAGGTCTTATTGATAATATTAATAAGAAAATAAATTCTAAAATGAAAGATGGTTCTATTAAAGAGAGTGAATTATTAGAAGAGGCAACTGCCTTATTCAAAAATATGAAAAATATGCCCGGAATGAACAATTTTAATGATATTTTAAAATCGATGAATCTTGACAAGTTTATGCCTAAAGGTGGAAAGATTAATCCAAATACATTTCAAAATATGATGGAGCAAAATGTAAAAATGTCCAAAATGAAAGAACGTATGAAGAAAAAGGCTGAAACTAATAAACAAGGGATGAACGCAACCAGCGCATCAACAAATGCTAATAACGATGATTTGCAGAATATTACAGCAAATCTCTCGTCGTTGATGGAACAAATGCAATCAAATACAAGTTTTATTGAAGATATTATTAAAAAAGAGCAGCATAATAAAGGAGCAAATATGAATACACCCCGATCAAATGATGATAATTCTAAACGCAGCTCTAATAATAAGAAAAAGGCAAATAAGAAAAATAAATAGTATTTATACAATATTATTAATAAAATTTATTATTAAGTTATTATAATATAATATAATAACTTATGGCTAATAGTTTTAGCGAAGCATATATAGGAACAAATAGCGGTCAAATGAAAGACAATATTATATCAAGAGATAATATTACTACTGAAACTATTAATTTAAATAGCAACAATAGCACAAGTAACAATAGTAATAATACAACCAACAATAGCAACACTAATAGCAATAATAGTAACAATACTAATAGTAACAATACTAATAGTAATACTAATAGCAACAATAGTAATTGTAACAAGAACTGTGTTCCTAATACTAATAGCAATAATGAAAATAGTATATTATTTATGAATAATAATAGTGCTAATAGTAGTTATGAAAATACTATATTTTGGATAGATAGTCCAAGTATTTTATTTAGCAAAAATTATATAACAGAACTATGGCCTTTAGATACTATGACGCGAGAGCAAAAATTAAATGCGATTACAAGATTGGTAATATTATTAACTGTAGCAGGATTTGTTGTATCACATAGTTATAAAATTATTGCCACAGGTGTTGTATCGATCATTTTTTTAATACTTACATATAAAATTCTAAATAATAATAGTAATAGTTTATCTCAAAAAATTAAAGAAACATTTAGCAATGAAAATATATATGAAAACGTAAAGCACAATTTTACTAATCCTACTACTGCTAATCCAATTATGAATATTTTATTACCAGAAATACAAGATAATCCAAATCGTCTTCAAGCAGCGCCTTCATATAATAAAGCGGTCGAAAAAGCAATTAATAAAGAAACGCAAGACTTTGTTGTTACAAATTTTAATAATGATGAAACTATTAGAAGAAAGTTATTCGATGATAGAGGAGATAAATTTGATTTTGAGTGCTCAATGAGACAATTTTACACTACTGCAAATACTCGTGTTCCCAATAATCAAAATGAGTTTGCGCGATTTTGCTATGGTAATATGGCTTCTTGTAAAGATGGCGACGTTGAAATGTGTATTAGAAATAGAATATAATAGTTATTACTATTTTTTATTTTTTTTATAATTTTAATAATAATTTTAATAATAATTTTAATAATAATAATTTAAATAAAAAATAAAAATATTTTTAATATTATTTTAATAATATTTTTTAAAATAATATATTAAATACATATAAATGACTTCAACAATGGCTTATCCATATACATTTGATTCGATGTCCAGAATCGGCAATGATAATCCAGCAGTAGATCAGCGCAATATTCAGAATATTAATAATGCGAATTACAGGTTAGAAAACTTCTATCCAGCGTGTCCTATGTCAAGTGCTATGGATTTTGCTTTAGCGCAGCCAAATGTTTTCTATAAAGGTTCTCACGAAGGAGGCGTAAAAGGGTGCGAAATAGAGGCAAATAATGATTTAAAATATACTCATATTTCGCGACCAGCTTGCAAATTGTCGCTTGTAACAAGACCATTTGTAACTGTCCCATATTTAGGAAAAGGCTACGGCGACTGCACAATAGAAACACAACTAAGAACCGGGCAATTTGATTTAAATAAGAAAACAGTTAATAATATAATGGAGCAGTCCTTTTCAGACCACCAAAACTACCCCTTAATAGATAGTGTAAAAGAAACAGTTTCAAATAGTGCTTATATAATTGAAGACGACGCTATGAAAGGTTGGCAGCGTGGTGGTATGAGTGCTCGTGAATTTGCGCGCAATCAAGATAAGCAATGAGCGGCCTTTTTAGAAAAGGTGCGTATATAGTTTGTTAAAGAATGTTTAAGTTGTTTTATTATTTTATTATTTTCATATAATAATATAACATATGGTATTATTTAACATAGTGGCTAAAAAAACCAAAAAATTAAGAAATTTTGGAACTAAAAAATTTAAAGCTCTTAAAAAAAGATTTTTAACAAGAAAAGAGCCGTCTTTAAGCCCAAGAACAAAACTTGTTACGCAAATTCAAAGAACATACAGAAAAAGATTGAAATCGAAAGAAACATTAAAGAAAAAACTTAAAGAAGCGCAAAAATGGGCTGAACGTGAAAATGATGAAATTGAGAGAGCCAGTGCTATTATTGCGAATAATCAAGCACAATTAAAAAATAGAACAGCAATGGACGGGTCAAGCGTAAGAATGACACGGGGTCATAAACAAAAATTAGAACAAGAAATCAGTGATGCACAATGGGTAATAAATAGTCATAATAGGTATAATTATAGAGCACAAGCACGTGAATTGGAGCAACAATTAAGCAGAAAATAGAGAGAAGGTTATTTTTATTTTTTAATATTATTATATTATTATATTCTCATATTATATATGACAATATATGACTTTGTAAGAAATAAAACAAGAAAATTAGGAACATTAGGCACCAGATTAGTAACAAGAAAAAACAGAAATACATCTAAACAAATGTTGCCGTCAAGTCCTAAAACACAGCTTGTTACGCAAATTCAACAATCCTATAGAAAAAAGTTGAAAAGACAAAAAGACATAGCTAACTTCCCTAAAAAACGAGCTACACGAAAAATTATGAGTGCCTATAGAAGTGCGTCAGCAAATCCAAATCTTGAAGAATGTGCTATATGTTTAGGCCCTATGTTAAATCCCGCCGCTACAACAACACTTTACCATTGTAAACATGTATTTCATACTTCTTGTATTAAAGGTTGGGCACTACCAAAATTTCATCCTCGTTGTCCTCTATGTACAAAACGAATATTATATTATGAAAACCCCACTGTTGTAAGACCAACGTTAAATCAGCAAGCGTTCATCAGAAAGCTTAAAGCAGTACAAGAACAAGCAGTGCAAGATGTTACCAAAATTAATGAGGCTAACTCTATTATACATGAGTCTAGAAGAGCGCTTAAAAAAAGACGCTCACTCGACGGTTCAAATGCAAAAATGTCAAGGAAAGAAATGGAAAATTTAAAGCAACAAATAGATAAGGCAAATGAAACTATAAATGCTCATAGTATTTATGATTATAGCGCATTTGCTAGCCGATTAGAAAACGAATTAATACAAAATAGAATAAAAGAGCGCGAAAAAGCTGAAGACGAGGACGAACAAGAACGTGAATGGGAGAGACATCGTGCTCTACGACGCCAAACTAGACTACAAAACGGTGGTGGTGGTCATTGTTTAGAATGCAGTCATCATTAGTTACTAATTCTTTAACTCTTTTTTATATATTGTTATATATAATATGCCATTATATGAATTTATGAAAAGTGTAAAAAATAAAACAACCAAATTATTTACAAAAAAACCCAAATCCAAATCTAACTCTAATAAAGATGGTATGTCTCAAAAGAAAAGATTGACTTTAAATCCAAGAGGCACACAAATTCTCGAAACTATTCAAAAATCTTATAAAAAGAAATTAAAAAATAAACAAGACATAGCTAATTTTACTAAAAAACGAGCTACACGCAAAATTATGAGTGCCTATAGAAGAGCAATAGTTAAGCCAAATATTAATGAATGTGCTATATGTTTAGGCCCAATGTTAAACCCTTCATTAACAACAACCTTGTACCATTGTAAGCATATATTTCATACTTCTTGCATTAAGAAGTGGGCTATTAATAAATTAATACCTCGCTGTCCATTATGTAAGACGCAAATATTATATTATGAAAATCCCACTATTGTCAAACCAAAAAAAACAGAAAAAGATTTTATGGATAGGCTTATAAATACACGTATTTGGGCTAAATATGAAGCAGAACAAATAGCAAAAGCAAGTGCTTATATAGAAAAAAGACAACAACAATTAATAAATAGAACAGCACGCGACGGATCAAGCGTTAGAATGACAAGAGGTCATAAACAAATGTTAGAAGACCAAATTAGTAAGTCGCAAACTAAGATAAATATGCATAATAATATTAATTATAGAGCAAAATTAATTGAATTGGAGCAACAATTAGCGGCTAATATAATAAGAGAACGACAGATTGCTACACGCACAGATGCCGCGCTGCTAGAACTGGAGGATGATAATGATAGCGACACTACTACTAATAGTCCTTATAATGGTGGCGGTACCCATTGTGCTAACTGCGTGCATTAATATTTAATGGCTTTAAATCCTTTTATAATAAAATATAAATTTACTTTATATTATTAACAGTTTTTCAATATAAAAATTGTTTTATATATTATATAATATGTTATCTAATGCTGTTAGCAGTTATTATAATAACATAAATAATATAAATTATGATAATACATTTTTAACTACATATAAATTGCATAGCGACGACGATGATAGAAATTTATGCTATCAGCTACAATTATTACAGGCACTCAACATTTCTAATTATGATAGTATGATATTGGCTACGCATATTGATAAAATAAGTTTGTTTTTGCAAAACAACTCAGAGTTAGAGGCTATTTTAAAATTATTAAAAGAAAAATATAAAGACACTAATATTGCTTTTATGCTTGATGGTCATAATAGTAATGCACTATTTCAGCTTCTATTTAGCTATGAATATTTTGATGTATTTCATAAATGTTTATGTAAATACATAAGCGAAAAAAAGCAAAATAAAGAACTTACAAAGACTGAAGTTGTAAAAGCTTATTTTGATGAAGTTAAGAATTTAATTTTATTATAGTCAAAGTCATTATTTGTCATTATTTCTAAAAATATAATCACAAATAATCAATAATCATTCTTTTATGTAAATGCTCGTACATAATTTCTTTATTATTTTATCTTCATTATTTTCCTTATTATTTGCTATTGCGACTAATGTATGAGTATAATAGTCTTGCTTATTTTCATTATTTTGAAAATCGGGATTTTCTTTTGTCCATTTGCTTAGAGCAAAAAATTGCTTTGTTGATACATCTTTTATTGCTCGTTTTATCTTTTCCTTATTTATATCTTTTTCCCAGCTGTCGGCTTCCTTAATATATAATGACTCTCGTTTTATATCTGTACAATAAATAGGTCGCTGATAAAATCCTAATTTGTTTATGTTTTCAATTATTACATTGCTCAATCCATTCACTAAACCATTATGTTTTGTATAATCAAGCTGTTGTAAACTAACCTCTATTGATTTAATAAAATCACTCATAGTAATTGCATCTTTGCATTTTTCATTCAAAAATACTTGAATATTAAACTTTTGATTAGTTGTAGTAATGTTATTTCCCACTTTTGGAATTAGTTCTTTTATTGTATCTGTCAATTCTTTGATCTGATTTTGTTGCTCTTTTACAACATTCATTATTAATTCTTTTGATAAAGCTAACTGATTATTCAAAATATCATTCGAACTTATATGTATGTTTTCATCGACATTGCACCTCTTTTTATGTCTATAAAGTCCTGAGCTATATTTATATGACTTATTACATATTTTACACTCGTAACACATTTGGGGTTTTTGGTGGGGTTTTTTTGTATCATTTATATCTTTTTGTCGGGTTTTATGCTTTTGGGTTGATAAATGTCTGCCGTAATCTTTTTTATTAGACGATATAAAGTCACAAAAGGCGCAACAATAATTTCGGGGTTTTTGGGGTAAAATATTTGTACCCATTTATACCATATAAATGATACATAAAAAATCCCTAAATGATTTTTGCAAAATAATATGTTTTTTTTGAAAAATTATGATGCGAAAAAAAAACGGGAAAAAAATGTTTTTAGAGCTTAATGGTCTGAACCCGTTTTTTTTTAAAAAATACTATAAAGGGTTGATATATATGAAATTGGACATTTATAAATGTCCTTTTTTGAAAAAAATCGTGAAAATATATTTCATGAAAAAAAGCACATATAAAAACTTTATTAATTAGTACACCATATAAGGTCACAAACCTGTTTCAAGCAAAAAAGAGGCATGCAAAACCCTCGCTATATTAATATAACAAAAGAACTTAAAGAAAAATGCAGAAGTAATATTTTTATCAAATAATAATCAAATAAAAAATAATAATCAAATAAATAATAATCAAATAAACAATAAAAAATAAAAAATAATAAATAATAAATAATAATAAATAATAATAGTTAATAATAATAATATGACATCAACAAGAAATAAAAATAGCCAATTAAATTACGATTTAGAAAAATCGAATAAAGAAAAATTGCTGCGGGAAAAGTTATATTTACATTCAGCAAGTGGAAGACCTGTTAGTGAATGCATTCCTGCTATAGGTTATACACCAAGTCACTTATCGAGAGATGCATTAGCAAATAACTCAATAGACATAGAGTCCCAATTATTAGGTATAGGGTCAACAAATTTAGAAACTCCTTGCGAAGTGGTTGTTCCAAGCATTAGAACACTCGATTTAACAGAATTTTTTGAACGACAAAAAAGTGTAGTTATGCCTTATCCAATGGTATATGAAAATAATCAAAGACCTGTCCTTGGTTAAAAAGAAAAATAAATAATAAATAAATTAAGAATAATTTTTATTATAATTGAAATTAATTATAATAAAGATATTATATTAATATAGGTTAATTATGACAAACAGTAATAGCTTTATTATTAGCATCTATAATTCACGCAAAATTTTATTAGAAATTTTACAAGAGCGAGGATTTAATGTAACTAAATATTCAAATTTTGGTATTACCGAGATCGGTATTTTGCTTGAAAATAACCAGTTGGATATGTTATTAGAAAATGAGAATACAAAAAAAAAGATATATGTAAAATTTTATATTAATAAGCTAATTAAGCCACAAAATATATATGATATTGTAGAGGACCTATTTCACATTGAAACTATATTAGAAAAAAAAGATGATTTAATGATTATTATAAAAGATGAACCAAATGATACAATGATGGAAAATATTAAAGATATATGGGTCTCTGAAAATATTTATGTCTCTTTATTAAATATTAAACGTCTTCAATTTAATATACTAAAACATACATTAGTCCCAAAACATACACTATTAACATTAAGCGAAAAAGAACAATTTATGAAAAAATATAATGTAATGGAAACTTCTCAAATACCGGACATATCGTTTTTCAGTCCTGTATCACTTGTTTTAGGAATTCGCCCCGAAGATGTTGTTAAAATAGAGAGAAATAGTAGAACAGCCATTCAATCAGATTTTTACAGAGTATGTAAGCTATATTAAAATATTACAAATAATACAAATATTACAAATATTACAAAATATTACAAATATTACAAAATATATTATATAGTATTATAATAACTATATATAGTACTATTTAAATGGCCAATCAAGATTTGTTTATGTTTGATCATTGTTATGCAAAACCTGATACATTAGCAGAAGTGAGCTTTAACGCAATGTTACGGACTTCATATGATAAACATTTAGCAACAAGCGTGAGGGATTGCGAAATGAAAGCTTTACAGAATAATAGCGAGTTTTTTTTAATTAATGATATATCAAACGGAATTAACAATACTAAATATACTAATTGCTATTTACCCAAACAAGATAATGTACGACCCACAGCAATTGGTGATAATTCCATTATAGAAAGAGCATTTAATTTATTTAACAGCACTTTTAGCCCTGCTAAAAAACAACCTGAAGCAATAGATGTATGTAATAATTTACTATATAATAGTGGAGCCAATAATCCTGATAGATGCTTTAAATACTTGATAGACGATAAAGTTTACGCACCTCAGAAGTATTATGCATTTTATAAGAAACCTATAATTAATGAAAGTAATCGCAACATAACTCTACAGGATCCACGCATATATAGAAATGCTATTGCGTCAATAAAAACATACGAAGAATTACTAAAAATAGACGACGCAGCATTTATAAATAACGGTCCTTTAGCGGCAGCATTTAAAGATTATATATGTCGCCCATCAGTTAGTAACGAAGTTCATTTAGATGGACAAATTATTAAATTAAAAGAAAAATATGAAATATTATTTAACCAATTAGACGGAATTAGTATAGATATATCATCACTTAATTATTTGAATAGTTTTGATGATGAAACAATAATTGCTTTGAATGTAAGAATATCGAATAGAACTAAAGAACTTAATAACTTATTAAGCTATGGTGGAGCTAATAATGGGAGATTAGATGATACAACCTTTTTAACTCAATTTAAGATTGTTGAAAATAGTATTTTATTATTAATTATTATTACGGCAGTATTTTTTTATACTAAAATGAATAAAAAATAATATATTCAGAAAAAATAATATATTCAGAAAAAATAATATATTCAGAAAAAATAATATATTCAGAAAAAATAATATATTCAGAAAAAAATATTATATTATTATTATAATATTAATAATAATATGGTTAATAATAATATGGTAAGTGAAAATAATATATTATTTTATAGCGAAGAATTGAACGAAGATGTTAGACAAAATAATAATTTATTAACTACAAAAGAAGTACTAACACAAAATAAGATTAAGGAACAAATACACAATAATTCATATACTTATAGTTCTATAGTTGATACGAGAGATTATTTAGGATGTATTAACGGTAATTGTACTAAAATAAAGTGCGATTGTAAGGACTCTAATTGTGATTGTAAGCATAGTAATACAAATAATTGCACTAATACAAATGTTGGCACTAATACAAATGTTGGCACTAATACAAATGTTGGCACTAATACAAATACTAATAGCATAAGCAGTAGTACTAACGATGCTATATCAAAATTTGTAGATTTTATATTTACATTGTTCATTGCTATATTTTTATTTCATATTCTATATAACAGAAAATCTGAACAATTAATATATGTTTTAGGAATAACTATTATATTTGTATTTTATAAAATATACATTGTAAGTAATTAGAGCATTAAGGAAATTTATTTGTTTATATAACATTTAAAACATTTATAAATATTTTAATAATATATATTAAAATATTTAAATAATATGAAAAGCAAGATTAAATTTAATAATCGAACTCAAAATTACAAACGTATTTTAAAAATATTACTAATAGTATTCATATTTGGAACCTGTATATATTTATTATATTTTAATGATAAAATTTTTGTACAAAGTATCATTCAAGCCGAATTAAATAATGAGAGCAATAACAAGTCGAATATTAAAGAGAGCTTTGATGTTAATAATTATGTAGATATATGTAAAAATAGAAAAACAAGATTTTACAACTATCAAAATACCACACCACTTCGCTATGTAAATATTGATACAAGTAATAATTGTGAAAATGTATGCAATATTACACCTAATTGTTATGCTTATGTAATGCCTGAATCTATAAGTGGAGTTATTGATACTTCTAAATGTTATTTATATACGGTAACTTTAGACGCAAGCAATATTGATAGGAGCTCTATGTCGGTTGATGTTAACTGTAATTCAACAATTCTACCGTCCGATTCTTATACATATAATGGTTTTGGTTATGTAAATAAACATTATTTTACATATAATAAATCTAAGTTTAGCTATATTGATGCTTATTTGGATAAAGGTAAAGACCTAATAAACACTATTAAATATATGAATACAAATTTAGAATCAATTAGAACAAACGCTATTGGTGACCCGCAATTAGTTCGAAATGCTGAGGCTGCTACTTATAATATAGGTACATGGATCACAGGGTTTGGCAGTTTATTAGGTGTTAATACAAGTAACTTATTTACTATAAATAGCTCCACCGATCTTATTCAAGGTAATATAGCATATAATGAAAATGAGAAAGTATTGAAAAATCTTCATACTATTTCTAAAGATACACCCGCACTTGAAAATAAACTTATTGATATTAAAAATAATAGCTATGCTGATAATTTATTTTATACTATTTTAGCATTTATTATGGTTATTACTATTATTTTATTAGTGATTTATAGATTAAATAATAATATTATAATTAATGATAATTTTATGATAATTTATTTTATTGTTATTGTTTCCATATTTACATTAATCCACTTTATATTAAATTCAAAATAATAAAATAATAAAATAATGAAAATAATGAAAATAATGAAAATAATGAAAATAATGAAAATAATAAAATAATAAAATAATAAAATAATGAAAATAATAAAATAATGAAAATAATAATAAAATAAAATATTATAATATTATTATTAGATTATGGGATATTATTATGTTAATCCATTAGGTGAAATTAAAGATATCAGTTATAATTATTTACAAAGGATAAAAGGAGACAGTTTAACACGACAAGCACAAATAGAAGATAGTGAACTTAAATATAAATCTGAAAATATGCAGTTAGTAATATGGTCCATATTTGCAGCAATATTTTTATTAATAGTAATAGTATATTTAAGAAAAATTAAGAGAATGTAAGTTTTAATATTGTTTTTAATATTGTTTTTATAATATTGGTTTATAATATATTGTTATTAATAAATGGGTATAGACCGTAGTCGTTATAGAGAACAACCAGCAGCAGTAACACCGGCAGCACCAGCAGGACCATCAATTGCAGATTTGACAACACAAGCACAACAAGCGTACGATGCCTTTATTATACTAATTGATGATTATAAAACCACCGCATCTACTAAAATTTCTGAAATAACTACATATGTTAGCGAGGCAACATCTAAAGTATCTGAAATAACAGGTTTAAAAGCAGACGCCACAACAGCTAAAACAGACGCAGAATCAGCAGCCAGTGCAGCTAATACATCTAAAACAGAGGCACAATCATCAGCCAGCGCAGCTGCTACAGCTAAAACAGAAGCACAAGCAAAAAAAACAGAAATGGAGGACCTTGCTCAAACAACACAAACAGAAATGGCTGGATATAAGCAAAGAGCATTAGATGCAGCAACTTTGGCAGAAGAACATATGAATGCCGCAGATATTTCAAGAAAAGCGGCACTCGCGTCAAGCACTGAAGCAGAACGGCTTATGAATAATACACGCACTGCTCTAATAGCAGCCGGTGTATCAATGAATGGGTCTGTTGCATCTGAAGTAGCTGGAAAAGCTGGATTTCAAAATAGAATAATAGAAGGTGTTGAAAATATAAGTGCAGCAGAAACAAGTGAATTAGAGAGATTAAGAAGATATGCTCAAGACAACACTTATGCATTCCGCAGTACTCTAGGAAATGCACGATTATTACAGGCATCTGAATTATTAGCACAAAAAGAGTCGGTTGCAAACAATATTATTATGGATTATATGTACGCAAATGTAAAAGGTACAACAGTTAATACTGTTATGGATAGATTAACACAACTTAATAATGATAAAAAGAGAAAATTAGAAATAAATACCTATTATGGCAAGGTATATAATCAATATATTAATATATTGAAAGTTATAGTTTTAGCATGTATAATAATAGTGCCGCTCGTTATTGCAAATAAGAATTCAATGATACCAAATTCAATCTTTATGTTTTCAACTGTTGGTATTATATTTTTTACAATAATTTTTATATTTTACAGTTTTTCGGATATATATATGAGAGATAATATTGATTTTGATAAAATTCAATTTCCATACGATAGAGAAGGGGCACTTCTTGAAAAAGATGGGTCAATTATTAAGAAAAAAAATCCATTAACTTCCTTAACATTAACTTGTATCGGACAAGATTGCTGCGATGGGTCAATGGTATACGATTATGCTAGAAATAAATGCTTAGCAACAGAAAATTTTGGAGGTATGTTTGATGAAGCTGCTAATAATTGTAGTAAACGTGAAATAATATATCCTAATAGCACCGAGAGCTTTATTAATAATTGTAATTTTAAGAATACATTATATCAGAGTTCATTAAATTGCAGTAGCCTTGACAAATTTGTAACAAACGAGTGTATAAATACAGTTCGAATATCTGATTAATTAGTTATGATTAATTAGTTATGATTAATTAGTTATGATTAATTAGTTATGATTAATTAGTTATGATTAATTAGTTATGATTAATTAGTTATGATTAATTAGTTATGATTAATTAATATATAATTATATATATTTATATATAATTATATATATTTATATAAATGGGAGGCAACTCATCACGTCCATGCCCTGAACCAGTAGCATGTCAGCCTTGGGTTCCATATGTCGCATATGAATGCGAAAAAGCAGGCGCAGATGCTTTAGATAGAACTATAGAACTAGGAATTAAAAAATTAGTTGGTACTGAAGCAGGAGCAAGGGTTTTACATATGTATAATTCAATAACAGGTTCAAGTGGATATGCGTTTGACGGAATGTTCTCATATACAAGAAAAGCGAACTTTGCGAACTATGAAGGGTTTAAAGAAGGTATGGGTGATTGTACTGAATGCAGTTGTAGTGAGGCAGCAGAAAAAATTATAGCAGATTGTAAAAAAGTTAGTGATGTTCCAGAAATTATGGCTGAAATCACAGGAGATTTAATTACAGAGTCAACCGCTAATGCACTCACTCAATTATCTGATACAAGTGGATCATCGCCAATCGTGATGGAATGGAATGAGACATATTACCCTGGTATAGGAACTACAACAGCATCCGCAACAACTATAACAGCATCCAACACTAATACTAATACAATTCAAGGATTTGAGAATAATACTAATAAACGTGAAGGCTTTGATAATAATACCGATGTCAGCACGTTCACAAAGAATGCTATAAACGCACGGCACTATAAATTTAAGGACACAGCGACTTTTATGGAGGATTGCAAAAATAGCTCATATTATTCAATGAAGAGATTTATAACAGACGAAAAGGTAATATTAGATAAGCTATATAATTATTATTTAACTTTAGTCACAAGTTACGCAAGTCTATATTTACATAAAGAAGCAGTAGCTAAAATTATAAATAGTAAAATAGATGACTTACAAAAAATACAAAGTAAAATAGATAGCTATAAAACGAATCTACATGTTGATAATAGAAAAAATAATTATCAAAACACGAATTATGAATTTTATATATATACCCATAAATTTATGTTAATGTTATATTATAGTTTATTCGTTTTGTATTTAATATTTTCTAATTTTATTAGCGAAAAGCAGTACAAAAATAAAAAAGTTGTAGCTATATTAGCAGTATATTTAATAATTCCGTTTATATTAAGCTATGCAATAAATATATCATATGACTTATATATATATTTTTTAGAATACTATAACATAAAGGAAGAAACTAAAAGTTATGCAGATATTATAAAAATAGCATAATCAATAGTATAATCAATATATAATATTTTTAAGTTAATAAAAAATATTATATAAATTATACAAAAATACTATACAAAAATACTATACAAAAATATTATTCCTCATTATCACTAGCATCATCATAATTTATTTCAACATTATACCACTTTCCTCTAGCACATTTACCATATTGTTTGTTCATATAATCAGCAATTTCTTTTCCGTTAGGAATATTATTTCGCCCATATTGCATAATATACCATTTTTTGAATTCTTCCAACAGTTCTGTTTTTTTAATAAGTCCATCGCGCTTTCTGAAGATTTTATCTTTAGCAAACTCTGTTAAGTAGTCTTGACCTTCACGATAATTATCACTTATGCTTGTAACAATCTTGACATCTTTAACAGCACCTTGAGTTTGATATGCAATATTAACTAACATAGAGGCTAATACAGGAGCCCATAATGTAAATTTTTCATCAATCTTCTTATCTATCAAATATTGATAGGGAAAATTAGATTTAGGAAATTTGTCCTCATTTTCATATGGACTATCGAGAAATTTAGACATAAAATCGCAAATACGAATACGTCTCCAAGTTCCATCATCATTCGTATTAATATCAAATAGCACATTAGTACATACGACAAGCTTAAATTGCGGAATAAATGTTACACTATCTTTAAAAAGAGCGCGACCTTGAATAGGGTCACCGCCAGTAATTTCTTTCATAATACCTTCATTAATCTTGTCGCCTTTACTTGGTTCTTGCATAACGGCATAACGTACGCCCATTAGCGCAACAATTTCAGAAGAGGTTGAACCAACACAACTGCGGTTTTGAGTGATTAGCGTAATAGGAACTGTTGCTTTATAATCGCCTAAACATTTGCTCATTAGCTCGACTAATTTTGATTTACCATTACATCCGCTGCCTGTATAAATATTGAATGTTTGATTAGTGGTTGTTCCAATTAATGTGGATGCTAAATGCTCCCACATATAGCGGCGCAATTCTTCGTCTGGAAATAATTCGTCCATAAACTTATTAATTTCTTGCATAATAGACTCATAATTAGCGTTAGCAGTTGATTTACACGAACTTGTCAAAGTGCTATAAGGAATATAGTCAATATTAGTGGACTTAGAAATAAAATCGTCTGGTTTGCCTTTTCTATGCGTTTTGCTTTGAAAATCGATAACGTAATTATTGAAACATAATAAATATGGATTGGCATCTAACTTATTCATAAATTCTTTATCATAAAATAGTTCTTTTGCTTCTCTCATAATGTTATTTTTCCAACTTGTAGTTTTAAGTAAAATACAAATGTCGCCTAATTTATGAGAGCGTATTTTTAAGTTTTCGGTATTTTCATCATTATTCTCTTTTTTTGTAATGAGTTCAATGAGCTCGTGCGATTTGGCGCAATAAATATCGTGCATTTTTTTCGATATTAATAATCTAAGAGTGCTTCCCGAATCAATTTCGTCCCATTTATGATTTTTATATTCATACCATTGATTATTTTTGATACTTACACATATGAATTGATCTTTAAATAGCTGGTATAATACAACAGCCAAGTCGAATTCAGTAACTTTATCTTTCATAATCATAGTTTGCAGTGTTTGGTCAATATAATAAGAAATAGTTTCGCTGCGAATTTTAGTATATTCGCTAAGGTTATCTGTTTTTGCCCAAAACATAATAGAGCGATTAGTTAGACCATCATTATTTTTAATATCGAAACTTTTCCACATACTATAAAATCGTGGTACATCTGCATAATTAAATGAGGGTGATAATGAGCTTAATTTAATCCACGTCAAAAATAGTTTTTCGTGCGTATTCTTTAGAGCCCATCCCACACGTATCCATTTATTGTAAGCACCGCTATTATAATAGCTTTCAGGTAAAATCATAGTAAATTGATGTGTTTCTTTTACTTCATATTCAGTACAAGCGATTTCTTCAATAAAACAATCGACAAGATTGTCTAATGTAGCACTATTATCAATCTTTGAAAAATCATACATATTAAGATCTACTTTAGAACCGATAATATTTACTTTTGGTTTATGCTCTTTATTGTGTAAGTCTTTTTTTTCAATTTCTATTTTCGAAACTATAGATTCATTATTTTGTAGCTCAAAAGATTGATGACCACTGTAACGAGCACTCATTAATGGTAAGTGATCTTTAATAACAATTTTTGAAATATTACATTCTTTAAAATTCCATAGCTCTTCAGTATTATCATAACTTAATTCAAAATAATAGGTCAAGCTATACGCTTTATGTTGCGGTTTACGAGAGCCGTAAACTTGCCAATTGACGAAACCTTTAGTGATGCCCTCATCAAATACGTCTTCATATTTATTTATAATAGGAATATTATCCCATATACCCTTGATTTCATTGATTACCATTTTACGCAAAACACATTGCACAGCCTTGTGCATTTTAATACAAAATACAATATGAATACCGTCTTTCGTTTTATCTTCGGTAACGTTTACATCGGGTTTCTCGTATATATATACATTTATTTTTGCATTAGCAGGAATGTCGTAAATCAGATTTAATTTATTAGCATATAATGCTACCAAATCAATAATATGGTCTTTATTATGTTGCCGCTGTGTAATAGATTTTTCATAACGCAAATCAACGTCAACAAGCAAAGGCCCGTCTTCTATTAATTGCTTTTCGGTCAAATATTCCTTATTTTTGTCTTCAAAAACATGCTGATAATATTTATTCCAAAATTGAGATAAATCTGTTATGTTATAGCTACCGCCAAAAATACCCAAGTCTTTATTGCCTATTCTTGTATGACTAATGACACCTTTATCAGCTTTGACTGACTTTAAATACTCATCCCATTTAGATGAATTAGTAGTACCGTTTATGTTATTTGTCATTACAATTATTTAATAATTATATATAATAATATATTTTTATTTCAATTTTATAATATTTTAAAAATTGAATTAAAAATATTATATTAATTATAATATGTAATATGAGTATAAATAACAATGCTATAAAAAGAATAGCAAAGGATGTTAAATATATATTAACTAATTCTTCTTCTTTAAGTTCGGAAAATATATATTATAAGCACGATGAGGAAAATGTAATGAAAGGTTATGCATTAATAATAGGGCAACCAAGTACTCCATATGGTTATGGGTATTATTTTTTTGAATTAATTTTTCCCGACAATTATCCTTTTGCGCCACCGGAGGTTCATTATTTGACAAATGATGGATACACGCGATTTAATCCCAATTTATATACTAATGGAAAAGTATGCTTATCAATTTTGAATACTTGGTCAGGTGAAAGTTGGACTGCGTGCCAAACAATATATTCGCTATTGCTAACAATATCAAGTATATTGTGTGAAAACCCATTATTAAATGAGCCGGGAATTAGTATAGGTCATAATGATCTACATAAATATAATTATGTGGTTAGTTATAAAAATATCGAATTTGCAATAATTAAAGTAATTAAAATGGTGTGTTTTAATGAGGCTATGAATGTTAATAATATTAACAAAGAGCATATTTTATTAATGAGTAAGTTTAAAACTATTATTAGCGAAACATTTATGAATAATAAAGATAAAATTATTGAGTTTATTAATGTTAATAGGATTAAATACGAAGACTTAATTAATGAGGACAAATATATATATATATCTGTTTACAATTTAAAATTTAATTTAACATATGATAATTTGAAGAGATTAATATTAGATATTAATATATTGTAAAATTGAGTAATTATTTAAATAATTAACTATTATTAATATATAGTAGTTAATATGGACTTTTGTTCTAACTGTAATAATATGTATTATATTAAATTAGAAAATCAAGATTGCGATAAGATTGTTTATTATTGCAGAAATTGCGGAAATACAGACGATAAGTTAGTAAATGTAAAGAAATGTATTTTAAAAGAAAATATTAATGTATCTGAAGATAAATTTAATATTCATATTAATAAATACACAAAATTAGATATTACTTTACCGAGAATTAATTATATTAAGTGTCCTAATGAAAATTGTGAAACAAATAAATCCGATTATGATGCCAGGAAAAAGGAGATTATTTTTATTAGATATGATGATACTCAGATGAAATATTTATATTTATGCAGCCATTGTGATTGTATTTGGAAAACTGTATAATATATACTTTATTTATTTCTATTTATTTCTTTTTTATTTTATTTCTTTTTATTTTATTTTATTTATTTCTTTTTTATTTTATTTATAATTGATATAAATTTATAATTGATATAAATTTATAATATTTATATATTAATAATATTAATATAATGGACGATACTAATGAGCAAGAACCCGAAGAGGTTGAAGAATTAGGGCAAACGGATGATGAGGTTGAAGATGATGTATCTACGGAAAATGAAGATAAGCAAAGTATTCGTGATATTGAAACAGACGATGAAGCTATTGAAACAGACGATGAAGAAATAGATGAAGAAAAGTTATATGATTCGGACGAGGCAACAGAAAAGATTAATGTTTTTGATAATGCAAAAACAAATTATGCAAAATATGATTATGAATTAGAAGATGTTGATACTAATGATAATTACAAATTGAATGAAAATTTTAAAAAAAATCATATATTAAATTATCATAATGAGTGCCTACATAAAAATTTTAATGAAATAAAAGAATTGTGCAAAGTTACACGTGATAAAGAGGGAACTATTATAGATGAACAACATAAAACAATACCAATATTAACAAAATATGAAAAAACAAAGATTTTAGGAATGCGTGTAAAACAATTGAATAATGGAGCGCAACCCTATATAGTTAATAGCGAGAAAACTATTGATAATTATGTAATTGCTTTAATTGAATTAGAACAAAAAAAAATCCCTTTTATTATTCAACGACCATTACCAAATAATAATTTTGAATATTGGAAATTACACGATTTAGACATATTATAAGTGTAACTGCAACTTTGTAATTTTATCGCTTAAATCTATTTCCACAATCTAAGCATGTAACAAAAGTTGTCATAGGCTCATCAGCGCTTCGTGTTTGTAATTGATAATATGTGCATTTTTTTGATTTACATTTTCCACAAATAAAATCATCAGTAGATGCTTCTATTTTTGGCGTAAACTTATTTTCATCTTTAATACGTTTTTCTTCTATTAATACTTCCCACAAGTCAGGACGCATTTCTTGATGATTCATAAAAGCAAGCTCGTGTGCTTTAAATGACTTCAATAGTAGTTTGTCAACAACTTCTTTATTTTTAAGATTTAATAATATAGAACGCAATTTTTGAATATATAAAATAACAAATGAGTCATTAGACCACTTTTTAATAAGTTTTTTTTCATCGCTCATAGTTAATGTATAATTATAAATTCCCTTTTCTAAGTTTGTGCTTATTTTTTCATTATTAATACTATGATTAATCTTAGCGATCACGCATTGTCTAAACTTATCAGGGTCACTAATAGTTCTTGAATACTTACTCATTATGAACACTAAAATAATTATATAATTATATAAATAAAACTTTATATAATTATCAATTTTATATTTTTACTTTTTATATCTTATTCTTCGTTGTCGTCTGAATAACTATACAATTCATAACTTAATTCAGAATTTACTTCATAATCTTCATTTTTATTCAAATTAGTATCCATGCTTCTTAACGCATCGCTAATATCATTAGTACTAGTATTAGTATTAGTACTATTATTAGTAGTACCATCATTAGTACTATTATTAGTAGTACTACTATTATTAGTAGTACTATTAGTACTATTATTAGTACTAACATTAGTACTAACATTAGCACTTTGTCCTTTAATATTTTTCGTTTTACTGCTATCAGTTTCATCATCATTATTAGAACCGGTTTCAATAACTTCTTTCAAATTGAAAAATTCATTGAAGAATTTGCTATCTAAATTAATGTACTCTTTATTATTCTTAAGTAAAAAAATACACTTATTATTAATATTTACATTTATAGAATATTTTAAAAAAAGATTATGCTGACTGTACATTTTACATACACTATCAACTTTACACCATAATTCAAGCTCTTTACTATCATCCACTTTCCAAACATATAATTTATTAACATTGTTTGATGACTTGTATCCGCATTTTTTATAAATATTCTCTTCATCTACATTTTTAATCTTGAACTGCTTAAAAGTGCTATTTTTAAATGTAATACAAGATATCATTATTTAGGTTATAATAATTTAGCAATATATGTTTAAGTTATTACAAAATATATAATAAGTTGTATTTAAGTATAATTTTTTAATATAATATACAAAATACAAAACAAATGATTTTATATATTATTACTTGGACTTGTATATATACAATATTACTCTTTTTATTGCACAATTTATATTTATTTTTTCAAAATAACTTAACAACCACAAAAAATAGGGATTATTATAATAGTATTCCAGTTTCAATACCAAGTCCAATACCAATCTCAATTCCTACAGAAATTATTGAAACAAATGTTGAAAACAAAATCATTAATTCCAATGATGTAAATAGTGATTTTACTTCTCAAATGAAATATGAATTAAATGATTTTATAAGTAAAATTAAAAATTAAATAACAATTAAATAACAATTAAATATAATTCTTTTTAAAACTGAGAACAATTGATTTAAATATATATTACATATTTAAATTATTAACACGTTAATAAATGTTAAAACACAGTAAGCAAAAACATACATTAAATATATTTAATGATTTCAAATATATTAGTAACAGATTTCCATTACATAATTTTACAAATACAAATTTAAATACGAATTTTAATGTAACAAATTTGGCTATTGATTTAGATTATTATATATTAAAACCTAAAGGCAGAAGAGGATACTTATGGTTTACTTATTATAAAAAAGAAATGCTTTGTATATTAATATTTATAAATAATAGAAATTTAGACGATGTAAGTAATGAATTTTATAAATATGAAATAAATTATGATAATACATTATGCTATAATAATGTATTATTATCAGGCACGTATTTTTACAAATATGTAAATAATAATAAAGCATTATGTTTACAACATTATTTCATTATTGACAATGTATTGAACTATAATTTTTATAACAATATAATAAATAATAATGAATTATTTAGAGCAAAATTAAATTTATGTAAAATGGTAATGCAAAATATTAGTAATACGAATTTTAATATAAATTTAGGAGTAATTTTAGACAATTATGATAGCATATTCAAAATTATATATAAATTGAATTATGATATATATTGCATATCTTGTTATTCAAGTAACAAGTATTTAGGAAATTTTATAATGAACATACCATTATCAAATGCACATAATTATGGTTATAATTTTAAAGTAACAGCATGCATAAACCCAGATATATATAATTTATATATATTAGATAACAATAAGGAAATATTTTATGAATATGCATTAATTGATAGCTATAAAACAAGCGTTTTTATGAATGATTTATTTAGGAAAATAAAGGAAAATAAAAATCTGGATCTTTTAGAAGAAAGCGATAGTGAAGAAGAATTTGAAAATATTGATTTAGAAAAATTTGTAAATCTCAAAAAATCTTATATTATTGAATGTTTTTATAATAAAAAATTTAAAAAATGGATCCCCAAAAATTTAGCAAAAAATAATTATATAATTGATAAAAATAAAATTAATTTAATTAAAAATAAAAATAAAATCTTTTTATAATATATAAAAAAATGTTGTTTGCGTTAAACGATCTAATTGTTCAGGAAGGCGGTCAAACTCAGTATGGACAGCAGACTACTCAAGGTGGAAGAAGAAGAAGAAAGTCGCGCAAATCAAAAGGCTCGAGAAGAAGAAGAAGACGTACCAGACGTCATTAATAATTTTTTTAATATAATTTTTTTAATATAATTTATTTTTATAAAATATCTTTTATTATATAATTTATTTTTTATAAAATAAAATTAATTATATAATTAATATACAATATAATATAATATGCTTGGTGGGTATATATATAATAAACACCAAAAATCTGCGAGACGTAATGCAAGGCGCTCATCGCAGCGTTATTCAAGGCGTTCTTCGAGGCGTTCTTCTATGCGTTTTACCAAACGTTCTGTTAAGCGTAATTTAAGATAATAATTTCTTTGCAAAATAAACAATTACAATTATTATTTAAAGACATTTAATTAATATAATTATTAGACTATTTAGTAAATAATCTAATGATTTTTTAAAGCATTGGTGCCCGAGTGGTCTAAGGGGTGCGACTCAAGTTCGTATGGCGAAAGCCTCGTGGGTTCGAACCCCACCCAATGCAAAATAAAAAAATTTATAACTAAGTTAGTTAATTTATTTATAAATACGCTTTTCCTTTTACTCTTTAATGTTTAGAATGTTGGCTGAGATAACATACTTTTTTGACGCATAAGGCGGGGAGGCTCAAGTAAATCGCTCTTTACTGGAGGAGTAACAGGAACATATGACTGACTACGCTCTGTTTGTGTAAATGCGGTATTCAATTTACTTTTTTGCCTATTTACAACATTTCCAACAGACCTATATGCTGAACAACATTCATCACCTGTTTCGCTATAATTAATTGCGTGACCCGGTAAAATACCAATCTTACCTGCTTCTAAGATGGCGTCTTGATTGGCACCCAAATAAATCAGATCAATAGCATACGATTCTTGAGCACTTGTAATAAGCTTTTTGAGAGATTTTGCGTTAAAATTTGTACTACAATTTTCACAACCATCCGTAGCAACATAGATTAAACATTTATCAAAGCAGCTTGGATTATGCAGTTTTTTCTCCATAAAATATTTAAGGGTTGAACCAATAGCATCATATAATGCTGTTTGTCCTCGTGGAACAAATTGTCTTAATTCAAGCGGACGAACATCCTTAATATTTAGCGACCTAATTAATAATCTCTCTTCATGGTCAAACAACTTAATTGAAACATTTACAGTTTCGCCTTCCTTCAAGCCTTGCTTAATAATTTCAAGTGAAGAATTTACACCGCCAATAGTATCTTGCTCCTTACCAGACATAGAGCCGGAGCGATCAATAATAGCAACAACCTCTTGAGTAAACGATGTCATAGTATAGTACTAATATTAATTATTTACATTATTTTTAAATCAATTTTTTTTATATAGAAATTGATTACTTGATCAAATAAATTCATAACATAATTTACTGCAAAAATAGAATTTGTTTTGCTTCTTATAAAATAAAATATTGAAATTATATTTTTTTTGACATACGTGACATATAATGTTACTATTAGCTAATATTATATGTAGTATATCATTAGGGAGCGCTTGAAGAGTTAACATATACAAATTTATTTATATTTATGTCTCTAAATATAAATCTCTCTAATTATTAAATTTAATCTTAATAATTTCCAAAAATTTATTTAAACTCTCTATAAGAGGAGCAGATTTATAACATAAAAGTTGTAATGTATTACGAGTAGCGCCTTTTTTATCATAAACTAAATAGAATTTATTACTATCTGTTACGTGATTCTTAATTGATATATACTTAGGTAATTTTACAACGTTAGTTTCATTAGTTTCATTAGTTTCATTAGTTTCATTAGCCTGATTATTATTTAAATTGTCCAAAATTTTTATTATTTGGTTTAATTTTTCTATTATACTTATTTTATTAGACTTAGAAGAAATATATGTTTTATTTTTTACCTGATATGGATGTTTTTCTATTTTAAAGTATTCTCTATATAATTTTTTCTCATTATTATAACACTCATTATAATAATTTATATATTTAGGTATATTCAAATCTGCTAATGTGGTTGGTAATTTAACTGCGTTGTGCTTTCTTAATCTCTTATATTCGTCTTTTTCTATTATAATATTTGTTAGCTCATTCATTTATATTAAATTAATAAATTAATAAATTAATAAATTAAAATATAACCGATTTTGTTAAATAAAGCCAAAAGCAAATACCAACTAATGCTTTAGCTATCAAATCCAATATATTATATCCGAACATTTTAGTATATTCATCTGTATGATAAAATACTCCATAAAGCGACCAAATTCCCAAGAATACCCAAAATATAAATTTTGATTGGGGCGTTATTTTTGAACCTGTCATAAAAATCTTCCAAATTGTTCCATATGTTAGGAAAAAGAATACAAAACCTATAAAACTTGCTAAATTTTTATTTAAGTCTCTAGTTTCTCCAATATAACCAAATCCCAACATAGCAAAGTTTAAAACTAATATTAATAAAAATGGATAGATTTTCAGTTGTACCTTATTTTCGTAACCTAACACCATAGAGAGAGCTAATAACATAAATGGTGTTGTGATTACCCAATCAGAATAGCGCATATTATTAATTTTTTCTATAGGAAGAGTTTTTATTGGATTGTCATTATTTTCTTGGGATTTATCATTGCTGTTTGTTGAATTCTCTTTTTCTTTCTCTTTTTCTGACTGTTGATAATTATTTATTTCTGTTATAAATAATCCATAAAAATAAGACGCAATAATTGAAATACTTGTTTCAACATTCATAATATGACGCACAGCAGGAATAGGTGTTCGTAATGCTTCAATAAGTGTTATTGCTGTGGTAGTAAGTAAAAATACATATGTTAAATAGAAACTGCTCAAAACTAATTTTATATTCATATTATATTAATAATAAAGTATATTATAATTATAAATATTTTATTTTATTTATAATGGTCTAAAATAAAATAAAATGCTAAAAATTTAAATGCATAAAAATTTAATTGCTGTACGCTAAACCACCCATACCCGACATAATGCGGAGAACGTTGTAGTTAACCGCATATACGCGGACTTTGGCAGTGGAAACACCCTGAACAGTCGCGTTCGAAAGGACAAGCTGTAATGTCGCATTGTCAATACGCGAGAAATTGCAGGTGCCCGAAGGCTGGTGCTCTTCAGGTCTTAGAGCGAACGAGTACACATTAATACCTGTGTCGGGAGCACGGGTGTGGTGCTGGAATGGCTGAACAAGGTCGAAGTATGTGCCTTCACGCTCCGAGAAGCGATCTTGACCGTTAAGCTGTAATTTGGCAACTACAACTGGATTTTCACCCCAGCAATGCATGTCAATCGCGGTTTCAGCAAGAACAAATGTGCCGGCATCCGAGACACCCGATTCAGTTGCGCCACCATCAGAGTAGCCAGCTGTTGTCTTAATAAATCCAGTTCCAGGCGCTAATTGATTGGAAAATGGATCCTCAAAGAGCGAGGTAGAATTAATAAACGCACCACTACCAACAAGGCCTTTGTTTCCAAAGGCATGAATGGCATTGGGTAACGCATCAAGAGCATCAGTGTAGTTGAACGGCTGAGCACCGAGCAAGTGATTTAGCGAATGGCGCTCTGTGAGCGACGCGCAATAATCAACATTGATGTCGGGCTGAACAACCCAGATTAATTCTTTGCACGGGTGATTTAAATTCAATTTGATTTTGTTGGACGATGAACCAACCGATTCATCACCAGTGAACTGAAGCTGTTCAATCAAGTATTCGTGAGGATTTTGCGCCATACGTCTGCGCTCATCAGTGTCTAAGAAAATGTAATCAACAAAGAGCGAGGCAGCCGCTAACGACTGCTTGTAGGCATCATTAACTTTAGTACCTAAACCATCAAGTTTGCTTACAGCCCATAAGCATTCTTCAATATTGCGAATGTCTAAGTTAATTTTTACTTCGTGGTACTGTAAAGCAATTAAGGGAAGAGCAAGACCGGGATTACGGCAAAACCAGAACTGAAGTGGAACATATAGAGTAGTTTCTGGTAACGCATTGCGAGGAGCGCACACCTGGCGAACACCATCAGCGGAGCAAGGGCCATCAACTGCGGCAAAGTCGGGGTCGCAAATGTATGTTAATTGAGTGGTGTTGCCGATCATTTTATAGTAGCCACGTTCTTGTTCTTTTGATAATGTTAGCTGATTCCAAATGTGCATCCAGTCACCATATTGACGGTCAATACGCTGGCCACCAATTTCAACTTCAACTTGCGAAATTAATTGCTCACCAGGGAAGTCTAACCATCTGGCGTATACATCACCACTAGAATTCTTTAAGGTTTGTCCGATTTCAGGAAGTGTAATCTGTAAATAGGTGCGGAAAGCTAAGTCACCATTGCGCGAAATGGTGCATGTAACACGGCGACCGAAGTCAGCTTGGCCGTTGAAAGTTTGCTCAATCGATTCCATCGCGAAATTGGTGTGACGACGATAGGTGACCTTCCAGAAAGTAATTTGGGGATTACCAGTTAAATATACATCTTGAGCGCCATAGGCGACTAATTGCATTAAACCACCAGCCATTTTTTTATAATATTCCTAAAGAAAATAATTTTTTAAAATTAAATTAATTAATTTAATTAAATTCATTAAATTCATTAAATTCATTAAATTCATTAAATTCATTTAATTTTATTTTAAAAATAAATGAATTAAAATATAAATGAATAAAAAAATAAATGAATTAAAATATAAATGAATTAAAAATTTATTTATTTACAAAAATTAATATATAAATTTTTAATACACTAAAAATATAATTACGATCAATATGAAGAGAACAGGTGTTATAAAAACAACGCTTGATAATAAACACAATGAAATAACCAAATCATTTAAACATAATGAAGAGGTAATCATCCCTAAATGTTTAAAGCAAAATGAGAAATTTGAAAATATGTTAATAAAAGCAAAAAATAAAACAGAAATAATGGAACTTATTAATAAAAATAAAAATACGATAAATGCTCTTAGGAATAAAGAAAAAAATTATTATTTAAGTAACTCTAAATACATTTTTGATTACTTTGAAAATAAGAAAAATATATCAGCAAACGAAACTATAGAAAATTCTGATAAAAATGATATTGTCAAACAATTTTTTTCATTAAATATAAATGATGACATCTCTAATAACTTAATGGAACAATCAAATAAAAATGTATTAGTAAAAAATGATAGCAATAAAAATATAGATAAATATTTTAATAATATTGACCCTAATTATTTAAATTATGACAAGTTTATTTATCCGTCCGATATATGTAATATATGTAATAATGGTGAGTTAATATTTGTTGAAAGTGAAGGTATGACAATATGCTCTAATTGCTCTAATAGTATTAAATATTTAATAGATATAGATAAACCATCATATAAAGAACCACCAAAAGAAGTGTGCTCTTATGCATATAAACGGATAAACCATTTAAAGGAGATTTTGGCGCAATTTCAGGCTAAAGAAAGCACAAATATTCCAGACGAAGTTTTTGAAAACATTAAAAACCAAATAAAGAAAGAGCGCATTAGTTTGAGTGACTTATCAAATAAAAAAACCAAGGAAATATTGAAAAACTTGGGCTATAATAAATATTACGAACATATACCATTTATTAAAGATAAGTTAGGAATTAGACCACCTATTATGAGCGCAGAGCTTGAAGAAACACTATGTAATTTATTTATGGAATTACAAAAGCCATATTCGAAATATTGTCCTAAAGAACGAGTAAATTTTTTAAACTATTATTATACATTATATAAATTATGTGAATTATTAAATGAGCGCAGTTTTTTACCATATTTTCCTATGTTAAAAGACCGTGAAAAGCGCATAGAACAAGACCAAATATGGAAGAAGATTTGTGACGATTTAGGATGGAAGTTTATTCCTATACCTTAATCTCCTTATCTTACTCGCCTTCACTCAATAATGCGCTAAAAATATTTATTAGATCTAAATAATAGTTTAATGATGCACTTATAAAGTCACCGTCATAATTGCGTTGTAATATAATGTTTGTATCAAACACAATATATACTGAAAATATTAGTAATGAAGCTATGACTATTACTTTTTTAAGATATGAAGATTGAATAATAAAATATTGCACAATGCTAATAATAATTAGTGCTAATAAGGCAAAAAATAATATTAGAGCAGTGATAAACCCTAATTGAATACCACTCATTATTAGTGCAACTCCAAATACAAACATAGTAACAAAAATACTGGCTGTTCCGACAAGCGCAGACTTAACTATACTTGAATCTAATCCATATTTTCTATATGCTAAAAGTATTCCAAAAGCACCAGAAAAGAGAGAAAACAATATGAATTTTAACCATGGAGGCATAGTAAAAAATGCCAAAATTAAAATAATAATAATTGTTACTACAACCGCACCAATATATTTAACGTCAAATTTTTTAGCATCTTTCTCTTCATCAACTTTGACATTTTCACTTACATAATAAGTAATGAAAAGTTGGACTAATAAATTTGCTAAAATTAACGCAAAGAAAACTCTTTTTTCGCTAATTAACTGAAATACTTGTGCTATATCATTTCTAAAAATAGATTTTTTGCTTTTATTTGCTAAATTTGATTTCTTAGAATTCATATTATTATAATAATATAATAATATAAAATAGTATAAAATAGTATAAAAATAGTATAAAAATAGTATAAAAATAGTATATTATTATGCATCGTCAACTTTTAAGGCATTAAAAATATTTGACATATCTATATAGTAATCAAATGAAGCAGTTATAAAATCTCCTTCATAATTGCGTTGTAATATATTGTTGGTTGTATTTACAATATATAATACAAATAAAGAAGCAAGAGCAATTAGGATTAATTTTGTAATAACTAAATAATTATAAATAAAATGTTGCACAATACTTACTATTATTAACAACATTAGAGAATAAAATAAACCAAAAGCCACTTTATTACTCAATCGAATACCGCTCATAGTTATTCCAAAAAATATCATAAAAACGAAAATAATAACACTTCCCACACCAGCCGCATGTATAATATTCGGATCAAAATTATGACTTAGGGATAAAAATATGATTCCATATAGTGCAGAAAAGAGAGAAAATATTAGAAATTTGAACATCATAGACATAGGAACAAATATTAAAAGTAAAACGAAAATTGTAGCTAATATATAGGCACCAATAATAATAGTGTTATATTTATTAGCATCTTTTCCCTCTTCTTTTTCTGCGTTAATATCAATATTAGCACTTACATAATAAGTAATATAATGTTGAAATACTAAATTTAGAAAAATCAACATTAAAAAGAACTTTTTCTCACTAATCAACTTAAATAACTGTGAAATATTTTTAGTTTTGTTTTTATTATAATTCATAATCTATACTATAGTATATTATAGCATTATAAAAAAATAGTATACTAATATATATATATATGGACTTTATTAGAAATAAAACAGCAAAATTAAGAAGTTTAGGAAAAAGATTATTAACGCGAAGATCTATAAATAGAATAGCTCCGGCACCAGTAGAAGAATTGGCAGCTTTAGATCCAACAGCACCGGCTTTAAGTCCAAGACAAGCGTCTTTAAGTCCAAGAACAAAAGTAGTTACACATATTCAAAAAACGTTCAGAAAAAGAAAAAGAAGAACACAAGCGCTAGCAGATTTATCAAAAATAAACTCTAAAAGACGTGCTACAAGAAGAATTCAAAAAAAATTTAGAAAAGCGTTAGCAAATCCAAATCTTGAAGAATGTCCTATATGTTATGGTACTATGTTGTACCCAAGACTTACAAAAACAATTCGTTGCGGTCATAAATTTCATAGAAAGTGTATTGAACAATGGAATGCCACTAATTCAAGTTGTCCATTATGTAGAACATCTATAGAACCAGAAATACCGTATCACCTACAAAGGTATATTTCAATCCCTATTAGTACTAATATTAATAATACTGTTAACACTATTAATGCGTTAATAGCAGGATTGGCTAATGTTGCTACTATGATTGAAGCAATTGGCTTGATAAATGAAACAGACGTACTAATTAATAGCTTGCCAGAAAGTGAACGAGCAGTTTTCAGGGAAGCACGAAACCAAGTATGGCTACAAACGTATCCACGATTACAAGAAGCACCAAGACAAAGCAGAGCAACTATTGATGCTATTAATCGTGCTAATGTGTTAATAGATAATATGAGCCGCGCAACAACATTTGACAACGCACGTAGGTCTATGGACGCTTCAACAAGAGTAATTAATACCTTACCACGCAATGGAAACGCATATAGAGAGCTAGCAGATAGACAATGGGATACTTGGTTACAAGCACATAGGAGACTATCAGCACCTATACAAACGCAGGCTCCTATTAGTGTTAATGGAATAACAACAGCAGCCTATAATAGAAGCAGAGCTAATGTTCAACCTATTAGTGTTAATGGAATAACAACAGCAGCCTATAATAGAAGCATGGCTCCTATTAGTGTTAATGGAATAACAACAGCAGCCTATAATAGAAGCATGGCTCCTATTAGTGTTAATAGAATAACAAGAGCAGCCTATAATAGAAGCATGGCTCCTATTAGTGTTAATAGAATAACAAGAGCAGACTATAATAGAAGCACACAGCTTGATACTCGTCCTACTACTGGAATAACACCGGATGAGTATAATAGATTAGTACGTGGAATGTATTACTAGTTATTATAAAAACTTTTATGCTATATTATAAAATAATATATAAAAATTATATAATATAGCATAAAATTAAATTATAGCATAAAATTAAATTATAGCATAAAATTAAATTATAGCATAAAATTAAATTATAGCATAAAATTATATTATATTATATTTATAATCTTATATAAATATATAAATGCCTTCTCAAACGCAAAGACGTGCGTCATCGCGACTAAGAAGTTCTGCTGCTAGAAAAATTCAAGGAAAATTTAGAAGTAGAAGAAGACAAAGGTCAAAAGCAAGTCGTAAAATTCAGTCAAGAATTCGAGGAAAACAAACTAGAAAAGTAATAAATAGACAACAAAATACGAGTACAACAGTTCATGAGTGTTCAATATGTTTTGAACCTATGACTAATGATGTTCGTATTGCATTACCTTGTGGACATAGATTTCACGACGGCTGTATAAGGCGTTCATTGACTAGTACTAATGGAAGATGTCCAAATTGTATGGGAGTTGTAACTAATATACCATATGTACCAGAAGGAAGAGCAAATCGAACATTTGGTAATGTTCCGCTTTCGCAACAACAACCACAAGCACCACAAGCACCACAAGCACCAGCAGCAATATTAAACCCAACACAACGAAGACAATATACATTACAACGTATGCAACAAATTGAAATGCTAGAACAACGATTAGCACAACTACCCAACCCAAGAGAAATGCCAAATATAACTTTAAATCAAGCATTACATATTGAACATAACGCACGCCAAATTGTAGCTGAAATACGAGTGCTATTTTATGAAGCTTCTGAAAATTATCAACACTATAGAGATGTTAGAACATATGGATCGCTTGACCAAGATGTTACTAATATGTATTATATAACGCTTGATTTATTACATCGCGCGCAAGTAGTTAGGAATAATGCTACACAAATGGTAGAGGAGCTTACAACTGATGCATTTCCAGAGATTTGGTAATGTATTAATATTTTTATAGCTTTATATTATTTTATAATATATTATTTTATAATACTATATTATATATACTATATAATATATATATAGTATGCCTTCTCAAACGCAAAGACGTGGGTCATCGCGATTAAGAAGTTCAGCAGCTAAAAAAATTCAAAAACGGTATAGAAGTATAAAAAGACTAAGGTCAAAAGCAAGTCGTAAAATTCAGTCACAAGTTCGGGGAAAACAAACTAGAAAAGTAATAAATAGACAAAAAAATACTAGTACAACAGTTCATGAGTGTTCAATATGTTTTGAACCTATGATTAATGATGTTCGTATTGCATTACCTTGTGGACATAGATTTCACGACGGCTGTATAAGGCGTTCATTGACTAGTACTAATGGAAGATGTCCAAATTGTATGGGAGTTGTAACTAATATACCTTATCCTTCTATAGAACGACAAATAATACCACTATTCGAAATACAACCACAATTACAACTATTAGATTTAGAACCGCTACAACTAATACAACACCTAATAGTACGCAATCAAGAACTAGATGTTATAGAAGAAAGTATAGAACGACTGAGAGAATTACTGCCTGATGCGCCAGAAATTCCAAATATACCTTTTGAACAGGCAGTAGTTAATGAAGTAACAGCAAATGATACTGAGACTACTTTAAGAAGTCTTTACAATGAAGCATATACTATTTATACTAACTATGAAAGTTTTAACACACAAGATAGACCAAGTACTAACGATGAAATAGCGGAACAACACATTGATGCTTTTTTTAATAGAACTTCTAATTTATTAGAAGTTGCAAACTATGATGCGATTAATGCATTACGAATTTCAAATCATCTTGGTTCGCAAATGCTTAGGGGTTCGCAAATGCTTAGTGATTCGCAAATGCTTAGTGGTTCGCAAATGCTTAGTGGTTCTCCTTAATAACTTTTTTATAAAAAATTATAATAACCCTATATAATATATGTCATCTTCTATTATTCAATCTAATGCATCAAAAAAAATTCAATCAAGTTTTCGAGCTAATAGAACAAAAAAATTAGCAGCAACACAAAAAATTCAATCGAGTTTTCGAGGTTCAAGAAGTCGAAGAGCAGTAAAATTACTAAAAGAAACTATAAAAGAGACCAATGAATGCCCAATATGTTTTGAGCCTATGACAAAAAATATTACAATTGCTTTACCGTGCGGACATATATTTCATACTAAGTGTATAAAAGAGGCTTTGCGTTATAATAATAAATGCCCTAATTGTAGAAGAATTATAACTAATGTTTCACTTGAAACAAGGAGAAGACGCAAACGAACGTTTAGAAACTTAGTATTTAGACCACTACAAATGCTAAGAAACTTATATAATGCTAGAACAAGACGCAATAGACAAAGACAAGATAATAATGTAGATAGTGTAATAAATGCACTACAAGAGAGTATAGCAGCGCGTGAGGCTGAGAAAGTTATAGAACAAAGAATAGCAACTATATTAGCGAGGACAACAAGAGTAACAACAAGGACACCAACACAACGACGAAGAATTAGCATTAGAGATTTACAAATAGAGGAACTAAATTTAAGGGCAGCTCGCGAACGTTATCGTCTAGCAAATGAGCGAGCACAAGCTATGTATAATGCACTACCTGAATCACAACAATGATTTATATAATATAACATAACAATATAAAAATATATTATTATATTATATGCCTTCAAGAAGTCGGAGTTCTTCAAGTCGAAGAAGAAGAAGTTCTGCAGCTAAAAAGCTTCAAAAACGGGTTAGAGGTAAACAAACAAGAAGAAGACACGCCCACTCAATTGAACAAATTTATGCAAATTTAGAAAAAACAAATGAATGCGCAATATGTCACGAACCTATGGCAAAAAATGAAGCTATTACAAAATTAGGATGCACTCATAGATATCATAGTGGATGTTTAGACCATAGTATGCGCTCTGGGCACGCTAATTGTCCATTATGTAGAACAGTTATACCTAATAATGCTTATGCACATTTAGCGCCTCCAAATATAACTTATGAAGAGGCACTTGTTGCTAGAAACCAAGCATTAGAACGGCGACGATTAGCAACACAAGCATATAATAATGCAGCATTCAACATTTTCAACTACGAACAATCTAATCAAAGTCGCAATGATCGCACAAGCTCTCCAACTTATAATGAATTACTTAGAATCGAAGGAATTGCTGGTGAAGAATTAAATAGAGCACGTGACAATGTTACTAATGCTATGAATATACTTAGGAGTTTGGATAATTAGAAAATTAGAAAATTATAAAATTATAAATAAGAAGTTGAGAGATTTACAGCATTATTATTATTATCTTGCTATAAGTTAATAATAATATAATATAATTAAATGACTAACACACACAAAAATAAAACAAATAAAAAAAATCGTAACAATAACAATTATGATATAGTAATAATTGGCGGAGGCATAGCAGGTCTTTATACTTTATATAAATTGTCAAGCAAATATGCACACCTAAAAATTCTATTATTAGAATCTGGAGAGCGTTATGGTGGCCGAATATATTCATATAAGGAAACAATAGACAACAAAGAATATGTTATGGATTTAGGCGCAGGACGATTAGGATATCATCATAAACTCATAAATAATTTAATAAATGAGCTTGGTCTAAAACCCAAGCTAATCCCCATTCCAAACACCAAAACATATATTGAAGTAACTGCAAATAATAAAGTAAGCAATAAAACAACCACAAAAGACTACATTATGGACAAATTAACCACATTTTTCTTTAGCCCACTGGTTTCCAAATTAGGCAAGTCGCTAAAACAAAGCTATTATTTGTATGAGTTTATAGGAAAATATGTGTCTGAATCATTCTCTCAAAAAGTTAAAGACGTCTTTGAATATTCTTCTGATTTGAACGAATTAAATGCTTATGATGCTATTGAGTATTTTAAATATGATTATAATAATGAAACAAAGTTTTTCACACTTAACGGAGGACTTGAACAAATAATAGAACGGCTGCTACAAGCTATTAAAAAAACAAGGGGTTATAAATCGCATAATTTTAATATTAAAAATCTCTCTAATGTTGAAAATATAACTTATAAAAATAACGATTCAAGCGACCTATTTGAAATAAGTGTTACAAATTATAAAGGAAGAGGTTCCGGTCAAGAAACAGTATATTCAAAATATGTAATATGCGCTATTCCCAAAAAAGGCTTGGAGCAATTGGAAATATTTAAACCATTGCTAAGTGATCTAAACTCTATAAATTCAATTAATCTACTAAGAATTTTTGAGATTTATAATAAATCAGGCGAAAACGGAGAGATGTGGTTCAAAAATATTCAAAAAACAATCACAAATACTAATGTTCAATTTGTAATTCCTATTAATCCTGATAATGGACTAATTATGAGTAGCTATAGTGATTGCACTAATGCGCGCTATTGGAATAACTTATTAATAAGCAAGGGACTTGATTACGTAAAAGTTAAGCTAAACACAAAGCTAAATTTACTATTTAGCATTTATAATATAAAGGTGCCTTTAAGTAAATATATCAAAATGCATTTTTGGGATGCTGGTGTGGCGTGTTGGAAAAAAGGCGTAGACTCTGATTATTTAAGCGTTAAATTAATAAATCCTTACTCACGTGTTTTTATTATTGGAGAGAATTATTCAAAGTATCAGGCATGGTGCGAAGGTGCTTTAATGACGTCCGAAAGTTGTATAGCCAAATTAGTCAAACTATTAGCTAAGACCAAGGCCAAGACTTTAAAACAAACGCATAAGCGGAGCGACAATAAGCGGAGCGACAATAAGCTTAGCGATAACAAGCTTAGCGACTATAAACATAAACAAGGTGGTGGCGAAGTAAAAACGTTTACGCTTGGCGAAGTAAAAAAACATAATAAGAAAAACGATGCTTGGACAATAATTGAAAAGAAGGTTTATGATATTACAAGCTGGATTCCAACACATCCAGGAGGAGACGTTATTTTAAAAGCCGTCGGCAAAGATGGAACGCGACTTTTTAAATCTGTTAATCATCCAAGTTTTGTAAAAGAAAACGTTTTACCAAAATATTATATTGGAAATCTAAGTAAATAAGAAATCTAAGTAAATAAGAAATCTAAGTAAATAAGAAATCTAAGTAAATAAGAAATCTAAGTAAATAAGAAATCTAAAAAATAATATACTTACTATATTAAAATAGTAAATGAGCATTGTAAGATTAGGAATGAAATATGTCAATATACTACATATATTAGTTATTGGGGCATTATTAGTATATATTAGTTATTTTCAAACTAAGTCAGCAAGACCAATATACTATGCGCTGGGAGTATTAGGATTAGCAATAGTATTATTTGTCCCATTTCCTACTTTAGACTTTACTAATTTAAGAAATATTTTAAATATTATTCATTATATATTATTTATACCTGGATTTATAGCATTAGCATATTTTGGATTGCAAAATAAACTAACTAAAGAAACATATAGAGCATTAGGATTTGTTGGAGCATTTATTATTATTTATCATTTATATAAATTATTTACTCGACTAATGTAAAAATTATTATAATATATTGTACTAATATAATATATTATGCCCACTATTGTAATACAACCTTTAAGATCTCCGCCAAGAACTCGACTAAGACCAAGACCATTAACAGCACGACAACGTTCAAATTTAAGAATCAGAAGACGTGCATTAGAAAATGAATTAAATACATTAAACGCAACATTGAATGCTAGAACACGTGAATATGGTCCTCTTGCACAAGAAGTACAACAAGCAGAAAACCATATGCTTGATGATGCGCAACGACTACGTTATTTACCACACTTATTAAGAAATAGTTCGCAAAGAAGTCAAATAGAAGAACTTGTTCAAACAGACGAAGGACAACGTGTGAGCGAAGTAGAACGTATGCTTACTGAGTATCAACTCAATAGACCATATGATATTGAAACAATAGAACGCTTACAAGCTGAACTTTATGCTCTTGGTGACGCAATGTACGCTAATACCCACGCGCTTATTGCTCCAATACAAGAAGAAATAGATTTAGCACAAACTAATTACGACATAGGAAATAGAGCATATCGAAATTTAGATGGACGACTAATTAATCACTCATTATTAACGCGCGATTTAACACAAGCACGTGATGATTTAAATAGACAAAGCAATGACATAAATAGAGCATTAGGTCAAGGTCAAAACATAAGAAGACAACGACGCCCTACACATAAACGAGGCAAAAAAGGAAAACGCACAAGAAGAAGAAGAGAACTATAAAACAAAACTGTAAAACAAAACTAAAAATATTATATTATGCTAATATAATATAATATAATATAATATGTCTACTATTAATCAAAATACTATTAGAACCCCCAGAATGCATTTAAGGTCGGCAACTCGAAGACAAAATACACCAAGTGCATTAGCACGACGAACACGAGCCTTAGAAACGCGCAGAACCAATTTAGGAAATACTATTATAGAATTAGAATCTGATTTAAGACAACAACGCGCAGCATTAGCCACACTAACTATTGAAGTTGACCATGCATTAAGACGCAGAGATGACGAAGGCGACCGCTATGAAAGGTTGAGAACAGAACGTGATAATTTAAGATACACACTTCTTACGAATTTTAATCAGTCCGACTTAGGAATGGAATATAAGGAACTTAAGAGATGGTGGTATGAGCACGTAAATAATGAAGATGAAAACACACCAGACGCAAATTATTATGATAATCGTAAAGCAAGATTTGATCAAGTTAGCGCTCTTTTTGATGAGCTAATGGATACAGGTCTTGCTCCTATTATAGAACAAAAAGCACTAGCGCGAGAAACATACAGACAAGCAAGCGAGCATCATTATAGTTTATATCAACAACAACAAGGTTTAATGAGGATAGTAAGCGACCTTAAGCGTAGACTTACAAGAGCACTTATTCGTGATACACAGTTAAATCAAGCGCGCGGTAAGAAACAACACAAATCTAGAAAAAAAGGCAAAAAACATAACTCTTAGAAAAACAGCAATATTACTATTATAATTAATATTATATTAGTAACATATATATAATATGTCTAATAGTATAATAACAGTCCCTCAATCAAGAAGAAGTTCAGCACGAATACTTCAACCAAGTTTAGCCTATAGAAGACGAGCTTTAGCAAAACAAATAAAACAATTTAGAACTATAATAGCTGAATTAGAAGCTGATATAAGTAATTTTAGCGAACGAGCAAGTGCAGCAAATAGCGATGCTACTAGTGCTAGAGAACGTGTACGCTATTGCACTCAAGAAATAACGCGAATTACTCAAGAAGAGTTACAAGGCAATAGTGGAAATGAATATGCTAGGGCATTACGCGACTTTAATGATTATAGTAGAACACATCCTAATGATGTAGAAGGTATAAGAAGTCGTCATAGTGAGGCAACTCGTCTTCTTGGTATTACTAATAGTGCTATTCGAGAAATTATTAAACCACTTAGACAAGAAGGAGAGTCTATGCTACAACTCTTAACTAAAGCAAACGAAAAGTATAAAACGTTAAATGACGACATTAGAGTATTAACGCGGGAAAAGAACAATTTACAAATCGAACTAGATACAATGACTAATGAATACCGTGTATTAACTATAAATCAAAATATAGGACAAGGTAATAGACTACGCAAATCTAAAAAAAAGGGCAAAAGAGGCAAAAGAGGCGGAGCATGGACAGCAAAATATAAGAAATCAATTAATTGTAAAAGACCGCGTGGGTTCTCTCAAAAACAATATTGTAAATATGGAAAATAAACTAATCAATATTATAACAATTATACATATTATTATAATGTATTAATAATATATATATGTCTCCAATACTACCAGAATCAGAATTAGGAAGACTAATTGCTATAAAAAAAGAATTAGAAAATTTATTAAAATTAACACTATTAATTATTCAATTATGTTCATCAAGTACAAATAATGCTACTATTAAGCTTAAAATTAAATTACTAGTTGCTAATATAAAAAGAGTTAAGACATTGAGGACAGATTATTTACAATTAGTGGAACGCGACAGGCAAGATTTTAATGAAGAACTTAATAGTATTAATACTATAATCAGTAGCGAAGAGACTATTAAAAATTTCCGCGTTAATAGTCAAACATTAAATTCACTAATACACAATTTACGCAGTCTTAGCCAACAAACAACAGCAGCTATTATGCAAACAGCTAATCATGTATTAATTATTGATACGCGCGACAGAATAGCTCTAGCGTCAAGCCGTCTTCCCAATATACCATCTCGTTTTCCCAGTATTTCAGATGATCTTTCCATAAGACCAGATGATCTTTCCATTAGACCATACGGTCTTGTTCCAAGCCCTGATCTTCCACCTCCTCAGGTTCCTCCCTTTGCTGCACCACCAATGCTTCAAAGACGGCCAAATATAGGAACACGACCAACCAGTCTTGTCCGACAGCAAGCTATGCATTTAGGAGACTTAGACTTAGACGCATTACAAACAACAACACTATCACGCGCATCATCAAGTTCATCATTAGATCGAGGCTTTGGCAAGAAATATTTAAGATCAAGAAAAAGAATGCGCAGAAAAAGAGAGACAAGAAAAAGAGAGACAAAAAAACTAAAAGCAAGAAAATAACAATATTGTTTAGCAATAATATGAAAAACAATATAGAAACAATATTATAATATATATTTAGTTGGATAAAGGTCGGGAGGTTTTATAGCAAATAATGAACCAATTTAAATAGTATATAAACACTTGAAGCAAATAATGCACTGTTTGCGAGTAATCCATATAAATTTGGATTGCCATCAGTTTTAAATAAAAATGGAAGTAATTTCTTATTATACTGCTTAACTATTGGTAATTGAAATAAGAAATATAATAGAGCAATTATTAGCGGTAATTGAAATTCGCCATAAAATTTATCAACTATAGCGTCATAATTAGTTTGTCTCGAATTTGTTTCTATTAAATTTTGAGGGGTTGCACTATTTTTAATATAATCTTCCTGAATCTGTGGCGGAGGTATATAATTTGGCTGACTTTGAACATCATTTGCCACTGTTGAAGGTTCCATTGGAATATCCCGTGAAGGCATTGTTGTTGCTCCGTATACTGCTGCTTTTTGTATTTGACTTATTAATTCATTATAGTTGGGAGGTGCCTGATTTTGATTACTATTTTCCATAGTCAATTGACCATTTTGCATTACAGGATTGTTCATAGTAGCGCCTCCAGTTGGTAATAATTGAGTATAATTAGTTGTTGACATTTGATTATTATTAGTTGATACAATTTCGCTTCTATTTAAAATAATATTTTGAGGTTGCTGCGTCATCATTTGTTGCTGTATATGTCCATTTTGATTATTTAAAGAAGGAAGTTCATTTATAGAAGTAATTCCACTTGAAGACATTAATTAATATAGTTTCCTAAATATTTATTATAAATATTTATTAGTTTAATAACGCAATTAGTTATTAGCTCAAATAATATTTTACAGATGAAAAATTTAAATTTATTATTTGATTCATAATAAATTTAAAAAATGTCATAATTAATGTCATAATTTTATTTAGTCAATTTCTTCCATATTCGATTCTTCTTCTACTTTTTCTTCTACTTTTTCTTCTACTTTTTCTTCTACTTTTTCTTCTACTTTTTCTTCTACTTTTTCTTCTACTTTTTCTTCTACTTTTTCTTCTACTTCTTCTTCTTCATCAATCGATAGTCCAAGCTTAATCATATTATTAATACGATTTACAAATGTTGCCGGTTCTTCAATACTAAATCCACTTGAAATTAGCGATGATTCATATAATAAATTAACAAGATCTTTAATCATACGATCATCAGCAACCGAAGAAACTCGTGTTTTAAGCGATTTAATAATGCTGTGATATGGATTAATTTCCATAATTTTTTTCGACATCATATATGAATTATTAGAGTCACGAAGCGTTTGCGCTTTCATAATTCGTTCCATATTAGCTGTCCAGCCATAATCACCAGTTACTAATACACAAGGCGAGTCAACAACACGCTGACTTAATACAACCTTTTCTACATTAGAACCAAGAATTTCTTTAATTTTCTCTGTTAGCGGCTTAAATTCACTTACACAAGCTTCCCACTTTTTTTTCTCATCATCATCAGAATCGAAAGTTAGTCCTTCTTTTGTAACACAAACTAATGATTTACCCTGATATTCTTTTAGTTGCTGAACACAATATTCATCAATTGGTTCAACCATAAAAAGAACTTCGAGATTTCGTCGCTTACATTTCTCAATAAATGGCGAATTTACCACAGACTTTAGTGATTCTCCTGTAATGTAATAAATTTGCGTTTGACTTGCCGGCATATTAGCAACATAGTCGCTTAGTGAAATCATTTTAGAACCCGATTTAGTACTGTGATACATTAGTAATTCCGATAATTTATCACGATTAGAAGCGTCCTCGTGAAGACCAATCTTAATATTTTTACTAAATTGTTCATAAAATTTTGCATAATCTTCAGTATTTTCTTTAATCTCCATAAATAACTCTAAACATTTTTTAACAATGTTTTTCTTAATCACTTTAAGAATTTTATTTTGCTGAAGCATCTCACGCGAAATGTTTAACGGAAGGTCCTCTGAGTCCACGATGCCTTTTACAAACTTTAACCATTCAGGAATTAAATCCGCACAATCATCACTAATAAATACACGTCTAACATATAATTTAATATGTCCATTCTTTTTTGTACTTGGTTCAAAAAGATCAAATGGAGCACGTTTTGGAATAAATAATAGACCAGTAAATTCTAATTGACCCTCAACAGAAAAATGCTTAACCGCTAAATGCTCTTCCCAATCATTAGTTAGTGATTTATAAAATGATGCATATTCATCTTTCGAAACACTATCCGGCTTTTTAGACCAAATAGGTTTTTGCGTATTTAGCAAAATAAACTCCGTTACAACCTCTTCAACTGTCTTTGTTTTCGTTGTTTTTTGCGTTTTTTCAATATTGGCTAAGTCCTCATCAGTAACTTCATCGATTTTAGGTTCGTCGGTTTCACAAGGCACGGTCTCTTCTTCGACCTCGTCCTCACCTTCGTCCTCTTCTTCCTCGACTTCTTTAGAAACTGTTTTTTCCACATAAAGACTAATTGGATAGTTAATAAACTCAGAATGCTTTCTTACGAGTTCCTTAATCCGACTTTCTTCTAAATAATCCAGCTGATCATCTTTTAAATAACACGTGATTTTTGTTCCACGTCCAAGATCCTCACCCGAGTCATCTTTTTTAACAGTAAATGAACCACCGGCATTTGATTCCCATACATATTGCTCATCATCATTATTTTTAGATGTAACAACAACACGCTCAGCAACTAAATACGCAGAATAAAACCCAACACCAAATTGACCAATCATATTAATGTCTCCCTGACTCTTCATAGCCTCCATAAATCCTTTTGTTCCCGATTGAGCAATTGTTCCAAGATTAGTAATCATATCAGTTTTAGTCATACCAATCCCACTATCTAAAATAGTGAGTGTTTTGTTTGCCTTGTCTGGAATAATTTTAATAGTTAGGTCATTATTAGTATCTAATACGCTCTTATCAGATAACGAATGATGCCTAATTTTATCTAAAGCATCAGATGAATTAGAAATTAACTCACGTAAAAAAATGTCCTTATTTGAATAAAATGTATTAATAATAAGAGACATAAGCTGATTGATTTCAGCCTGAAAAGCAAATGTTTCAACAGGAGACGACATAATAATATTATTGTTACGCAGTTTTTTTTTAAATAATTTTTCTTTATTATTTAAAAATCTTTAGACTAAATAAAATATCGGAAAATAATGTATAAAAATAGTTTTAATAATATATTAGTGTTATCTTCTTGGGTTGTAACATTTAGTGCATTATAAGCATTAATAGCATTCATATTATAAGTAATCTTAGTATCAACATTCATAATTAATGCTATTTACTATTATACATAGCTAATAGTAGCTATTTTAAATCAATTTTTATATATTTTTATATATTTTTATATTTTATATTTTATATTTTATATTACATAAACTTGGTAGAATAGTCTAATGTTGTGCTTTTTGATCCACATTGTATATTTTCTTCTACTAAAGTGTAACATTTTGTTTTCTCACTATCAGTTGCGAATATTTTGTCTCTCAAGGCATTATGGTGAGGACCTATAAATTTATAGCAGTCTTTTGAATTACATACCTGTCTAAATAATGTAGCAAATCCTAATCCTAATAATACAGATAATATAATTTTTCCCATATTTGTATGTAATACATTTCTAACAACATTGCTAATCATATATTATATATATAATATTGTATTATATTATTTAGCAAATAATATAAATAAGATAGTAAAGCTAAAATATTATAAAGGCAAAGTGGTTATTTTACTTTTATCGCTTGGGCATTTAACCTCTTTAGTTTTATAACCATAACAATTTCCTGCCTCGTCTTTATATTCAATCTTATCTATATTATGAGGTGTTGGATATACAACGACTTTCCTATTGTATTCAAAACAATACATATATATTAAACCTAATAGGAAGGTGCTAAGAAAAACAGTGAAATTTAAATATTTTGAGAAACTATATATTTTTGTTAAAAATTTGTTTAAATTATTTAGCATTAGGTTTTCTATATTTATATTAATTATTATATTAATTTATAATTTCATAAATTAATAATTTTTATTGTTAATAAATAGTTACTCGTTAACTTCGATTATTAAATCTTCTAAATTGTGTTTGTTTTGAAAAAATACGAACTGATCTTGTTCGTTCTTCTCAACATAAGAAGACTTATATTTTAAATTCATTATTTCATTGCCTAATAGCGAAAGTTTGGTTTTATGTATTTCAATAGCATTTTTTAGATATGTTACTTGCCCACTTGAGGTATATAGCTCTAAAGCCTCACTATATAGTTTTTTATTATTTTCAAAATCTGCAATCTTTTCTTTTATTAAATTTGCAGTTTCCTCGTTGTTTGTTATTGAATTATATAAACTTAGTAAATTTAAATAATTTTCCTGATTATTTGTTAATTGTTGTTTCAATAATTCGAATGTTTCTACTGCTTTTTCTTCTTGAATATAATTAAAGAGGAAATCTAATTTAGTGGTTATAATATTTTTCTTATACTTTGCTAAGTCGAGCTTTGCTAATTCTAATTTTTCACTAATATGGGCAAATTTCTTTCGCTTAATAGATAAATCCAATTTACAAGGTTTAACATTGTTTCCGCAAATAGCTCGTAATAGGTCAGGTGTTTCTGTGAATAGTGTCCCGCCATCTTGTTTACAATTTATACATTTAAATTTAAGCTTGGCAAAATTTTGTTTTTTCTGGTCATAATCTTTTCCATAACTTCCTGCTAATTCATTAAGTTTCTTCTGCCTTGTTGCGTCATAACTGTTCTTAAGCTTGTAATACTCTTGTAAATTATTATAATAACTCTCATTAGTTTCATCAGTCATATTTAAACTTGTACTATATTAATATTGTATAAATATATTTATTTTTGCATTATTATTTATTTTTTAACATATAACATTATTAAATATGTTAAAAAAGGTATTAAATACAATACATCAAATTTATATGATTAAGAAAAATAAATTTTCTTATGTAGTAAGTTTGCCTCAACGTGCTCACTATAATCGGGTAAATTTGTTATCATATTATTTCTAATTTTTTGCTGATTATCTATATTTTGGCGATTATAGTAAACTAATTTAGACATTATATATTCTTTATCTTTCATGCTTTTCTCATAATATTTTTTACTCATTGAATGCCCTTTATAACGCGTAAATAATATTGTTCCTAATGTTATTATAAAAATCATAAACATACTAATATTGTAAAAAGTATTAATATTGTTTTGCCTATAGTTATTGCAGTTTTTTAGAACTCCTCTAAAGAAATATTTAACTCCATTGTCTACTAACCTTGGTTTATCTGTTGATATATTGCTCGGTTTGTTAAATTGTAAATTTGCATAGTTTACAATATCAAAATTCATTATTAATAGTAGCAACTTTTTATAATATAAAATTTATACTTATTTATACTTATTTAAGTAATAAATTTGTAATTATTATATTATAATAATAGTATAAAATATACTAATATGGCTGAAGGAGACATACCAAGTCCTGGATCTACACTAATATTTTTTCTGTTATCAACGCTCTGCTTTTTATTTTTTACAGTTTTCACTATTAACCAAGCAAAAGATATAGAGTCTATTAATAATGCTAAAGATAACAATACAATTAATTTTATATATTTATTAATAATTATTGTCGGTTCGTATTTTTTAAATGTGCATAATTCGAGAATAATTTGCGCTCAAAATATCGAATGGACCTATATATTAACTGTTACACTTGTTCCTTGGTTAATAATATTTGTACTATTATATTTTGTTCTAAAATTATTTCCAGGATGGGTATCTCCGTTCTCTAATACTGTAGGATATGCTTTTGTATCTATGTTAGGTATAACATCAATATTAGATAAATTATTGACTAAAATAGAGAAAGAGAAACAAGGGGCTCAGTCAGATGAGCTAATCAAAGCAATAAATAATATTAATAATAATAGGTCAAAATTCATAAACCAGTTTGATATAAACGTAATAAATTTTGATTCGTTTACACAACAATTATCTAATTCTGGAATTATATCACCGGATGATCAAGCAAATGCTACGAGTGATCTTAATGTTATTACATTGTATAAATTATTAACAATAAAATATGTTATAGGACTAATTGTATGGTATATATTGGCAGGAATTTTAATTAGCTCAATCAGTTATAATTACATTATTGGTATATCTTGTGAAAAATCGGTTGAACAAATCATTGCTGATTATGAAAAGGCTAATAAACCTTAAAATTTAAAATTTAAAAATTAAAGTCGGTAAAATTTATATAACATAAAATACAGAAATACGATACTATTGCTAATACTATTACCGTTAACCATAGTGGTAGAATTGTTTTATTTCTATAACCTATACCAAATTCACGAGGTTTTCCTGCTTTATCAAATATAATGCTTGGCTTTATAAACATTATTAATGCAAATAATATTAAAAAAATAACAATTGATACTAAATTTATATTAGTTATAACAAATTGTTTTAACATACTTAATATTATATATTATTTATAATATATAATACTGTTTTATTCTTAATTTTTATATATTATTTTATTTGCTAAATGCTTAAAAATAATGGTTTAAGTGTATTGTTAACTTCTTTAACATCAATATTATGAACATATTTTACATAACATCTTAATGTCATTGCTACATCTACAAGTGAATTATGTAAATCTTTAGGAAGTTGTTCATTTGGAAATAATATACTATATAATTCGCTAAGTTTTGGATTTTTATAATATACTTGATTTGTTTTATTTAATCTCTCTAACTTACAAAATTCAGTTGTATTTTTCATTGTACAATACTCCGGTTTATGTGTCATTATATTATGCTTAAACTCAGTAAAATATTGCGTAATATTATGTCTAAAACATTCCACAAATATTAACCGTTTATCGAACGACAAATTATGGCCGACTACAATATCACAGACCTTTAAACATTCGTTAAAATCCTTTAATGCCTCCACAATATTTATTCCTTGGACATCTAAAATCTCTCTACTAATATGATGTATATCATAACTTTCTTGCGAAATAACGATTGAACCATCAATAGCAATATAATTATCCTTAATTAGAGCACTATTACTCGATAAGTCATACAAAATATAGCTGAGTTGAACAATATATGGCCACCTTGATTTATCATAAATAGAAGCACCCTTTTCTTGTAATCCAGTTGTTTCAGTATCAAATACTAAAACTTTCATTTTATTATATTAGTAACAAGTAATGTTTTTATTATAATTTGTTTTTATCTTAAATATTTATCAATTTTAGAAAATTTTGTATTTTATTATATTAAAAATGTAATAAAATAATAAAATAATAAAATAATAAAATAATAAAATAATAAAATAATAAAATAATAAAATAATAAAATAATAAAATAATAATATAATAATATAATAAATGATCAACGAAAATGAATATATTGAGGAGATGGACAATGCACAAAAAGCGGTGGAAGCAGCAGAGGTTATATATAATAATGCATTGAACATATTAGATGAAGCAAACAGAGCAGATTTTAAATTTAATGATATAGTCTATTATCAAGGTTCAAAAGCCAAGATTGAAACAATCGATGTATCTAATGTTTCAGGACCATGGACTATAATATTTGAAGACATGACAAAACAGTATAATATTGAATCAGATAGTTTGAAACGTATTAGTCAAGAAGATTATTTGTTAGCATTAACAGCATTTGAAACAGCTCGGTCTAATCTCATTAATGCAAAAGAACTACTCGATGAAATAACAGCGACTATGGCATCAAAAAGGGCAATTTTAAGGAATATTATGAAAACAGAAGCGGCTATAACCGCACGCGCAACCGCTATAAGAGAAGCAAGAGAAAAAGAATTACAAAAGGCAGCAGCTATCTTCTATAGCAGTTAAATCATTTAACAATATTTGATTTATAAAAACACATTTTGAGAGATTTATAATTAACATAACTTGATAACTTGCTATTATTTAATCTAACACAATAAGATTATCATTATTACAATCATCGCCAGCATTCCATATAACATTAGAACCAAGATATTTTCTTAAAGGATTAGCTCCATATTCTAAATAATATACTTTATCCACCGCATCATAATCGTTCGATTTATAATATATTTCTAATTCTGCATAAGTGTTACCATTACTTAATGGACCATCTGAAACTTTTATACGCATCATAAATATATAATCACACACATATACTTTAAAAACATTAGCACACACATCTAAAGAACACGTGGACATTTATAATATAATTTTATATAATTTTATATAATATATTAAATAAATATAAAAACAAAATAATAATGCTCTATATATAGTATAGCTATGCAAATTTTCGTAAAAACACTTACTGGAAAAACAATCACATTAGAAGTAGAGCCATCTGATTCTGTTGACAATATTAAAGCCAAAATTCAAGATAAAGAAGGTATTCCACCCGATCAACAGCGTCTAATTTTTGCCGGAAAACAGCTCGAAGATGGGCGAACATTAAACGATTATAATATTCAAAAAGAGAGCACACTACATCTTGTATTGCGACTACGAGGAGGATTTTAAGGGAGCATTTTAATTATTATTTAGTATAAAAAAATTGATTACATTATATTATAATATATTGTAATCATTAAGCAAAAGCGACTAATAAGCAAAAGCGAGCGACTAATAAGCTAAAGCGATTATGAGCGCGCCAATTACTAAGTATTTGATTAACGTAATTTTGGAAAAGGAAAATATTAAGAACTTTTATGAAGTATTAACTAAATCACATTATGACAGTGAGGACTACCTTCAATTAAAGACAAATCATTCTGTATTTTTGTTTGTTGAAACCTTATTTTTAGATGAAAACGACGGTTTTAAAGGATTAAAACTTCCTTATACATTAGAATGTCAACTTTATGAAGAATTAGCTAACTCTAAATTAGAAATATTTCATTATGTGACGTTTAAAGCGTCGGCACATAATGATTTACACGGATTACGTTTACTTATTGATGACTATAAAAAAGATATTTGGACTTTTATTTTTGGTTATTATGTACACAATAAAACATTAGATTTATTAACAAGCAATGACGATTGTTTCGACATTAAAAAAAAAATATATGCTGTCATTTGTAATCTTAAAGAAGATAAAACGAATGAAGCAACAGAAGTATGCACAAGTTGCGATGACGAATGTTCTATTTGCTTACATATTATGGAGCCTTCTAGCACTATGACAACTTTGTGCGGCCATTCTTATCATAGAACATGCTTATATCCAATGTTTCATGAGGCTGTTAAAAAGTATTCAACACAACCAAAAATTAGTTGCCCATTATGCAGAGCAGATGTTTTTATAAAAGCGAAGCTTTCATTAATGGAAGTAACACATTATTAAGAAGTTAGCAAAATAAAAGAAAAAACATTTTTTTTATATATAAAAAACAAACATTAAGACAATAGCAATAGATTATAATTAACTAAAAGGAGCACGACACAGTGGACACGGAACAGACGTCTTAGAGCTATTTTCTTTTTGTTTTAAGAACGTACGCTTACAATCAGCTAAACATTTGTGATGATATATATGTCCGCAATCAGTTTTAACACAAACAGGATTTTCTGAATTATTCTCCAAACATATAGAGCAAGCCCAACCCGATTCATGGTTAATGTCGATTGCTAATACTTTCAATGATACAACATCTATATTGTTAGTGCGCTTAGACATATGAGGCAATTGATAACGGGTCGACATAGTCCGACTGCTAAACCACGAAAAAGGACGGTCAAAGTCGCTTTCTATTAGGCATTCTCCGTGATTTGCTACCCAGTTTTTTGCTTCAGATGTCAAGTCGGCGTCCATATCCCAAGAATCTGAACTTGTCAAACGACTAAACGCTTGTTCTAATTCATAACATAAGTCATCTTCATTGACAGGAAAAGAAGGCATGTCCTGTTGTTCTAAACGCTCAATAGTTTGACGTCTCATTTCCTTGGTCACTACATTCCTAAGACAATGCTCAAACTTTGACATTTTATCTTCATCATACCACGAATGTGTTCGTACCCAACTATTCATAATTGCCTTCAAATCTCTCGAGAGCTTAGTTAAATCGATAGTTTTTTGAATTTCTTCTACTATCTTAGAAATTTGATAATTTATAATACTCACAAAAGCAGCGTGATCATACATTGTGCTAATACGAATATGAAGCGTTCTTAACCAAATATCCGTACTATCTGTACTATTGCTTCGACTGATACTACGCTCAAAACCAGTACCATCGTAATCGTACAAAGCTCTAATAGTATCCATACTATCCATAGTTTTGTTTTCCTTTGTTCAGGCTAATAGTTAACTAAATAAAAAAGCATTTCAATTTTAATGAAGCATACACACTAGTAAATAAAAAAATGTGTAACATAACACACAACACACCTTTAAACACTATTAGCACAAGAGTTTCAGCACGGCACAAGAGTTTCAGCACGGCACAAGAGTGCCAGCGCCCACAAGAACCAAACCAATCTCTTCCTGGTCCTGCTCCTCGTATTCTACAGGCTTAGGACGATGAGGCATAATATGACACACCACTTCATTTACACAGTCGTAATACTGAAAATGTCCACCGTCACCGCTCTCTATCAAGCGACCCTCATCGTGCTCCTTTACCCAGTTCAAAGCCTCAGCCTCCAGCTCAGTACCCATGGTCGGCCAATATTCCTCCTTATAATAATGCAAACTATTTGATGCGGTGCACAAGGCATAAAACAAATCCTTTTCTGGGTATACGAGTCCACCATCCTCTTTCATCCACTCTGACAAAAGGTCAAACACCCGCTTCTTCAGCTCCCGAGACACGACTTCCCACAAACACTTCTCAAACTTTGCCCCTCCGTCGTGGTCATACCACTCGGTTCTTGCCCACATATTCATGATCTCGAGCAACTTTTCAGGAAGATGTGCAATAATCATACGACATTGAATACCCTCCATCGCACCAGCAATAGCGTCCTTGACCATCTTGTCATGCTCAATGTTGGTCATCAACTCCATAATCGCTTGAGCATCCATAGTCGCTTCTCTCTCTCTCTCTATATAAATGCTGGGCTACTAATTAATTAAATAAAAATCAATTCAATTTTAAATAAGCATAACAACATTTTAAATTTAATTTAATTTAATTTAATTTAATTTTTAGAATCTATACTATCCATTTCAATGTCTAGACTAGCAACCTCTTTATTGAGCAAAGATTTGCTATTTATGAATTTTTTCTCATCAAGCAACAGTTTAATTGTAACAATGACAACCGCTTGCTCTACTACTACTGAAAATAACGCAATATCTATTTGTGTTATGCTAATTAATAATGTAAAAATATATCTAATATTATTTACTAAAAACATAGAATTAGCATAAAAATATAATTGTAGTTTACTGAATTCAGTTATTTCTTTTTTATCTGGATTATAAACATTCATATATAATATTGGGTCTCCAAATTCTTGAATAATAACTCTAATTATATCATTTACAAATATTAAGGTTAATAAGCTACAATATTTTTGTGTAGTGTTAATTTGTACGCTAATAAATATAAAATCATCATTTGGTCCAAAACGAAAATATTTAGAATCTGTAGCAAAATTAGTAATATAAAATCCTATAAATAGCACCAAACAAGTGTTTAAAAAAAGACATAGTCTAACTTTATTTAATTGACTCATTAGACTTGTTATAAAATTTTTTCAGCTACTAATATTAAGTTTAAAATTTTAAATCGTTTCTTATATTAATATAAAAAAAAAATTAAAATTAAAATTAAAAAAGTTGATAATTCGAATGATTAAGCTATTTACCATGCCAGTCATGAGAGCTAGGAGGAGGAATGCGACGAACCATTCTTCGCATTCTTGTCCTACAATGGCAATCGCACCATTCATGTTCATCCATTCGACGCCACGAGTTAGTTTGGCACCAATATTTATAGTCTTCAGCTGAAAGAGTGTTTAGAGCACTTTCTTGTGCTTTTGACATAGTTCTAGCATCTAAGTCTGGGTCATATTCATAAGACAACGGTTTATCTCTTTGATGTCTTGGACAGCACTCACAACGCGCTAAAGCAGCAAATAGTTTTTTTTTTGCTTCAGTGCTTTGCTCATCCATATAGACTGGTCCTCTACAACAAGGGCAACTAATTAGCCCACATAAGGAACCTTTACGAGACGCAGTAGTCCATTGTTGTAAACATTTTTTATGAAATATGTGGCCACAAGCTGTAATAAGTCTTCTCTTAATTTTTCCTGAAATACAACCATCTACTTCAATAGCTCCATCATTGTCTTCTAAACATATATTACAAGTCACAATGTCATCAATCATAAAACCACAAAATGGGGGCAATAGTGTTGTCAACTTAGGCAAAGGTTTGAGTTTAGTTTCCATAGTCACCTTCAAGCTCATTAGCTAAGCTTTTCAATAAAGTTATAGTTATAAGTTGCTAATATATATATAATATATATATAAAAATAAATCAATTTTTTCCATATATATATATATTGAGTTATAAGTTATAATTTATAATTTAGAAAATAGGTAATATCTTCATAGTTCAGATAAATATTAAAAATATTACTATAAATTTTGTAATCATATGGTAATGTAATAGTATTTGCACATTTGTTTATAAATCTTATACACATTCCTCCATCAAAATTTTTACTAAAATTTAGTTTTGTTGTTATTAATGGTATATTTGTTGTTTCATCGAGTGCTACTATTAATTCACTAATAGTAGCAGGTTTTTTAATTATACATTGACCTGCGTAATTTGTGGTTAATATATTAAGATTATAATTTTGTATAGTGCTAATATTTGTAGCAATAATACTTATAAATCTTTCTTTTAAGTCATATTTAGTTATGTTATTATGATCAAGTTCAAGCCTATTTGCTAATGCTAATTCATATAAATATTTCTCATTAGTATACTTAATCGAAGCAACATATGCTACACATCCTGAAGAAGAACAATAAATAGTTTTGTTGTGTATATTATTTTTTTGCAAATAGCCATAATAATACCAAAATCCAGAAAACCCTCCTCCTTTTATATATATACAATCATTGTTAGTAGTATTACTATTACTATTAGTATTAGTTGTAAATAAAGCAACAATTAAAATTAAGAGAGTTGTTAAAATATGCTTTAGTGTCATTTAATAGTATTAAGTATTATTTAATATTATTTAATAGTATTAAGTATTATTTAATATTATTTAATATTATTTAATATTATTTTATATTTATTTTCTCTAATAAGCTATTATTATATATTAAATTTCCAGAAGGTTTATATGTTTTAATATCTTTGTAATCTTTAGCCTGGGCAGAAGTAGCTTTAATGTTTTTATTATTAGAAAATAACATATGTTCATTATTTGGAGATCCAAAAGATGAAGTATTTGCGTTACTATTATTGTTATTTTCCTCAATAATAATATTACCATTTTCATCAATAGCATTGCCTGTTTTTTTCTTTATTTCACTTCTAACATAAGTAGGAACCCAATGTTTCCAGCTTATAAATATTAAATTAGGATGTGTATACCTTACTATAAAACCGTTAGCACGTAATTTTTCAATAACATATGTAGTACAATCTCTATGGTCATATTTAGGAACCCCTAAAATCATCTCAGGCATAACATACCAACAACAGTTATCATTAATCATATTTTTTGAAATATATTTTATTTTATTATGTATTCTTAATAATATATTATTATAATTTTTTAATACATTCAAATCTTGTTGTTGTTTTTTATTATATAAGTCATCAATATTTAGTTTTAATGAGGTGTCTTCGCTATCTATTTTACTTGAAAAATTATAAAAAATATCATTAGACATAATAGTTAATTTTAAATTATAGAAATATTAAAATATAAATAATTATTCTCATTTAATATTATTAAAATTAATATTAAATGACAATAGTAAAACACTTAGTTTTTTCTGGAGGTGGTCCCATTGGTATGGTTGAATACGGTGCGTTAAAATATTTAACAGAGAGAAATTATATAGATTATAAAAATATTGAGTCTATATATTCTATATCGGTTGGAGGTATTATAGGGTTAATATATATATTAAATTATGAATGGGCATGGATGGATGATTTTTTAATTAAGAGACCTTGGAACAAATTATGTAATATTACTTATAGCTCATATATTAATATATTATATGAAAAAGGTATAATTAATAAAAAAGTATTAGTTAGTGCATTAGAGCCATTATTTTTAGCAAAAAATATACCACTAAATATTACACTATTAGAATTTTATAATTTAACAAAAATAGAGTTTAATATATTTGCTTGTTGCTTAAGCGAAATAAACCAAACCAAATTTAACTATATTAATAGTCCAAACGTTGAATTACTTGATGCTTTATATATATCTTTAACTATTCCAATCCTTTTTGTACCGTTATACATTAATAATAGTTTTTATTTAGATGGAGGTATAATAGTTGGTTGCCCTATTAATATATGTATAGCAGAAAAGAAATGCGCACATGATGAAATTTTTTGCTTTATGAATGATAAAACACACCCCATCGATTTGTCTAACAGCTTTTATAATAACTACTCATATAATGATGCAAATCCTAATAATATATCTAATGAATCTAATTTTCTTGAATATATATTTTTTCTCATTAAAAAGTTGTTTGTTAAAATTTCAAATGTTGAAAATGATATTGTTACTTATATTAAAAATAATATTAATACCGCATTAACATATAACTCGATTGATATAAGCTATTGGTATCAAGTTATTTCTTGCGAGAAAGAAAGAGCTCATTTAATAAATTTAGGAAAAACACAAGCTATTAAATTTATTGATAATTTGGAAGCACAAGGAACTAATGATATTAGTAATCAATCAATAGAATCAATAGAAGCAATAGATTCAATAGATTCAATAGAAGCAATAGATTCAATAGAATCAATAGAAGCAATAAAAGTAATACAAGATATAAGCAGTCAAGAAATACCAACCACTATAATTAATAGCTTACAAGAAGCAGATGAACCTATTAGAATAATTGTGAATAATTCTAATTATAATCTTGAGAATAGTAATACTAATGAAAACATTATTTAGTGGAGGTTTCTAAAAATAGTATTAAATTTTGTTTATTAGGTTTAGCATCATAGTCATATACTTTTCCTTTATATATTAATTTGATAGTTGGATAACCTTGTATTTTATATTTATTTGCCATTGTTGGATTTTCATCACAATCGATCTTGGTTACTGTAATTTTATAACTGTTTTCAGCATTTAATCCATTAACATATTCTTCAAATTTTGTAATTTCAGGTAATGATTGCTTACAATAAGGGCACCATTGTGTATAAAAATATATTATTAATACATCATCGCTACTTGTTTTGTCAATAAATTCTTTATTGACTTGGTGATTTTTACTTATAATGCTTTTTATAAAAGTATTATATATAAAGTAAGCTATAATCACAAATATTATTACTAATATTAATAATAATAAGATTGTTGTTTTGTCTTTTAGGCTATTAACAGCAAACTCTTTCAAAGTTACTAAAGAACCATTCAAAATGTTTGAAAAGCTTTTAAACATATTTATATATATTAAATAAATAATAAATTTATATTTAACATAATAAATAAATTATAATATTATCTAATATTATTAAGTAATACTATTAAGTAATAACTATGAAAAATAATACAAAAAAAAATACAAAAAACAATACACAAAATAATGCCAAAACTAATCCACAAAATAATGCCAAAAATAATGCCAAAAAAAATACAAAAAAAAGGATTTTTAATAACAAAGATTATAATAGTGGAGATGGTATGTTAACAAGTATTTGGGGACCAAGTTTATGGCATTATTTACATGTAATGAGCTTCAATTATCCAATTAAACCAACTAACATACAAAAACAAAAATATAAACAACTAATGCTTAATTTTCAATATACACTACCTTGTAAATATTGTCGAATAAATCTAAAAAATAATTTTAAGAAATTTCCTTTAACAGATTCCATTTTTGAAAACCGTAATAATTTTTCGCGTTACATTTTTAATTTACACGAACAAATAAATACAATGTTGGGAAAGACGTCTGGTTTAACATATTGTGAAGTTCGCGATAATTATGAAAATTTTAGGTCGCGATGTACTATTGAAAAAGCTAAAATATTTAATTTTACAAAAAAGAAAGAAAAAGGTTGCACAACACCGCTATATGGAAAAAAAGCTAAATGCGTAATAAATATTGTTCCACAAGAGAAAAAATGCAAAACATTTAAAATAGATAAAAAATGTTTTAAACATAAATAAAAATTCTAATAAAATTCTAATTAAATTCTAATTAAAATATTTATATATATTATAAATGTCGAACTCTACTCATTTAAAAAGAAGAAAACGCTCAAAAGCAAACGCTCCTTTGTTGTCCCACAATAACATTTTTGGTTTTTTAAAAAATTTTACAAAGAAAGCAATATCACCACAGAGCACAATACCCCCAATCTCTTCATTAAGTAATATATCTAGAATAACAAGATCTAGAACCGGAAAAAGAGCTAGAACCGGAAGAAGAGCTAGAACAGGAAGAAGATCTAGAACTAGAAGAAGATCTAGAAAGCAAAATGGTGGCTGAGGAGGAGGTGATTCTCTATTGTAAGTTACTAAGAAAACAGCAATTTTAGAAAATTTGTAAATAATACATAATATGATACTATTATCTATAAAACTAATTTATTAGTTTCATAATAGTTGAGCTAAATGTATATAATAAATATTATTACTCTTTAAATAGTAATAATATTCAACATTAATACTAACACAAACATTATTTATTTACATACCAAATGTGCTAAAATCAGCCAATACAGGTCTTGGTAAAAATGCGTTGTCTATTCCTTGCTCATAATTTGGAACTTTCTTACATTCAAAATTGCTTTCAGGACATCTTTGTGGTCCTGGACATGGAGGGCACTTTCCTTGCGATAAGTTAGAGTCCTGATTTATTGAGGATGAATTTTTATTAATGCTGTTTGTACCTGAGTCACTGCTTTTACTACCTATATTTTGTGACAATAGATTACCATCATTGTCAAATTTGAACATATCTCTTACTGATGTGTTTGAGTTAGATTTAGTATTATCTTTATTTGAATCATTAGTTCCCTCGTTTACTTGCGCACTATCAATGGAACTATTTAAAATTGAATTTTTAGACATAATAGGTGTTACTTGTGGGCCAAAAAGTGTTTGAGCATACTCTAAAGGGTTCATTGAATTTACAGGATTAACAATAGGATTTGATGCTAAATTCATAGCTGTTTCAAAATTATTATATATTGGTGGAACATATGAAGTTCCAAAACCTCCGTTTTGCATCATATATAATATTAATTCATCGCTAATACCTGATATGCTATTACTGAATCCGGGCATTCCATATAATCCATTAAAGACAATGTCGCCTGTTGTGGCAGTGGCAGGAGCACCAGCAACAACGACTGGATCGGCAGCAGGGGTTACTTTTGTTTCAAATTTTCCATCTTTAATAATATCTACATTATTAACTTTTAGCATAACACCTGATAACTTGTTATCACTTAAATCATATAAATTTCCAGAATTTTCAATGAGTAACATTTGGACGCTTTTTTCTCTTTGCGTGCCTGTTGTTCTATTAATGCCTGTTAATTCTATATTCGCAGTTGGCTTTATAGTATATAGTGATACATTAGAATTATCTGTATTATACCCAATCAATGCTCTTTTATCCCTAAAATATGTGCGTGCTGTATTACTTGTTCCTGTTTCAAAAATATCATTTGAAACACTTGTTACATAAGTTAAATAATTAGCAATATTTGAAGTATACTCAATATTTTTAAAAGTATATTTGCTTGCAGATGTGTTTAATTTATAATAGTTATAACTACTATCAGTTCCATCTAATATAATATTGGTTGTATCTATTCTATTTGAAGATACAAATGTTTCTTTAATATTTTGCATATTAACATAAACAATAGTTGATAATATTACAATTATCAATAACATAATAATCAATAAATTTTTTTTATTAAAATTGAATGTCATTTATATTTAATATATAATAAATATAATAAAATTTCTATATAATTTTAAATGTTAAATGTTAAAAATGCAAAAAGTGCAAAAAGTGCAAAAAGTTCTAAAATATGTCTTGAAAAAAAATACAATAATAGTGCTATTATAGAAATAGGTATTGATGAAGCAGGAAGAGGGCCATTATTTGGCAGAGTTTATAGTGCGGCAGTTATTTTACCTAACAATGAAGAATTTAATTATGAATTATTAAAGGATAGCAAGAAATTTACTTCTGAAAGTAAAAGAATAGAGGTTGCTAATTATATACAAACTAATGCTTTATTTTGGGCTGTCTCTTATGAAGATGAGAAAACTATAGATTCTATAAATATTAGGCAAGCTACTTTAAATGCTATGCATAGATCAGTTAAGCAAATTATTAATAGTTATTATGAAAAAAACAATGTACATATTTCAAATAGTATGTGTTATTTGTTAGTAGATGGTAATGATTTTAAACCTTTTACGTATTACTGTGAAACAGATAATATTATAAAACAACTTAATCATATTATGATTGAAGGCGGAGATAATAAATATTGCTCAATTGCTGCTGCTTCAATATTGGCAAAAGTAGAGCATGATAAGTATATTAGAGAGATGTGTGACAATTTTCCTAAATTGAATATATATTACGGTCTTTTAACTAATAAGGGATATGGAACGTCTAAACATATTGAATCAATAAAAAAATACGGAATTAGTAAATGGCATCGCACAACATACGGATGTTGTAAAGAAGCACCTATTAATGATGATGAGTTTTATAAAGAAAAAGAAAAAGAAAAAGAAAAAGAAAAAGAATAACTAAATAACTATATAACTAAATAACTACTTAAAATTTAACACGAAGACGCCGACTCCACGGAGTTTTTACATCCCTATTTTGATTAATATTTTGCTTCTTATTTTGCTTCTTATGTTTTAAATTATTATTAATAATTAATAATTTACGAATTTTATCTTGATCATTGCTAATAGTGCTAAGTAATTTTTTAATTTCAATTAGGTGCTCATTAAATTTTTGCTTCTTGGAATATTGTTTCTTCTTAAAACTATTAAAGTTTTGTTTATAAATATCATAATTAAAATCATCTAAAGTTGCCTCGTCTTCTTCTTCAAATACACACTCATCATCATCTTCTTCTTTAATAACTTGACTATTAATAGTATTAGTATTAAATGGACTAAATTGGACTTCCCAAGAATTAGGGTCATCATACACCATTAGACCTTTACTATTTTCAATACTTGAATAGAAATTACGTGCTCCCTGATTATTGTAATAATAATCAATTTCAATAATAGCAAAACCATAATTAATATTACTATTGTCTTCAGTTAAGTATTCGGCTTCATTATGTTTATGAATCTCTACATTTTTAACTTTAGCAATATTATAGTAATCAAAATAATTAATAATTGTAGGAATATCTTCATACACAACATAATCAGGAATATAGAGAAATTTGTTTGAAAACATTTTTAACTTTATTTTAATTGCTAAAAATATTTTAATCTAATAAATCAATTTTTTTCTTATTTCTTATTTCTTATTCTTATTTCTTATTTCTTATTTGTATTTTTATTTTTATTTTTCTTTCTCTTTATGAATGTTTTATTCTTCTTTAATCTTCTTTTATTTTTTCTTGTGCCGCCACCAACAAAATCCGGCCGTGGTTCTTGTTTTTGTTCGAGGCTTTTATCCTCTGTGGTATTGGTATTAATAATCGGTGGATTTATATTAATTTCATTAGCAATATCAGTTAAAATTTTATTTAATGATGTAAAAACAGTTATGTGTAAATCCAATAATATTATTTTAGCCTTTTTACTAAGTTCTATAATTAATGCATATGTTAATTTACTACTTAAGCTTGTAATTTCGTGAGACTTGTAATCAAACACGAATATTTGCTTGACAATATTTTCATATAACTCTGCTCTTGATTTAAAGTAGTTTTTTATCATTATTTTTAAATTTTCTTTAATTTTAGTAAAAAGCTTGTCGCTCGCAAATTGTAAACTATCTACTTTTGTACAGTAATTCAATAATAAATTTAGACTTTCTTTCTTTAAAGTACTCTGAAACAGCGCTTTCTTTTTTACTATAATTCTATTTAACGATTCATTTTCTTTTTCTAATTGTTCTATAAATATACTGGCCTCATCTTGTGCTCCGCTCGATGTTTCCATTTTCATAAATTTAAAATTATCATCTCTAAACAATAAACTAGTTTCACCCATAAATTTTTCTGAATCTATGTTTGCTTCGCAAATATATTTCATAATCTTTGGTATTTTTCTTGATAGTTTATCGTTTTCCATATTAGAAACAGCATTAAGTAAAAACTTAAGATTGAAATTTGTTGTAAACAGTTCATTACCAGAGCTGTCAAACAATATAACAAATATTGAATAAAATACATTTTTAGAAGTCTTTAATTTGGTATTTTCTTCTAATGGATTGGTTGGTGCTGTTGTTGTTGTTGTTGCTGTTGCTGTTGCTGGTTCTGTTGTTGGTTCTGTTGTTGTTGCTGTTGCTGGTTCTGTTGTTGGTTCTTTTGTCTTACCTGTAAAGCTTTTAAATAAATCTTGTAAAAAATTTCCACCTGTTTGTGCTGGTTTAGGCTCCGTATTAGGTTCTTGAGCATCTGGTTTAAGCTCCGTATTAGGTTCTGGAGCATCTGGTCTAAGTTGTGGAGCAGCTGGTCCAAGCTGTGGAGCATCCGGTCCAAGTTGTGGAGCATCTGGTCCAAGTTGTGGAGCATCCGGTCCAAGTTGTGGAGCATTTGGTCCAAGCTGTGGAACATCCGGTCTAACAGCATCTGGTCCAAGCTGTGGAACATCTTGTCTAAGAGGATCTGGTCTAACAGCATCTGGAACATCTTGTCTAAGAGGATCTGGTCCAAGCTGTGGAACATCTTGTCTAACAGCATCTGGTCTAAATTGCTCTTGCTGCTTGCTTGGATCATAGTCGTTTTTTTTAGTAATTAATGAATCATATATATTAAATGTTTGGTAAATACTTTTAACAATAATATAAATTTTAATAAAACTTAAAGAAATAATTTTGCACAATACTCTCTTTTTATTAAATACAGCCAAATCAGAACTTGAATTTGCTAAATTTTCAGCATTCAATATTTTTTTTAAGTCTTTTAAATCAAAAAAATACAAAATCTTATTTTTGTAGTTTGTTTTAGAATTTGGATCTTCATTATTAGTATTATCAGCAATATTAATATCGAAAGGAATAGTGACTTTATTTAAATATTTCTCAAAAATGTCATTTGTTAATATAAATAAATCTTCACATTCATCACAATTACTTCTTGGATTGATAGTCTTAGTTGTTTTATAGTCTTCAAAATCCGAAACTGAATTCAACAGTAAATTAGAATTATTCAAAAAGAATGTGAATTTCTTATTTACAAAAGTGTTGAGTTCTTCGTGTGTCTTGTTTGAACCAAATATTAAATTTGTTAGAAAATTATCTGTTAAGAAATTCATAATATATACTAATATATTATAATATTATAATAGTATATATATTAAAATATATAATTGAAACAAATAAGTTTAAAAGTAAATTATTAAATAATTGAGAGAATAAATGTCACAACAATTACATAATGATACTAATATAAATAAACAGCAAAAATCAAGCAAACAAGAAACAAGGAAAAATAAATTAAAGGAAAATTCAAATAAAAAACTATGGACTATTTTTGATGAAGAATATAAAGAAAAGCCTGACTTTGAATGTGTTTATACAAAAGAAAAAGACATGCTTACATGTGATAATATTTGCGCAAATTGTGACAATTCGCTATTTATTGGTGAAGATGGATTTCTAACATGCTCTAACGTTTGTTGCGGTCTTATTTTTAAAGATAATTTAGATCAAACTGCTGAGTGGAGATTTTACGGGGCAGACGATAATAGTCATTCAGACCCAACTCGCTGTGGAATGCCGATCAATCCTTTACTCCAAGAGTCTTCGTATAGTTGTAAAGTGTTGTGCCCTGGTAAATCAAGTTATGAAATGCATAAAATTCGCAGATATACTGATTGGCAAGCTATGCCATATAAAGAAAAGTCGCGCTATGATGAATTTCAATTAATTTCAAATATATCTCAAAATTCGGGTATTCCAAAAATTATTATAGATGAGGCTATGCGCCTTCATAAAAAAATATCGGAAACAAAGACGTATCGTGGTCTTAATCGTGATGGGATTATTGCGGCATCAATTTATATTTCTTGTAGAATTAATAATTATCCACGAACAGCTAAAGAAATAGCTGACATATTTAATTTAGACAATGCGAGTGCAACAAAAGGATGTAAAAACGCTCTTACAATTATTAATGAAATAGAGCACAATAGTACTCTAAATGATGACATTACTTCGTTAAGTCAAACGACACCCTCATCGTTTATTGAGAGATTTTGTAGCAAATTAAATATTAACAATGAGCTTACAAATTTATGTAAGTTTGTTGCTTTTAAAATAGAGCAATTAAAATTAATACCTGAAAATACGCCTCATTCTATTGCTGGAGGCATAATTTATTTTATATCTCAAGTTTGTAATCTAAATATTACGAAAGCATCAATTAATAATGTTAGCAAGATTAGCGAAGTTACTATTAATAAATGTTACAAAAAACTCGAAGGTTACAAATCTATTCTTATTCCTGAAACTATACTAAAAAAATATAATTAATTATAAGTATGTATTAATTATAAGTATGTATTAATTATAAGTATGTATTAATTATAAGTATATATTAATTATAAGTATATATTAATTATAAGTATATATTAATTATATTTAAATATAATTATATAACTATATATTAATGGAATCAATGATTCCAAAGCTTATTTTCATTATTCCTTATAGAAATCGTGAAAGGGAAAAGACGCATTTTTCTATTTATATGAAATATATAATGGAAGATTATAATATAAACGATTATGAAATCTATTATAGTCATCAAACAGACACGAGACCTTTTAATAGGGGAGCTACAAAAAATATCGGATTTCTTGCTATGAAAAATAAATATCCAAATGATTATAAAAATATTACATTTGTTTTTAACGATATTGATACGATTCCAGCAGCAAAAAATACGTTCAACTATATTACTTCACAAGGCACTGTCAAGCATTTTTATGGATTTATCTTTGCTTTAGGTGGTATTTTTTCCATTACAGGTGAAGATTTTGAAAAATGTAATGGGTTTCCTAATAATTGGGGGTGGGGATTAGAAGATAACGCAATGTACGATAGAGTCTTGCTAAATGAACTACGTGTAGACAGAACGCAGTTTTTCCCTTTAAATTCTAAAGAGATTATTCATCTTCATGATACTCCAATAAGATTAATAAATAATAAGGAACCTAATAATTATATACAAAAAAATTTTAGAGATAATTTAAGTAATATTTATGAATTAGATTATAGTATTGATAAGAATTCAGTTTCAGATACACAAGATGATACAAGGAACAAAGTAAGCTCACTGATCCAAAATGAATATATTATTAACATACATAATTTTAGAACATTAGTAAATCCAGCCAACGAAATTTTTTATAATCAAAATACATTTTATAATACACAACTTAGACCAAATGTATACGAAACCAGTGTTAATCGTAACAGGTGGAAATTAAGATTTTAATTATAGATTTTATTTTATTCTAACAATAAAATAAAATAAAATAAAATAAAATAAAATAAAATAAAATAAAATAAAATAAAATAAAATAAAATAAAATAAAACAAAATATTCGAGAGATAAATCAGCATCTTATTCCACAGTCACAACCTTAGCCAAATTCTTCGGTTTGTCCGGATTTATACCTTTTGCTATAGAAATTTCATAAGCCAATTTTTGTAATAATATTGTAAATAATATTTCATTATAATAATCCAATTTATTTATTACTATACAATTACTTTCAGCTACTTGTAATTCATTTATAACATTTTGAGAATTTGTTATTATAAATAGGTTAGTTTCTCGTCCGATTATTTCATAATATGTAGATTTCAAATTACTATAATTAGTAATATCATTACTATCAATTAATAATAATGTTAAATTAGTGTTGTCTAATAAAGCAAATGGTCCATGCTTTAGAGAACCTGCTGAAAATCCCTCGCAATGAATATAACACACCTCTTTTATTTTCAACGCACTTTCACACGCTACTGGATATAGCTTGTGCTTACCTAATATAAATATACTGCTGTAATTTTTAAGTATTATATTAGTTCTCAAAGCGAGTAACTTGTTATTAATTGAATTAGAAAATAGCATTTGCTTTAGTGAGTGTGAGAGAAATCTAAGACTGTTTATTTTCATATTATTATTATGATGATTATTAACAAACCACATACTTACTAAACTTAACACCACTAACATACTTGTAAAAGACTTCGTGGAAGCGACACTTATTTCTAATCCCGCATTCAAGTATACACCACTATCAACCTCTCGTGCTAACAGCGAGTCAACCTTATTAATTATTCCCATTGTCAAACATCGCTTATTTTTACAAATTTTCAAGCTATTATACACGTCTATTGTTTCTCCCGATTGAGACAAAAAAATACACATTAGCGTTGAATAATTTTTTATATTCGGTAAACAATTTTCGGTAAACTCACACGCATTTATGCATTTTACAGTTACAAACTTATTTAACTCATTTAAATAAATCTCTCCCGCTAGCGCAGCGTTATAACTTGTTCCGCAACCAATTAAATATATATATTCAATATATGATGTTATATTAAGTATTTGGTCAAGACCCCCCAATTTTATAGTATTACCATTAATACGACCACCATAATTATATGCTTTTTGTATTGATTCGTCTTGTTCCATTATTTCTTTCAACATCCAATGCTTATATTGCTTTTTACTCATCAATATATTTTCATAATCTACGTTTTCTATATTATATTTAATATAAGAATCAGTAATCAGTGCTTGTCCCTCACAATTTTTAGTTTCTAAAAATGTATAATTATTATTGCTTATTTTTACTACACTATTGTCGTTTAATGCTATATAATCTTGCGCAAGCCCATTAAAGCCATTTATTTCAGAAGAGCATAATATATAATTTGTATTGCTTGCTAATAATAATGGAGAGCCACGTCGCGACACATAAAATGTATCAATCGCCTTAGTATAAATAATTACTAATCCCCACGTCCCTTCTAACATATCAAGAGCTTGTGTGAGACCGTCTTCGAAACATTTATTATTATTAATATAATATTCTATCAAATTAGCTATTACCTCGCTATCGGTTTCACTATAAAAAGTATAATTTTTCGAAATTAGAAATTCCTTAATACTTAAAAAATTATTAATTATGCCATTATGTACTAATATAATTTCTCCATTATTAGAAATATGAGGATGTGCATTAGCGTCTGTTTTTCCCCCGTGTGTTGCCCATCGCGTATGTCCGACTGCAAATTTTGAATGGATGCTTGTCTTTAAATCGTTTTTGTTTATATTAAACCTATTTTTCAAGAGAGTTAAACAATCATCTTTTGCTGTTGATGCTTTTTTAATTATGTCATAATTTGCAGTATTTTGATTATAATAGCATATACCCATTGAGTCATAACCTCTATTTTGTATTAATTCAAGGCTATTAAAAATATGCTTTAGAGCATTATTATTTGTTTTTGAATATATGAACGTTATTCCGCACATATTTATTATTTATTCTTTATTAATAATGTTTAAACAATTAATTTTAATATAATATTTTTAAGAATATAATATTTTTAAGAATATAATATTTTTAAGAATATAATATTTTTAAGAATATAATATTTTACAAGATATTATGCAACACTTGCGAGAGATTGTGTATATGGATTATTTTTGAAGGCACTTAATAATGACTCGTCCAATCGTGCATTATTATAATTTAGATCATAGCTTTGCATTCCATTTAGCTCTCCGATAAATTGTGTAGAAGGTAATATTTTTGGCCCCCCATTAGTTATTAACTGCCTATTTTGCTGAAATATGCTATCATTTCGCGAGGTGGTAGCATTATTATAATTATTAAATAGTGACATACCTCCTTGATTTGATCGTGACTCATAAGTCTTATTAACATTATTTTGTTGAGCATAAGCGTTGTTATAAAGTCGCTGCCCTTGGTTATTTGCTCCACCTGTTCCAATATACTCCTTATTTGTAGTTGTTCTTTGGTTGTCATAATTTTGATGACCGCTGACTTTATATCCATCACCTCTATAGTTTTGCCCTTGTACATTTACATAATTTAGATCTATTTTTTCTGTTGTCATCTCTCTATTTGTTATTTTTGTCTTATCATCAGAATTAAATATATGTCCTACTGGATTTAATCCATTTACATTACCTGTTTCGCGTAAATTTCCAATAACATTTTCTTTCCTTGTTGGTCTGAAAATATCTAATATAGGTGTAATAACTGCTCTTGCCATTCCATATACGCCTCCAAATTCTTGACTATTTTGCTGCGTTGTTCGATTATTTTGTGAAATGTTATAACTCATTGAACCATAATCGGACGGGCTTGCATAGTTTGTTCCTGTAGCGCTTGTATTAGTTAAAGGTAGTGCAGCTAAATTTTGACGCCTAGACTCTTCATAATCTGGATTTGTATAAGTTGCTTGTCCATTTTGCGCATTTGAACTAGAACCATAATATTCACGTGTAGTGTCAATCCTATTTTCCATTGGTATTACGTGTGTGCTTCTAATCGGCGGTGCTTGTTCAACCCCTGTAGTAGTAAACCAACGAGTTGGTCCCGATTCGAACGATTTGTCAGGCAAATGTTTTTCAACAACACCTATTTTATTGTTTGGACCTTGTAATTTAATAGGATATATTGCTGGTCCTTGATGACCATTTAAATCAAAAGTCGTTTTGGGTTTATTTTCTGTGCGCAAATCATCGACTTTTTTAGGCATCCAGCTTTCACGAGCCATCATTCCTGAATTAAATCCGTGACCGCCTTCAACACCGCCTGTATTAAATCCTTGCGCATTTTGAGAACCATAGCCTAAATTAAGACCAGGACCAACTCTTTGCGGTTCCCACAAAGTTACATTTGACATTTTCATTGATTCGTTCATTCGAGATTGAAAAAAATCACTATTATTGGGGGTTCCAGTAGTATGATGCGAATTTTCATCAGGCCTAAACAATGGCGCAATTTCAGCTTTAGAAAAATTCTGGCTGCCGCTTCCTTGTTTGGAGTCTAAAATGGTTTCTGTGATATTTGTATCAAAAGTTGGGCCTCTAATTTTAGCACCAAAATATGGCTGCATGTTATTATGATTAAATTCTTGTTTAGTCATTTGATTTCCTGACATTAAATTAATATTGTTATATGCGTCAGTATTATATGTTGACTCCGAAGACTGTGAATTATTGGTATTAGTATTAGTACTATAATTATTATAATTAGCAAACCCTTCTGAATCGCGTGTTTTAATCTTTGTTGTAATACCTGTACTAGTTATTCCTGTTATTGGGTTAGAATTATTAGCGTTGGTTAAAAATAAATCACGTGTGTTTTGTATTTCTTGTTGTGCTGAATTTTTAACTTTATCTTTTTTCTCTTGCTCTGATAATATAAATATACTTCCAAGAACAATTATAGGTATAGCAAGTGCCGCCATATTATTTAATATTATATAATATTAAATAATATATTATATTATTAGTTTAAACAAGTTTCTAAATAATAAAATTAAATTGTAATAAATTGTAATAAATTGTAATAAATTGTAATTTTTATTCATTTGTTATTTTATTCATTTGTTATTCTTTTTTCTTTATCAAAATTATTATTTAAGGCATAATAATCTTTTTGTAAAATTCTTGAATTTATGTTGTTATGAAAAGGAATACAAATATTTTCTTGCGGATTTAAATGTAAATACTTAAAATTATTTGGAACATAGTGTTCATTATTTTGTTTGTTGAAATTATTAATCTCTCTATATACCCACGCGGGATGTGTGGAGCGAGTTTGTCCTGTTATTTCATTAGTATTAGTATTTTTGTTATTTTGATAATAAATATTATTATTATTCAAATAATCAACATAATTATTTTCTTTAATTGTATCACGATTTAATTTTCTATGTAATACAAACAATTCGCTCTCTAAATCTGTTTTATTTGTGGACAAATTTCCTCCCCATTTTTGTAATTTTATATACGGGTCATTAAAATATGACAAGTCTGGTCCATTACCTGGAACATTAATATTATAGTTACCTATACTTGTAGACTCTTCTAAATACTTTTGAATTCTACACGGGTCATCATAAAATCTTGTAAATGCCATATTTATATTATATTATATAAATTATATTATATAAATTATATTATATAAATTATATTATTTTAATTTTATAAACTTGGAATGTATTCCAATGTATTATTATCATAAACAGTTACTCTAAATATATCCGAATATCCTTCAACATATACAGTATCGCCGCTATATACATTATCACATCCTTGACAAGAAGTGCAACTCTTATTTTTAAAACGTACAGGTAATTTTATCATACCGTTTTTATCATTCATTGTGTAGAAATTCCATTTATCTCTATTTGTAATTAATGGTCTCCCCATTAATGGTAGTATTGTTTCTGACCCATTTACGCGAGTCAATATTCCTATTTGTCTATATGCGGTATTTATTGACTGTGTTGGAATATTTATAGGTGTTTTTGGACCGTTATAATTAGAATTATTATAAATTCTATCGTCTCGTAACGGTGCGCTATATGGGTTCAATAATATGTCATTTTCTTTATTACTATATCCATTTCCTAAAATAGGTACTATGTCTGACCCTGAATAATAAGAAGCGGAGCTATAACTTGAATTAATGTTGCTATATAAATTTTTGGTATATTTAATATACATAAAATATAATATTACAAGTAGTAAAAAAACAAAGAACAACAATGTATAATTTTCTATACATAATATTCCTGGAGGACACTTTCTAACCATACAATATTATAATAAATATATATTATAATATATATTATAATATATTATATTATAATATAATCCGCTAATTGTATCCGCTAATTGTATCCGCTAATTGTATACGTGAATTTTATATGCCTTCGCTTAGTGCTCCACCGAGAGTTGAAGTGTCAAGATTTAAATTATTGCCACTACGTTGTGGTGCATTATTAGTATTATTTTTGGCTTCTATAGTAAGCTTTCTTTCTGCTAACTTTCCTAATATATAACTTTCACATGGTGTAGCTTTGGGGGTTTTTTCTTCTGCATTATCAGCCTCATTTTCTAACTCTGATTCCTTAGCTTTTGATTTCCTGTCAATTTTCTCATCTAAAGTTTCTCCGCTATTTGATAGGTTTTCCTTAATATTAATATTCATATTAAAATTCTTAGCAATTATATTTGCAAATAATAAATAAACATAACCGATAAAATAACTGAACTTCTTAAATTTCATATAAGAAAGCAATATTATTGAAAAATATATGAAAATTATTGTGTAATTATTATTAGTTAGATTGACATATAAGCTGTAATACGAAGCTATAATTACAATGTAAAAAGCTATTGTATATAGTATATAATCATAAGTATGTAATTTATTATTAATAATAAATATAAGTTTATCCAACATAAACATAAGTTTATCCAACATAAACATAAGTTTATCCAACATTACTATTACTATTATTACTATTATTATTACTATTTATTATATAAATAGTAATAATCATATAAATTTGTTGTATATATCTTGTTTTTAAATAGTTTAACTATATAATTTATTCGGCGCCCTTTATTTCAGATAAATTTTTTGTAGCACTATTAAACATTCCTGTTAACTTATTTAAATCTAAACCGCCTAAAGAAGCCATAGCATCATTTAAAGCTGGCGTCATTGTTTTTAATTGCTTAATTAATTCGTTTTGTTGCTTAATAAGGTCTTTTGTGTCTGATGAAATTGATTTAACATTTTCTGTTCCCATAACTTTTTCTAAATTGTCATATGCTTGTTCCATTTCTGAAGCTTTACCTAATTGTTTTTCCATATTCTGCTTACTTGGTGTGTTATATAAAGCAGGGTTTAATTTTTGATTGCCAAATTTATCCCCTCTTTTCGTATCTTCACTTTTTTTCATATCTTCAGATGGTTTTTTCTTCTTTTTGGTATCTGAATCTTTCTTTGTTGTTTCTTCTGTTTCGTCTTCTTCTGTTTCTTCCTTTTCTGTATCGTCTTTATATCCTTCTTTCACTTTTTCTTTTTCATTTTCATTTTTAAGACCTTCTTTAAATCCAAAAATATCTTTAAAAATAGAAGCAAATGTAGTTACTATAAAAGACATTCCTAAAACAACTGTCATATTTTTTGTAAAAGTATATACAAGACCAGCTGTTAAGAAAAATAATAGTACTGCAGTGAAATGTGAACTAGTTATATGTATATACAATGAAAAAAATGCTAATGCTGATACTATAAATAGCGTTATTTTATTATTGATTATTTTATTATTGAGAAAATTATCATTAAACACTTTTCTCTCAATAACTTTTTTCAACATAGATTTTGAATTTCTATATTTCATGTTTTATATAATATTATATAAGAATATAATTATTCTTTTATTATTTATATAATTTCTCTAAATCTCTAAATAATAGTGCGTAGCATTGTTATTTCATTTTGTAATTCTGTAATTTTATCTAAAATTTCCTGAATATGTGTTTTACATTGCTTATTCTTTTCTAAAGTATTTAAATAATCCAAAACTTTTAATAATGCTTCAATTTGTCTCTCTTTATCTTGTATCTTATATTGTAAATATAACTTACGTTCATCCAACAATAGTATAATATCTTTCTTATAACGTTCACTGCATTTTGGCAAAAATTCTTTTAAATCTATATATTGTTTAATCTTAATCTCCTCATCATTAGCAATATCTTGTAATAATTTTTTTATTTTCATATCATACTTAGCAACAGAAATTCCATAACTGTCTGTCATTTAATTATATATTGATGATTTTTTTATTACAAAATTATCAAATATTAAAATCAAATATTAAAAATAGAAAAATATAAACATAAAAATATAAACATAAAAATATAAAATTAGAATTATATAATTTATTAAAATTATATAAAAATATTTACATATATTATTTAGAATGAATAAGAATTGGGTAGAGCCTCTATTACAAGAAGACGTTAATCGTTATGTTATGTTTCCAATCAAGGACCAAGACATCTGGAAAATGTATAAAAAACAAGAAGATTTGTTTTGGAGAGCAGAAGAAATTGATCTTTCAAAAGACAATAAAGATTGGGAAACGTTAAATGATGACGAAAAACATTTCATATCTATGATTTTAGCGTTTTTTGCTGCCAGTGACGGAATTGTCTTAGAAAATTTAGGCGTGCGTTTTATGGGCGAAGTTCAATTAAGTGAGGCTCGAGCATTTTACGGGCTACAAATTGCTATGGAAAATATTCACTCTATTACTTATTCCACTTTGATCGATACATATATTAAAGATAAAGAACAAAAGCACAAATTATTTAATGCACTAAATGAATATGAATGCATTAAGAAGAAAGGTCAATGGGCTATAAAGTGGATTAATGATAAAAAATCCAATTTTGCTACTCGCCTTGTTGCGTTTGCTTGCATTGAAGGTATATTTTTCTCAGGTGCATTTTGCGCTATTTATTGGTTGAAAAAGCGCGGACTAATGCCTGGACTAACCTTTTCAAATGAGCTAATTTCGCGCGATGAAGCATTACATACCGAATTTGCTGTATTATTACATAGCAAATTAGAAAAGCCACTTAAAAAGCAAAAAATTCACGAAATCATTAGCGAAGCTGTAGCTATTGAGCTCGAATTCATTAACGATTCGCTTCCGTGCAGATTAATTGGTATGAATCAAGTATTAATGAAACAATATATTGAATTTGTTGCTGACCGGTTAAGTGTTCAGTTAGGAGGTGACAAAATTTATGAAAGCAAAAATCCGTTTGATTGGATGGAAAACATTAGTATTGAAACAAAAACCAACTTTTTCGAAGACCGAGTAAGTGAGTATTCGCTTACAACTAAAAATGCTAAATTAAACACTTTCGAATTTGGTGATGACTTCTAATTTTGCGTTTTTTTCTTTATATTGTTTTTGTTATATGTTTTTTGCTCCTGAACGTTCAGGACCAAAAAATACAATTAAGTATGGGGGCAAAGTGTATATATATTTTGCAACCGTTAGAACAGTCGCAAAATATATTAGAATACAATTAGTAATTACTTTACTAAAACATAATAAGCATTATTAATTAAAGTGTTGTTTTTGATTGCTCTGCTCATTTTAGCCGGAGAGAAATCTTCGTGAATTGCTGCTTTTGCTATTGTGGTCCAATTATTTAATATATTTTTAGTGCTAGCGTCTATTTTTTGAACTTTTTTACCACTAGTCGCAATTTGGTGATCTCTAGCTTCCTGATAATAGTCATTTTTTAGAGTAATACCGTAATAACCCTCATATGTAGCATTTATATTATGTAGGCGAACTGGCCCACCGAGAATATATTGACAATTTTTTAAATAATTTTTAACATCTTTGTCCTCGTTATTATTGATTAATAAACTGTTATTCTTTTTATAATTTATGAATTCTTCTACAATTTTATTAGTTGAAGCGCGACCTTCGGGAGAGAAAATGCAGCTTTCAAAAATAAAATTTTCTATTTCATTTGAACTACTGCTTTTTTTATATACAATGTCTTTTAGCTTTATTCCTTTAAATCCATGAACAACTTGATTCTTATTTTGACCGCTAATGCGACATGCTAAAAATCGTGTTCTCATATATGTATTAAACATGCTAAATACGAGTTTTGTAGGTTTCTCTCTATTATAAATACGAAATTGCCCTACAATAGTTGTTGAAGCTACATCTACCTCTTTATGAAGAAAACAACACTCATCAATAAATTTATCAAACTTATTTTTAAGTTCAACACTTATTATATTAGTTTCATCATTATTTACACTAACTGTTTCATTAACGTTTTCATAATTATTTGTAATAGATGCAAGAACTTGCTCTAATTTTTCATTTTTTTCTATATATTCATTATTAAGGACCTTCAATTTTTCATTTTCATCACTTAATTGCTCTAACGTTGCTTTATATTTTTGATTTTCTTCTACTAAAATATTAAATTTTTCAATACTATATGATTTTTCAGAAATTATATTTTTAATATATCTTGAGAGACAAAGAATTGTAAAGTTGGTTTCATCATATGCTAATATTTCATTTTTATTTTTTCCATCTACTTCAATGGTGCGTAAATGTTTTCTAATTTTAGAGCTTGTTTTAATAGCATTCTCAATTTCTTGCCTATTATGAACTTTGAAAGCATCACGAAGAATAAAATTTTCATAAGTTTTATGGTGGTCTTGTAATCGCACAGAGAGATTATTGCTATGTCCAAATTTTATTAATTTCTCTCCTTCAGCGTTTGAATTATCAATAGTTCCAAAATAAATACATTCACAATTTACAGGAAATTGAGAAACAATTGTTTTTTCAATTGCTTTTAATTTATCTTGAATAGCATTTGTAATAAGATTATCTTTTATTAGTAATTTATTTTTCATTTCTAATGCTTCTTCTTCTAATACTTCATTGATTAATTCTTCTAACTTAATATAGTATTCGTGTATTTCATCTGCTTTTTTTGTTTGTGCCTTTAAACATAATGATTTAAAGGTCTTAATATTTAAAAAAAATTTTTGAATATTGTGACCACCACTGCCTGTGTTTTTTGCTCCTGAACGTTCAGGAGCAAAACTAGTATTAGGTATAACATCGCTAGATTTATAATCTTTATTAATTATAAAATTTTTTTCAAGACATAATTTTGCATTATATTTTTTATTAAATCCTAACCACTTCCAAATATAATCTATATCTACAATAAAATCTGCTGTTTTATCATAATTTAAATAAGTATAAAAGTTAGCTATAAATAATTGTTGCTCCATTTCTGTAAAGTTAGCTTTTACTTTTTCTAATAATTTATTATTATTGTTAGCATTTAGCTTTGTAATAGGGTTATTTGTTATTAAATTAACAATGTCGAGAGAAGTCATTTTTATACTATAATAATGTAATTAGTCTTTAAATCGTTGTTGTTTATATAATTTAGAAACAAAATTATGGAAGCAACTCTTTACCATTTAGTTTTGCGCACATTAATTTTGGGGCCTTTCTTTTTATCTCTCGAATTAGGGTCATACATCTCTTCGTCGTCATCGGAGTCCATATTTTTACTTATTTCCCAGAATTCTTTTGAGCCGAGTTTGAATGTTTTATGATGTTCGGCTTTATACCAGAATATTTGGTCGTGTAATTTATTCGATTTGGCATTATTATTGATCACTAAACACTCATAATTTTCTGTGCACTGATCCATAACCTGGCAAAAACTCTCAAAGGTTGGAAACATACCTGCATAGTTTTCATAAATACGCCGCCTATTTGCTATATATGGCTCACGCAATATAAAAACATAGTCGATATTCGTGCGCAAATTTGGAGGAATACCTAAAGGATATTGCATTGTTATCACCAACATCACTTTCCAGTGCCGACCATTCATAAATAGGAGACGCATCATCTTATCTTTTGTCCAGCTTCCATCATATAAGCAATCATCTAATATAACAAATGCTCGTGGATCAATATTTGATTTTTTATAAGCTTCAATTTCCTTTTTTATCTGCTTCATTACCGTCTTCTGCCTTTTCAAAATATTTTCAATAATGGCAGTATTATATTCATCGTGAATAAATAATTTAGGAACATGCTCAGCATAAAAACCGTTACCTGCTTCTGTTCCGCTGATTACTGTCCCTATTGGAATATCTTGATGGTAATATAGCAAATCTCGCACTAAATAAGTTTTACCAGTGTCACGACGCCCTATTAACACAATAACGGGCCCTTTATTTTCATCTGGTCTAAAACTTATAGATTTAATGTCAAATTTTTTTAATTCTAATGTCATTACTAAACAACTTTATATTTATTAGCTATATTTAATAGTTTGCTATTTAAACTTAATAATTTGCTATTTAAACTTAATAATTTGCTATTTAAACTTAATAATTTGCTATTTAAACTTAATAGTTTGCTATTTAATAGTTTAATATATTTATTTGTGTTATAAATTAAAAAAATAAGTATTTGTTATTTATATTTATTAAATGGAAATAAACTATAGAAAAAATAATAATAAACAGCTTTTTGAGAACTTTAACAATAGTGAGTTATTAGATATAGAAAATTCTCAAAATTATTTTCCATTATACAATAATTTTTTCAACTTAAATAGCTCTAATTATAATGCAATAAATTTGAATAATAAGTATAAATTAGAACAAATTTTAGAAAAAATAAATTATAACAAATTTTTAGCAACAATCACAGATGTATGTAATAATAAATTTAACAAAGAAGTATTTATAAAATACAGTCCTCTTATTGACCCTGTTAAATATATGATAGGAAAATACGAAAATAACTATAATATTTTAGAATTACCTAAATTCATAGATGAGGCAAACTCCGACTATAGTGCTACTTATAAAAAAATATTAGACCCTAATAATTCAGCATATATTGATGGTTTTTTTTCATATTTATCAAGCTGCTTATTAAATAAGTATAATTTTTATAATGGCTTAGACTATTATGGCGCTTTTTTAGGAGTTAAAAATAAATTTAAATATAATGTAACAGAAGATTTAGAATATTTAAATGAGTCGGACTATTTTCATAAGCACAAAAATATTTTGTTCATTTTTGACAATAATGAAAAAATATTTAATTTATTTAACAATACTAAAAAATATAAAAAACCATTAGTATTAAATAAAGAAGGCGACGATTTAAGTATAAGCGAATTAAATATAAGCGAATTAGCTATAAGTGATTTAACTACTCCTAGTGCTAAATCCAATGTTTCAAAGACAATAGAAGAAACTAATTTAGAAAATGAACTTAATATTGAAATTGAAGAGTTGCACATAAGTAGTGATAATCTCGAACTAACCTATGAGAATCTGGATATTTTAGCGAATAAAAAAGTTGTAACAACAACAAATACAGCTACAAATACAAATACAAATACTGGAATAAATACTACAAACAGCTCTGATACGTGTTCATCAAGATCCTCAAATACCAATCTAACTAATTCAACAAATAGCGGTTCAGACGGCGATGATGATGAAAGCAGTGAAGAAAGCTTTGATGATGAGGAAATATTTTGCTCAATCGATAAAATACCTGTTAAAATGATAATATTAGAATGTTGCGAAAACACTTTAGATGATTATATAGTAAATAATAAAATAAAAGACAATGAATGGGAGTCCATAGTTTTACAAATATTATTTACATTAATTACATATCAAAAAGTCTTCGAATTCACGCACAATGATTTGCATACAAATAATATTGTATACATATCTACTCCAAAACACTATTTATATTATAAGTATAACAATTGTCATTATAAAGTTCCTACATTTGGAAAAATATACAAAATAATCGATTTTGGAAGAGCTATTTATAAATTCAAAAATAATTTTATTTGCAGTGATAGTTATTCTGAGTCGGGCGACGCAACATCGCAATACAATTGCGAACCTTATTTAAATAAAGCTAAGCCAATTATTGGACCAAATTATAGCTTCGATTTATGCCGTCTTGGCTGCAGTTTATTCGATTATTTTATTGACGACTTAGATGATATTAGAAAACTTAAATCCCCTATTAAAAAAATTATGATAGAATGGGTTTTTGACGATAACAATAAAAATATACTCTATAAAAATAATGGTTGTGAGAGATATCCCGACTTCAAATTATACAAAATGATTGCACGCTCTGTTCACAAACATACCCCGCAAAATGTATTACTTAAACCAGTCTTTGATAATTATAAAATAGCAAAGAAAAAAATCAACAATGTTCAAGAAATATTTAATATTGATGAACTGCCTATTATGGTTGCTTAATTATAAACAATAAACATTAAACAATAAACAAAAACTATTTAAAGGGTGCTAATAATAATATAAAAAACGTAAAAACGCCGCTATATTATTATTAAAAAAGGATTTAAAGAAAAAAGCACAAATTAAAAGTCGGGGTTGTTTGTAAAAGCGCTTAGACTCTCCTTTGCCCCACCAATAATATGAGTAAATTCTAATTGCTCTAATAAAAACATTGAAATCACACCCGATAAAAATACCACAAGACCATCCTTTGTTATTAGTTTTAAAGATTTATCATCCTTTGTTATATATTTACTATCTATAATCTTAAATACTATAAACATAATACTTATCGATAATGTTGGTATTATAAAATTCATTTATTTTTATAATTATATATATAAATGAATTTCATAAATATAACGAATTAATTTGGAATTATTTAATGGAATTATTTAATGGAATTATTTAATGGAATTATTTAATGTAATTCTTCTATATCCAATTCAATATTATCACTAATAGTTCCTTCATTTAAATCTAATAACTCTAAATTTAATTCGTCAGGGTCTTCGCCTAAATTATGGACATCCAGCTCAAATGATGGTTTACTTTGCTTATCTATGTTTAGCTTGTAATTATTTTCTGATTTTGTATCATTGTCGTCATCCGATTCATAATCTGGTTTACTTTCCATATTACGAGATTTATCATTTTCATCATCTGAAATATTGTTGTCACTTTCCAATTTATTACTCAATTTAAGATCACCTCCTATTTTTTTAGTATTTTTATTAGTCTCCACAACATTAGTTTCATTCATCTCTTTATTTGCATTCAAAATAGTATTTTTCAAATTAATCTTGCTCTCAGCTCTCAATTTATCCGCCGTCTCTTGCTTGATTTTATCAAGCTCCTTCTTCTCTTTTGCCTTCTTATTTTTTTCAATTGCTTCCTTATCAGGTATTACTTCCTTCTTTTCCTCTATTTCAACATCCGTTTCTAAAGTTTCATCCAAATACATTTGTAATATATGTTCAATTGGTATACTCTCCCTTATTGTATTCAATATACACTCCTTAATTATTAATTCTAACTCCCTATTGTTTTTTTGCACTAAAAGCGGCTTTATATTCTTTTCAAATAAATATATATTCACATATATTTTGCGCGCTACATTTATATAAGTTTTATGTATAAATTTGTGCAAATCGGGTATATCTATATTTATTTTTTTTTGCTTTAAACCTACGCGTGTCGAGGTTAGTGACTTCAATTGTGTAATATGAACACACGTTATTAAATCTTCTAAATAATTACAGGCACTCGATGTAATTATACGCTGCTTCTCGTTTTCGACAATTTCTGCACTCCATTTTGGAATATTGTTTAAAAAATTTTGAAATGTCATTAAATATTTAGTTTCTTCGCCGTTTTCTAAACATACATCATAGGCTTCTGTAAAAATTGACCGTAAACCCTCAATTATACACGGAGTTAATGTATTAGTTAATCGTGCACACCACTCATTTTTAGACTCAATTATTGTTGAAAGATTAAAATCGTCCATTTTTATATATTTAAAAATTTATTTTAAATATATTATTTTAACTAAAAATATATTATTTTAACTAAAAATATATTATTTTAACTAAAAATATATTATTTTAACTAAAAATATATTATTTTTACTTAAAATAATATATTAGTTGGCATTTAATATTGAAAAATCAATATTACAATTATTGCTATAAAAATATAATACAATGTATATTAAATACTCTTCCACACGTATTTCTCTCTTATATATGTTAAAAAAAAACAGAAATTTATAGTAATCTGTCTTAAAATTAGATTTAATAGTAAAATAATCTAATAAATTATTAGCACTTATGCCTTTATTATATATTAATGAACTATATTCCAATAATAAAATATTTTTCTCATAATCATTAGAGTTGTCATTCTTTAATGCTTCGAGCTTAACATCCAAATTTTTAATAATTAATAGTACTTTATTATTGATTTTATTACCATTATTTGCACTATTTGCACTATTTGCATAATTCATATTTTTTTCATTACAATATATTTCGCTAAATCTTGATAATATAGGTTTTATTATTTTGGATTTATTTGCAGTTACAATAAAAAATTTAGTATGATTATATATTTCTATTGATCTACGTAAGGCAGATTGAGCATCAAGCGTTAAACTGTCGGCGTTTAATAAAATTATTGATTTGAAATTTGTAATATTTTTATGAGTAATTGTATTGGCAAAAAATCTCAAATTCTCTCTAATAAATTTAATGTTACCTTTTCCTAAGCTACAATTTAAAATTAACGTATTATTTTCTATATTTTCATTTGACTTATATATATAAATTAATAATTCTTCAAGTAACGTTTTCTTACCTACTAAATTATTTCCATATAATAACAAATTAGGTAAACTGTCATTATCATATAAATCTCTCAATTTTTGTAACATTATTTAAATATTTAAAAAATATTTAAATCAAAATATACTATTTAACATATATATACACTATTTAACATATATATACACTATTTAACATATATATACACTATTTAACATATATATATATTATGCTCAATCTTATTTTATATGTTTGTAGGCTTTTACATCTCTCAAATAAATTATTAACTATTAATACTTATAAAATAACTCAAGTTATAACTAAAGAGCTGTTTTATAATAATAATAATAATAATAATAATAATATAATTATTAATTATGAAAGTCGCATCAAATCAAGAGAGCGTATTATAAAAAAAATACAAAAGTATAAGGTTCCATACGACATATACGGCCTAAGAATTATTTATAATGATACTAATAATATTTATAATACTCAATATGCATATACTATTAAAAATATATTAACCTCCAATTTTAATACATTAGATTTTCTATACGATGATTATATTGCTAATCCAAAAATAAATAACTATCAAAGCCTACACATATATGTATTGACTAATATTTTAATGGAAATTCAAATAAGAAATAACTTAATGCATACTATAGCTATTAATGGTTCAGCTTCGAATTATTATTAATTAATTTATTAATGAATTACTTAATCAATTAATTACTTAATCAATTAATTTATATAATATATATATATATATATATAGTTTAGGATTACATGTCCGATCTCATATTTAACAGTAGCACAGATAACTATATTTATACAGGTTCAAGACTGCGCGCGCCACCACAAACAACATTACGATTGTCTACAGCTGAGAACGAGGCATATATTGATCTAAGTAGTAACAGCATTGTGGATATTAGTGCTTCCAGTGTGAAAATTAATACATCCAATTTCTCTATTACAGGAGGAGGCGGTTTTAATGTTGGAGGAGGATTACTAACTATTGAATCTGGATTACAGATTGGGTCAGGACTTTATGGCGGTAAAATATATAAATCAACTAATCCTTATGAAATTGTTATTGACCCGTTCGGTCTCGATCCTTCAACTAATATATTAGACGCATCGGGACAAGTCACCATTATGGGAGATTTATTTGTTCAGGGTAATACAACTACAATTAGGTCAAGTTACATTGATGTTTCAGCTGTAAAATTAACTATTGCATCAGGAGGCACTACAGGAAACATTGACGGTGCTGGTATAGAATTAGGCAAAGATGGATACGCATCTATGTTGTGGGATACTAATGCAAAGAGTTGGATTTTTAATAAGACTATAACTATTAATCCAAATTTAGATAATAGTAACAGCTTGATACTCGGCAGTGGCATTGTGACAAGTAATAACAATGCTAAAATAACCAATACTTTTAGCGCATTTACAGTTTTAAAAGAAGGACTTTTATCCAATGTTGGAACCAGTTATAGAAATATTTGGACAGATGCTAGTGGTTGGACACTACTACATCCTTTGTCATCGCAATATTCATATACTAAGATTGAAGCAAGAATTGCTTATACTTCCTCTTCAGAAGCAGAACATACTTTAAGTTTTAGAATGCTTAAATATAGTCCATTAACATCATTATATTCGATTGAGCTATTTACTGATTTAAGTCTTGGGTCAAATATGGGTGTTTCAATTAATAATGTACATTCTATTTTATATTATGATACTACCACTAATACAGTGCCAAGTGTAGAATATAAACTACAGTTTATGAGAAATTGTCCTACAAATTCTACAATTTCAATTTCATTTGGTATTCAAGAATCTTCTGGTAATTTTATATCAGTTCAAGAATTATATAGACCTCTTGCATAATATACAATAAAATAAAATAATATACTCTATTTACTATATATATATATGTTACATCTAGTTTTCTTAGTATGCAACTTTTTAAATCTCTCAAATTATTTATTAACTAGTAATAGCAATACTATAATTCATGCTATTACTAAAGAACTGGATAATAATATTAATAACAATAATAACAATATTAATAATAATAATAATAACATTATTATTAATTATGAAAGTCGCATAAAATCAGGAGCGCGTATTATTTTTATATGTTATAAAAATATTAATTTAATTAATTTAATTAAATTAATTTAATTAATTTATAATTTATAATATTTTTATATGTTATAAAAATATGCCCGATCTAATTTTTAATCGTTCAACTGATAATTATGTATTTACAGGTTCTAGACTACGTGCAGGTACTAACAATATTGATGCTAGATTAAGATTGTCTAGTGCTAACAATGAAGCAGTAATTGATTTATGCAATAATAGCAATGTTGATATAAGTGCTGCAGCAGTATATATTAATGGATTAAAAGTTGTCACTACTTCAAGTGGTGATGCAACATCACTTACAGCATTACAACTTGCCGAAAATTTAGATGTTAGTGGAATAATAAGATCAGATGGTGGAATTCAAATCGGTTCAGGATATTATGGCGGTACTATTACAAAATCTAGCAATATGCATGAAATTATTATTGATCCGTTTGGCATTGATGGCTCAAATAGCTCTACACAAGATGCCTCCGGAACAGTTGTAATTATGGGCGATTTAGTTGTTCGCGGTAATACCACAACAATTTACTCTACTAATGTAGACATTAGTGATGTATTATTAACTCTTGCGTCTGGATCAACAACTGCATTAAAGTCTAATAATGCGGGTATTCAGTTAGGCGACGGTTACGCATCGTTGTTATATGATAGTGCTCTTGATGTATGGAAAACAAATATTGGACTAAATATTAGCGGTGGTGTTAATTATAGTGGAAATGTACTACCATTAAATAATTCTTCGCGACTACCTGTTACAGCTAACACTTTCACTGTTTTAAATGAATTAACTGGTTATAATGTCGTAACACAAGACCTATTATACGGTGATGTAAGCGCTAATATATGGATGGATGCAAGTGGTTATATTAATGCCGTACAAGTATTAAGTAATAACTCATTTATGAAAATAGAAGTAAAAGTAGCCTTCACTGCTTCACCTGAAGCCGATCAAACTTTGGGTTTTAGAGTATTAAGGGCTATTGATGGTGCAGGAGATAGTTATTCTGAAACACCTGTATTTTCTGATATAAGTTTTGGTACAAGTATGGGTGTCACATTAAACGGGATATATTACGGTTCATTTTATGATCATCTGGCACCTCTTACATTAACTAACAATGTAGTATATTATAAACTACAATTTAGAAGGGATTGTCCTCAAAACGATACCATTTCAACACCATTTGGTATTAGAGGGGCTACTAGCAATTACTTTGCAATACAAGAACTTTACAGACCTGCACCTTAAAAAAACAAGTTAAAGTTTTACAAATATTTAAAAAATTAATAACATTAAATTTATAATATTAATTTTTTGTTTTTATTAAACACATTATAATATATAATATATAATATATAATATATAATATATAATATATAATATATAATATATAATATATAATATATAATATATAATATATATATTACAATTTTATGACAACAAGTAACATTACTTCCGGAACATATTTTATAGGTAAAACTTTAATTATTGGTTCAACAGGTACTAGTGACACTGACTATGCAGGAGTTGTTGAATTTAATAATAATACAACAAACACTTATTTAAGCGTTATATTTTCTGCTACAAATAAACAACCTTGGTTTACTTTTAGACCTCTTGGTCAGACATATACTGAACCTGTAATGGATTGGATTTCATATATTAATGTATATTATATATATGTATTTAGTTTTGTATCAGATATTCAAGTTAAATATAATATTTATGAATATAATGGCGCTTCTACTATTATTAGTAAAGGTACTATAGGTACATATACTGCCGCTAGCGCTTTTTTACAAAATTTAACTCAGTTTTGGTTAGGAAGAAATGTATATTATAATGATTTTTATAGCGGTACATATTCTAAAGTAGCATTATATAATGGTGATTTATTTGCTCTAAGTGAAGCAAATATACTTTCAACTCTATTAACTGTAGTAACCTCCACACAAACAAATATTATTAATAATTCTACTACATATACATTTAGATCGTTAGGAACTAATTTTTTAGGTGTAGTTGTTAATATATTAAATTATAATACTACAACAGGATCTAATGTAACAACTTCAGCTATTACATTAAATGGAACTGGTACTACATCTGGTGGTTATTTAAATATAATAGGTTCATATTTAGAACCACCACCAAGTATACCTACAAATATACCTACAAGTGAATTAGGTTCAATATATGCAACAACTATTTCATCTGAAAAATATATTATTATTGCTAGCCAAAATATAGAATTAAGTGGAAATGTTATTATAAAAAATGACGCTACTCTTTCTAGTGGTTTATTAAACACTAATTCGCTAGTTCCTAATATACCCAATAGTGCAAGTTTAGGAAGCATTGACAAAATATGGAGCAACGCATATATAAACGATGCAAGTATAAATAACAATTTACAAGTAACAGGAAATGTATATATTAATGGAAATTTAGAAGCATCAAATATATATACTAAAAGTCAATTTGACAATTCATTTCAAAATGTATATACTATAGCCGAATTTGACAATTCATATTCTAATGTATATACACGAGGTTACATTGATCAATCATTTGCTAATATATATACACGAGGACATATTGATCAATCATTTCAAAATGTATATACTAGAGGATATATTGATCAATCATTTGCAAATGTATATACTAGAGAACTAATTGATCAATCATTTGCAAATGTATATGCTATAGATCACATTGATAGTTCATTTGCTAATGTATACACAATAAGTCATATTGATACTTCATTTGCTAATGTATATACTATAGATGAATTTGATAATTCATATGCAAATGTATATACAATAGGACATATTGATCAATCATTTGCTAATGTATATACTAGAGGACGCATTGATCAATCATTTGCTAATGTATATACTAGAATACAAGTAGATAATTCATTTGTAACCAAGAGTTTATTTGAATTATCGTATAATGCATTAGTAGCAATTCGCGGAAGTGGAAGTGGAAGTGGAAGTGCAAGTGGAGGAGCTTCCGTTAACTCTAACATAATTCCTTCTTCAACAAATACTTATAATTTAGGTAGCACTTCTAAATATTGGAATAATGCATATATTAACAATTTAAGACTATCTAATAGAGGTTATCAAGAAATTAGTGGAGATATAAGTTGGAGCGCAGTTAATGGTTATTATGGATTGGCAAAAGATGCTTATCCAGGTTTAAATCCTTCTTCAAGTGGAGCAAAAGCGGTTAGTAGTTGGACGCAAAGAACAACAGAAGCTAGTAAATGGCATAGTATTTGTTGGTCTCCGGAACTAAGATTATTTGTCGCGGTTGCTTATAATGGAACAAATAGAGTAATGACTTCATCAAATGGAATAGTTTGGACTGCAACATTGGCATCAGAACTACAAGCAACTGAATGGATTAGTGTGTGTTGGTCACCACAACTAAGAATATTTGTTGCTGTCGGTGCTTATAGCGGAACAAAGAGAGTAATGACTTCTAGTGATGGAACAAGCTGGGTTTCAAGGACACAAGGTGTAGAAACACAAAACTGGCATAGTGTTTGTTGGTCAGCAGAACTAGGAATATTTGTTGCTGTTGCTGGTAGTAGAAGAGTAATGACTTCTAGAAATGGAATAGAATGGAGTGCAATAACAGCAACATCTTCATTAACAACAATAGCTTCTGGTGATTGGTTAAGTGTTCGTTGGTCTCCAGAACTTGGATTATTTGTTGCAGTTTCTTATGAAGGAAAAGTAATGACCTCTAAAGATGGGGATAATTGGGCATTAGGTATAGTAGCTGATGGTGGCGGTTATCAAGGGAATGGTTGGTATGGTCTTTGTTGGTCACCAGAACTTGGATTATTTGTTGCTGTTGCTATAGAAGGCTCTATTAATAGAGTAATGTATTCATATGATGGAATTAATTGGACTAGCAATTCAATCACGGGTGTAGATACTCATACGTGGTTTGCTGTTTGTTGGTCACCACAACTTAGATTATTTCTTGCTGTTTCTGGATATGGAACTGCTATGACTTCACCAAATGGAATAAATTGGACTTTAATAACAGTACCATATGGTGACTGGTTAAATGTTTGTTGGTCACCGGAACTAGGAATATTTGCTGCTGTTTCTCAAAATGGTAATACTACCGGAGTTATGACTTCTTCTTTAAAAGGTCGTCCTCCAACAAGTTATAATGTGTTTGATAGTAGTTTTAATAGAATTGATGAAAATGGTAAATGGGATTTTTCAAATATAGCTGTAACAACACTTAATGTAACTGGAACATTTACAAATAGTTCGGATGACCGCTTAAAGCATAATGAAGTTGTAATTGCTAATGGATTAGATGTTATTGAACAACTAACTCCTAAGTTTTATCAAAAAACGCAAGTTATGTTAGACGCTAGTTATAATGGCGATTTAAATGGACATGCTTGGACTTATGAGGCAGGTTTAATTGCTCAAGAAGTATTACAAATTCCTGATTTGAGCTTTGTTGTATGTGGTGGTGATTATTATCAAGAAAGCTATATTTTAAAGAACCAAGGTAACGATATAAGCGCGAATGCGAATTATTATGATACAAGCTCTAATTATGACATAAGCGCTAATTATGATATATGTTACAATTTAATAAAGCAACCTTATAGTCTAAATTATAATTCAGTATTTGTTTATGGAGTTGCTGCTATTAAAGAATTACATGCAAAAGTAAAGACACAAGAAACAAATGTTTTAGATGAGCAATTAAATAATCTAATAACAAGAATTGAAACAATGGAAACAGCATTAATTAGTCACCAACAGTGAAGCCAATATTATACTATTACAACTATTGAAATAGTTTAGTAATATATTAGTATTAATATATATATAAAAAATATATATTAATGTTATAATAGTTTATGGGTTCAAACATTTTAGGTTCAATATATACAACAACTATTTCAGCTGAAAAATATATTGTTATTACTAGTCAAAATATAGAATTAAGTGGAAATGTTATTATTAGTAATGGATTACTTAATACTAATTCGCTAATTCCTAATGTACCCAATAGTGCAAGTTTAGGAAGCACTGGCAATAACTGGAGCAATGCTTATACTAACGATGTAAGTATAAATAACAATTTACAAGTAACAGGAAATGTATATATTAGTGGAAATTTAGAAGCATCAAATATATATACTAAAAGCACAATTGATGCATCGTTTGCAAATCTATATACTATAGATCATATTGATAATTCATTTCAAAATGTATATACTATAGAACACATTGATAATTCATTTGGTAATGTATATACTAGAGGATATTTTGATCAATCATATCAAAATGTATATACTAGAGGTAGCATAGATCAATCATTTCAAAATGTATATACTAGAATACATATTGATACTTCATTTGCAAATGTATATACTAGAGGAGCAATTGATCAATCACTTGCTAATGTATATACCAGAGGACATATTGATTTATCATTTGCTAATGTATATACTATAAGTCATCTTGATTTATCATTTGCTAATGTATATACAATAGAACAATTTGACAATTCATTTGCTAACGTATATACTAGAGGAGTAATAGATACTTCTTTTACTAATGTATATACTAGAATACAACTAGATAATTCATTTGTTACTAAACGTGTTGTTGAATTATCATTAAATACATTACCAGCAAGTAGTGGAGGTGGAGGAAGCAGTTCTTCAATTGTTCTTACTTCTATTTCAAATGATTTAGTTCCTTTAACAACTAATACTTATGATTTAGGTAGCACTATACGATATTGGAATAATGCATACATTAACAATTTAAGAGTGTCTAATAGAGCTTATCAAGAAATTAGTGGAGATATAACTTGGAGTGCTGTAAATGGACACTATGGATTAGCAAAAGATGCTTACCCGAGTTTAAATCCGCTATCAAGTGGAGAATTGGCAGTTAATAGTTGGAGGCGTATTACTACTAATAGCACAATATCAAACTCACAATGGAATGATGTTTGCTGGTGTCCAGAACTAAGATTATTTGTTGCAGTTGGTGTAAAAAACACAGGTTCGAGCGCTGTAATAACATCAAATGATGGAATAACTTGGACCCCTGCAACTATTACAGATACTTCTATAACATCTACGCAATGGCAAACAATTTGTTGGTCTCCACAACTTAGATTATTTGTTGCAGGTGGGGCATACTCAGAATTAAAATTAATGTATTCAACCAATGGTACCAATTGGAACCCACTACCAGATTCTGGAGTAGGTACTAATATTCTTCATATGTGTTGGTCTCCAGAACTTAGCTTATTTGTTGCTATTACTATGGGAGGTCCTCGTGTAGCAACTTCAAGCGATGGTTATAATTGGACTGAAAGATATCTATCGTCTCCATTAATTAATTCAAATTGGGATGCAGTATGTTGGTCTCCAGAACTTAGATTATTTGTTGCAGTTGCTTATAATGAAATTAAAGTAATGATTTCAAGAAATGGTATTGACTGGACACGTGTCGATATTGATGCTTCAGTATTTGGTGGGCAGTGGACTAGTATTACTTGGTCTTCTCAACTTGGAATATTTGTTGCTGTATCTAAAGCTACTGGTGGAACCTCAGCACGAGTAATGACATCTAGAGATGCTATTACATGGGTACTAAGTTCTGATATACCTGAATCGGCAACAACTTTTTGGACTTCTGTTTGTTGGTCACCAGAACTTAGAATATTTATTGGCACCCTTTATTACGCTTGGGATGGTAGTTATCGAATTTTGACTTCGGTTAATGGTATTAATTGGAAATTTATTCCTGTTGGAACTCCGACAATAAGTGATGTTGTTAGAAAGGTTAAGTGGTCTCCTGAACTTGGTGTATTTATTGCTTTAGGAGATGGTGCTGGTAGTAATCAAATAAATATTTCCTCATTAAAAGGTCGTCCTCCAACAAGTTATAATGTGTTTGATAACACTTTTAATAGTATTGATGAAACTGGTAAATGGACTTTTTCAAATATGGCAGTAACAACGCTTAATGTAACTGGAACATCTACAGGCACATCAGATGACCGCTTAAAGCATAATGAAGTTGATATTACTAATGGATTAGAAATTATTGAAAAATTAACTCCAAAGTTTTATCAAAAAACACAAGTTATGTTAGATACTAGTTATAATGGCGATTTAAGTGGTCAAGCTTGGACTTATGAAGCAGGTTTAATTGCCCAAGAAGTATTACAAATTATTGACTTGAGCTTTGCTGTTAGTGGTGGAGATTATTATCAAGAAAGTTACAATTATTATGACACAAGCATCAATTATTATGACATAAGCTCCAATTATTATGACATAAGCTCCAATTATATTAATAGAGCTAATTATGACATAATCTACAATTTAATAGCACAACCTTATAGTCTAAATTATACATCAATTTATGTATATGTATTTGCTGCTATTAAAGAATTACATGCAAAAGTAAAAGCTCAAGAAACGGCTATATATAATCGACAAGCAATTATAAATAATTGTATTACAAGAATAGAAACATTAGAACAACGCAATCAAGTGTAATAAGTAATTAGTATAATTAGTATATATATTTAAATAAAAATATATATTAATGTTATAGTAGTTTATGAGTTCTATATATGCTACAACTATTTCAGCTGAAAAATATATCATAATTAATAGCCAAAATATAGAATTAAGTGGAAATGTTATTATGAAAGAACATGTTACTATTAGTAATGGATTACTTAATACTAATTCAATAGTTCCTAATGTAACCAATAGTGCAAGTTTAGGGAGCACTAGTAGTAGGTGGAGCAACGCTTATATACGTGATTTAAGTGTTAATAATAATTTACAAGTAACAGGAAATGTTAATATTAGCGAAAATTTGGAAGCTTCAAATATATATATTAAAAGTGTAATTGATGTATCGTTTGCAAATGTATATACTAGAAGTCTAATTGATAATTCATTTGGTAATGTATATAATAGAAGTCATATTGATCAATCATTTCAAAATGTATATACTATATCATATATTGATCAATCATTTACTAATGTATATACTAGAGGTTACATAGATCAATCATATGCTAATGTATATACTATAGAACATATTGATAGTTCATTTCAAAATGTATATACTAGAATACAATTTGACAATTCATATTCTAATGTATATACCATAGGACAGTTTGACAATTCATATGCTAATGTATATACTAGAGGACGCGTTGATCAATCGTTTGCTAATGTATATACTAGAGGGTACCTAGATCAGTCATTTGCCAATGTATATACTATAACACAATTTGACAATTCATATGCTGATGTATATACTAGAATACAAGTAGATAATTCATTTGCTTATAAGCAGTTATTTGATGCTTCATATAATGCATTAGCTATAGGAGGCAGTAGTGAAAGCACATCATCTATTGAACTATCATTAGTATCATTAGTATCAAGTAATATAATTCCTTTAACAACAAATAATGTTAGTTTAGGTAGCACGTCTAAATATTGGAATAATGCATATATTAACAATTTAAGACTGTCTAATAGAGCTTATCAAGAAATTAGCGGTGATATAAGTTGGAGCGCTGTAAATGGATACTATGGACTAACAAAAGATGCTTATCCGAGCTTAAATCCATTGTCAAGTGGAGCAAAAGCGGTTAGTAGTTGGACGCAAAGAACAACAGAAGCTAGTAAATGGCATAGTATTTGTTGGTCTCCGGAACTAAGATTATTTGTCGCGGTTGCTTATAATGGAACAAATAGAGTAATGACTTCATCAAATGGAATAGTTTGGACTGCAACATTGGCATCAGAACTACAAGCAACTGAATGGATTAGTGTGTGTTGGTCACCACAACTAAGAATATTTGTTGCTGTCGGTGCTTATAGCGGAACAAAGAGAGTAATGACTTCTAGTGATGGAACAAGCTGGGTTTCAAGGACACAAGGTGTAGAAACACAAAACTGGCATAGTGTTTGTTGGTCAGCAGAACTAGGAATATTTGTTGCTGTTGCTGGTAGTAGAAGAGTAATGACTTCTAGAAATGGAATAGAATGGAGTGCAATAACAGCAACATCTTCATTAACAACAATAGCTTCTGGTGATTGGTTAAGTGTTCGTTGGTCTCCAGAACTTGGATTATTTGTTGCAGTTTCTTATGAAGGAAAAGTAATGACCTCTAAAGATGGGGATAATTGGGCATTAGGTATAGTAGCTGATGGTGGCGGTTATCAAGGGAATGGTTGGTATGGTCTTTGTTGGTCACCAGAACTTGGATTATTTGTTGCTGTTGCTATAGAAGGCTCTATTAATAGAGTAATGTATTCATATGATGGAATTAATTGGACTAGCAATTCAATCACGGGTGTAGATACTCATACGTGGTTTGCTGTTTGTTGGTCACCACAACTTAGATTATTTCTTGCTGTTTCTGGATATGGAACTGCTATGACTTCACCAAATGGAATAAATTGGACTTTAATAACAGTACCATATGGTGACTGGTTAAATGTTTGTTGGTCACCGGAACTAGGAATATTTGCTGCTGTTTCTCAAAATGGTAATACTACCGGAGTTATGACTTCCTCATTAAAAGGGCGTCCTCCAACAAGTTATAATGTATTTGATAGCAGTTTTAATAGGATTGATGAAAATGGTAAATGGGATTTTTCAAATATGGCTGTAACAACTCTTAATGTAACTGGAACATTTACAAATAGTTCGGATGACCGCTTAAAGCATAATGAAGTTATAATTGCTAACGGATTAGATGTTATTGATAGATTAAATCCAAAGTTTTATCAAAAAACACAAGTTATGTTAGACGCTAGTTATAATGGCGATTTAAGTGGTCAAGCTTGGACTTATGAAGCAGGTTTAATTGCGCAAGAGTTATTACAAATTCCTGATCTAAGTTTTGTTGTATGCGGTGGTGATTATTATCAAGAAAGCTATATTTTAAAGAACCAAGGTAACGATATAAGCGCAAATTATTATGACATAAGCAGAAATTATTATGACATAAGCGACAATAATTATGAAATAAGTTACAATTTAATAACACAACCTTATAGTCTAAATTATAATTCTATTATTGTATATGGACTTGCTGCTATAAAAGAATTACATGCAAAAGTAAAAGCACAAGATCTAAGTTTGTTAACACAGCAAACAATTATAAATAGTTTAACAACAAGAATGCAAGCATTAGAAAATTACAATCAAGTTTAACAAGTCATTATAATCGATCCAAATGCTATTTTTATAAAAGAGTATATTCGTATTAATATATATATATATATATATATATATATATATATGTGGATGAATCCTAATAATAAAGGTTATATACGCGCTACAACTATTTCTTCAGAAAAATTTATTATTATTGGTAGTCAAAATATAGAATTGAGTGGTAATATTATTATGAAAAATGGTGCTACTCTTTCTAGCGGGTTATTAAACACTAATTCTATAGTTCCTAATGAAACTAATAGTGTAAGTTTAGGAACTTCAAGCAAAATATGGAGCAATGCTTATATTAAGGATTTAAGTATTAACAATAACATTGAAATTAGTGGCAATACCAGAATTAACGGGATTTTACAAGCCTCAAATATATATACTAAAACAGAAATAGATAACTCATTTACTAATGTATATACTAAAAATCAAGTATATAGTAAAACAGAAATAGATGCTTCCTTGTCAAATGTATATACTAATTCTTTGGATGTATCCGCTAATGTAACATTTAGGGGATCCACTTTATATGTTCCTTCATCATTTACAATTGACCCTATAGGACACGAAGATAATACAGGAACAGTACTAATTAATGGTAATTTAGTAGTCCAAGGAGTAACAACAACCATTAATTCAAGTGTTGTAGATATTAGTGATAAAATATTAGTGTTGGCTTCTAATGCAACAAATTCGGTTCACGCAGATGGTGCTGGTTTTGAAATATCTGGAGCAAAAGTAAATTTGTTATATAATAATTCAAGCAACACATTTAGAACATCTATAGGAATGAGTATTTCGGGAAATGTAGTTCCATCAACTAATGGTGTTGGAAGTTTAGGCGAAAGTGGTAAAATATGGAGCAACGCATATATACGCGATTTAAGCGTTACTAATATTGAAATTAGTGGAAACATAGTACCTTTTCTTGATGTTAGCTGTAATTTAGGTTCTTCATTAAATCGTTGGAATAATATATTTGTAAATGATTTAAGTGTTAATAATATAAATGGATTACCATATAGCTCTGGTGGAGGAGGAGGAGGAGGAGGTGGAGGTGGAGCTACAGATATTTCAATAAATGGTGTCATAAGTATAAGCGAACCAAGTGAAACAATAAGCAAATATATTCAAATAGGTCGAGATTTAGATGGTGAATACGCTCATAATGGTGCGTTTTCTGGATGGTCTGTATCATTAAACAACACAGGAGATATACTTGCTATAGGTGCGCGACGAAATAATGGAGATGCTGTTTGGCCATATGGTGCCGGACATGTTAAGATTTATAAATATATAGATGCTAGTTGGATACAACTTGGTGAAGATATAAATGGAACCATACCAGGAGAGCAATTAGGCTATTCTGTATCACTAAATAATGCTGGAAATATTATTGCTATTGGTGTTCCGTCATTTGGCCCTACATACAATGGACTAGTTAAATTATATATATATAATGATGTTAGTTGGGTACAACTTGGAACAAACATTGTAGGTGAAGCAACAGGAGACTTATTTGGTTACGTTGTATCATTAAACGGTATAGGAAATATTGTTGCTATTTATGCTCCATCTGCTGATGGAGTAAATGGTGCTAATACAGGGCATACCAGAATTTATAAATATATTGATAATGATTGGATTAAATTGGGTCAAGATATAGATGGAACATTTGAATCTGGAAATTATGAAGGCGAACTTAATGCTAACATATCATTAAATACATTAGGTAATATTGTTGCCATTGGTGGTGGTAGAGCAAATAACAATATTGGTGAAGTAAGAGTTTTTAAATATAATGTTGATAGTTGGATACAACTTGGAAGTAATATTTCTGGCGAAGGTGATTTTTTTGGATGGAGTGTTTCATTAAATTCCACCGGAAATATATTAGCAGCAGGTGCTGTATACAATAGCGGAAATGGATACGCGTCGGGACACGTTAGAATTTATAAATATAATGATATTGATATTAGTTGGATACAATTAGGTTCTGATATTGACGGCGAATATGAAGGTAATATGTCAGGGCACTCTGTATCATTAAATGATGCTGGAACTATTGTAGCTATTGGTGCAAAAGGCAATCGCGGTGCAGATTCTAATTATATATGGAGCGGAACTGGGCATGTTAGAGTTTATAAATATAATGATGTTAGTTGGGTTCAATATGGAGTTGATATTGATGGTGAAGCAGCAGGAGATAGCTTTGGACAAAGTGTTTCATTAAATAGCGAAGGAAATATATTGGCTGTTGGCGCACATACCAATGATGGAAATGGTAATAATTCAGGAAGTGTAAGAGTTTATAAATTTTTTGATATTTTAGTTGAAAATAAAGTTATTTCTAGTAATATTGTCCCTTTTACAAATAATATTTATACACTGGGAACAAGTAGTTTGGAATGGAAAAATGCTTATATTAAAGAATTAAATGTTAATACTATTAACATAAGTGGTGGTAACATAATCAATATTAATAAATTAATTGCTCATACTAGTAATAAAAAAATAACAACAGCCAATAGAGTGTATCAAGAAATTAGTGGTGGTAGCAACTGGAATGCGGTTAATGGATATTATGGATTGGCAAAGCAATCATTTCCTGCGTTAAATCCTTTAACAAGTGGCGCAAAAGCAATTGCTTATTGGACTACGAGACATAATACTGGATATTTTGATTTTAAGAATATTGTTTGGGCTCCTAAACTTAAAATGTTTCTTACATTTTCGGATGGTGGCTATGAGGGTAGCGGAGCAAAGTATTCTTATGATGGAATAAACTGGATTAATATATTTAGTGGTTATGCATTACAATGGAATGTTAGAGCTCTTTGTTGGTCTGATGAACTTGGAATTTTTGTTGCTGGATCTTACCGGCATCCTTATGTTATTTATTCATATAACGGAATTGAATGGTATAGCAATACTACTAGGGACTCAGCTATAACTTTTTTTAGTATATGTTGGTCTCCTGAACTTGGAATATTTGTTGCGGTAACTGAGGGTAATATAACCGGTACTTCTACTGATGGAATAAATTGGATAGGGGCAACCGTTGGTGATTCACCCATGAAGTGGGGAAGTGTTTGTTGGGCACCAGAACTAGGATTATTTGTAGCTACAGGTATTGAGTGGCAAAATACCAATACTAAAGTAATGACTTCTAACGACGGATATAATTGGACGCTTAGAACTGTACCTACAACAGCAGAATACCCAAGTTGGGTAAGTGTTTGTTGGTCTCCTCAACTTGGAATATTTGTTACTGTTGCTTCAAATGGAGGAGGTTCAAATGCTAATATAATGACTTCTACAAACGGAATAGACTGGATTATAAGAGGAAACAACAATGGTTATAGTTATAGAAATGTTTCCTGGTGTGCTGAACTAGGATTGTTTCTTATTACTCAAACTTCAGGAGGAGGGTCATATTTATATTCGCGCAATGGAATAGACTGGATTGAAATATATGAAAATATTTCAGAAACTGGCGAATGGAGTTCCTTTAATGCTTATAGTGTTGTTCGATCTCCTGAACTTGGAATATTTGTTGCTGTTGGTGGAAATAAAATATGGACTTCTGTTTTAAAAGGGCGTCCTCCAACAAGTTATAATGTATTTGATAGTTGTTTTAATAGGATTGACGAAAATGGCAATTGGACTTTTAAGCAAATAACAATGAACAATGCTAATATAGTGGATTTAAGCGTTAATTTAATAAATGGACAAGCATACAATGCGGGCGGAGGTGGCTCTATTGTTCTCACATCAATCAGTGGTAATATAATCCCTTCTACAAATAATACTTATAATTTAGGTAGCACTACTCAATTCTGGAAAAATGCATATATTAATGATATTTGTGGTGGTAATATATATTCAAAAACAGAAGTTGATAGTTCTTTATTAACTGTATTAAATACCAATCATTATACAAAACAATATGGTAATAGTTTATGGAACCAGATCGGACAAGATATTAGTTTTTCTAGTTCTATATTATTAGCCGGTATTTCAAATAATGGAAGAGTTGTTGCATTAACTGAACCTGCGTATGCTTCAAATAGAGGACGACTTTATATTTATGAAATAAGTTTTAATGGAATAAGTTATAGTTGGACACCTTTGGGACTAAGTAGTGAAATTTTGGTTGGTCTAACCACTACAGGTAATTTTGGAGCTGATGGTAATAGTGTAATTTCTTTGTCAAGCGATGGAAGAGTTGTTGCTGTTAATGATACTTTAAATGATACTAGTGAAACTAATAGTGGACAAGTTAGAGTATTTGAGTTAAGTGCTAATGTATGGAGACAGCGAGGACAACTTATAAATGGAAAACCTATAGCTTCTTATGGATTAGGCTATAATATTGCTTTATCAGGAAATGGAAATATTCTTGCTGCTTCAAGTCTTACTCGTCCCAGTCCGCGGAACGGAGAAATCCTTGTATATGAGTTTAGTGGTAATATTAATAGTTGGATAAAAATGGGACAAGACATTAGTGGTGTTGGTGGTGCCAATTTTGGTGATTTAGGATTTTCTATGTCATTATCATTAGATGGAACAACACTTGCTGCTGGATATCGTTCGTCAACACCTTCTCAGGTTAATATTTATAGATTTAATAGTAGTAATCGAACATGGTCACTACCTATACCTACAAACAATGTAATTAACGGTAGTGCTATTGATCAGTTTTTTGGATGGAATATAAAGTTATCAAGTGATGGAAATACTATTGTAATTGGTGGTATTGGATATGGCACAACAATTGGCAACACTAGCAATGGAATAGGAACTGTAAGTGTTTTTAAATATAATGGAACTTCATGGTCTCAATTAGGTCAAACGTTATATGGAGTATCTGCTAATGACCAATTTGGTCAGTGGGTACAAATATCTAATGATGGAACAATAATTTCAGCAGGTGGAGCTATTAGTTTTTTAAGAGTATATAAACTTTATTCAAATACTTGGACACAGTTAGGACAAGTACTTAATGGATTTGCTGGTCATGCTCTTTCTGGTGATGGAACAACCTTAGTTCAAGTAATAAGTAAATCAGGCGGTAATTTGTCACGTGTTTATGGAATGGATAAATTATTAACATTGAATGCTTTATTTGCATCTTCATTAACTATAAATAATAATATAGTTCCTTTTGTAAATAATACTTCATCGTTAGGAACAAGTGCTATAAGATGGAGCAATATTTTTACAACAAATCTTAATGTAAATGGAACAAGTTATGATTCAGATGATAGGTTAAAGCATAATGAAGTTATAATTACTAACGGATTAGAAATTATTGATAGATTAACACCAAAATTTTATCAAAAAACTTTAACCATGTTAGATGCTAGTTATAATGGTGATCTAAGTGGACATAATTGGAGCTATGAAACAGGTTTAATTGCTCAAGAGTTATTACAAATAAGTGATTTGAGCTTTGTTGTAAGCGGTGGTGATTATTATGAAGAAAGCTATATTTATAAAAGACGAACAAATGACCCAAGCAACGCTAATTATGATATAAGCAACGCTAATTATGATATATGCTACAATTTAATACCACAAACATATAATGTAAATTATAACTCTATTTTTGTATATGGACTTGCTGCTATAAAAGAATTACACGCAAAAGTTAAGTCGCAAGAAACAATTATAAATAGTTTATTAACAAGAATAGAAGCATTAGAAGCTAACCCAAATAGTAGTTAATAAAATAATATAAAAATAATGTTATAAAATTAATAGCTTACTAATTTAATAATTAAAATATTAATTTAATAATTAATATTAAATTATTATTAAATTATTTTATTATTGTTTAATATAATAATATAATGAGTCTTCACAACTTTAATTCGAACACGAAGTCTTGGAAAATGTATACTAATACATTAACCTCTATTAGTGGAGATGATTTATTAGTTGCGCCAAGTTATGGAAATAACTTAATTTTAGAAGTATCTGCAAACAATGATATATTTTTTAAAAAAGGGGATATTACAAAAGGATTTGGAAATATAGTAAGCGATTATTTAGACGTGTCTTTTGTTCGTGAAGCATCATTTAATTCTTTAAATTCACAAATGCAATATGTATTACAAGAAATATCAGGGATATCTAATGATTTATTAGATACCTCATATAATATTATATTATCAGGTGGAGTTTTTATTCAAAATAATGAATACGCATCATATGATATACTTGATATAACAGGAAAAATAATATTTACTGATAATAGCACTAACGTCCAACGCATTAATGATGTTTCATTAAATAATGTAGATATATGCGGGTCATTAAATGTAGCAGGAACTATAAGCGCATCAAATATATATACTAAAGCAGAAATAGATACTTCGCTTTCAAATATATATACTAATTTAGATGTGTTAGATAGCTCGTTAGCTAATGTTATAATAAACATCGATGCTTCATTATCTAATATATATACTAAATTAGATGTGTTAGATGTATCATTAGCCAATGTAATAACATACGTTGATGCTTCTTTTTCGAATGTATATACTAAATTAGATGCGCTAGATAGTTCATTAGCCAATGTTATAACATACGTCGATGCCTCATTTTCAAATGTATATACTAAATTAGATGTGCTAGATGTATCATTAGCCAATGTTATAACATATGTTGATGCTTCATTTTCAAATGTATATACTAAATTAGATGTGCTAGATAGCTCATTAGCTAATGTAATAACATACGTTGATGCCTCATTTTCAAATGTATATACTAAATTAGATGTACTAGATAGCTCACTAACTAATGTTATAACATACGTTGATGCCTCATTTTCAAATGTATATACTAAATTAGATGTACTAGATAGCTCACTAACTAATGTTATAACACAACTTGATGCCTCATTGGCTAATGTATATACTAAAGCAGAAGTAGATGTATCATTTGTATCCAAGGAATTATTTGATGCCTCTTTAAATTCTATTCAACTTTCCAATGTATATACTAAAGCAGAAGTAGATGTATCATTTGTATCCAAGGAATTATTTGATGCATCACTCAGTGGTATATTATTAGATGGAATATTTATTCAAAATAATGAATATGCATCATATGATATACTTGATATAACAGGAAAAATAATATTTACTGATAATAGTACTAACATCCAACGCATTAATGATGTTTCATTAAATAATGTAGATATTAGCGGTTCATTAAATGTAGCAGGAACTATAAGTGCACCAAATATATATACTAAAACAGAAATAGATGCTTCGCTTTCAAATTTGTATACTAATTCTTTAGATGTATCAGGTAATGTAACATTTAGGGGATCCACTTTATATGTTCCTTCATCATTTACTATTGACCCTGTTGGACATGGAGATAATACAGGAACAGTACTAATTAATGGTAATTTAGTAGTCCAAGGAGTAACAACAACCATTAATTCAAGTGTTGTAGATATTAGTGATAAAACATTAATGTTGGCTTCTAATGCGTCAAATTCACTTCAAGCAGATGGTGCTGGTTTTGAAATATCCGGAGCAAAAGTAAATATGCTATATAATAATTCAAGTAATACATTTAGATCATCTATAGGAATGAGTATTTCAGGAAATGTAGTTCCAGTAAGTAATGGTGTTGGAAGTTTAGGTGAAAGTGGCAAAATATGGGATATTGCTTATATTCGCGAATTAAATGTAACTAATTTTACTAATTCTATTGATGGTTCTAAAATAGCTAATGGAACAATTAGTTCTACTCAAATAGCAAATGGTTCTATTTTAACAGTAGATATAAGTGATCATGCTATTACATATGAAAAAATAGCTGTTAATGCAGTGACTAATACAAGAATTGCTAATGGCGCTGTCACACATGCAAAGCTATCCAGTGATTGTATTCAATCACATAATATAGTAGATGGATCTATTATGGATGTGGACATATCAGCTAATGCAGCAATTAGTGGTTCTAAAATTGCTAATGCTTCAATCACAAATGATAAAATAAATCAGTCCAATAATTGGACTTTTTTACAATTAACAAGTACTACTTCTAATATACGTGATATAAGCACAACTAATATTGAAGTTAGCGGAAACATAGTACCTTTACACGACCTTAGCTCTAATTTAGGTTCTTCATTAAAAAGGTGGGGCATTATTTATGCAAATGATTTAAGTGTTAATAATATCAATGGTCAACCTTACACTGGTGGCGGATATACTAAAGCAGAAATAGATGTATCATTTGTATCCAAAGAATTATTTGATGCCTCTTTAAGTTCTATTCAACTTTCCAATGTATATACTAAAAATGAAATAGATGTATCATTTGTATCCAAGGAATTATTTGAGACATCTTATAATTTTTTATTATCATCTGTAGGAACAAGCAATGAAAGTGGAGATGGTGGTTATTTTCAAAATAATGACTATACATCATATGATATACTTAATATAACAGATACAATAATATTTACTGATAATAGCACTAACGTCCAACAGATTAACGATGCTTCATTAAATAATGTAGATATTAGTGGTTCATTAAAAGTAGCAGGATCTATAAGTGCTCCAAATATATATACTAAAACAGAAATAGATGCTTCATTTACTAATGTATATACTAAAAATCAGGTATATAGCAAAACAGAAATAGATGCCTCATTTAGTAATGTATATAGTAATTTAGATGTGCTAGATAGCTCATTAGCTAATGTATATACAAGAGATCAAGTAGATTTATCATTTGTATCTAAGGAATTGTTTGATGCTTCTTTAAGTTCTATTCAAATATCTAATGTATATACTAAAAATGAAGTAGATGTATCCTTTGTATCTAAGCAATTATTTGAAACATCATATAATGTTTTATTGTCCGCTATAGGAACAGGTGGTGGAGGCGGAAGTGGAAGTGGAGGTGGAGGTGGAACTTCATCAATTGTAAATAATTATTATAATGATAATTGGAATAAATTAGGAGAAGATTTAATATTTACTAATAATAACACCATTTCTCCATATTCTTTTGCTGGTTCTAGTGATGTTAAGTTATCTGCTGATGGAAAAACTGCTTTTTTTTCAGTCAGTGGTTCTGCGCCTAATTTACCAAATTGCGGTTTCATTGTTATTTATAAATATAATGATATTTCTAATAATTGGATTTATAATAACATTATAACCGGAAATGCTAACGAAAACATAACTCGTTTTGCAATTTCTAATGATGCAAAAACAATAATATATAGATCAGAAGATGATAATGAACGAATTAGAATAAAAAAATACTCAGATACATCTAATTCTTGGTATCAAGTAGGCGCTACTATTAATGGTGGTAGGTATCCTATTATCTCAGGAAATGGTAAAATAGTTGGTATTTCAAATCATTTTGGTGATGTTCAATTTTATACAATATCAGGAGATACATATAGTTTATATCCTCCTGAAATACCTATGCAAGATGGCGTGCACTACCCGCAAAATATTAATTTGTCTTATGATGGTAATATTTTTTCTACAGGTTATTTACAAGTAAATACTAATGAAGGAGAACCTGAAATTGCTGCTGAGGTAGGTGCTGTAAGAGTATTTGAATTTAGTGGTAACTCTTGGGTATTAAAAACAACAAAAAGACTAACTCCAATAGAAATATATTCAGGTTCCAATATAAATTCAATATCAAGCGATGGACGTATATTGGCTGTTGGAGGGTTAGGTAATGCAGGAAGTGGTCCAAATTCAGGTTTTGTTGTTATTTATAAATTTGATAGTAATGCAAATGATTATATTCAAATAGGACAAAAACTTTTTCCAGAGGAACCATGGAATACCACAACAAATGATGGTATGACTTTTGGTCGCTCAATAAAGTTATCTGGAGATGGAAATTCAATTGTTATAGGTGCAAATGCTGCTAAATATACTCCTTTGAATACTTCTGCGCGCGGTGCTTGCTTTGTTTATAAATATAATCCAACTAATAATTTTTGGTCACAATTAGGCGATACAATTTGGGGTTTAGATAGTGAGCAAGTTGGATGGTATGTAAATATGTCTTATGATGGAACAATAATTGCCACAGGAACAGGGAATGCTAGTCGTTTTAGATTTTATGGAATAAATAATGTTTCACTATCTTCATCTTCATCTGGTTCTTCATCATCAGTAGATGCGTATAGCAAAATAGAAATAGATGCCTCATTTACTAATGTATATAGTAAATTAGATGTGCTAGATAGCTCATTAGCTAATGTATATACTATAAATCAAATCGATGTTTCTTTTGTATCTAAGGAATTGTTTGATGCTTCTTTTACTAATGTATATACTAAAAATCAGGTATATAATAAAACAGAAATAGATATATCATTTGTATCCAAGGAATTGTTTGATGCTTCAATTAATGCATTAGCAGCAAACAGTGGAAGTGGAAGTTCTACATTAAAATTTAGTAATAATCTATGGAATAAGCTTGGATTTGATATTAGTGGGTCAGGAAATGATAATTTAGGTAGTAAAATAGCATTATCAGACGATGGAACCACTATAGCTGTGGCTGTGCCAAATGATGATACAAGCGGAACAGATTTTGGTGCTGTAATAATATACAAGTATATAAATTATAATTGGCGACAATTAGGTAATAAAATTGCTGTATCTCCTGCTGCTACAAACGGAAGTTATGCTTCAGAATTAGCAATATCAGGAAATGGAACAATAGTTGTTTTTTTATATAACTATGATATTTATGAAGATATTAATTATGGAGGTACGATTTATAATGAGCTTGTTAGCTATTCAGTAGTAAAAAGTTTTAGTTATAATAATACAGTTTGGAATGAAACAGGTAGTGTTAGTATTGCTTCAAAAAATTATAATAGTAATACTTATTCTCCATATACATCTATGAGTTTTTCAAGAGATGGCTCAACATTAGCAATGGGAAGATGGGGCGCAGACGCTAATAGGGGAGAAACTTATGTTTATAAGTTTATAGATAGTTCTTGGAATAAATATGGTCCTACAATTATACCACCTTTTACAGGTTTAGCTGCCGGTTTTAAAGTATCACTTTCAAGCAATGGTAATATTATTGCTGTAGGTAATTGGGATGGGTCATCATGGCCAAATACAACATTAGCCAGAGCAGGTTCTGTTATAGTTTATAGTTACTATAGTAATACTTGGAATATTATGGGTGAAATTATTCGTGGTAAAAAAAGTTATGATCAAGGGCATTATATTAAGTTATCAGGAGATGGTCAAATACTTGCTATTGGAGCTTATGGTGTTGATAATTATGATAATGGTTTAGATTCAGGTGCTGCTTATATTTATAAATATAATACAACTGATAATTCATGGAATCAATTAGGACAAACAATTATTCCATTTGCTGAATTACATTTTGAAGAAAATACTTACACATATTTTGGCGCATCTATAGCACTATCAGTAGATGGTAATACTATAGCTATTACACAACAAGGATATGATGGTGAAATTTTTACTTCACCAAATGCCGGACGATGCATAGTTTATAAATACATTAATAATTATTGGTCACAATATGGTCAATATATTCCAGGATTTGAATATGAAGGATCTTCTGATATTGCACTTTCTAGTGACGGAGCAACACTTGCTTATAGTAGTCAAAATTTTAAGAATGGTATTGGACGTGTTAGAGTTTTTGGAATAAATAATGTTTCATCATCTTCGTCTTCATCATCTTCGTCCTCTTCATTAACATCTGATGTTGCTTCTCTATTAGCAAGTTTAACTAGCAGAATTGCTATGCTCGAGGCAACTGCTATTATCCGTTCTTTTGATACGATTGTTGGACCTGTTAATAGTTTTAATATACCAATAGATTTATCTAATAATGAAAGTTTACAAATAGACATGAGTGTAAAAATAACAGGTGAAGGAGGTTATAAAATGTTCTTAAAATACAATACAGAATCAAGCACAGCTAATTTGTGGAGATATTTTGGTGGTAGGTTTGTGTATGGTGAATATGGAGATGGATTTGCTCTCTGGGGTGAAGATATGTTGAACGAAAATAATGGGTTGCTCGTTGAAGGTCCTAATACAAATGAAACTATAATAATACGAATTGAAGTATTTAGGTCATATGATAGAGCAAGTCCAAGTCAAAAATTTTGGTATAAAGCATCAACCCTTTTTCATTGGACTGGTGGTCAAGGTATTTCAAGAATAGATTGTCAAGGTGAGACTTCTGAACTTTCATCATTAATACCAACTGCTTTATATTTTAACATTGCACCACAAGCACAATCTACAACCAATTCATCAAATAGTTTTATGAATGTTTCATATAGTATTATCAAAGATATGAGAAGAACAGCTTTAGGTGGTCCTATTTTATAAATTGAAGTCTTTGTTTATGTAGTTGCTGTTAGAAAACAACATAAAAACAACACATTAAAATTAATAGATAACTGATTTCTTTTCTTATTGTTCCTTTCAAAAATAAATACATTTAATTGTTAAATTATTATTATTAATCTATAATAATAATAATATAGCAATGTCAACGTTAACAGGACTTAACAAAATTGTTACAAGTATAAGCGCATTAACCGATGACATAATAATGCCTAATAACAATGATGTAGTTTGTATTGATACAGAAAATAGCCGTATTGGTGTGAAAACATCTAGCCCAGCTTATGATATAGATGTTAGTGGAACACTAAGAACAAAAACTCTTATATTGGGGACGGGAAACAGTGAAATTATTAGTATTTCCAATGGCCGCATTTTTACAAATACCCCTTTTATTATAAATGCTGAAATTAGTTGTAATAGTTTAAAAACCGGCACATTATTTACTACAAGTGATATAAGTACAAGTTCGTTATTGTATGTAAATAATATTAGACCATATATTAATACTATTCCTATATCTATTAGCGGTAATGTGTTAATGGATGGCTCTTTAACATTGCTTAATAATGCAAGATTACTTGTAAATAATATTAATCCATTGCTAGGCACAAGTGATATATCAATAAATGGTTCACTAATAATCGATGGATCTTTAAATATTAGAGGGACAGGATCTACCTCAGCAGGAATGCTAATTACATCTGACGATAGGTTAAAACATAATGAAGAACTTATTGCTAACGCTCTAACAACTATACGGCAATTAACCCCCCAAATTTACCAGAAAACAGCGACTTTTAAAGACCCGCATTATAGAGGTCCATTAAATGAACCGCACATAATAGAAGCAGGTCTAATAGCTCAAGAAGTTGAAAAGATAGATGAGCTAAAATTTAGCGTAAATGTTGGTAACAAACAAACTCCATATAGCTTGAATTATAATAATATTTTTGTATATAGCTTGGCAGCCCTTAAAGAATTGGATGCGCAAGTCCAAATAATAAATGAAAACTTAAATAAAACTGAGAATTTTATTAAAAACGAAGGTTCAAATGATTTAGCGACCATTTTAAATAATAAAATAGAATATATAGAAGAATTAGGAAAAAAAATAGAGCTTTTAGAAAGGAGGATTGCAAATATTGAACGGGCTTTTTAATATAATTTTTTAATATTTTTAAATTATTATTTAAACAGATTTAAAAATAAGATTTAGTAATCTTATTACTTAAAATTTAATTAATAAGATTATTTATTAAGTATAAATAAGTAATGTCTGAATCTTCAATAAATACGCTAATTGGAACATTTTCTTCTCTAGGTAGTGTTGCAAGTAGAACAGTTGACGCAACCAATCTAATTTGTATAGACACATCTGATAATAGAATAGGAATTAATACTATTGATCCATCATATAGTATTATGATTGTAGATACTAATGCTACTAGATCTGCAAATAGAACTATAGGTATTTACACTCCAAGACTCTATTTTGATTTAAGCAAAATAACGCAAGCTGCTGATAGTACTACTATTTTAAAAGTAGGAGAAGTATATGTTGATTTTTCGGGATTTTTAAAAGTAAAATTGTCATAAATTTTTAGGTATTCAGTTCATTAATAAAATATTAATTAACTATATTAATATTGTAATAGTGTTAATATGGAAGTATTTTTAAATGCTGATAGAAGTTTTAAAATAGCTTGCGACAATTTATTAAGCAATAATGGAAGCAGTATTATTAAAAAAAATTTAATAATAGAGTCATCATATAATACTATTGATTTCAGCGGTATAAGTATTATTTTTAATGGACACGTAGATTTTAGCAAAGGCAGTTATAGATCTATAGATATTTATAATGTTTCTGAAATAACCACGACATTTTTAACGATTAATTCAATAACATTACCTGAAAATGTAAAGATTTCATATAATAGTGTTAATGATGGGTATATTAGAAATACAAGTATTGGTTACAATCCAATAGATAGAACTATTGGAAGGAGTGATGCTTATTTTACATATATTAATGTAAGTGGTGACGACTCGACTTTTAACAACTCGCTTTATGTAAACAAAAATTTATTAGTTCATAAAATAGTAAATATAAGTAATAGCTTATTAATAAATGGTATGGACTTTTCATCGATCGAAACCAGTTTTAATAACATTAGAAATGCTATTGCGCGAAGTTTTTATAGTGATAGAATATTAACAAGAGATGCGACCACTACAAATGTTTCAATAAGTAATAATTTATATGTTCTTAAAACTGCCTATTTTAATGACATAAGTATAAACGGACAATTACTTATTAATGTGCTAAAAGTGCCGGGGTTATTTACTATTGATCCCTCTGGATACGGTAATGCGAGTGGAACACTAATAATAAATGGCGATTTAATGGTGAACGGCACCCAAACAAGTATTGCGTCAAGTAATATTGATATAAGTGATCTTGCTATTACATTAGCCTCTAAATTATCTAACATACAAGCCTTATCAAATTCTAATGCCGGGCTAGACATTTCAAATATTGCCTCGTTAAAATATAATGGAACAACCTGGAACTTTAGCGGTGGACTATTACATATTGACAATAAGCAAGTTTTGCTTAATAACGATCTTTCGCTAGCTAAACGCAATTTTGATTTATCACTTATTTCAATAATTACCGATTTCAGTTCATCGTTTTTCAGATTAAAAAGGAATATAGACAATTCTTATAATGCTACTTACACACAAAGCCAAATAACTAGCTCATTTATATTAAGATCAGCTTTTGACCTTTCGTGGCTTGCTTTAAAATCTTATACAGATAATTCATATATTTCTAAAAGCACATTTGATTCTTCACTTGGAGCAATTAGAACACTTATGGATACTTCTTATGTGGTACAAAGAAGAGTTGGAGCTCCTAATTCATTTGATAGTTCATATAATTCTTTTACCGAAAAACTTGATATATCGTATGTATTAAATAGTGTTTTTGAAGCGTCGCATAATAGCTTAAAACAAAAATTTGATATTTCATTTGCTACTATTAAGGTAACTAATATTGAGGCATCAGGTATTATTATTGAAACAATAAATACACCGCTGATTAATGGAATTATTAAACCTTTGGCATTTGTTCCATCTATTACAACAATTAACACAACAATTAGCGGCGATTTAATAGTAACAGGTGAAGCCATATTAAAATCATTTAGAATTTCTAATAGACATAATTTTGATGTTAGTATTAATGGTTATAGCTCGCATTATCTTGCGACATCTGATATTAGTGCTTCTATTGTAGATTATTATAGCAATGTAGGTTCTATTTATAATAAAGTATTTAAGATTGATGCGTGTGGAAATGTAACTAATTATACCGGGGTATATGGAGCAGTTAGTGATAGCAGATTAAAAGAAAATATAGTTAATTGCTCTCCTAAGTTAGAAGACTTGCTAAAGGTTAGAGTGGTTAATTATAATTTGAAGGGTCCTGACAGCTCTAAATACATAGGGGTAGTTGCCCAAGAATTAGAAGAACTTTTTCCAGAATTAGTAGCAGAAACTAACACACACAAGAGATTTAAAACGGTTAATTACAGCAATTTAACAATATTATTAATAAAAGCATTTCAAGAGCAACAAATTTTAATAAATAACCTTAATACAAGTTTGGAAGAACTGGAAAATAGCGTTTAAAAATAGTCTTAAATATAACGTTGAAAATGATAAAAATATTATATAGCTATAATAAATTGGATATAAATGGGTGATTATGAGAATTATAATAATACTGAAGTAAGCTTTAGAATTTTTAGCGATAAATTATTGTCAAATAATAGGAATAAAAATCTATTAATAGAATCATTGAACAACAGTATTGAATTAAAAGTAAATGGAGATGAAAACAAAATAATATTCAATAATGATCTTGTTTTTAATAATAATATGGATTTTAATAATAAACCTCTAACAGGATTAACAAATCTTACTTGTAGTAATCTGAATTTAGTCAATAACCTTGCATCAGATTCTAATGTCAATATTATTAATAAGCCATTATTATTAGCAAATAATAATAATACACGAACAACTTCAATTCGAGTGCAAGATTTAAGTAAGTCGTTATTTAGCTTGATTACAATATTTAATAATAGCTCAATTTTGGTTGATATTAATATTGTGCTATATTGCAGTTATGGTTATAAAGAACGAATAACACTTCAATTATGGAGAGACGCAAGTATGATTTTACAAAGCACGGAACTGGGCTCTGTGAATAGTGCGGGCGGTATTACAATACCTTATACTATAAGATATTTAGATGAAAATTTGAGCGAAGGTGAAAAAAAATACTATTTAAAATACAAATTAGAAAATAGCATAAGCACTATAACCCAACTTGTAAGCAATGAAGACCAAGGTATAAGTAACACTTCTGGCTCAAGCAATATAATATTGCGTGAAATAACAAGTTCAGTTATTTATTCTAATAAAAAAATATTCAATAGTTCCGCTTTTACAACTACAACTTCTGATTTACAAGATTTAAGTGCTGTATTTTTTAATACCATTGATGTATTAAATACAAATGTTCAAATTAGTATAAATATTATTTTATTTTGTTGTTATGGTATTAATGAACGAATAACTATTCAAGTATGGAGAGATTTAAGTATGATCTCTGAAACCACAAACATAGGAATAGTCAATTCTACAAAAGGTTTAACAATACCATATAGTTTCGACTATTTAGATGTAAATTTGAGCAATGGAATAAAAAAATACTATTTAAAATATAAATTAGAAAATAATTTAAGCAATCAGGAACAAGGTATTATTAATCTTACTAATGGCGATTCAATTGGAACAAGTCATATATTGCTTGGAAATATACCTAAAAGTAATAATAATGTAACTATCAGCAAAAATAATATTCCATTTACTAGAACAAAGGATATACAAGATTTAAGCAACTCAGTATATACAAATATTAATATAGAATCTATTTCCTCTATTTTTATAGATTTAAATATTGCTGTCTTAAGTTCTTATGCTTATAAGGAACGATTAACAATTGAATTATGGAGAGATTCAAGCATGATTTCGCAAAATTTTGACCTGGGAAACATAAATGCTACGGGGCGATTTACAAATACTTATAGATTACTTTTATTAGATGAAAATGTTAGCATTGGGGTTAAGAAATATTATTTAAAATATAAACTTGAAGATCAAAGTCAAGGTCAAGGTCAAGGTCAAGAAATTACTTCAAGCGCTATAGAACAGGGCATTATAAATGTTCAAGGTAGTTATTATAATATAGGATATTCAAATAAAGATGTCTTATTTAACATTTTATCTTATACTAATATTAATGGAGGAAACTACATAAAGAATACAAGAATAGGATATAATCCGGCGATTAAAGACGATGAAGGTAGTGACATCGGCAGAAGGGACGCATATTTTACATATATTGATGTAAATGGTTCAGACTCGAGTTTTAACGATTCGCTTTATGTGAAAGAAAATTTAGTTATAGGTGGGTCAGCAATAATCGGCGGCGATTTAAGTGTTAATAACATATCTATACAAGATATATTATCCAGTTTAGACTACCTTAAAATATTCGTTTCAAATCTTAATAGCAGTGATTTATGCAATAATAGAATAAATGCAATAGATTTAAGTGCTGCTAATAATATAACTATTAGCAACGAATTATACTCGCTTAATAAATATTATGGAAATGATTTAAATATAAGCGGACAACTATTAAGCAGTGTGTTAAGAGTTCCCAACGAATTTACAATAGACCCATCCGGATTTTTCAACAATAGTGGGACCCTAATTATTAACGGAAATTTAATAGTGTATGGAAACAAACAAATAATTAAGTCTTCTATTATTGATATTAGCTCTTATATGCTAAAAGTTGCCAGCAATTTAGCAAATAAGTCCGAATTATTAAGTAATCCTGCGGGATTAGATGTTTCCAACATTGCTTCATTAAAGTATGACGGAACAAAATGGAATATTGGTGGTGGAAATTTATTTATAGGAAATAAATTAGTGGCTCTCGATATTTCGTTAATTAATTTGCAAAGAACTATTTGTAATTCATTAATAGCAGTTAAACAATTAATTGATAATTCATTTGGACTATTACAAACTAATATAGATAATTCATTTAATAGCTTGGTTTCTTATACCATAAATGATGTTTCTAACTTATTTGTAACAAAAAATTATGCAATTTCTGATTTTTCTACCTCAAAATATTATATAGATATAATATTTGTAACAAAGCTGACATTTGCTATAAATGTTAGTAATATTATTCAGAATTATGTTACAAAAGCTTATGTAGATGGATCGTTTGAGGCTTTAAATACTAAACTGAACCCATTAGCATTAAGAAGAAAAATAGAACTTTCATATAATGATTTGAGTGGTAAATTTACAAGTTTATTCAATAGTGCTCTCGCCAATGCTGATACATATTCAATAACTATTGAAGCAGTAAAAACACCCAAAATAGCATTAACTTCTCACGTGTCAATTAGCGGTGACTTAATAGTTAGTGGTGACACGTCTTCAAATTCATTAAATATTTCTAATAGTTATAGATTTAGTGACAACGGTTATTACTCGGTTTATCGTGATTCTTCGAATGCGACTGACATAATAGAGCAATATTATAGCAAATTTAATAATAATGATAATAATAAAATGCCGGTTTTATATATTAGCGCTGATGGAAGTTTCTATAATTTAAATTATAGTCTAGGTGCATTAAGTGATAGCAGATTAAAAGAAAATATAGTTGATGCTAGTCCCAAACTTGAAGATTTATTAAAAGTTAGAATTGTTGATTATAATTTGAAAAATTGCCCAAATAAAAAATACATAGGCGTTGTGGCGCAAGAATTGGAAGAGTTATTTCCCGCATTAGTGGAAACAGAAACTCCAAACGCAGAAGAAATAGAAAATGGTAAAACAACAAAATATAAGACAGTTAAATATAGCTGTTTTAATGTTATGTTAATTAAAGCGCTACAAGAACAGCAACAAATTATTACAAATTTATCTTTAAGATTAGAGAGATTAAAGAAACTACGTAAGACAAATTATCTTATATAAGATAAGTGCATTTTATGTTATTGATTTTAAAATATAATATTATTTAACTATATTAAATTATATTATATGGGCGATATAATAGATTTTAATACAAATCGAGTATCTTTTATATTACATTGTGATAAACTTCTCTCATATCATCCTACTAAAAATTTAATAATAGAATCATCAGCAAGCAGCATAGAAATTAAGACTAACAATAAAGAGATTTCATTTAATAACACTACTATTTTTAAATCTGGACATATAATGACAGATCCGGATTTATCCGGTATTGGAACTATTACATGCAATACATTGAACGTTAATACCGTATTTTTAACAAATGTAAATAACACTGGTATTACTGACAACAATAGCATTAATTTTGGCTATGTTAGATCAACTGTTATTGGATATGACCCCAACATAATAGATGATAAAGGTAAAGACAGCGGACGAAACAAAGCATATTTTACGCATATTAATGTAAGCGGTGGTGACTCAAGTTTTAACAATTCTCTTAACATAAAGAAAAATTTACAAATAAGAGGAACAACAACTATAAGCAATGATTTAATTGTAAATGGTACAAGTTTTGTAACACTTAATACAAGTATTAATAATTATATATTAAATCTTGGAGACTATTTGGTTAGTGATAAAATATTAACAGTGGATCTGAGTGCCTCAAATATTTCTATAAGTAATGAATTATATGTGAATAATAGTTCTTTCTTGAATGACATAAACATTAGCGGACAAATGCTTAATAATGTGTTAAAAGTACCGAGCACATTTACTATTGATCCATCAGGACACGGCAATTCAAGCGGAACCCTAATTATTAATGGCGATCTAATAGTATATGGAAATAAGACAATAATAGAGTCTAATATTGTTGAAATAAGTGATAATTCTATTAGTATAGCTTCCAATTTATTAAACAAAGAAGACCTTTCGAGAAACAACGCCGGACTCGATATTTCTAATGTAGCTTCGTTAAAATATAGCGGAACTGCTTGGACCTTGAGCGGTGGAAATTTATTAGTTGAAAATAAGACTGTTTGCCTGGATGTCTCACTAATAGATTTATCGGGATATATGGATTTGTCAATTAGTTTAGTAAGTCCAAACTTTGATCCCTCGTATAGACAACTAAAAAGGAATATGGATGATTCTTATAACACTATTTATACACGAGGTCAAATAACTAATTTATTTGTATTAAAAAGTGTATTTGATATTTCAATAAGGGATTTAAAAACTTATGTAGATAACTCATATGTTTCTAATATTCAATATAGCTTGTCATTTGATGCTTTGCAAACATATTTAGATGGCTCTTATATACTCAAAAGCACCGTTAGTAATCCTAATATAATTGATAGTTCATTAATTTTCTTAAGTAACAGGCTTGATTCATCATATGTTTTAAACAGCACTCTTGATGGATCATATAATAAGTTAAAAGAGCAAATAGAAATATCTTTTACCAGTATTAGATTACCAAGTTTAGATAGTTCAACTATTAGCGTTGAAACAATAAATACGCGTCATTATAGTCAAAAATTTAACAATATTTTATGGAACCAAATTGGACAAGATATTGGTGTATAAGTTGTAAAATTAATATGCTATTTATATTATATTTTTATAAATATAATATATAATATATTTATTTAAATTATTTTATGGCACAACGTCGTACTTTTGAAGTGAACACAACACCCCAATCATGGCAATGGCATAGAGATAATGCTGCTTCTGTTCCAGGTCGTAGTTTAGCAAGTATTTTAAGTGAAGAAGAAAATAATACAATTGTAAATTTACGAAACGCATTGAATCCTTACCTTCATTTATGGATAGGAGGAAAAAGAAAGGTATTCGGTACAAATGACGGAGGGCCTTCGACATGGGAATGGATTAATGGAGATCAATGGAATTATACTAATTGGAATTCACAACAACCAGATTATTTTGACAATTACATAGAATTTCTATGGTATGATAATAAATGGCACGATGGTCAGGCAGATATTAATAGTACACAACATAATAATGCTGCCGCTTATGTGACTGTAGTAAATACTCCAAGTGCACCAATAAATGTAACAGCAAGTCCAGGTAATGAACAAGCTACAGTAACTTGGACTGCGCAAAGCGATGGTGGTTCAGCAATAACAAAGTATACTGTGACAAGTAGTCCTGGAGGACGAACCGCAACAACTGGCAATGGTTTAACAGCAACAGTTACAGGATTAACTAACGGTATTGCTTATACTTTTAGAGTAGTAGCAACAAATGATATAGGCGATTCACCACCATCTGGATCATCTACTCCAGTAACACCACTACCACCATATACTGCACCAAGTGTACCAAGAAATATAACACCAACTGTAAGTAATGCTAGTGTCTATTTAACATGGATTGTACCTGCAAGTGATGGTGGTATAGCAATAACAGGTTATAGCGTAACTAGTACAGGTGGAACAGTTGGAACAATTGGAACAGTAGATTCTGAAACAAGAAATGTAACAATTACAAACTTAACTAATGGTACCTCTTATACTTTTACTGTAACTGCAACTAACGGAGCAAATTATACATCATCTGATTCAGTTACAGCAACACCAGCTACAAATCCTAGCGCACCTACAATTGTAGGAGCAACTGTAAGTAATCGTACAGTCAATTTAAGTTGGGAGGCACCTAGTAGTAATGGTGGTGCATCAATAACAGGTTATAGTGTAACAAGAACTAATGCAGGTGTAACAGTAACAGTACCAGTAAATCCTGGAACAACAACCGCAACCGCTTCAAACTTAACTAATGGTACCTCTTATACTTTTACTGTAACTGCAACTAACGGAGCAGGTTTTACCTCATCTGCTTCACGTGCAGCAACACCAGCTACAACACCAAGTGTACCAAGAGATATAAGCGCAACTGCAAGTAGTGCTAGAGTCGATTTAAGTTGGAATGAACCTAGTAGTAATGGTGGTGTATCAATAACAGGCTATAGTGTAACAAGAACTAATGCAGGTGTAACAGTAACAGTACCAGTAAATCCTGGAACAAGAACCGCAACCGCTTCAGGATTAACTAATGGTACCCTTTATACTTTTACTGTAACTGCAACTAACGGAGCAGGTTTTACCTCATCTGATTCAGTTACAGAAACACCATTTACTGTACCTAATACACCAAGAAATTTTACTGCTGTCGCAGGTGTTCGGTTGGTAGATTTATCTTGGAGTCCTCCACTGTTTAATGGTGGAAGAAATATTCTTAGTTATTTAATTCAAAGAAGTAATAATGGTATTAATGCTTGGGGTAGTGATATTTCAACTAATGCTTCAGTAAATACTTTTCGAGTAAATGAATTAGGAAATAATACACGTTATTATTTTAGAATATATGCAATAAATATTGCTGGTCCTAATGTAGTCCCTAGTCTTGCAGATACAACAACCTTTAATTTTCCTGGGCAACCTAGAGATTTAAGTGCAATCCCAGGAAATGGTCGGGTTACACTAACTTGGAATCCGCCATTATCTAATGGTGGTTCTCCTATAACAAGTTATTCCATAACAAATAATCCTTCAGGAGGATTAGTAAGCACTATAACTGATATATCAGCAATAGTAAGTGGATTAATTAATGGTACAAGTTATAGTTTTACTGTAATAGCAAAAAATGCTGTAGGAGATTCATCAGGAGCTATATCTAACACTGTAACACCAAATACCATACCAAGTGCACCAACAATTAGTGCAATAAGTGATATTGGTTTTATAGATTTATCTTGGAGTGAACCTAATAATAATGGAAGTAATATTTTAGAATATATAGTTGAAAGAAGTTCAGATTCAATTGATTGGTTTGCATATATTTCAACATCAACTCGTTCTTGGAGAGTACTTGGAGCAACTAGTGGTGTAATAGAATATTTCAGAGTATATGCAATTAACTCAGCTGGTGATGGTTTATTATCAAATGAAGTAAGTGGAATAATTATAGGAGTACCTAATGCGCCCATAAATGTAACAGCTACATCACGTAATGCTGAAGCCACTATAAATTGGAGCCCTCCTACAAATGATGGCGGTAGACCAATAACAAGTTATTCTGTAACAAGTAGTTCGGATAGTTTCCAAGTAATGACTGTAAATGGCTCAACAAGAACAGCAACAATTAGTGAATTAACTAACGGGACATCTTATACTTTTAGAGTAATAGCAACAAATATAATAGGTTCTTCAATTGCGTATGGTGAATCTAATACAGTAACACCTAACGGGCCACCATTAACTAATAAAAAAGTAGCTATTTCAAATGATGGAAAAGTAGTTGCGTTGTCTTCTTCTTATCAAAGCGACATTTCAAAAGGGCGAATTTATGTTTATGAATTGTCATATAATCAAGCGCCTTATAGTTGGAACCAAATAGGATTAAGCAGTGAAATTATTGTCGGTCTAAGTAACGACGACCAATTCGGTTGGGATTTAGCCCTATCAAGTGACGGAAGAGTTGTTGCTGGTAGTTCAATAGCTAGCGACGAATCAGGAATTAACTGCGGACAAGTTAGGCTATTTGAGTTAAGTAACAATACTAATAAATGGACCCAAAAAGGGTTTGCTATTAATGGACAAACACTTGCTGGTGAAAGCGGATACAGCATAAGTTTAGCAGGAAATGGAAATAGCATTGCTATTGGTGCGTGGAAAGATAATTTAAATGGAAATAATGCAGGAGCTGTTCGAGTATATGATTTTAGCTCTAGTGTAAATGATTGGAGACAGCAAGGGCAAACATTATTAGGTGATCCTGGGTCTTATGAAGGCTATTCAACTGCTTTATCATTAGATGGACTAACACTTGCTACAGGATGTCTAAATGTTAATAATGCTAATAATATAATTAATGCTGGAAAAGTCAAAACTTTTACTTGGTCAGGCACAACTTGGGAAAATAAAGGTATTATTCAAGGAGCCGATATAAGTTATTTATACTTTGGAAGAGCTTTAAAATTATCTGCTAATGGAAATACTATTGTTGTTGGTGCTCCTGGAAATAATAGCGGACAAGTTTATAGGTATCAAGGCGGAACAACTTGGACCCAATTAGGTCAAACCCTGGTAGGAATATCAGGAGGCGATGAATTCGGCGCCAGTGTAGCTATATCAAACGACGGCACAATTATTTCTATAGGCTCGGACAATAATAGTAATAATAGAGGACATGTAAGAGTTTTTGCATATGCTAATAATTATTGGAATCAAGTAAGCAATGTTCTTAGTGGTAAAACCGCAACTTCTAAAGCAGGAATACACGCATTATCTGGAGATGGGACAACATTAATCCAAAGCAATAATACTTATAACACTGTATATGGAATAAATAAAACATTAGCAGTTAATGCGCCAATGACAACAATTAGCGGTAATTTAATTGTAATGGGCAATATTAGTGTTAATTCATTAGTCATAGCAAGTACTATAGCTAATTATAGAGATATATCTAATCATATTTATATGAGTAATGGTTATAGTTATAAAAATTTTGAATCTGACCTAAGTAGCGCAATTATGAAAGAATATTATAGTGATGTAATATCACCAAGGAATTTAAAGGTTCAAATTACTGGAAATGGTGCTATAACAAACAGAACTAATTCGTATAAGAGGTTTAGTGATAGCAGATTAAAAGAAAATATTGTTACAAGTGGTCCTAAATTAGCAGATTTGCTAAAAGTTAGAGTTGTTGATTATACTATGAAGGGTTCTACTAATACTAAATATATTGGCGTATTAGCGCAAGAATTAGAAGACCTGTTTCCTAATTTGGTAACAGAATTAGAACCAAGTCCAAAAGATATTGAGGATGGTAGGACTATTAAGTATAAGGCAGTTAATTATAGCAGTTTTGATGCTATATTAATAAAATCTTTACAAGAGCAAAATGCTATGCTTAAAAATATAACTAAAAGAATAGAGGCAATAGAGGCAATAGAGGCAATAGAGGCACTTGAAGAAAAATAAACGTAATATTTTTATTTTATATAACATATTTTAGGAGGTTAAAATATGTTACTAAGATTATATTTATTCTATTTCTGTTTTATCAGCTAATTGCTTCGCAAGTTCTTTTTGTCGTTCTAAAATTTGTGAAAGCCCGTGATCATTATTTTCCTGTTTTCCAACAATAACGTCATTTGCTTCAAATAATTCTTTACGTAAATCTGCAGTTGATACGTCATCACCATCTCCAGTTCCAAATAGTAAATTCTTTCCTGGAATATCCATCCTATCCGCATTTACGAGATTTCCTTCTTCGTCAATAGTTTGCATTAATTTATTTCCTTCTTTTTGAGCTTTGGCAATATTTTCTTGAATAGCCTTTTTCTTGCTTTCTTTTACTCGCTCTTTAAATTGTTCTTTAGAGATCTCGTCGTTCTTCTTTTTTTGTGCCATCAATTCATTCAAATCTTTCTCCAAATATTCTACACGACCTGTTTTGTACGCTTCGGGGTGGAAAGGCATCCATATTCCAACTCCTCCAACATATACGTCGTGATTGGGGTCGGCATCTCTCAAAAATTTGCACCGCAATTCTGCTTCTTCTTGAGAACCAAATACACCACGTACTTTAATACCTCTTGTATTAGTTTGAAACTCGTGCTGTTTATTATATTCTTTTTGTAAGTCTTCTTCTTTAATATCTAAAAATGATTTATATTCATCATCAAGACTTGTTAAAAATAATTTATCTTTTTCTTCTTCAACAAATTCTTCCATATCTTTAGTGAGTTGATTAAAATCCAAACTGTATTTATAGGATAAAAAATTTAAGAATTGTGTATATTTCTCAAATGTTTTTTTAAATTCAAAATTAGCTAAGAACTTCTCAAAATAAAATAAATTCTTGTTTTTAATATGGTCTTCCGGTGATATAAAACTTAAACATACGTATTTTTGCCCACTAATAGGTTTGTCCTCATCTAATAAATCAACGTATTCTTTAGAGTCTGACTTGTCCGCTAATTTAGATTTAGAAGATTTTTTGGTTGACATATAATATATAAATGTAATATTAATATAATTTTAAGTATTTATTTTATTAATATTAATATTAATTTTTTAGTATTTATTTTTAGTATTTATTTTAAGTATTTATTTTATTAATATTAATATTAATTTTTTAGTATTAATATATTTAGTAAAAAATTTAATTATTTATATAATTAAGTAAAAAATTATATTTTTTTCTTATTTATTAATATAAACAAAAAATGAATTTCAATATGGGAGAAATAGTAAAAAGAGCTATTAAATATTTAGTAGAAGGTTTGATGGTTGCGATTGTTGCTTTTGTTATTCCGCAAAAACCATTAAAGATGGAAGAAATTGCCATTATTGCTTTAATGGCTGCTGCGACATTCTCTATTTTAGACACATTTATTCCAAGCATGGGAGTAAGTGCAAGAAGTGGAGCCGGCTTTGGTATAGGCGCTAACTTAGTTGGTTTCCCAGCAATAGGTTAAATGTAATTTTGACTGCTAATATAGGTGGATATTTTAAGATTATTATATTATATTATTATTATAATATGATATAATTTATTTAATATATAAATTTTTATGCTTTTTGCTATTAATTTTAATTAATTTATTTTTACGCTTTGCCTTACGCGTTGCTTTGCGCGTTGCTTTACGCTTTGCTTTACGCGTTGCTTTACGCTTTGCCTTCTTGTGTAAAGTTTTTTTAGTGGTCTTTTTTTCGCTATGTAATAACTTTTCGCTATGTAATAACTTTTCGCTATGTAATAACTTTTCGCTATTAGATAGTTTAGATTCTAACAATGACTTTTCAACTAACTCTTTAGGTATATATCTAAAGAAATTACTATTATATAATTTCGAATCTCGAGAGATTAAATTTTCTTTAACTTGCGAATAAATTTTGGATTTCTCTTCTCTCATATCTTCTAATGTGTGTTGCTTACCATAACATAACACACTGAACCTTTTTAATAAACCTTTTTGTTGAAGGCGATTGTTTAGTTGAACTTTGAATAAATATTCAGCTATACATAATAATCTATTTTCATCATAATATGGTCTATTAGCATATATAAATATTAGGTAAAAGCTCAATATTGTGTCTATTGTTGCGACTTTTATTTTTTGTCCATTAATAGCTAGAATATTATAACTATGACAAGCAGTTGATTTATAAATAAATGCTATTACATCATTATTTACAACAATTTCATAATGAACAGCAATATATTCACCTATTGGTGGTTTTTTATTAATTTTAACATTTTTAAACCCTTCATAATTCAATTGTTCTTTTAATATTCTTGAACTTGAATCAGGGTTTTCACTTATAACATCAAAATCGGGAATATTAGAGACTTGCTTCCGTTCTTTATATGGCATATATTTACTATATAAGGCACTGGCGTAACCACCAAAAAAAACCACGCCTTGATTTATGAAACAATCTTTAGTAACCTCGTAAATTCTCTCTTGTTCGTTGGAATTTCCTTCATAACGTCTTTGAAAATCTTGATTTTTACAAGATACTCCACGAAGAGGGAAATGATTATTTAATAATATAATACGTTTAAGAACTTTCTCCCATCTTGAAACGTCACCCATAGGACGTGATAATTCAAGGTACATAGCCATTCGTAAAAAATTTGGCGGGCAATAAGTTATTGCATTAATTTTTATTGCCTTTTTGTATATATTTTTGAATAAATTTGATTCTAAATATGTGATATCTGCTATAGGCATAAAATTTACATAAACCTTATATGTTCCGCTATGCACTCCTGACTTAGCTTCTACTTCCTCATAACCTGCTTTATAATAAATGTTTGCTAAATCTCTCGCATATTCCATTGCGTATGGTGAAAAAAAATCATAATCAGGTATTTCAATATCTTTATTATAAAATCTATATTGTTCCGGTAAAATATTATTTATAGCTGTACCGCCATAGCAAAGTGTTTTATGTGTTCTTAAGAAATTTTCTAAGATTTCTATAATCTTTTTAACGGAGTCAGATTGAACCAGTTTTCTACCACTTATTGTTGTAGCATTATCTATAGCTGTTCTTAATATTTGTAACTCTTTTTCTTCAAATGTTTCTTTCATAGTTGTTCTTTATAATACAATAATATATAAAGATATAAAAATAAAAAAGAGAGATTACTAATAGACTAATTAATAATCTTATTATTAGTCAGTGGATGGTAAATCAATACCACCATTATAAACGGGTAAAACAGGTGCATTTATATTTAACAACAATAACTTCTTTTTGAGCCACGAATAGTTGAAATTTGATCTAAATAGCGCATTATATCCAAGTAAATTATTATCTACATTTTGATGCTTCATACAAATAGCTTGACAGCCTGTATCAAACGAGGTTTTAGGATCAAAGTTTATTACGGAATTATCTAAATTAGGCAATACAATTACATATTTTTGCTTTGTCTCATTAATAAACGAGACAGACCCTTTTTTAGAAACTATTTGATTATATCTAAAGGTGTTACATTCTGGTCCTCGAGCCTGTAAATTTATATAATTTTTCAATTTTACTAATTCACTATTCTCAACAATATTAGGTTGTGGATTAAACTCACAAATAATAATAAGTTTTCTATATAATTCACGCATTTCAACACCTAAAAGTACAGCACCTTTTCTTGTTTCAATTGTAAAGTTCTGGTTGCTGGTATGTAAATATTTTTGAATTAGTTCGCCGATCTTTTTAAGCATATTAATATTTGTGCTCATAATTCTAAAATTTAGTATAAGTGGATCATTGGCGCAATTTGTTGCTGTTTGATTAAAGCCTTTTTCTTTAATTGTTTCTAATACTACTTCTAACAATAGCGAATTATAAGTTTCTTTAATATAATTATTGTTAGCGGTTGATGCCGCAATAATAGGGTCATTATTATATGAATAAATCTCAAAATCTAAAAAACGGCAACCATTAACAATACATTTTTCTAAAGCGCATAGTGCTACAAAATTATTTTTATAGCCATCCCCACAGCAGCAATTATATGCGCTTTTAACATGATAGTTTACAAATTTACAGTTAGATCCATCAAATGTATTTGCTGAGTCTGTTTTTACAGTATTATATGATATTAGATAAGAAGTATTTGTAAGAGTTGGCCAAGCTAATTTTAATTTGTTGCACGATCTATCTTTCAAACCTAATCTATTAAATACCCAACTAAATAGTAACAATAATACAAATATTATTATTACCAGTGTTATATAGAAATATTGACTTGTATTTAAAGTTTTTACGCTAAATGTATCCATATAATATTAAATAATATTAAATAATATTATATAATATTATATTATTTAACTTACAATTTAATATTAATAACATAAATAATATTAATAACATAAATAATATATTAATATATTAATTAGTATATTAATATAATGGCAGGAGGACTATTAAATTTAATAGCAATTGGAAATCAAAATATAGTTTTGACGGGTAATCCAACAAAGACCTTCTTCAAATCCACGTATTATAAATATACAAATTTTGGGTTACAAAAGTTCAGAATAGACCAAACAGGACAAATGGAATTAGATGTAACCAAAAGTTCGAATTATAGTTTTAAAATACAACGTTATGGTGATTTATTAATGGATACATATTTAGTCATTAAATTACCGAGAATATGGAGTCCAATATTGAAATATAATAATGACTATAGACCTTATGAGTTTAAATGGATAAAACAAATAGGATGTCAAATTATTGAGAGCGTGAATATAACCATTAACGGATCAACAATTCAAAAATTTAGCGGGCACTATTTGCAGAATATTGTAGAGCGAGATTTTGATGCGCATAAAAAAGCGCTATTTGATATTATGACGGGCAACACCGCTGAATTTAATGATCCCGCAAATTTTAATAATAGAAATAATAACTATCCAAGTGCATTTAATCTTTCAAATATTAGTCCCGATATAAGCGGTATTGAACCATCAATACGTGAATTTAATTTATATATACCGATCAATTCTTGGTTTACAATGTCTTCAATTATGGCCTTTCCGCTAATTTGCTTACAATATAGTGAATTAGTTATTAATTTTAGATTGCGACCTCTAATGGAATTATTTACAATTAAAGATGTATTGTATGATAACTCAGATAATCTTATACCATATAATAATTTTCCTCAAATACAAGCAAATCAAAATACTATTGCATATCAATTTAAAAGATTTGTTAATCCTCCTCCGCAGCGCGATTTGCTGAAAGCTGTTGATACTTATCAAGGCTTAAAATCAACAATTAATAGCGATATTCATTTAATATGTACACAATGTTTTTTAGGAGAAGAAGAGCGAACATATTTTGCAAAAAATAGTCAAAATTATTTAATAACTGAGGTGTCTGAATTTAGCTTTAAAGAAGTTATTAGATCTCATAAAATTAAAGTGGAATCAAATGGCTTAGTTAAAAATTGGATGTGGTATTTTCAAAGAAGCGATGTTAATCATCGTAATGAATGGTCTAATTATACAAACTGGTTATATGAGGACAAGATACCAAATGACTTGCTAAAATTAGAATTTGGTAGTGGTACAAACAGGTATAAATATTACACTCCGCATTTTAGCTATGGTGGTGACATTTCAAAAAACATTTATATAACAGGCAACACCCCTTCTACAAGCGAACAAACAAATCAATGCGAAATAATGAGAACTTTTGCTATAATTTGTGATGGTAAATATAGGGAATATAATTTTGATAGCTCAATATATAGTAAAATAGAGAAATATACCAAATCTAACGGTTCATGCTCCAAAATCGGTTTATATAGTTATAATTTTTCATTAACAACTGATCCATTTAAGCACCAACCCAATGGAGCATTCAATACAAATTTTTTCAAAACAATTGAATTTGAGTATAGTAATTATAGTAATCCTCCATTTGATCTAAGTGCGAGTTTTAGAACTATTTGCGAAGCATCATCAAATGTAATTATTGGAACAATAAAAGACCCAACAAATATTTATAAATATCACTATAATTTATATGTTATTGAAGAAAAATATAATGTTTTAACATTTCAAAATGGATTAGCAGGACTAATGTGGAGCAGTTAATATACTATAGTTTTATTTTAGCTACTCGTCGTGTTCCATGTCCGTGTTGTTTCTTAGCTTGTTTTGCTAATTTTAGTGCCTTAGAATTATTAGAGCAACCTTCCTCAAGAATATTATAATCAACTGCTGCAGCTTTTCCACCACTTATTGAGCTTGCTAAACGGGCAAGTCCCCAGCTTTGCGCTGTCTGATTAGGTCTTGAACCTGATGAAAAATACGCTCCTTGTCCTTTATTCACGATTTTACGCAAAGAATTTATAGAGCATCCTGTCTTTTTAGAGAGATTTGCGTTTACAACAATATTATTTAAGTTGTATATTTTTTGTGCTTTTAATAAATGTTTCGATTTTTGCGATTTATATGATTTAACTTTTTTGCGTGTAATATAAATATTCTTATTGTACGCATTTCTTGATTTCTTAAGTTGACTAAGTTGCTGCTTTTTGTCTTTCAAATTAAGGCGTTTTGGTAAATATTTTATAGGTATATTCATAATTATATATATAATTATATATATAGCAATAAAAATATTATTTGTAGCTAATTCTTTATATTTCTTTCATATATATATAAATGAAAGAAAAGCTGATTAAATTTGAAAAGAGTAAAATCAAGGGTAAAAAATATACCGCCTATGTTCAAAATAAGGCAACAAAAAAAATACGTAAAATACATTTTGGCGCTTCGGACTATGAGCAATATAAAGATAGAACTCCGCTAAAATTATATTCATATAAAAATCATAATAATCGCAAACGCATGCAAAACTATTTTAGCAGACATTCTGGAACCAAAAAACGAGCTCCGGCTATAGCTTTAGAAAAAAAGAAATCGCAAGGTTTTTATAATGCAAAAATTCTAAGTCATATTTATTTATGGTGACTATAATATTTTATAAAATATTTTATATAAAATATTTTATATAATATTTTATATTTATATAAAATGTTGTTAGAATTTTTCACAGAATTTATAGGCACCTTTATTTTCTTAGCAGTAATATTAAAAACAGGCGATGCTTTAGCAATAGGTATTGCTCTTGCTGCTGTTATTTATTTTGGTGGTAAAGTTTCGGGCGGCAATTTCAATCCTGCTGTAAGTTTTATGATGTTATTATCAAAGAAAATGGATGTTACTAAATTTATTGTATTTGTAATTGCTCAGCTATTGGGAGGAACCTGTGCCTTTTTATATCACACTTATACTAAATAAAGTTATTTAGCAATCAGCATTTAGCAATCAGCATTTAGCAATTTAGCAATATTTTTATATTAATTATTTAACATAAAAATATTTTCGCAAAGTAAATTTTAAAAATTAGGAATTTCATAATATGCTTCTGGACCACAATATTTAAATGTAGAATTACCTGTTATACTTTCTTGACAATCATAAACATTGTTTTCATCTTTATTGTATGTAAAAAATGTAGGAGCTGTTGTTTGGATACTATTATTATCAAAAACCATTTGTTGATTATAGGTGTGTTCTCTCGGTCCTGATATATTTTGAAGCTGTTTTTCATAGAAACTATTAATAGCACTCAAATAGGAAGTTATTACACTAACAGGAGCATTTCCTGATGAAGGAATAGTTTCTAATCTTCTTAATTCCATTTCTAAGTCATTATTACTTGGGTATGAAGTATCTCGTAATGAACCTAAAGCACTATAAGAAGCATCACCAAGTCCACCTAAAGAAATAGGCTGTCCTGATGTTCCAAAATAATCATTGTTGCTAAAGTCCGCTAATTGATCTGCCGTAAATGAGCCGCTAAAATCAGTCTTTACTTCTCCCATACAATTAAAAAACTGTTCAGGATTTAATAAATATGAATTTCCTAATAGTGGGGCATATGGTGTGTAGTTTTGTGCATTTTTAACATTAGTAACAAGCGAGTAACTAATATCAGTCCTTATAGTTAAAGGTATATTAGGTAAAGCACTTGTATAACCATTGCGTAAGTCATTCAAAATAGGAGTAAGACTATTAATTTGACTGGGTGTTAAATCCGATCGTTGTAGTTGTCGCTGTGTTGTATTTGATGTTGTAGATATACTATCATCAATTTGTTCAAGTTGAGTTATAATATTATTCAATGATATCTCACTAAACCCATTTAAATTTCCTGGAGTAGGTCCTCCAAGTATTGCTCTAATTCCATTTCTGATATTACTAAATGAAATAAAATTTAGAATATCTCGTGGCATACTTTTTGGATCAGTAAAAATATTAAAACTTGCTTCTCTTTTAGAAAATAACATACCTCTCTTATTAAATAATGAACCAGATGGTTCCAATGTGTTACATATTCGCAATGTTTGAGCTAATACTGTTCTTGAAACATCTAACGCTCCTGATAATGCAGAGGGTTGACTTATATATCTTTTTATATCTAAGCAATCTGATATATTGTCGGTGTTATCTTGAATAACGCTGTAATTGAAATTTATATTACTATTATCATAAAATGAACTTCCAGAGCAACAAGTAATATCATTTATGCCTTCACCTATATTTCTATTTGATAATGCCGATCGTTCATCTATAGATGTAATATTGTCAAACATACATTGAGATTCCCATTCGCAAAAAACATTATTTGTTATAACATTAGAAATGTCTAATTTATATCTGTCTCCACCAAGAGATATATATTTATAACTAATATCATATATTGGAACACAGTTTCCAGAAGACGGTTTTACTGTACAATTAGAACAATCTCTCACATTAGCCAAATTTTCTATAATTCTATATTCATTGTTAAAAATATATAATACATAAATACACGAAAGTATTATAAATATTAAAATAGCTATTTTGATTAAATTTCTAATGTTATTATTAATTTTCATAATATTATTATAATATACTATAATATACTAATATTTTTTATAAAAATTATAAACTATAAACTATAAACTATAATATTATTACATTTTTATTCTAAATAATACTTTATTTTCGGACTCAACTCGAGTAATAGGTGGCATTCCTGGATGTGGAGACATTCCTGGATGTGGAGACATTATTAGATGTGGAGACGTACCCGAAAGGATTCCAAGATCCATTATTTATATTATATATTATAATAAATGCGAATTATATTGATTATTAACAATAATAAATTTGGTATTAAGCGCCAATTCTTCTAAATTAGCGCTATTTGTATAAGTACAAGCACTTCTTAGTCCTCCTAAATAGTTTTCCACAGTATTTTTTAATGGTCCTTTATAAGCAACTTTGAGTTCTCGACCTTCAGAGCTCCTATAATCAGCATTATTATTTGCCGCATAATTATTTTTCATAGCATATGCCGAGCTCATACCATAAAAAAATTTATGTTTAGCTCCTGTTTTTTCATCAACAATCATTTTTCCAGGATTTTCATCGTGTCCTGCAAATGCGCCACCAATCATTACAAAATCTGCACCAGCACCAAATGCTTTTGCTAAATCACCAGGACAAGTAATACCCCCATCACTTAAAATAAAAGCCTTGTTATGTTTATTTTGATCATATTCATAGCATATTTCAAAATTAATGCGATTACGATCTCTACATTCTTGTACGCATTCTAAAATACAACTAAGCTGCGGCATCCCTATTCCTGTCTGAATCCGTGTAGTGCATGCGCTCCCTCCTCCAATACCAATTTTATGAATGTCTATTTCTAAATCATTTAATAATTCTACTCCTTCAGATGTACATACATTACCAGCCAAAATAATCTTTTCAGGATATTCATTCCTTAATTTTCTACAAAATTCATTAAATTTAGAAATATAACCGTTTGCTATATCAACACAAATGAATTTGCATTCGAAATTATCTAAAATATGTGATAAATTGTCATAATCGTCACTACTTATTCCTGTGGAAATCATAAAATAGTCGGGATCTAATTTTGAATCACTATTTTCTTTATTATAATTCAGTAAATCATGTAATTTATGAAATTTGTGAAGAGCAGTTATAATCTTATACGTGCTCAATACTTTGTATAATTCCAACGTTCCTGTTGTTGTCATATTTGCCGCAACAATAGGAATACCTGTCCACATTACTCCATTTTGAAAAACAATTGTCCTTTCTAATATTACATCTTTTCTACTGTTTATTTTGGATTTTTTAGGAAGAATTAGTACATCTCTAAAATCAAAATATTTATCCATACTATCAAATTTATAATTATAAATATTGTCACCCATAATAGTTATTTATTTATTAATTTATATTTATTTATGTTTAAAAATTATGTTTAAATAATTTTTAAATATTATAATTTGTTATATTAATTAGAATATGAGTTTATTAGATTATCCAATTTATTCTAATGACACTATTTTTGGTAACTTAAGAAAAGAATCAGGTAAGTGTCCGGCACGAACTGATATATGTAATAATCTTCCAGGTTTATCTGTTATACAAGGTACTATAATACTTCCGAAATGTAGTGGAACCGAGCCCAATAATCCATTTGAATTTACTAATAGTAAAGAAACCTCGTCTTATGGTTGTTGTGTGGTTGATGCTTCGAACGAAACTTGTGGAACTCATTTACCTTCAAATATTATTGAGGGCGGAGAGTTCTATGATATGGGCATCGATATAACAGATGCTAGTGGAACAAATAAGCGTTCAATATGTCATTCGGCACCAATTAGAAAAAGGACTTTAGTAATTTCTGAGTTTATAACTATAATTGTAATTAGTGCCATAATACTTGTTTTAACAGCTGTTATGGGTGGTTGTTATGAATTTATATTCAAATATGGTGAATGTAAGGAATGTATTTATTATAAATCAAAATGTACAAATAGAGAACGATTGAGCATTATAGATTATATGTTTCCTATTGAAATATGTAATTATCCTTACCAAGCTTGTAATAGGGTTGTTGGAATTACAACTACCAAACCTCAAGCGGGTGGTGAAGGTATTGGTAAAAATAAAGTCGGTTTTATGAGTACATATGCGGAATATGTAGCAAACGGAACAAAATGTATAACAGTGCATGAGGATAGTTCTGAAGGTAAACAACATAAGCCTTTTCCGTATAATTTGATAGATTATTCTAATGATGTTTTTAAGTGGGAATTATCAAGAATGCCATTTAAAGCATTTGCGTTATTTTTCCTATATACGGTTCTTTTAAGCAGGTATTTTCTTTCGGTTCTTCTGAAAAATCTCTCTATAAGATATCAAAAAGTTGTAAATCATAGTCCAATATTAAGCAATATTATGTTTTTATGTTTTACTGGAATATTGTTTAATATTATTGCAAATTATACAGGAATAACTGCATTAAATGGAGCAAGTACTTATTTGCTACACATGTTATTGATGATATTGTCATTTGCTTTTTCTATTAGTGCTTTTGCTACGATGATGCTTTTATGGTGGTCTCCGCCTGTGGTGTTTGAAAAATACTATAGAAAATGTAATATTCCTTCTAATTATTATAAACTAATAAATTCAAAGAAAATATTCTATTCGCTATATGAATACAAAACAGCCAAGTCTTTAGGAAGAAGAATCCTTCATTTGTGTGGTGATATATTATTATTTCCTATAATATTTATAGTGCTGATGATTTCATTATGTGTTGGTTTCTTTGGATCCACAATAGCTTTTCTTTACATGGTAGTATCATTAATATTCAATCTGATCTATGTACCATTATCTAATACAATAGAATTTATGGATATTATTAAAAGTCACGGTAATTTATTAACAATCTTATTCTGTCTAACCGTATTAATGGCTTCGCTAAATAAATTAGACAATATAACAACAGGTATTTTAGGTGGATTATTAGGTATTCTTATATTATATACAGTAATGGTTAATATAAAATAATACTAATAATATAATACTAATAATATAATACTAATAATATAATACTAATAAAATAATATAAATGGATTATTCTAATTATAATTATAATTATAATGGGAAAGAAAAAAGGAGGTGATAAAAAGGAGTTACCTTTTGTAAGTATATGTACCCCAACATTTAATAGGCGTCCTTTTTGGGAGTATACTATTAAATGTTTTTTACATCAAAATTATCCAAAAAATAGAATGGAATGGATTATTATTGATGATGGTACAGATAAAGTAAAGGACCTTGTATCTGCCATTCCGCAAGTAAAATATTTTGAATATGATGTCAAGATGCCGTTAGGAAAAAAAAGAAATATTATGCACGACAAATCCATAGGTGATATAATTGTATATATGGATGACGATGATTATTATCCTCCGGAGCGTGTTTCTCACGCTGTAAATATGTTACTAACTCATCCATCTGCTTTATGTGCGGGTGCGAGTGAAATATATATTTGGTTTAAACATATTCAAAAAATGTTTCAATTTGGTCCGTATGGTCCAAACCACGCAACTGCTGGTACATTTGCTTTTAAACGCGAATTATTAAAAGAGCACCGTTATGAAGATCACGCAGCATTAGCGGAAGAAAAAGCATTTTTAAAAAACTATAGTGTTCCTTTTGTTCAATTAGAGCCAAAGAAAACGATTCTTGTATTTTCACATATTCATAATACATTTGATAAGAAAAAATTATTGGAACAAGGTGAAAATGATTATCAAAAGACTTCATCAAGAACAGTAACAGAATTTGTTAAGGACGAAGATATGCGAGAATTCTATATGGAGAGAATAGATGGATTATTACAAAATTATCACCCAGGAGATCCTTCAAATAAGCCTGATGTATTAAAACAAATTAAAGAAATTGAAGAAGAGCGTAGAAATATGGCAGCACAACAAAATGGCGGACAAGGTCAGATTGTTTTAAATCAAAACGGGCAACAAATAGTCTTGAATAATGAGCAAATTGTTCAAATAATTCAAAAGCAACAAGAGCAACTGCAGCATTTTTCGAAAATGTTAGAAGATAAAGATAAAATAATTAGCGGTTTAGAATCTCAATTGGAAGTTTATAAACTTATGAATGAAAAGAATAATTCTATTATTCAACTATTACAAAATAGCAAATTAGCAAATTAGCGAATTAGTTAATGAATCAAATTATATAATATTATATAATATATAATATTATCCATTAATGTTTCTATCAAGTATTTGTGCTCCAGCTTTAATTTATATAGGATTTTCATTAATTCAAATATTTATAGATATTTATAATAATAGTATTAATGATGCTTTTTTAAAATTTATATTTATGCTTGTATTTACATTAATAATAAATATATTATGTGATTTAGGATTTGTTGTTATTGCTTGGATTATTGTATTTATACCAATCATTATGATGACAATTATATCAACCTTGTTATTACAAGTTTTTGGTCTTGACCCGAAAAACAAGCAAATAAGCTCTCAAACTAATAATGCCCGAGATATATCTTCAAATAATCTTGAACTAAGTGGAACAGAATTATTAAATCAACAAAAATATGCTTATTATTACGACCAATATGAAAAGGAAAAGAGAATTGATAGAGATGAACTACGCTATAAAGCATATGATAAAATTGACACATTATATAGTTTACCATTTGATGGCGACTCGAGTTATGATTTATCAAAAAATCCTTTAAAATTTTTTATTGTTGATAAATTATTAAATTATTTTGATGAATATTCATTTGTTAAGGAAATTAACAATTCTGAATTATATCATACCTTATTTTCAGATAATCTAATCCATAATAATTCACTGTATAATGAATATATTGCATTAAGATCGAGGCCGTCAAATCCGTCAAATCTTTCAGCACTATCAGTAAGTGTAACTGATAAACCTACAAACCATTCCATTGGAACTTCATATAACGAATTGTATAAGCTTAATGGGTATGATTTATTTAAGCGCAATAAATATCAATCAGTAAAATCGGAGTTAGCAAAGACAAATCCGAATGTTACTTCTATTCAAATTGATGCTAAGATTGAAGATATGTGGAATAAGTTATCAGAAACTGAGCAAAATGCTTGGAACACAAGTAAGGACGCAATGCGGAATAGTGAGTATGCATTAAAGTATAATCATAAAGATTTGACGAGCTACGGAACAAATAGAACAACTAATGTTGTATCATCACTAAATAAATATGCGGACAATAGACGCTGTCCTGTTAATGAAACACCTCTTACATACAAAACAAAGACCGGATTAACTTGTTATGAAATATGTCCTCCTGGTAAAATAAGAAATGCTTCTGGATATTGTAGATAGCTAATAATGAATTTATAATAAATTTATTATGTATTTTAACATATATTAAAAACATTTTATTTATTCATAATATATTTATGAATAAATTAAATAATGATTGGACTTGCTGGATCCATTATCAAAATGATAACGACTGGACTCTTGAAAGTTACAAACTAATTTCAAAATTTTCTTATTTACAAGAAATTGTAATATTTATTGAAAATTTACATGAAACTATTATTAAGAAAACAATGGTTTTTTTTATGAAAGACGCAATTTTACCGTTATGGGAGACCGAGGATAATATAAATGGTGGCTGTTTTTCTTATAAAATAAGCAACATAAATATTGTAAATATTTTTAAGACTTTATTATATAAAATAATTGGCAATACTTTAACTACTGATGAAACTATTATGACTAATATTAATGGCGTATCTATTAGTCCTAAGAAGAATTTTTGTATAATAAAAATTTGGATGAAAAAAGTTTGTTTTGATAATTTTGATCCATTATCGAATAAAGACCCTTTTGATATTCATAAAATATTTAATATTGAGGAGCAAATATGTGTATTTAAGCAGCATAAATAATTTGCGATTTTGCTATTTTGCGATTTACAAATTGCGATTTACAAATTATTATTTACAAATTGCGATTTACAAATTATTATTTTGTTAATTATTGGAACTTGGTAATGATGATAAGCACATTTTAATCTCTCCTAATGAAGCAACATTATATTTTACAATAAGGGGTCTGTTATTTTCTAAATAGATTTCTATTTGATTACATAAATTGGTACATTTAATAAAGTATAATAAGTTTTTGAGAGAATATTCTCCCTGTATAATTTTATTATGTTGTTTATTTAATATTTGCATATTTGCATTGTTTTCACTTCTTCTAATTTCAGCTTTAGCAAATTGCCCAGAGCATTTAAATATTAATTCGTCTTCGACCGATTTTATTTCTATTTTTTCTGAAATATTTGCTAAATCTCTAATTATTTTTTGGAAATCATTTGAAGGCATATTAATAACAGATGAAAACTTTACATCGGGAATTTCTAATTCGTCTTGTTCCGGTTCAATTAGTTTTAACTTTTGAATTTTCGATTGCTTTATTGTTCCATTTTCAAATTTTAATCCTAACTCTGTTACAATTCCTTCATTATAATCATCATTTTCGATATAAATTGTCAATGTATCATCATTATCTATTGTTGTAATTAATTTAAATAAATGGAGAATATTAACACCTACTATAATTTTTTCTTCTTTGCATTCAAAAAATTCAAAATTCTCCGCTTTTAAAAATAAATGCACCAAAATTGTATGTGTCTTATCCATATTAATTATTTTAATGCCCTGTTTTGTAAATACAATGTTCGTTTCTAAAAGAATATCTTTTAAAGCAGCCATTAATATGCGAAATGGCGCTATTTGAACAGTCTTTATTGTTAGTTTATTATTATTACTATCGCATTCTTTTGATAACATATATTTATTTAATTTAAAAACTAATTAAATCTTTAAGTAAAAATTAAAAATATAATATATTCTTTATATAATTTATAAATTTTCGTTTATATCTGGTTTTAATGGTGCAACAAACCTATCTGAAAATGAAGCTGTTCTATTATTAATAGCATTATCTGTTTCATTAACTGTATTTGTTTCTGAGCTTGTTACTTCCGAGCTTGTAACTTGTGAAGTCGCAGCCGATGAACCTGTAACTTGTGAACTTGTATCCGATGAACTTGTAACTTGTGAACTCATAGTTTGTGAAGTCGTTGTATCTATAGCATTAGTATTATCATTTTTATCATAAGGCACAACATCAGAAGAGTCTTCTTCATCTTTTGTTTCAATTAGTTTATATTTCTCTTTATCAGTATAAATATTGATTGTCATTGTTTCGTAAATTTTATTTTTATTACTATACAATAGTAATGCTATTAATACTAATAATAATAGTATTAATAGTTGCACACTATTTTTATTAGCTATAGATTTAAATTTATTAAATATATTATAATGTTTTTGTTTCATATTACTTATATGATATATAAATAATATATAAATAATATAATATATTTAATCACGAATCTCGACTAATAGTATAGCACAATTAATTAATATATAAAAAATTTATATTAATTAATCTCTCAAGTAATTGCATTAGTTATTATTTAAATAAAAAAGCTACCTAATGAGATAAACATATTATGTATAAATAGTTCGAAACTAATATATCAAACTATAATATATACTATTACTTTTTTTTTAAATAATATTTATTTATATATATAAATATTTTACACCAGTTGCCTAATTAGGCAAGTGGTGGCTAGTTCTTTCGTGTGCCTCTGCCTTTTCTGCCTTTTCTTTTTGTACCATCTCTTCTAACCCAGCCAAATTTTCCTTTTTTTGTAAAATACCCCGCTTTTTCTAAACGCTTCTCTCGTTTTGCCCGGTTATACAGTTTCTTTGAAACAACGTGTCCTCGTTTATTCATTAATAAATCCGCTTTAGTTAAACCTCCTTTTGTTTTGTAAGCTGTTCCATGCCAAATTTGAGCGCGCGATCCTATTAACATTGAGTATTTGCTTCCATTAATATGATACATACCATCATCCCCTCTCATAAATTTTTTAGTCATTTTTTTATAATATATATAAAGAAAATAATTATTTCTAAAATATGTTTAAAATATGTTTAAATATGTTTAAAATATGTTTAAAATATGTTTAAACTTAAAATATAGTTTATATGTTTAAAGTATAAAATGTCTGACTCAAATTATAATAAAATAATTAGTACTATAAATAGCGTTACAAGCAACTATAGTTATACTCCTGACCCTAATAATTTAATATGTATTGACTCATCAAATAATAGAATAGGCATAAATACTTTAAATCCTGTTCACGCTATAGATATTAGTGGAGGAAATGTAAGAGCTAAAGATTATTATTTTACAGGTGATGCACGTACTCTTAAAGAAATACTAAATAGTCTTCTAGATTCAAGTTCAAAACTTGCTTAATCCTATCCTTCTTTAATAATTCAATAACTTTATTGAACCATTAAATGTATCAATTACTAAATAATCTAAATCTTTAGTGCTCGATATTAAAAATATAAATGCATTTGAACTATTAAATAACGGACCTACATAGTTTAACGATGAACTTGAATAATTAAAACTATTATCAAATGCTAATATATTATTTTTATTTTCAGTATAAATATACGAAATATCTGTATTTAAATTAATCGAGTTTGTTTTTAAACTATATATTCCAAACGTATATGTATTTGGTTCAACATCTCCTGGAATTTTATTTAAATATCTCATAGTAATATTAGAATTTATTTCATATATACCGTTAATATCAGGAACTGTTACTTTACCGCTTCGTTTATTGGTACTAATATCTAATATATTAAAAGTATTGTTACCACTATTAGCTATTTTTGCACCTATATATTTAAAACTTAATGGAATATATTTATATTTCATACTTACTCTTGTTGAATCTGAATTTATTATTAAATTATTTGAACTTTCTATAAAATAATTCGCTTGTCCGTTTGGTACACCAGAAGTTGAAGATATGTCATTCCCAGGAATCGTTCTATTTAAATCTAAAGAAGCATAATGAGTTTTAGTATAAATATTTGACCACGAATTATTACTATTATAAAATTTTATTATATTGATACTTGAGTCTGAAACATCAACTGCTATTGAGTTTGACTGCCTTAAATTACTATTCAAAGAATAATTAGGCAATATTAGAGAGGCATTAGCGCTAAAGTCAAGTCTATTGATTATTGTTAAATCATAAATGTCACAAGTATTAGTTATTGTTATATTGTCTGTTACTCTTAATGAATCAAAAGTTGCACCTATTCCAGTTACATTTAATTGTCCACCACTAATTATAGTATTTCCACTTATACCTTGTATGGTAGCTACTTGTAATATTCCATTAACACTACAATCTTGTGTTACCAATCGTTCACAACTAATACCTATTCCTCTAATTTGATTTGCTGTAACTTGATTTGCTCTTAATAAATTTCCACTTAATGTTGTAAATGAACCTAAACTTATATCTATGTTGTTTTTACAAAATACATCACCGTAAAAATTTGCACATATATCAACCTTAATTGTGCTGCAATCTATGTTTTTAATAGCTGCATTTTCCGATTTCAATGCTTCTATTGTTGCTAATTGTGTTACATTTAAATTAGTAGTTGTGTCTTGTTGTCTTATTGCTTTTAAAATTCCATTGACGCTAAGATCTCCTTGTACAATCATATTTCCAGATACATCCGCCCTATTAGAAACTCTTAAATATGAGACATCTAAATTAACAGTAGTTAAATCCTTTAACGATACAAGCCTGCTTATACTTAAATCTATTATGTCAGCGCTAATAGTATATAAATTATTAATTCTAATTGTATTTCCAGTCATTGTTGTGTAATTTATATGCCTTATTAATGCTGTACTCGCATCAATATTGTTTATACAGCTTATGTCTCTTATAATAGCATCTCTTTCTATTATTAATTTATTTACATAAATTAGCTTATTTGGATCTGTTCCACATATATCAATAGCATATCGGGGATTTTTTGTATTTATACCAATTCGATTATTACTTGTATCTATACATACAACACTATTTGTATTTACAAAACTATTAACATCAACAGTGGTTTTTTTTATATTTGCTACTATTTTATTCGTTAGTGAATTAGTCATTTATATAAATTTTAATATAAAATAAAAAAATTAAACGTACTAATTAATATACATACGTATAACATATGTATACATATATTTTTTACTGATATTATTTTTTACTGATATTATTATTTATAGTTATAATAGGGATTACTAATAACATCTTCATAATAAGATTTAGTTGCAGTGTTTGGATATTTGTCATAGTGCTTCATTTTTTCACAATTTGAACCATACATTATCTTATGTATGTATGTATAATTGGACATATAATCATTACTTATTAATTTATTAGGTTTATATGAAGACGTGTTATTATTCGTATTCATATATGGAATAACTCTTGTATCAATATTTGTTGAGCTTACATTAGTATTAGCATTAGCATTAGTTATAAGATTCCGACTAATTATATTATTAACTGAAGAATAATTGTTAATTATATCGCTAAATCTTTTCTTTATATCATTTTCATTACCTTCATAATAAGAATGGCCTGCTACTAATTTGAATTTATTATTAAAATTACTTCTAATTTCACGAACAAGTAAAGGTGTTTTGTCATATTCGTATATATCTAAAAATCGAGAACCTTTCTTATAATCTCTCCTAAATTTATCTAAATCGCTATTTTTTGAATAACCTATTTTATAGCGACTTGTTCCTACTAACTCCGCTGGTTGAATTAAATATACCAAGCCTTTTTCTTTTTCATTAATCATAAAAATTTAATATATATCATAATTATTTAAATCTATAAATATTATCAATTTTTGACAATATTTATATATTATGAAAATAAAGCTATATTTTTTTTTTAGGATTTGTAAGATGTTCAACATATGTAGTTTCTAAATATTTCATTGATAATAATAAATTAGTAATTATTATTGAAATTATTAGTGCTAATATTATATTTTTTGTTGCGTAATATGTTATTCCGGCAATACTAAATAAACTTACAATTGCTAAAGATTGGTTATTTATTATATAACTCACTGTCAACGATAAAGTTATAAAATATAAAATAGCTTGAGGTATATTTTTAGAAGTAAAATTATTTGAAATATTATACATTTTATATATAAATAAGTAAATATAAATAAGTAAATATAAATAAGTAAATATAAATAAGTAAATTATACATTTCTATTAATTATATACTTAGCCATCCTCATAACTGTTGAATTTTGGGAACCCAACTTATAATTATCTTGAATAGGTTTGTACTCCACTTTAGGATAGCAACAATGCGGATCTATTACTTCATTAATAACCTTTGTTAGCTCTATTGTTAGTTTTATTTTAAATCTACCTACCTTGGAATATGTATTAGTACTACTAACATATTCAAGAAAAAGATCATTTGTCTTACTTGCCACTATTAACCGATTATTCATAATGTCATAAAAATTAAGAATTTGCATATTTACTCTATATTGTATAATAATACTATCAGTATTAGCGCTGTTATCTATTATATTAATAAAATCAATATCTATATAACTTACATCAATAGGAGGTTGGTCAAATACCAATCTATCTGGATATTTAGTACGTATTTCTGGATTTGCAATTCGTACAGAATTCCTCAATATTGAGAAAAATGTTTCATATGTAGCAGCTTCATTAATTATCAACGGATCTCCTTGGTGCTCAGAAGAGCTAAAGTAAAGCCTGTTTTTATAAATAAAGACAGGCTCATCGATACCTTTATATACTTTCACAAGCCTTTTAATAACATTTCTATTATTAGCATTGTCCACTATGCTATATTTTATATAACTTTCTCTAAATGCTATATTATTAGAAAATGCTAAATTACTTACATCTGTTAAATCTATTTCTAATAATGAAAAACTCGCATTTGTTACTTTTGTTATAATTCCGTTACTTGTGTCATAATATACTCCATTTGCCTTTGCTAATGTAATATTATATGTCTGATTTAAATCAATAAAACTTAAATCTTTAGTTAATTTATTATCTATTAAGTCTTTAACATCATTATACGATTTAAATACACTTTCATTGAAACTAATTTCACTATTAAAAATTATTGTTGGAGGTGTTCGGTCTGGAATACTAATGTCAAGATAAATATCAGACAAGTCTATAAAATGATAAAATGATTTCTGATATTTTATATTTAATTTCATCGAAATACCGTTTGAATAATAGCTATTTATTAATAGCTTTGAACCCAAGAAATCATACGTTTTTTTTACATATACAGTCGGCTTACTTGGCCATCTTGTTCTATTAAGTTCATTATAACAAAAAGTTATAATACTATGTAACTTGGATACTTCAGTATACAATGTTAAATAATCATTTATAGACGCATCATTATAGGCAGGTGTATCTATTATAATATTGGTTCCTCGTCGAATGGCACCAGATTCAATAGGATAGTTGCTAACAGTAACCCAATACCGTAAAATATACTTATGATCATTAGTAAAATTTTCATTCAACAAATTAAAATTGTAGCGCAAATCATCAAATAATTTTGCCGCGTCTAAATTATTAGAGGTAAAAAGATTTTTATACCTTTTTAAAGATATATTAGTTGTACTACTAGCTATATTATTTAAATCATAATTAGGATATTGCTGTCTTGCTAGATGTTCTTTTCTTATAAGGTCAAGATCATTATTTAAATTATAAAAATTTTTAAAGCAATAGTCCAAATTACTTAGATGTGTTATTGGTAATATATCCCTGGTTAATAATCCTGAAACTCTATTATTCATAACTATATTCTTAGTTAGCTTGTAGTATATAATTAAATTTGATATTGTAGCAGTAGTTTGTTCTAGCTTAATGGTATTTAAAGCTTCTTGAATGTTGCTCTCTAATAATAATATAATATTATTCAAATATTCAACATCTATATTATTATAATCTATTACCATATTTAAAAAACCCCCGATTCCTATTTTAGGTAAATTTCTTAGTAACAGTCTCTCGGCTATATTATTATTATATTGTACTAATAGTAATTGTGTATTATCAAAAATCTCTTTATATAATCTATTAAGCTCATTTATTGTAACTTCATTTGTATAAACATCACGGATTATATTATTAGCATCAAGTTGTAATAAATTAACATAATAATTTATACTATCATCATCTTTAATACTTAAACTTACATTATTAAGATTACCGAGATCAGCAAGAATAGGGAGATTAGTATTATTATTAGGATTATCCGAGGGTATGGGGAAATTCGCTATTAATATACTCACCAAATATCTTAATTTGAAATATAAAGGATATAATTTATATCTCATAGCTAACATCAAATTCAAGTTTTTATGTTCAAAAATAACACTTTGTGACGCAGTTATATCATATAAATTAAATTGCTCATTTGAACTTACATCTAACAATCTATATTTTAAGTTAGATGTATCTATGAAATCCGTTGAAAATGAGTTACTTGTTAAAAATTTATCTTTAAAGATATTTAAATCAAAATAGTCATTAAGTTCTATTAAATAACTATGGCTGGATAATCTATTTGATATATCATTATAAGACAATTCAGTTATTGCTGAATTATAAGTATTAAATGGATATTCCGAATATTCTCTATATATATATCCCGATCTAATAATAGGCATATTGTTCAAATATATGGATCGAATATTAAAATCTAATACATAACTGGAGTCAGTTGTCAACTCATCATTTAGTGTAAATGCAATATAAAAATTATATTCTTCACTATAAGAAGCAGTATATGATAAATCTCTCAATGTATTAAAAGTTAACGGCTTTGCAGTGTTAAATCTATAAATATCATTTACACATATATCTATTAAATAATTATCATTATTAAATTCATCATTCAATGTATCTTCTAATCTTAAATCGTTACTATTTACTTGATAGTTTACTATTGTTTCTTTATTAAAGTTATAGAAGATTAATTTTTGATTTTCATCAAAGAAAATGTTATTATATAAATTCTTCTTTGTAAGTCCGCATAATGATTGATTATTAGTATTATTAGTATTATTACTATTGTTAATACTTAAAAACATAATATTACTTAAATCGGAATTGCTTAGGTCAGTATTGGTAAAAATGCGAGGATCATAAAAATTATTACTTAACTCCGAATTATAAGAATAAATCATGTTGCTTGTAATAGTTATTGAACCATTATAAAAAGTTATAAAGTTACTATCACTAACTGTATCAGCAGTTAGTGTTTGTGTAAAATTATCACTGTAAATTATATATTCATATGTTCCAAATAATAATTCTTTATTAGTGCTTAAAGCGGAGTTAGACAAATACCAGTTATTATTCGTATTGTAATAAATATCTAATGTAAAAGATACATAATTTCCTACAATATTTGATATTTTAATTCTTGGAGCAAGTAAGTAATCACTATTATAATTATATTCATCGCCTATATTCAAATTCAATATTTTACTAACTTTTTTAGGATCAGCAAAGAAAAATTCCCTTATTTTATAGTTAAAACTTTCCACTAATAGGGTTTCAGTTAATACTTTATTACTCCTAAAAAAATCAATATAATTTATTAGCTCATCACTTGTGTTCTTAGTAGGATTGTTATAAAAATTATAGTAATTATAATTTTGTAAATTATAAAAGATTGGTCTTATATCTTCATCGTAAGGATTGTTTACAGAACTATTTAAAGAACTATCAAAAACATATTTGAAGAGATTTATATATGTATTACTAAAACTATAACTACTTCCGTTGTTTTTCACTAAATAATTTTCTACATTGTTTTTCATTATTGAGCTATTAGTAATACTGGGTATGTCCAATATAGCTCTATTGCTCAAATCTGTATATTTCCTTATTATTAGTTTATGAGGGAGTTGTTTTATATTATACAGCATATTATGTTGAATATTTCTCTGTGTAATACAAGTAATATTTACAAAAGACATGTCACCACCGCTTATATTAAATCTTTGCGTTAGTAATACTCTATTTCTTAAAACGTCAGCATCTATGTTATTAACATATAAATAACTAGCATCTAATATTTTCGATTCAACATTCGAATCTATAACATAATTATTTAAAACAATTGTCTGCTTAGAAAATATTATGTTATTCTTCATTTTAATTTCCCCACCCATATTTGGAAAATTTTCACAATAATAATATAATGTTGCCGGTGTTGTTGCATCTATATTTATTTGAGTATAATTTGAGTTAGAATTTAAACTTAAACTAGAACTTAATATTGATACACCAGGAAGATTTTTTCTAAATACATTTTTAGTATATTCAATACCACCATTATGTATTCCGTCTTTTGTAATGGAAAATTTAATAGGATTATGAAAATTATTATATCCTATTTGATAAAATCTATAATTTCCTATACTTAAATGTAAATCTCTACCTGTTATATTAGAAAATTCAAAATAAGGTTTAGAATTAGGGTCATTTAAACCGGCTATATTTACTATATATGAAGCATCTATAATTACATTAGTTTCAATATTATTTATAGTATTATATAAATTTGTATAAGTATTTTCAGCATTGTATACGAATAAATATGGATAAATATAATTATTTGATAATTCAATTGATAATCTATTAAAATCACCGCTAATTGTTAAACTAACGTTATTAAAGTAAAATTTTTTATTATTTACATTATATGAACTGTCGCTTGTAATTGAAACAATATTACTAATATCATATATACCATTACAAATATCAAATTCTTGCGTTTTTATATTAATCCCATTATTTCGTGATACATCAAATTTATATGTTCCATTATATAAGCTGTATTTATTGTAACTAATATCTTGATTATTAACAACCGCATTTGACAACCTAAAATTTACTATATCATTAAAATTATAACTATATTGTTGTAGTAGTGGCAATGTATTTATAACAACAACTTCCCGTTTTTTATTATTAATATTTATATTATTATTGCTATTAATAAATAGGTTTGCACTGTTACTTACATCGTATTCTATAAAATAACGTCCACCTCTTGTCTCATCAATAAAATTATTTATTTGGACTCGGTTAAATTGTATACCTGACCCATCATAATAATCAATAACTTCTCCTTTAAGTTCTTTATATTTTTCATACTTTTTATGATAATATGTAATATACTTATTGCTACAGCAATCATTTTGATAATTAAAATTTATAAATGGAGGAAATCTTTCGACATTTATATTTCTGGACAAATCATTAGTAAAATTATTCTTCTTATCCTTAACTATATAGCTTTGCCTATAAGTTCTTGTAAAATTATTACTGCAATTATCAAATAATATATTACATATATCTACACGGCTTCCGTCAGTTACTCTATAATAGTTTATAGAAATATCACTATCTACAAATCTATGAGAAATTCCGTTGATTGTTTGGAATGAATTATCTATATAATTCACTTCACCGTCTACTATATCATTAATATATATTCCTGTATCGTACAATATAATATTTTGTTTGTTGAGAGATTTTGAATAATACTTCCCAAGATTCTTATATAAATTATCAAAATTATTGTATATATTAATATTATTTGATAACTCTCTAATCGAGTTCAAACTTAATAATGGATATCTTAAATCATATACACTATTAAAAATTCTATTAGTTAAGAAATCTATATTTGGAGGTTTGGTATCTACAAAACTCAAATTATATTCTAATAAGCTTATTTGATTTATAGGCAATTGTGATATATCTCGCGCATAAAAATTTATATTGTAATCCTTAGTTAAACTTTGTATATTTTCATATTCAACAGTTAGAAATGATCTGGCTAATGATATATCACCTCTATGATTAGTAGCTTCTAATACAAATTTAACATAATTATTAGATCTTGTTTTAGCAAAAACAATTGGCTTTAATGCTTCGCAAAATATAGTTTGAATTGTACTTTGATTTGTAATTTGATTATGAATAAATGATAAACTTAGATCATAATAAGGTTCTCCTAAGCCTGTTACATTTGTTAATCTTGTATTAATTGATATATCCTTCAATAACGAGTATTTTATTGTAGTGCCGTTGCTATTACCTATTTCTATATATGGGTATAATATTGGCTTTAATGAAGGTTCGAGTATTATATTTCGAGATATTTCTACCGTATTATTTAATATGTCTCTCGCTCTATAAACAATCTCAAACCTATAATTTGGAGATAGTCTATATAAATATAATTGTTCTGTTAAATATGCTGTATCATTTGAAATTGTTGTTGCAGAACCGCTTGTTTCCCTCCTATAAGTAGTTTTACTTATATCATAAGTAAAAATTATAGGTCTTGTTCCTCTATCATAAGAATATGCGCCATATTCTATATAACTTGAATCTAAAGGTACAGTTAATGTGTTACCTGATAAAGAATATACAAAATCTCCGCATATTGTTATTACTGGTGGTCTTGTATCCATAACATTCAATATTCGACTTCGACTTGTTGTTACTCCGCATAAATCCGTTGAAGTATAATATATATTATAGGTTCCGAACGATGGATCATTAATGTTGAGAGAATTATCAAATGTTATCTTGAAATTTGTGCCATTATATGATAAATCTTGCTTGTAATTATGATAATAAAATCTATCATATACACTGAGACTTGTTACATCAAATATTAACGAGGCATCAGTTAGTGGTGTATAAATCTCGTGACTTATTCCGCTCGTTAAAAAAGAAATTATAGGTCCATTATTACTTACCTCAATAGTTCTTCTCTCACTATAAAAATTTTGCGTATATGATTTTGGAAAATAAGTTACGCGTTGTGACCCCAAGTTATATATTAAAGCAGAAACTTCATAAAGTACGTTGTTTGCTCCGCTTACAGATGTTATACTATTTGCGTTTGCAAATGAATAACTAATGTCATAACTTATATCATTACCAATGATTAATCTGCTATGACTGAAAGAAATATCTCTCAAAATATTAAAACTAATTTCTCCAAAACTAATAGTTATTGAAGACGAATTGTTTAAGAAATTAATATTCAAATTTCTTGATACATCTATAATTTTAACATTTCTTGTTTGTTGAAATGAGTTATATTGATTATCACTTATATCATATATTAGTGTAAAACTACTATCTTTTACAGCAAATAAACGCCATATGTCTGCGTTTGCAGGTAGTTCTAAAGTATTAGGATTATTTATTGTTCTTCTTATAGTATTATTGCTAATACTAATATTGTAATTTATACTCGCATCAAAATTATCATTTAATACATAATTAAATAATATTGAGCTTAATTCTTGAAAGAAGTCAAAACCTGTGTTGGGTTTAGTATAATTTAATGCTACATATGAAAAATCACATTTGCTTGAGTCAAAAAAAACATATGGATAATTAATAATATTAGGATTAATATTAGGATTAATATTAGGATTAATATTAGCATTAGTATAATAATTATTGAATGAAAATTCAATACTTGGTTTACTATTGTCCACTATATTTACATTTCTTACTACAGTTCTTGTAGTATTAAATGACCCTTCTATTTTATAAGTAAACGCTAATGGTGGAAACACATTTATTCTACCTTGTGTTACTCGATTTAATCTTGTATTCGTATCAAAATAATTACTTATGTCATTATATGTAAATGAATTAGTATTATTACTTAAGCATATAGTTTTAATCATTTGCGTTGGTTGAAGATAGTTGTCACTTACATCAAAATCATAAAGAACTCTGCTAAGGTCATTAAAATTTATCCCTACAACAAAACTGAAATCAATATTAAAGCTTGAGTCAGTACTATGCAAGTTACGTGTGGCAGGAGTATAACTTATACTATAATAAGTATCCATAATTTGGTTAGTAATTGTATTATTTATTGAACTAAAATCTTGAAATAAGAAACTTGGTGGGCTATTATCCCTAATTATTATTAGACGTTTTAGGCTTACTGATGTATTTGAACCACTTATTGAAATTATATAATTGAAAGAATAGTCATTGGTTCTAATTATATTTAGACATACATCAGTGTTATATGATATATCATAGCTTGTAACGCCAAATGTTACACTACTTACATCAAAAACACTCCTAGCTATTATACTTGGAGGAAAAAAACCGTTGCCTGTTGTTGGAGTATTAAATATTTTAATACCTGCGTCTCTATATATCGCATTTCTTGAAAAGTTAAAAGTTTCTATAGCATTACCACTTAATTCAACATATGGAATATTTACAAAATTTAATGTTAAACTAATATCGCGCGACCAATTAAAACAAATATCTCGAGCTCTATAATTTACAATACAGCTGGAATCTTGATTTATATTATTTAAACTTAGCTCATTAGTACCAGAGAGATTAGTTATAGTAGTGCCTAGTCCGCTAATACTAAATGAAATATCACGAGTATATGAAAAATCATATATTGAATCATCTCTATATTGAATTAAGGGGTTATTAGATACATAAGTATTATAATTAAAAGCGTTCCTCAAATTTATAAAGCATATGTCTTGTAATATTTTAAATTTTTTTGTTCTTGGAAATGTATAAATATAACTTGTGCTAATATTGGTATTAGCAATATTATAAAAATTTAATACCGGACTGCTCAAATCTTGAATAATGATGTTATACTTTTTTGATCTATTGGTTATTGTTGATTCAAAAAAACGATTTGAAAAATCATAAAAATAATCTCCACCAGACAAACCTTTAGTAGTTATTTCTAACTCATAATTACCTATATATGATATATCAATTAATGATAAATCACTATTAGAAAAGAAAAGATTAGGCTTGAAATTAGCACTAATTATCAAATTATCAGACGGTTCACTTATAGAATTGAAACTTAATTCAAAAAAATAATTATTTAATTTTAAACTACCGCTCACATCTTTCACAGAAGACTGATCATTGCTTATTGTTTTATATGTTGTAGTAAAATATATTGTTATATATGAAGTGTCAAATAGTTGTTCAACTCTTATATTTGTAAGATCCTTGTTACCATCACCAACTTGGATATTACTACTATTATCACTGAATTCTAGAAGCTTGCTCTGGGCTACGTTATTATTAAAGTTAGCTAATAGTTTGCTACTTTGATTAGTAACATTAAGACTATTTACATTATAATTTCGTATTGTAAAATAATCATCAGTTGTGTACCTGAAAAGTACATTTTTATTATAATAAGCATAATAGTTTTTATTAAGATAATTCAAATACTCTTGTCTTCCTGTAAGTATTAATGACTTATATGATAATGACAACATAGAGCTTGTTGGTTTAGTTATAAAATTTCTTGTACTATTAAAATATCCACCACTTATTGATATTTCAAATGGAATATTCACTCTTTGCCTACTTGTATCATATATATAGACCTTTATGTCATCATAAAAATTATAGTTTGAGTTGAAAGTATTATTTTGAAATTGTAAAGTATTATATTGATTATTATTTTGAAAATAATTACTACTTATTTCAATTATAGGTCCGTAATTTAGAACAATTTTCCTAATATTTTGAATAATTTTGTTATCATAATCAGCAACATAGTATAGTATACTATACTGAGATACTTTATTAATTATATTATTTGAAATTTCTTGATTAATACTTTCTTGTGATGTAGGAATGCTTCTAATAAATCGGGTTAGATCATTCCCGTATTTGTCTTGTGATATGTTAGCTATTTCAATGTATTGTTCATCTAATTTAAGGTCATAATTATTATAAGAAAAATCACATTCAGAAAGGTCATAATAGTTAGCTTGTTGATTTTGTAATTTCAAATAACTTGTTCCAATAGTTCCATATGAATCTCCATTAATATGAGACAAATTAGTGTAAAAGAATTTCGCAGTATGTATGTAATCCTCGCGTTTAGTTATATGTAAAATAACTATATCTATAGCTGTAAAATTATTGAATACATTGATTTTAAATGATCCAGAATAATAAATTTCACCATTTCTACCCGGATCATCCTGATCATTTCTAGTATAACTTTTATATCTGTTTGTTTGATAAGTTGTATCTATAGCAATTGATGAAATACTGTTCTGACCAGCTATATAACCTAAACGCATTGGAAAATTATCTGATACATCAACAATTATATATGATCCTATTCCTAATCCAAATTTTAAGTCATAAATTCTACTTGGATTAGCTATTATAAAATCCGAATGTCTATTTTTATTAAAACTCAATTTATAGGTACCAGTGACAGTATTTAATGATAAATCGATTGCACTAACTCTATTTAAAAATTCATTATTATCCGGTAAATTATTATTAATAATATAACTGCAAGTTTCTGAATAATAGAAGAAATTATTATTACTTATTTCTTTATTACCAAAGCTGCCTGTACTACTATTATAACTAAAGTCGTATGATTTTATTGACAACGTTATATTACTCGTATCAATATTATATTTATAGCTGAAACTTATATCTCCATAATAGTATTTTAAGCCACTAATATCTCGCAGTATATATAAATTACCGCTAATATCAGAGGGATCATTATCTTTATAATACAATTTATTACTGCTATTATCAGCATTATTAGGTATTTTTATAGTAAAACTGGAATCAATGTTTGTTAAACTATAAGTGTTAACTAATTGACCTAATAAAGAATTACTGATGCTTCTTATATAAAAAGGAAAATTACTGCAAAAATCTTTAATAGCTATAAATTTATAGCTTCTATTATTCATAAAATAAAAATTACTCTTAACGTCTGTCAACGAAGAGTCATATATCGTTCTATATGCGTGATTAATGTTTAATAATTGATAAGAATTATCGTAAAATCTAAAATAATCATAATTATTAAAACTAACATCCTGACCCTTTGATACATAAATAATGAAAGGTTCGGTGTCTTTAGGTTCAAATCTTAATATATTAGATATATCTGTTCTACCTTGTGAATAAAATGTTAAAGGGTAATTATTGGGAACACCTGTTATCAAATAGTGATTATTTGAATTCTCATATAACCCAAAACTGATATTAGTATTAGTATTAGTATTAGTATTAGTATTAGTATCATAAAATACATATTTATTATTACTAATTTCCGTATATCTAGTTATTAAACTAAAACAACTTGCCATTATTTGTATATTATATTTAAAAATATAATATTAATAAAAAATATTTACATATAAAATATTTATAATAAAAATTGAAATATTGTAATAATTATATAAATATTGCTTACTAAATAAATTTATATGACTTCCAACGAGGAACTATCAAAAAAATATCAAAAAAAATCAGACAAAGAGCACGTGTTAGATAATCCAGATACATATATTGGTTCAATTGAACATATTTGCTCTAATGTTCATATTTATGATGAAGAAACAAAAAAAATTGTTGAAAAACAAATTACTTATGTCCCAGGATTGTATAAATTGTTTGATGAAGGTATTGTAAATTGCCGAGACCATGCTATTCGTATGGAGCAATTGATGGCTTCAACTTCGACTTTATCAAATGATGATAATAATTATCCTGTTACAAAGATTGATATTTCAATAGATGACAGCGGAATTATTACTCTAACAAATGACGGTAATGGTATAGATGTGTCAATTCATCCTGAATATAAAGTATGGATCCCTGAACTTATTTTCGCTAATATGCGAACTTCCACTAATTATATTAAAGATGAAAAGAAAATTGTAGGAGGAAAAAATGGATTTGGGTTTAAACTTGTATTAATTTGGTCAACTTGGGGCAAGATTGAAACAGTGGATGCTAAAACCGGACAAAAATATATTCAAGAATTTAAGGATAACTTAAATATTATTGAAAAACCCAAAATTACGAAGTGTAAGAGCAAACCTTATACGAGTGTGAGTTTTAAACCGGATTTCAAGCGTTTAGGTCTTAATGGATTTGACAAAGATTTTATTGCACTATTAAAAAGACGTGTCTATGATATTGCTGCTGTTACAAATAAATCCATCAAAGTCAAATATAATTCCAGTCCTATTGAAGTTAAAACATTTATGAATTATATTGATTTATATATTGGAACTAAAGCAGACAAAGAGCGAGTATATGAGGAAGCAAATGATAGATGGGAGTATGCTGTTTGCTTAGCACCAAATGAAGAATTTACGCAAGTAAGTTTTGTAAATGGAATTTATACTTCAAAAGGTGGTAAGCACGTTGAATATATTGTTAATCAAATTGTGCGAAAATTAACAACATACATTAAAGAAAAAAAACATATTGACGTTAAACCGGCCTCTATTAAAGAGCAACTTATGATTTTCGTAAATTGCACTATTGAAAATCCAGCATTTGATAGTCAAACTAAAGATTATTTAAATAGTGCTGTTTCTAATTTTGGGTCGTCGTGCGAGGTATCCAGCAAGTTTATTGAAAAACTGGCTAAAATGGGTGTAATGGCTATTGCCTGTAACTTGACAGAGGTGAAAGAAAATAAAGCAGTTAAGAAAAGCGATGGGTCTAAATGCAAAACTATTCGAAATATTCCTAAACTCGTAGATGCAAATTTTGCGGGAACTGCTAAATCTTCGCAATGTGTATTAATTCTTTGTGAAGGTGACTCGGCAAAATCCGGGATTATTTCGGGTCTTTCACGTGAAGACAGAAACTTTATTGGTGTATATCCGATGAAAGGCAAAATGTTTAATATTAGAGGCGAAAGTATTGGTAAAATTGGCGAAAACAAGGAAATTAGCGAAATTAAGCAAATTGTTGGTTTAGAGCATGGAAAAAGTTATACTTTGCAAGATGTTAATACTAAGCTACGCTATGGAAAACTCTTATTTATGACAGACCAAGATTTAGACGGCAGTCATATTAAAGGGCTCGCTATTAATATGATTGATAGCGAGTGGAGTTCATTAATTGAAATACCAGAATTTATTGGTTATATGAATACTCCTATTTTAAAAGCAACATACGGAAAACAAGTAATGCCTTTTTATAATAATGGCGAATATGAGCATTGGAAAAAAGAAAACAGCGATTTTGCTAAGTGGACCATCAAATATTATAAGGGTCTCGGAACAAGCACCAGTAAAGAATTTAAAGAATATTTTGCCCACAAAAAAATTGTAAATTTTACAAGCACAGAAACGTGCCGGGAGAAAATTGACAAAGTATTTAATAAAAAACGTGCTAATGATCGCAAAGAATGGCTTTCTAATTATGATCGCTCCAGCTATTTAAATACTTCCAAATCATATGTAACTTATGGCGAATTTATTAATAACGATATGATTCACTTCTCTATTTATGATAATGAGCGCTCTATTCCTAATATTTGTGATGGTCTTAAAATATGTTTAAGAAAAATCTTATATTCTGCTTTAAAGAAAAAATTATATAGTGAAATTAAAGTCGCGCAATTTAGCGGATATGTTTCTGAGCACTCAAGCTATCATCACGGTGAAGCCAGTCTAAATGGAGCTATTATCGGTTTAGCGCAGAATTTTGTCGGTTCAAATAATATTAACTTATTTAAGCCGGAAGGACAATTTGGAACACGTCTTCAAGGTGGAAAAGATGCTGCTTCTGAAAGGTATATTTTCACGTATTTAAATCCTATAACACGCAAAATATTTTCCGAATTTGATGACGCGATTTTAGATTATATTGATGATGATGGGTCAAAAGTTGAACCCATTTATTATGTCCCCATTATTCCTATGATCCTTGTAAATGGAACAAAAGGAATTGGAACAGGATTTAGCACAGATATTATGTGCTATAACCCCATTCAAATTATTAACTATTTAGAGGCAAAATTAAATAATGTTAGTACAATTGAACTTAAAGCGTTGTTAATTGAACCTTATTATAAAGGGTTTAAAGGCAAGATTTATCCTTGTGATACAACGTATAAAAAATACATTATTAAAGGTTGTTATGAAACAACTGGAACAGATAAGATTCGTATTAGTGAGCTTCCGATTGGAACTTGGACACAAGATTATAAAGAATTTTTAGAAGGCATTTTAGATACCAAATCAAGCAAAAGCAAAACATCGAAATGTAATGATGAATATGTGAAAGATTTTGTAGATATGTCTACAGATATAAATGTTGATTTTGAGGTGACGTTTTATCCTGGAATTTTATCTAAATTACTTTCAGAAGAACACGAATATAATATTAATGGATTAGAAAAATACTTGAAACTGTATACCAGTCAATGTACAACAAATATGCATTTATTTAATGAAAAGGAACAATTAAATAAGTACGACACTGTTTATGAAATTGTCGACTCTTATTATGCTATTCGTTATGATTATTATGATAAACGAAAGAAGTATATTATTGAAAAGCTTGAGCGCGAACTTAAAGTATTAAGCGCTAAAGCGCGATTTATTCAATATAATTTAGATGATAAGATTGATTTGCGTAAAAAATCAAAAGATGCCATTTATAAAATTATGGAACAATTCAAATTTGAATTAGGAGAGACTAACGACTACAATTATTTAGTAAAGATGCCTATGGATTCGGTATGTAAAGAAAATGTCGAAAAATTATTAAACGATCATGAACTTAAGAAAAATGAATTAGAAACAATCTGCGCAAGCACTTTAGAAAATATGTGGCTTAAAGAGCTTGATGCATTAAAAATTGCTTATACAGAATTCTTAGAAACACATATTAAAACTGAAGATAAATCTAAAAAAACTAAGAAAAAATAAATCTTGAAAAAACTAACTTATTTATTATTTGTTTTTTTTTAAATTATAGTATAATTATTTAATTTGGTATGATTATATTATAAAATATATTACATATATTATAATATATAATTTAATGGATACATTTAATATTTCTAATTTAATAAGTTATAATTCTACTAATGATATTAGTTATATTCAATATAATAGAACCGAAATACCATACAGGTTTGATACCACATATATACACCATAGTAATAAAAATTATAATGATGGTTCTTATTCTGATCAGCTCGGACCCATCAATAACAATTTAGTTATTGAAAGTAATGATAGCAACATAGTATTGTCTGTATCAGAAAATAAAAAAGTTATTGTTGAAAATAGTATGGCTGTTAATAAGAATTTAGATGTTTCTAATGTTTTAACTACAAACAAAATAAATACTAATGATATTTCATTAGGAGGAGTCTTATATTTAAATTCTGATATTGGAACTAATATTATTGGAGACCTTCGTATTAACGGAAATCTTGTTTTTGCTAATAGTCTTGTTCAACAAGTATTAGAAAGCTCCTTCTCTATTATAGAGACAAGCACAATAAGAGATTCTGCCATAAGTAATAGTGACATAATTTCATCAGACTTTTCTAATGCTACTATTACAAGCTCTTATATAACCAACAGCGTTATTGGTTATGATAGAAATAATAATAGCGCTCCTGCTGGGGCTATATTTAATGATGTTTCATTAACCAGTTTAACATTAAATAGTAAAATACAAGATCAAGTTCAAACAGAAACTTCTATTAAGTTTAATAATAATACCAATACTGATTATATTAGTATTAAAAATTCAAATGATTATTCTAAATTAGAAATTAATAAACCTTTAGTTGTTGGTCCGCGAATAATCAATACTAATATTAGTAATATTAGTATTTTTAATGGTGATATTAGTTGTAATACATTACATTATTCATACTTAAATCCTGACATTAGGTTAAATAATTATTTTGACGTTTCTATTGGTGAGATTAGTCTCTCTGGAAGTATTATTCCAACCAAACCCAGTCAATTTGATCTCGGTTCCAACACTTCTAAATTTCGCAATATATACAGTGATAAATTTACTGGAGTTTTGGAAGGATCTTCTACTATAGCGCTTGATTTAGTACCTAACTTAGATATGAGTTTTCATAATTTAACTATTACAGGTATTTTTACATTGAGTGGTCAAAATTTGAATCAAAATTTATCAACCAATTTTGTAACAATCTCTAATGTAAATATTTCGTTTGGCGCTATAACTAGTGATATAAGTGATGTATGTTCAAATGTAATAACAACTATTAGTGGATTAAGGTTTGATATATCAAAATCAATTAGTGATATTAGTCTATCAATAAAGGCCATTAATGATAAGATAACTGACATTAGTAACAACACATATAGAAGGGGATATATTGATAATAGCCTTAATTTTAATTATGTAAAAGTAAACAATACTATTGCAGATTTTAAAATTTTTGATAAGTTTATTTTTACTAACACTGGCACTTATACACAAAACACAGCTACTGCTTATAATAGCACTACAATAGCTGAATGGAGAACTAATTATTTAAATACTAATACTTCAGTTATACAATTTATGGCAAATGGTACTATTACTAATCGTACAGGTGTTTATAGTGGTTTTAGTGATATTAGATTAAAAGAAAATATTGTAAATACAACTCCTAAATTAGTGGATTTGTTAAAAGTTAGAGTAGTAAACTATAATTTAAAAGGAACTATCAACAATAATGAGAATAAACATATAGGTGTATTAGCGCAAGAATTAGAAGAAATATTTCCCAGTTTGGTATCTGAAGTAGAACCCAGTATAGAAGATATTAAAGCAGGTAAAACGGAAAAATATAAAACTGTTAAATATAGTTGTTTTAGTGTTATCTTAATTAAAGCTTTACAAGAAGAGCATGAAATTATAAATAAGCTTCAATCGCGAATAGTAACATTAAATGAAGAATATAATATTTATAAAGATTTACAAGAAACGACACAAGTGTTGAAAAATGATATAACCAGCTTAAAGCAAGAAAATACTCTTTTAAAATCTAAACTAAATGAAATCTTAACTAAGTTAGAGAAAAGTAACATTGACTGCTAATTAGATTTTGAATTATTTAATTTAATATAACTATTAAATTAAATTAAATATTAAATTAAAACCAAGGTTTTTGTTCTAATACTTTATTAGTTTTATTTGAATAAATTGGATGTTGTATTGGAATATGCATTGTGCTCGCATCTTCTCTGTATTTTAAATAAGCTACCGCTTCATTAAATACATTATTTATACAAAAACTTAGCACTCGCGCATTTAAATCAGCAACTTGTTGGTCTATATTTGAAGCTAAATTTACAGAATATTGTAAATACATAGCTCTCATTACTGTTACTATTTGATCTTCTGGTTGGTCATCTATTGATATTCTTTGTCGTGATCTATCATATACACCTTTACGAATACCTTCCTGTATTTTTTGAATATTTTGTTTTGAAAAATATGTATCTGTTAACCTTGATCGTTCAAAATTACCTGTTAATATATTTTGATAATTTGTATTTGTATTTAATGGAATTTTATCCATCATTGAAAATAACGTGCTAATATTTGGACCCATTATATTCACTTTTCCATTTGACATTTATTATATATTATAATATTAGCTTATATTATAATATATAATTTATTATTATAATTTATTATAATTTATTATAATTTATTATATAATTTCTTTTTTATTTTATTATATAATTTATTATATAATTTCTTTTTTATTTTATTCGTATATTATAATTTAATGGCATCTTTTAATTTAATGACACTTTTTAATTTCACAATACCTATAAGTAAATTTAATAAGATTGTTTTAATGATTGCTACAATATTACTAATACTAGGATTAATAATTATAGGAATTTTAATAGTAAAATCTTTAGAAGAACAAACATATCCACCTGTTCAAACTGATTGTCCTGATTATTGGAATGTTAGCTATACTAATGGAAATGTTGTTTGTAAACACAATTCCATAAATACTGGATATGCTGCAACAAGTCAATGCCGTAATTATCCAGTAAGCTTATTTTCTGCGACTGGTACTTCAGATGCTGATATTATTTGCGAAAAATTTAAATGGGCTAAAGATTGTAATATACATTGGGATGGAATTACAAATAATCCTAAAGCTTGCACAAATACAACAATGTAAATTATTAATTTAATATTTACTTTTTAATACTTAACTTTTTAATACTTAACTTTTTAATAGTTAACTTTTTAATACTTGCTTTTTAATACTTAACTTTTTAATACTTAACTTTTTAATACTTATCTTTATTAACCTATCTTTAAAATAAAGATAAATTAATATAATATTTATATTATTAATATAAATGTCTATTACTTATTATAATTCTAAACATGATATTAGTTACTCAAAATTTAATGCAAGTAATATTCCTTGGAATATTAATACGTCATATATTTATCAAAACAATCTAAACACACGTAATGTTTCGCAATATTTTCAAAATATTAATAATAATTTACTTTTTGAGAGCTCTACTAATAATATAATCTTTATTACACCACAAAATAAAAATGTTATTGTTAAAAATAATATGGTTATTCATAATAATTTAGATCTTTCTAAAAATTTAAATACAAGCTTGACAAGAGCAAATGATATATCTGTAAATAATGTGCTTTATTTCTCCCCAACAACCATATCAACCATATCATATAATGTAGTGGGAACTTTAAAAGTACAAGGTGGGATTTTTATTAATAGCACTAAACAAGACAAAGAAGCGTCTAAAACAAGATTTACAGGTATTGTTTTATATGGAACTGTTATTATCTTTGATTGTAGCATTGTTGATTGTGACAACATAATAACAACAGACATTAGTGATTCTTCCATTATAAACTCTTACATTTACAATAGTCCTATTGGTTACGATAAATATAATAATATTTATCCTAATAATGCTATATTTAGTGATGTTATATTAAATAATTTAATATTTGATAGTTCGCTAAATAATAATAGGCTATCTTTTATTAGGTTTAATAATAATTATAATTCCAATTCTATTACTATTAGCAGTTCAAATGATTTTTCTAACTTAGAAATTAGTAAGCCTTTATTAGTGGAACAACAAGAAACCAATACAAATATTATAAATGTTAGTAATATTAGTATTTTTAATGGTGATATTAGTTGTAATACATTATATTATTCACGCTTAAATCCTGATATTAAGTTAAATACATATTTTGACGTTTCTGTTAGTGCTGTTAGTCTCTCTGGAAGTATTATTCCAACTAGATCCACAATTATTAATCTCGGTTCCAACACTTCTAAATTTCGCAATATATACAGTGATAAATTTACTGGAGTGTTGGACGGATCTTCTACTATAGCGCTTAATTTAGTACCTAACTTAAATATGACTTTTAATAATTTGAATATTACAGGTGCTCTTACATTGAACGGGCTAAATTTGAATCAAAATTTATTAACCAATTTTGTAACAATCTCTAATGTGAATATTTCGTTTGGTGCTATAACTAGTAATATAAGTGACCTAAGTATAAATCTAAATTCAAGGATAACCATATTACGCAATAATATTACTCTTTCTTTTGGTGATGTAAGTTCAAACATACGCACAATATGCGGTACTCTCATTTCTATTAGTAATGATATATTTTATACAAAAACCAGTTTCGATACATCTCTTAATAGAAATTTTATTAAATATACAGATTTAAGCACTGCTATAATGGAAAATCCCAATGCAATATATGGGTCAATAGGTTATCTTGATAATGCTCTTAATAAACAGATTAGTGTTACACTATCTAATGAGCTATTATTTCCTTATGCAATAACTTATATTGATGATAATGTAGAAGATACAAATATAAGAGAGCGTTATTCGTATACGATGAAAACATATAAAGCAACTACTACCGTAACCAGCGCATACACTATTAGATATAGACGTGTATGGACATCAACCCCTATTTATACTACTCTTGATATTCAACCTGATAATGCATCACATCTATATGTAATGATGCAGGCTATAAGACAAACTGGAGATTCAAGGAGAAGGAAGTGGTATGATGTTGATTCAAACACAAGAGCAAAATCTGTATATAGAAAAATAACAACGGCTCATACAAGAACTAATCAAGGACCTGTTATTACTAAATATGAAGTAGATACCAACACTAGAACATGGCAACAGCATAGAGATGAAAATACATCAACACGAACTTTAGCAGTTATTTCAAGTTCTGATGAAAAAGGAAAAGTTATAGATGCAATTAATGCATATAATTCCAATGTGCCGTACTTCATAGGTGCTACAATCATAAATTCATATAGTACTGGTGGTACTATTATAGCCGATGATGATTATATATACCATATATTTACTAGTAATGGAACCTTTTCTCCTAACTTTTCTGGGCCTATAGAAGCATTATTAGTTGGTGGTGGTGGAAGTGGTGCTAAATCCCCAAGGTTTAACGGGGCAGGTGGTGGTGGTGGTGGTGGCGGTGTTATACGTATACAAGAGAGGAACGTATCTCCAGGAGATTATGATATTGTTATAGGTAATGGTGGAAGAGGAACTCTCAATGAGAGTGGTTCAGATACTACGGCATTTGGTGCGACTGCTGCAGGTGGAGGTCGTGGACGACCTGACGTGGGTAATGGTATTGATGGAGGTTGTGGTGGTGGTGTAAGCAGTGCTAATAGTTCATTATCAGGGGGTAGCGGCAAAAGTGGTAACTTCACTGGGTATTCCGATAACATAGCTACGAGCCATGGTGGTAATGGTGGTAACTATATTCATTTAGCGGGTATTACTATTGACCCAATTTGCGGTTCAGGTGGTGGAGGTGCGGGCGGTAATGCGCCAAATATAACTACAAGTGAAACTGGCAGCGGTGCTGGAGGCGTAGGGCTAGAAAGTAATATCCTTGGAACAACTTATTATTGGGGCGGTGGTGGTGGGGGTGCGGTTGCCACTTCTGGAAATGGTAGATTTATTGGTGGATATGGAGGAAAAGGAGGTGGTGGAGGAGGTGTAGGCGCACGTGGCCTGATCAACGCTGACGCCGGTGGCGCAGGCGGTACTAACTCATATATCTCGAATGGTGGTAAAGGAGGAAATGATTATTATGGCAATGGCGGTAATGGTGCCCCCAATACTGGTGGTGGTGGAGGTGGTTGTCAACAAGGGGGTACTCCTGGTAATGGTGGCTCAGGTATTGTAATAATTCGTTACCAATCTACCCTGGCACAACGCAGAGCAAACTGGAAATGGTATGATAATACTACTTGGAACACTAGTATTACTGAATGGTATGATCATAGACCAAAACTTGGCACTAGTGCAGTAATATATTCAAATGGAAAATTGTATGATCATAGTGCAACAGATAGTAAACTAGCAATTTTTAAAAATACAAATTACAGAGAAACTATAGAAACCCCAGTGCCTGCAAACGATGAACTAGTTACCATCCACGAGTTATATACTTGGGAACAGCATAAAACTTATGCTATGAACTTGTCAAATCAAAATAGTAATATTACTTACAAATTAGTTTCTATTCATAGTTCTTCTGCAAATACAACAATAGCAAATTTTGCAGAACTGGAAGGATGTGATGATATATTTATTGGAGGAAAACGTAAAGCCGGCTCAAATGCTGATGGCAGATCTAGAAATGATTGGGCATGGGACGATGGATCCGACTGGGACCATGAGGAGTTTTTTCGAGGCTATTCAGTAACAACCTATAATTCATCATACACACAAGACACAACTCCTGTTGGTTCTAGTACTACAACAAATATACCCGAAAAAGCTAATACTAATACACCACCTGCTACTTTTCATACATCAACAGATATTTCTCAAACTAATGTAAAACTGCCACTACTTGTATCTTCAAGCAATGGTTCTATTATAGCAACAGCTACAGCAATAAAAGTCCTTGACCTTCCATATCTCTCAGATACTACTTCTGATACTAGAAATGTTGATGGTTTCACAGATATTGCTGGTGGCTCTAACACTCGAACAACTCGATACTTTACTGACTATGCTAGAAATATTTATAATGATGTAACTAATGTAATTGACTATGAAATAGAAGAAAGAACTCTAAAATATGAATATGATACATTTTCATATGTAAATAGCTATAATGCTAATAATGGTTTAACAACAGGATCATTTAAAATTTCTGATAATAGCAGCAACTATTCATATTATAGAACTGCTGCTATTACACCGCCTGCAATAAGTACAGCTTATGTGTGTATAGCAATTACTAATGATGGAATGTTTGTTGCTCTTGGTAAAGCAAGCAACGTTACTGTATATATGAAAGTTTCAAATGAATGGATTTCTTTAGGATATATAGGTGTAGACTTTTCAACATATACTAATAGTAATATGATACCTACACAATTACCAGCAGACTTTAGAAAAAATATTCAAAATCTCGCAATAAATTATATTGCTCCGACATTATTTATTGCTTATGGTGATAATAAAACAAGTATAAAAGTATATAGATATACTATAGATATAGCAGGGAAATCATGGACTCTCATTGGTCAGCCTCATACCCATAATCCAATTACTGCTACTGCTCAATTATCTAATCCTACCAATTTTGGATATTTTGTAGTACTTTCATCTTCTCCAAGTATATTAGGATTTACTGTTGACGATAAATTTCATACATACAACTGTAGTGGTGCTTCTGATAATAGTATTAGAGGTAGTAGTCAAACATTAACACAGCCTTCAACTTATAATGTTAATAGAAATATTATAGCTTTTAAAATATCTTCTGATGCTGATAAAATAATTGTATCAAATACTTCTTATGTATTTATTTATAAATGGATTGCGAATGATTGGAACATTCCTACCGTTATAGATTATACAAGTGCTAATATAACTTTTGATTATGGTACTACTAAGAATATTAGAGCATGGCCACGTAGCCTTGATATTAGTAATATTAGTTCTAATGAGTGTGTATTTGCTGTTGGTTTTCCTGATAAACATATATATTCGCCTACCTCGACATTTAGTAAGCCTTCTACGCCTAGTAATGCGCGTGGGTATGTTGAATATTGGAAATTATCAAATACTACATTAACTAAACTCGCTACTTTATTTCCACGTATGAGAGATATTACAACCAACACACCTGGTGATATTGATGAATACTTTTTTAGTGCCGGAGGTATTAAAATTACAAATTCAAATACTATTCTTGTTGCTCCAAATTATAAATTTCATTTTAATAGTACTAATAAAAGTTATTATATGAGCGGAATTACCGCTTCTCATCAGGGGCATGAGAATGAGAGTATAGGATCTCTTGCCGCTATTGAAAATGAAGTAGAAAATGAACTTATTAGATTTAGTGCAAGAGATTTTCAAGGTGCAAGTTATTATATAGGTGGAAGACGAATAACACCATCTAATTGGTACTGGTGGACTCGTGTAAGCCCCTCACCATTCATATGGAACTTTGAAGCTTGGGATAATAATCAACCTAATGTTAATGATCGCGCAGCAGTTGAAGTTAATACGTCAACCAGAAGATGGAACAGTGTTACTAATACTGACCAAAAGAAGGCTATGTATATGACTATTATGCCGTCGTATTCATTAAATACTTTTAGTATTTTTAATAATAAATTTTTTTTTCATTCGAGTGGTTTTTATTCAAGTTATTCTACAACAACTCAATCTGATACAACAACAATAATAGCGAGCTGGCGAATAAGTGCTGGAAGTGAAAGTATTCGTTTTCTAGCAAATGGCGATGTTAATCAGTTTAATAATACTAGGACCACTATGAGTGATATTAGATTAAAGGAAAATATAGTTGATACACGTCCTAAATTACAAGATTTATTAAAAATTAGAGTAGTAAATTATAATTTAAAAGGAAATAAAGGCAACAAACTTATTGGTGTTGTTGCTCAAGAACTTGAAGATATATTTCCTCTTTTAGTTGGCAAACAAGAGCTAAGCCAAGAAGATATTAAACTCGGTAAAACAGAAACTTATAAATATGTTAAATATAGTTGCTTTGATGTTATGCTAATTAAAGCAATTCAAGAGCAACAAGCTATTATAAGTAATCTTACTTCACAGTTAGATCTAATAGACAATAAGTGTAAAATATTGAAAACTATTGCTCAAGACGTCGTGATTTTAAATCAAGACCGCGACTTTTTAATATGTGAAAACGAGCTATTAAAAATCAGTATTAATAAAATATTAGAATTAATGAAAAAAGGTACAAAATAATATAACAAATAATATAACAAATTATATAATAACTACTATATATATATAATGTCCAAAGAATTATTTGCTTCATTACCTAATGAAGTGTTAAATTTAATATGGATAAATGTTTCTCCTATACTAAAATATTGCTTGAACAAAGAGAACTTTAATAAATATTATATATGCCGTTACTATAATATTCATTTGACTGCTAATAAATTTAATAATTATAACTATTATTATCATTTATTAAAAAATGATTTGTTACTTTTTAGTGAAATAGTTTTTAAAATGTATATTGAAAAGTTAGTTAATAACGAACTTGTTATAAAAAAGCATAATAGCATATATTATAAAAATATACATTTCAATAATTTGATTGATTTTTTCTATTATTATAGTAGTAATAATAAAAGTAAAGTTACTATAATACAAATTATAAGAAAATATAATTTAACTCATTTAATTAAAAAAATACATAAAAATAATGTTAATAAAAATATTAGATGGAACATATAAATTATTATAACACTAATGATATTAAATACATATATAATAACGTATCCAATTATATAAAAAAATTAGACAACCCTGCTTCTCCAAAATATTTATATGTATATGGTGATATTGGTATTGGTAAAACAACTATTATTAAAAATATTCTTCTTTCGTTAAAATATAATATTAATTATATTGATTGCAATCAAAATAAACTAACCGTCGATGAATTATTCAATATGACGAATCACAGCGATGTATATTCAATGTTTTTTAATAATAAACAAAATAATGCTTTAATTGTAGACAATATAAACTATTATTCTTACAGTGACAAGAGCTATTTTACGAATTTGATTAAATTATTGAAAAAAAAAACCACCAATAAATCCATACCTTTTATATTTATAAATACATTACAAGAAGAGAAAAAATTTGCAGAATTGTACAAAATATCGAGTTTGCTAAAAATTATGCCGCCGTCTAATAGTCAATTAAAAAATATTATTCAAAAATTGTATCCTGCTATTTATGAATTAGAAAACTATGAAGTAATAATAAATAATATATTGGATTATCTTGATAATAAATTTTATAAGTTAATAAATATAGATTATTTTTATTATAATAAAATTATTGAATTAAAATTCAATAGTCCTAATAGTGTTAATAATACAAGTAGTGTTATTAACAACAGTAATATAAAATTGTTGACAAAAAATTTACTCGAAAAGAGATTTGATTTAAATGATTTAGATATAATAAATTATTCAGATAGAACAAGTTTAAGCTTATTATTGCACGAAAATATAATTAAATTATTTAATGTTAATTTATCTATTGCTGAATTAAAAATATATAAAAAAATATTGTTAAATTTTGCCTTTTGTGATTGTATTGACAAAAATATTTTTTTATATCAAATATGGCAATTAAATGATATTACTTATATTATTAAAATATTTTACAATAATTTTATATTGTTTCAAAATAATTTATTGAAGCATATAGACATAAAAGATATAATATTTACAAAAGTTTTAACAAAATATAGCAGTGAATATAATAATTTTAATTTTATATTTTGTAATACCCAGTTATATTGTACTAATAAAAAAAATTTGTTACTGTATATATTTGTATCTGAAAAATATGATGAAACACATATTAAATTGGTATACAACAGAATTATTAAGCTTATTGAACAATATATTAACTATAAGATTAATAATTCATATAAAATGTTGGAAGAAACCATTGAAACTAATTATGATGATTTTTTTCATTAATTATTTTTTATTAATTATTTTTTCATAATTATTTTTCCATTGACTAATTTTCCAAGACATTCTCCAATATCTTCATTAGGTAAGCATTCATAAATAACATTGTTTAATTCATTTTTGTAGTATGTTTTACCTTTAATAGTAATTGAAACAAGTTCTTCTTCTTCTTCTTCTTCTTCCTCTTCTTCTTCCTCTTCCTCTTCCTCTTCCTCTTCCTCTTCCTCTTCATTTGCTTTTGCTTTTACTTCTTCTTCTTCTTCTTCTTCCTTTGCTTTTGCTTCGCTTACGCTTACCTCTTCCTCTTCCTCTTCCTCTTCCTCTTCCTCTTCCTCTTCCTCTTCTTCTTCTTCTTCTTCTTCTTCTTCTTCTTTTGCTTCGCTTACCGCTTCCTCTTCTTCTTCCGTTTCTTCTTCTTCTTTTGCTTCAATTTGTTCTGAATTGCTTTTCTTTAAATCAAAGCCAATTGTTTTTTCAACAATTTTGTCTTTAAATGTAACAATTTTTGAAGTTTGTTCTGAGACTTCGTTTACATTAATAGTAATATTACCTTTGCTCTCTTTTAATGTATTATATTTTTCAAATAGTTCATCATAATCTTGTGTTAATTTGTTATATTTTTCATTTAATTCAATGTGTTCAGGTAGCCTGACTAATAATGTCTTTAATGCACTAATTAGTTCGTTATTTACTTTATTTTTTTCTATAAAAATAGTAAAATTAGACCTTAAAGATTGTGTAATATCTTGCGATAATTTATTAATAAGCAGAGTTAAATCGCTATCCATGTTATAAATATTATAAGTTATATTTTAAATTATTTTAAAATATAATTTAAGACAATTTTAAAAAATATTTATTATTGGGCCAAGCACTATTTTACATTTATTTTATAATTCTTGGTTGAATTTTGCTTATTATTAATAGACTTATTGTTTAGTATATAGTCCTCATTTTCATCATATAATTCAGGAGTTAATTTAGATAATGGTTTGTCTACAACAAGTAATAGTCGCTCGTGTTTTAATAATTTTCTGTATTCCTGAATGTTTAAATTTCCGTAAAATTTCTCTAATGTATAATAAGGTGATGGTGCTAATTTAATATTTTTCTCGTAGTCATATATTTTGCCATATATATTATTCAATAAATAATAGCGTTCGAACTTTTGCGACGACTCTATATTTTCATTCATCAAATAAGAACAAGCACACTCAGGGCTGCAAAAATTCCCATAGCAATAATATGTGTTCTTTATTTCATATTTTGGTATTAAAATTGTCTGATTATCAAAATTACACGTGCACCAAAAGCATGCACTTTTTTTGTTAATATTATTAGTTTTTAATTGTTTGGATAAATCTTCCAATTTCTTCGACAAGGCCTTGTTATATAAATTTTTTTCATTATTATTATGTATTAGAAAGTTATCATTATTCAATAAATGTTCATCATTATTAAAGAATTTATTATCATTACAAGAATTGCCGCTATTATTAGCGGTATTATTGGTGTTAATATTAATATTAGCGGAATTAGTAGTACTATTATTTATTACATTTATGTTATTTAAACTATCTCCGCTATCTTCATTAATTCCATTATTTAATAGGTCATCGTTTTTCTTTTCTATATAATCATATTTTATATTCATATTATCAAAATCTTTAATGTTATAAACAGTTGGATCATAATTGAGGTCGCCTGTAATAATGTCGTTCAATTTACAATTTAAATGTAAAATAATGTTCGGTTTAATATCAGTTTGCATTTCTATCTTATTTTGTTCTATAATTATTCCGCCTTTAGGTTTTCTACCTCTCTTTTTATGAACAACTGTTTTGGAAATATCAAGAATATTTTCATTTATGCCATTTGATATATCGCTTATAACGCTGCTTAATATATCATCTAATACATTATCTATTGCGTTGATCGACATATCTAAAAGCTTGTTTGACAATTCTTGAAGTTTCAAATTTTCGTGGTATGACTTTGGTTTTCTGCCTTTTTTCTTGGGAAGCATCTTATTTATTTAAAATAAATAACTAACAATTTATATTGTTTTAATTTATTATTTAAAACAATATAGATTATTATTCATTATTTATTTAATAAATAATTAATATGGATAAAAATGTAAACTGGAACGAAAAATATCGTCCAACCAATTTAGAAAAAATTATTTTAAGTAACTACAATAAGCTACTGATTAAAAATATTATTGATAAAAATTATTTTCCTAATTTACTTTTATATGGACCTCCTGGAACGGGTAAAACTACAACTGTTATAAATCTAATAAATAGCTATTTAACTAAATATTATAAAGATAACAAGAAACAAATTATACATTTAAATGCTTCGCACGAAAGAGGCATAGAAATTATTAGAAATAATTTGTATACTTTTGTGGTAAGTGACAACTTATTTTTTGAAGGACCTAAGTTTATTATTTTGGATGAGGTTGACTATATGACTAATAGCGCGCAATTAGCATTAAAATATTTAATAGAATACTATAGTAATTATAATGTTAGATATTGCTTAATTTGTAATTATATTACAAAAATAGATAACAATCTGCAAAACTATTTTTGTAAGTTAAAATTTAATACTATTCCTTTTAATGAAATACAAGGTTTTTTAACTTCAATAATTACTAATGAAAAAATGAATATATCTCAGGAATATTTGAGCTACATTATAACTACATTTAAAAATGATATAAGAGCAATGATAAATTTTTTACAGTTAGGTAAAGAAAATATTAGATATTTTATCAGTGATGATATATATGTAAATCTTTACAATATAAATAATACTCGGGATTTTGAATATTTTAAAAAAGCATTTTTAGCTTTAGAACTAAAGCATAAATTTAATTATATTGAATTTATAAAAAAATATCTATATAGCATATTGAAAAATAATATACAGAATCTTAGTAACATTACCATTAATAGAATGGAGTTTTTTATTAATAATTACAACAAATTATATGATAAGCATATAATTTTATATAATTTATATCATTTATTTAAATTCGAAAATTAAATACTATATTAAAACATATTAAATATTATAATTGAAACAATTATAAACATTTATAATTGTTATAAACTAATAATAATGAGTATTGAAGGCGAATGGTTAATGTTCTTAGAAAACAATGATGTTGCCAATAACTCGGGTAATAATACTGGTAATAATGCTTATAATAATGCTGATACTAATGATGCTGATACTAATGATGCTGATACTAATGATGCTGGTATAAGCAGTGGTAACATTAATAATAATAGATTAAATACAAACAATACAAACAATAGCTGTATATTAGCAAAAGTTATTCCTGAGAAAAACTTTTCAAAGAATTGTTCAGATATATATATATCAACAAAAACTAAAATTTTGTTCTTGAATAAAAGTCTTGATATATTTGAAACGTTTTGGCTTTTACCTATTACTGATTATAATAGTCAGGAAAAGGGTATTATTAAAAAACAAATCAAATTCTCATTTGAAAACAAGGATGATTATGAAAAAATGTTAGCAAGATCAGAAAATATAAACAATGTTCATAATAAAATTATTACTCATATTGACACGGATAAAAAATTCAAACATATTCGAAAATTAAGCATTGGACTATGTAAAAAAGATTTATTATATGCCCGTAATAAGGATAAGAGTGCCTTCTATAATTGTTTTGTATTATCATTGAGAATATATATTGTTAATGGTTTTAGAGAAATACATATTAAAATTTTCAATACTGGTAAAATAGAGATTCCTGGAATTCAAAATGATGAGCAGCTAAACATAATTATTAATGACTTATTAAGTATATTAAATAAGTATATAGACAATACAATTGCCTGTAATTATAAAATTACAGAAAATGTTCTAATAAATTCCAATTTTCATTGTGGATTCTATATCAATAGAGAGATTTTATACAGTATTTTACGTAATAAATATAATATTAATGCTATATACGACCCGTGTTCGTATCCTGGAATTAGATGTATTTATTATTGTAATGCTAAGGATACGAAAATCTCCTATATGATATTTAGAACAGGAAGTATATTAATTGTCGGTAAATGCGACGAAGAAACTTTGAATGTTGTATATGAATATATTAAAAATATTTTATCAACAGAATATGAAAATATTTTTACAGAAGGTTCAAAAATCAAGCAGCTACAAAATAAAAAAATTAAGAAGAAGTTCATATTTATTGAATAAGTGAGCTTTAATGCTTTAATATTTTAATGTTTTTTATCCAACTAATTATCATTGTCCATAATAAGTATAATATTATTCAACATAGTAATATTATAGTTTGGATCTATAGTCACGCTTTTAGTATTACATATTGATTCTATTATTTTTTCCATACTATCTCTCAAGTTAAGCAAAGTATTATTTAATTCTAATAAATCTTTGTTATTAGTTATTAATTCTAATAATTTAGTTTCCAATATTTTAATAGAAGCAAGTTTGTTTGTTATTAGATTATTAATATAACTTTCTTCAGCGTCTTGAATTGTATGTAAATTTTCAATAAAATTCAGATTATTTGTAATGTAGAAAATATTGCACAAAATATTTAAATTATTATCAAAATCTTTTGTTAATGTATTTGTTTTTCTTATAGTATATGATGAGATAGTTTTTTTATATGTAAACATTACAGCATCTCTCAATGTTAATTCAAAATTACTTGAATTTATATTTATTTGAATTATAAATTCGATGAAATAAACGTATGCTTTTTCTATTAGCAACTCGATCTCATTAGTATCAACATTAATGCTATGTAAAAAAATATAAATATTTTTTATTAAAAAAAGTCCTTTTAAATAAATAAATTCTAAATATTTAGGAGTATTTATATATCTAAGCAACATATTTCTATAAAATAAACTTGAATATTTTTTTAATAAATTAGAAAAGTCAATATATAGTTTCATTATACATTCTTAATATTTTATATTTTATAGTTTATAGTTTATAGTTTATAGTTTATAGTTTATAGTTTATATGAACAATATTTAGAAAAAAATATTATATATACAAAAAAACAATTTAAAGTTTTTTAGTATTACATTTATATAAATGAGTGGCAACACGGAAAAATTAGTATTACCGCCTTCTAGTATATGGCCACATATAGCGAAGATTGCTATTAACGAAGATAAACCTATTATGTTAGATTACTGGGTAGATTCAATAGATAAAAAAGTTATGATTGGTGTTAAAGAAAATAAAGAAAAATTATTAGTTAAGAACGAGGAAGAATATACGAGCCCTATTGTTAAAATATATAAGATTGAAGATGTATATATTATATGTACTGAAAATTCTATATATTTAACTTCAACAAATATTGAGACTCGCAGAATTAGCTCTTGAATTTTATAGCGCAATACATTAGATTACATTAGATAGTTATGATTCTATGTCATTAATTATAATATTGAAAAGGTGATTTGTGAAAAATATTATTTGTATGTTGTCTTCTTCTATTGAAAAATAGTTATTAATAAAATTTACTATTAACTTTATAATTAAATATTTCTTTTCTTCAATTATAAATTTATTGACTTCTTTAATATAATATAAAAAATTCTCTAATATATCAATTATAGAATAACCTTTATTTAATAGGTTCAACATAAAATCAACTGCTTCTTGTTTTTTATTATTTATACAATAGTCTATTAACTCGTCATAATGTTCTATAACTATATTTGATTCTATATCTAATTCTTTAACGTCCTTCAATGATGCAAAATTATTATATAGTAATATTATCTTCTCTATATTGTTTATTAAATTATTTATTGAATTATTAGATAATTTGATTATATATTTCTTAATGCTAATGTCAATATTAATTTGCTCTTTGGTTAATATATGTGTTAATATATCCAATAAACTTGAGTAAGTTACTTGCTCAAATTTTATAATATCTAATAAGTGTAATAAATTATTGTTAATTTTTAATTTATTAGAGGTTGTAAGCATAAAATATATTGTGTTCTTATGGTTTTTTATTAGCTCGAAAAAATACATTTGTATCATATCTGAGAAAAATTCCACATCTTCAATAACTATAAATTTTTTATAACTATTGTTTATGCAATTATTTATAAAAATACGTACTTCATTTTTATAAAAATTAATCCCCTGATCTTTCAATAGACTAATATAGCAAACATTTGTTTCTATTATTTTGTTATTGCCTTTGTAATATTCTTGTAAAATTATGTTTATTAAGCTCGATTTTCCACACCCTGAACTGCCTTCGAAAATTAAATTAAAATAATTATTTGTTATGAAATTTGTTACTAAGTTCTTATTGTTTTCACTTAATAATAATTGATTTATATTTGTTGGTCTATATTTATGTATCAATAACTCATTCATTATATAAAAATTATATACTATATTACTTATACTAATTTAAGTAATTATTATATTATTATTTAAGTAATTATTATATTAATAATTTAATATTAATATAAAAATATGAATTATGACATATATTTTAATCTATTAAACATAACAAGAGAGGCTACGTTAAGTGATATAAAAAAAGCATATAGAGTTATGTCCATAAAACATCATCCTGATAAAAATGGTAATGCTAATAGTGATCATTTTAATAAAATTAATGAAGCTTATACATGTTTAATTACAAATTATGATACTATTAAACTTAATGAGAAAAAACAAGAATATGACTTATTATTGAGCAAATCTCTCAATAGTTCTAATAATAGTTCTAATAATAGTAATAATAGTAATAGCGCTAATGGCTATAGCAATAGCGCTAATGGCTATAGCAATAGCACTAATGACAATACTAATATTATTTATAAACATCTGAGCACTATAAATAGCACTTATGAAGATATTATGATTAACTTAACTATAAATTATAGTGAGGCATACAATGGATGTAACAAACCTGTAATTGTTGAGAGAAAGATAGTTGTTAATAATGTAATAGGACACGAAAAAGAAACTCTCTATATACAAATTCCCAAAGGCATCGATAATAATGAAATTATTACTTTAGTCAATAAAGGCAATTGTTACATTAACAATGGTGCTAGTCATAGCAATGTTAAAATAATTATTCAATTGAAGAAGCACGATCTTTTTGAGAGAAATGGACTCGATATTATATTATTAAAATCTATATCTTTGAAAGAGGCATTGCTGGGATTCAGCTTTATGTTAAATCATATTAATAATAAAAGTTATAATATTACTTGTAGCGAAATTATTCACTTTAATTATGAAAAAATTACGAATAATATGGGATTTATACGAGATAACTTTGTAGGAAATCTTATTATCAAATTCAATATTATATTTCCAACATCTCTCACCTTAGAGACCAAGAAAAAACTGGAATCTCTCTTATAGTTATTAGTTATTAGTTATTAGTTATTTCTCATTTGATTAGTTATGATTAAATATTTTGATATATTTGTGCTCGCCTCCAATACTTCTCTCGTATTTAATTTACAAAACCAATTATATTTGGTCCGTTTTAATAATTCGTCACTTGGAATATATAATCCAAAACACTTTATATTCAAGTCTAAATATGTTGAACCCATTAAATCATCAAGGTCTATTAATTTATTATTAATAGTTTTTGTTCCTAAAAACCGCCCATCTATTAGGTCCAGCGACCCATCTTTATTTTTCTGTAATAACCATTTATTAACAAGATCTTGAATACTTATATCGCTTGAGTTGTTGTTACTATATAATATTTCTAAATGATTAATAAACTCTTTCATTTTTTTGCATTCTTTAATACAGCCAATAAATTTAGTTGATGGCATAACCGGCATAATATGAGAATTCGAAGAAGTATTTTTAAATTCTCCAGTTACCATTTTTTTACTTTCAAGCACTTTATCATATATAGTATTTAAAGGTCTAAATAATATGAATGAATTTTCTATATAAATGCCCCCATAAGTATGTAATAGTCGCATAATACTTAATGTTCTCAAATTTGTTTTAATTGGATCACCTACCTTATTCAAATCTAAACAATTGTTTTCCAATAATTTGCAAAATGAATCGTCATCTATAATAATAATATGAAAATAATCATTGCACTTGTTTATAATATTCATTATTGTTAAGTATAAATAATCCTGATTTAATTCAAATGAATTTCGTGTTCCGAATGACTCCCATTTTCTACTATTTTTTGCATAATCTATATGTAACCATAATATAGGTTTCTTATTTGCGCTTAACTTAATTATTGCGTCATCCACATTGTCATTTAATAAATATTTCTTTATTACTTGTAATTCCTCTATTTTTGTATCAGAGTCTACATTTAATTTAAATTTATTGTATATATAACCTACTGCCAATAATATTAATATACTTATAAGTAAATTCTTAAAATTTAAATTTTTCATATTCATAATATATATACTTTATATATTAATTTAATTGATTATTAATCTATATTAATCTATATTAATCTATATTAATCTATATTAATCTATATTAGTTCAAGCGCTTTAAACTAGACCAAAAATTATCATTTTTCTGCTTATTTAATTCATCTTGTTTAAATAAACTATATGCGCGTGCTGTTGATATGTTATTTTCATCTTCTTTTGACTTATTTAAATATGTCATTGCTTCTTCGTGTTTCATTGGGCCAATAACTTGACTTGCTCGTTTAATTCTTATATCTTCCAATGAGCTATAATTATTTGTAATGTCTTCGTTTGTAACAGGTATTAAGCTCTCTATGTGTGCTTTTTTCAAATCTTCATATTGAAATTTACTAAACAACCCAGAACTATAGTCTTCAGGTTTTGAATTTGTTAAATCACAATAATTAGTATTGTTAAATTCGCATACGTCTCGTTTTTTTACTAAATTATGAGTTCTTAGAACCCTTTTTTTTTCTTCAATAATCTTATGTATTGAATTCAAATCTTTGCATTTTGACGGTGTTTCAGTGTTGTCCTCATTGCTCGTTAACCAATCACCGTAACCATTTTTATCATACTCGTTTGTTATTTTAAAGTTTTCAAATTGTTCGTTAAACCAAGTATTAAATTGTGCGCTTGATTTATTATTAGTTATTTTTTGTATTAATAATGCGTTAAATTCATCCTTGTCTGCGTTATAATCTTCATTATAATTATTAAAATTTGTTAATGAGCTATGCTTCGCTCTAAAATTATATATGTTAAATAGTATTTTATAGGCGCTTGAGAAAAATAAGAAGTAACTTTTATCAAGTCCTGACTTATCTGGGTGACTTGCTAAAACCAGCCTTTTAGCTTTTTTTAAGTCTTCTTCGTTAAATTGTTGAGGTAATTTGAATAGTTTTAATATATCTTCATAATCATAATTAGTAATGTCTAGATCCATGCTATTTAATTAATATATTAAATTTAATTTAATATATTAAATATTTTTATACTATTAATTAATTATAGTATTAATTATAGAATTAATTATTTATAGAATTAATTATAGAATTAATTATAGTATTATTTCTTCAAATTTTCTACAAAACTTACGTATTTTGGCCATCGTTTTTTTATTCTTTTTGGTCGGACATCTACTGGGTTTGGTGGTGGCGGAATAGGTAAATAAGGTAGCGGAATAAGTGGCGATGGTGCTTTAGGGGGTGGAATAGGTGAAGGTGGAATAGGTGAAGGCAAAAATGCTTTAACCCCCTTAGCGTATATGAACCTATTATTATAACTTCTATGTTTTCTTAACTTCTTAGAGAACCTGCCTAATTTTCTTTTTTTCCGTCTTGATTGCGCCATTAGTGGATTATATATAGTATAAATAAAATATATTTTATTATCTTTAAATACAATTCATAACTGTTTTAATTAAAAATTGTTTAAAAAATTGTTTTAAAAATTGTTTATAAAATAGTATAGTATACCATACATAATACTAAAAATGAATGAACTCATCAAGACTGAAAATGGAGATAAATGTAATATAGCACAGCAGCCTAAAAAAAAAGTTAAAATTATTCGTGAAGAAGGTCTCGATAAGTTTTATACTATACCATCATGTTCTAAAAAATGTATTGACAAAGTTTGCGAATTATATGATATTACAAAATGGGATTTAATTGTTGAACCAAGTGCAGGAAATGGTAGTTTTCTAAATCAAATTCCAAGTATTAATAAAATAGGCATTGATATATTACCAGAACAGCCAAATATAATTCAGCAAGATTTCTTCGATTATTCCCCTCTCTCAAACAATACAAATATTCTGGTCATTGGTAATCCGCCATTTGGTAGAGTTAGTTCATTAGCAATTAAATTCTTTAATCATTCAGCAAAGTGGGCTAATGTAATTGCGTTTATAATTCCGAGAACTTTTAGAAAAATTAGTCTTCAAAATAAACTGGACAATAGATTTCATTTGGTATATGATGAAGAAATACCAAATAATCCGTGTTGCTTTTCACCACAAATGATGGTTAAATGTTGTTTTCAAATATGGGAAAAAAAAGAAACTAAAAGACCATTTATTGATTTACCAACCACGCACCCTGATTGGGATTTTCTAAAATTAGGTCCAAATGACACAAATGGACAACCTACACCTCCTTTAAACGCGGATTTTGCTATGCGTGCATATGGAGGCAATATTGGTGAAATACAAACTGAAGGTTTAAATAAATTACGACCTAAAAGCTGGCATTGGTTTAAATCTAATATTGATAAAAAAATACTTATTGATAGATTTAACCAATTAGACTATTCAAATAGTTTAAATACTGCCAGACAAAACTCTATGGGAAGAGCAGAATTAGTTGCTTTATATTTAGATTTCTTGAACTCTAAATTGTAATAACTCATTCCAGCATTGGTCCCCGTATTTAGGACGAATAGAATATTCTTTATCATTTGTTGGATTTTCTAACTCTTCTTTCACTATTTCCCCTAATTTTTGTTTTGTTCCATGAGCATATCCTCCATATTTGAATATTAGTATCCTAATATCTGCTTTGGTCAATTTGAAAATAAATAATTCGCCGTGTGTTTCAATATTAGTATCATTTAAGTAATAGGCAGTTAATATATAATCGCAGCTATGGTTCATTCGCAATTGGACATAGTTGAATTTATTGTTTTCTTTACCGCCATTTGATACCTTTACTTCAAAATTACTTTCATCGTGGTGTAGATCACCATTACATGACGACGAAGCATTCTTAATCATTCCATATTTGCTCTTTATATAATATTCCACTAAAGGTCCTGTTACTTGTCCTGATAATTGGTGTATTTTACAATATATATGTGCTCGTTTTAAGTTGGGTTCTTTCATTATTTCCACTTTATGATTACATTTTGAAGTTTCTAAAATATGTTTCAGTTTTGTTTTAATTTCATCATTATTAGTGCTGTTAGATAAATTTGCATATTGCTTTTCCATTTTGCTTATTTGTAAATATAATACTTATTATAATTAGTTTTTCCAATTCAATTTTTTATAAGTTAATAGTTCTCTATCTTCGTTTGATTTTTTTATTTTGGTCAGAGTTCATTATTATTTGTCTTAAGCTGCGCCTTTGTTGTGGTTGTGTTGGTTCTAATAGTGGTTTTGCTGGTTCTGATTTAGCTGGTTCTGATTTTGGTTGCTTAGTTTTTGGTTTCTTTTGCACTGCTTGTTTGGGTGATTGTGACCTAATAATAAAGTGGTTTGGTGAGGGTTCAATAAATAATGGGTTTGGTGGTGGTGGAATAGGCAGGTTTGAGGCTGGTAGTCCCGGTAATGAGGGCGGTTGCGGCGGTGGAATAGGTAATGAGGGTGCTCGTGGTGGCGGAATAGGTAAAAATGAGGGCGGACGTTGATAAAGACCTTTAGCGCGAGTAACCCTTTTTTTAGAGTTAAGTCGCCGTTTTCTTCTTGTATAATGTTTTTTTATATTTCTTCTTGTAACTGCCATTTTCTATATATATATATGCTAAATATAATTTAATGGAATAATCTTTAAATTATATTTTTATAATCAATTAGGCCAATTACTCTTCTTTAATATAGCTGCTTGTGCAAAGTTTCCTTATTATTTTCTCTTCATTGTGTTCCTTATTATTTGCTATTGCTACAAGTGTATGTGTATAATAATTTTGCTTAGTCTCATTATTCTGAAAATCCGGATTTTCTTTTGTCCAATTGCTTAATGCACAAAACTGCTTTGTTGATACATCTTTTATTGCTTTTCTGATTTTATCTTTATTAACATCTTTCTCCCAGTTGTCATCGTCTTTTATATATAACGATTCACGCTTTAAATCAGTACAATGAATAGGTCTTTGATATAGTCCAAGTTTATTCATATTTTCAATTATTACATTTGTTAGTCCATTAACTAATCCGTTTTGCTTTGTATAATCGAGCTGTTGTAAGCTAACTCTTATTGACTTTATAAAATCACTCATATTTATAGCATCTTTACATCGTTCATTAAGAAACACTTGTATATTAAATTTATTGTTCTGTATATGATTATTATTATTACTTCCCACCATTGGTATTAATTCACTTATTTGATTTTGCTGCTTCATCATATGATCTTGCTGTTTGGCAATTATTTCTCTCATTTCTTTGTTATCGTTAAGTAATTTTATTATTATATCATTTGTCAAAATAACTTGATCATCGCTTGTGTCGCACGTTAACTCGTCTGTGCGCTTTTTTGCGCTTTTGTCGCTCAAAAAAACGCATTTTTTTTTATGGTTATGTAATGATCCCCTATATGGATAGGTTTTCCCACAATCGCACGAAAAATTTGTTACGATGTCGTTTTTTTGCGCGCTTTTGGTTGTATAAAGTTGTAAAAATGTTGTATTTTTATGTTTAGGTGTCAAGAGATGTCTGTTATAATCGGTCTTCTTGCTCGATTTATAGTCACAATTTTCACAGACAAAAAAAACAGCGCTTTTTTGCGCTTTTTCGGTTGTCATTTGTTGTATATTTATACAACAAAAAAACTCCTAAATCCTTTTTTTATTAATTTTTAAAAGTATGGTAAGGCGTTTTTTTAGGTATTTTATTTTTTTCCTTATCATTATGATCACAAAAGTAAAAAACAAGCTTTTTTTACAGAATTTTCTATAAAGGGTTGCTTATTCTAAAATTGGACATTTATAAATGTCCATTTTCCAAAAAAATCCTGAAATTATTTTTCAGAAAAAAAACACATATTTTAACATATATAATTTATGTGACCATTATGGTAAGAAAAGGGAAATATTCAATTTTTCAGCTTTTTTCCGAAACATGCAAACAATGCAAACAATGCAAACAATGCAAACAATGCAAACAATGCAAACAATGCAAACAATGCAAACAATGCAAACAATGCAAACAATGCAAACAATGCAAACAATGCAAACAATGCAAACAATGCAAACAA